GAGGGACCCTAGGGTCCCTCTTCTGTTTCTGGTGAGTCTATCGCCTGTTCAAAGTATTTCGAATCAAGCAAAACTGATCGGAAAGATTTTCGATATTTTCTTGCATATCATTACAGAGAGATTTCATAAAATCTTCGCTCGACATTGATTGTCGTCTCACGTCAAGTTCAGACTGTAATTGAAATAACCTGGCGCGCAGGCGTTCTGGAGCACGGTCGATTTGCGATTTGATAATCCGAGAACGTTCTTGTTCAAATTCATTATCAGGCAGATCCGCAAGATATGAAAGGTCCATTGGTGATATCTCCTTAAATTTGCAGTTCTACCTTGTAACCCCACAGGTAATCAAGATAACCAAGCACCAATTCAGCGTCAGACTCGTCCAATTCACGACCGTTATACGAGTCGTATTGTAAGCGCAGGGTGCGATCACCTTCCAAATCAGATCCCTTCACAACAATTTGCGGGCAGTAATTAATACGTTCCTTAGAACGTGCAAGTGCCGTGCGAATGTCTGCGTATCCAATATCATCATGAATCTCGGTAACAGTGCCCTTTGCAGTAGTGTGACCGTATTGTTGATCCTTGTGATAATTGATATTGACGGTAAAGAGGTGGAGGTCGCGCATCACCTTTGGTGACAAGTACTGTTGAATGAACGAGTCATCGCGATGTTCAAAGGCCGCTTCCTTCACCGCGTCCTGCCACCTCTTACCAATCAATTTAGGGAACCACTCCTTATCTTCAGCTGTTGGGTTTTCGCAAATACGCTTTACATCTTGCAGAATTGCAAAGCCTAGCGCATATGGATTAGGACCGCTGTAGTAACGGCTGTTGTAATTTGGTTGAAAGATTACACTGCTATGTGATTGCAGGTACGCAATGTACGCGTCAGGCGTAATGATGCCCTTTTCTTCAAGGCGCTGCATGATGTAGTAGTGACTGAAGGTTGCGAAACCTTCATTCAACACCTTGGTTGGGCCTTGCGGTGAAAAGTACTGGTTAACCTTGTACACAATACGCAAGATTTCGCGCTTCCAGCGCGCCAAGTTCGGCGAGCGCTTCATAATGTAGTACAACAGATTCTCTTCGTCTTCTTCGAAAGAATCGCGTTCTTCAACCTTTTCTTCTTCGGTGATTGTTGTGCGCTGAAGAATGATGTCCAATTCACGTTGTCGACGATCGTCTTCAGCGACAAGAGCAGCGAGGCGCTGTTCTTCCGTCATTTTAGGACGATGCTTACGCTTGTATTTGTCAATGCCGTGCATTGAGATAGCATGAGCCGCGTCGAGCACTTCTTCAACTTCGCGCAAGCCATATCGTTCTTCGCAAGAACGGATGTAATCACGTGCGAACAACATGTAATCGATGATAGAGCCCGCCTGAGTCCATTCTTTGAAGTACACATTGTTAGCGAACACTGCATTGTGTCCGACGCCTGCGTGAGCCATGACCATGACTTGCATGTACGCCAGATTTTCTTCCATCAAAAGATTGACACAAGGGTTAGAGTTGATGACCATTTCGTAGGCCAAACCCATGCGGCCCTTCTCGTATGCCTTAGCATTCGACAGAAATTCTTTACCGAATGACCAGTGGTTGTAGTGAATGGGCAGACCGATGCTAGAGTACGCATCAAGCATTTGTTCTGCCGACACGACTTCAAATTGGTTCGGATAAAGGTCCTTACCAGGAGTCAGTTCCAGCTCTTCTTCTGCAATGATTGCAATTTCATCCCACGCACGTTGCAACAGATCAGGAGTCCAGTCTGTGCGTGAATCGATGACGAGTTTGCTCATGTTGTATTCCTTTATTACGGGTAGACCTATCGTACAACAAGTCTACCCGTAAGTGTTAAACTGACTTCAGGTTAACGTGTAGTGCTTTTTGATGCTTTTGCATAGATGCTGCGGAAAGCATCAAACACGTCAGAGTCATCATAGATTTTAACCATTGACAACTTTTTGCTAGTGTTAGCGATTGACTGCAGTGTCGTCCACAGCCCATTTGACCACCCTTCAGGTCCGACGTGCGCGTAACACATATGACGCACTTTAGATAGAAGACCACTTTCTTCCAATTCTGGAATGATGCTTGCGTTGTCACTGTCCCAGTTATCACCGTCAGAAGCTTGTGATAGATAAATGTTCGTTTGGTTCGAGTCATACCTGGACTTAATGATGTCGTGCATCATCGTATATGCTGGGGACACCATTGTACCACCGCTTACACGCGTGCTGAAGAATTCTTCTTCAGACATTTCATAAGCTTTTTCAGTATGCGCCACAAAGATAAGGTCCGTATTGGGGTACTTCTTCTTAATGAAGGCATACTGCAGCGAGAAAAACTTACGGGCGATTCGCTTCTTATCTTCGTCCATTGATCCTGAGATGTCCATGATCATAGCGAATACCGCATCGGCAGACTTAACAAGGACCTTCTCTTTCTTGGTGTAACGCAGATCGAGCTTCTCGAAGAACGGAACTCCAGCAATTTTGGCCCTGAGCTCTTCACAACGAGCCATCAACTGAATGATGATGGTTTCAATCTCAGCCTTGGCAAGGCTCTCACACTGAGGGTGCGTTCCATCTTCGTACTGCTTGATCTTCTCTTCCAGCTCTTCAAGCTCGGCGCGAGAATCAGCAGACAGCGCGCGGCGACGAGGCAACGCATTCTTGTATGAACGAATAACACTCAACTGAGCTGGGTTGCCTTCCTTCTGGAAGCCAGCGTGTTTTGGCATTGTTTCAGGCAGTTCTTTTGCGTTGGTTTCCTGCAGGTCAGGAAGTTCACAATCTTCAAAGAACACATTGAAGAATTCTTCACGACTTACATTGACGACGAAGTCATCTTCGCTATCCTCTCCTCCACCGGAGCCAGCGCCAGATCCACGACCACCTCCGCCTCCAGAATCAATTGGGAAATCATCGCCGCGTTCCCATTGGTCATTACCAATAAGAACGACATCATATTCACCGCTGTTTCCATCATAGTGAAAAGTAGGTTCATGCAAACAATCACGAGTTACAGCCACTGGATTTGCAGGACCAGAACCGTTGCCCATGTTCTTAACGCCACCAGCGTCGATATCCTGTGGCTTAGATTGACGAATAGCATCTTTGATACGACGCAGCAGACGTTGACGATTTGGCAGAGATTTGCCTCGACCTGTCTTACGGCGGTCTACAAAGATGTAGGTTGCTGTTGGCAACTTTTCGGACATTTTTGTTTTCCTTTGTGTTCCAGTGTACCGTTCTAATCTTCAGAGTCACGTAAGGCTTTTAACCTTTACGTGACTCATTTGATTAGATATTAACTTGCTTTCTTTTGAGCGGACCACCAGCTCACCAAGATCTTAACTTGATTTTCGGTGTAGCCCGACTCAATCATGCGTTCCAAGAACTTAGAATGCTTTTCAGCAATTTCCTTGTCTTGTTTAGGACCAAAGGTCACAACTGGCATGATGTTTTCAGTAGCACTGAACATACGCTTTTCAAGGACAACCTTGATCTTTTCATACTCATTCCAACGTGGGGCCGAGCCGTTCTTGTTCTTGTACCGAAGCACATAGTTCACAATTTCGTTGCGGAAATCCTTGGCATTCACAATGCCTGCAGGCTTTTCCATTTCTTCAAGACGCGCATTCAGCGCATCTCGATTTAGCAACGTGTGAGTTTCAGGGTCACGACATTGCTCGTCGCTGATCCATGCTTCTGCGAAGAGGACATAACGCTCAAACATGTTCTGACCGAAGCTGTCGAAGCTGTCCAAGTACGCCTTGCGGAGTTCACCTTCAAGATACTCGAAGTACCGCTTGTGCAAGTGCTCCTTGATGAAGGCTTGGAAACGCTTGTGAGTTTCTTCAGGTAGCGCTTCCTTCTTGATCGCCTCTTCGATGACGAACATCAGATCAACAGGATTTGCCTGCTTTTCTTCTGGACGCAGATCGAACACCTGAGACAGGATCTTGAACGCGAACCGGGTACTCATACCGGTCATACCTTCATTGACACCAGCCATTTCCTTGTACTCTTCGTACGGCTTCGCAGTTGGCATCGTGTCTTTCACGTTCTCTCCGTTGTACACCTTAAGCTTGGCATACACGGTGCTGTTGGAAGGTTCAACAAGCCGTGTCAGCACCATCCATTGTGCCAACATATCCAAGGTCTTTGGAGCGATTGGCGCAGATGCCAGCGAGGAAGATTTCAGCATCTTCTCATAGATCTTGACTTCTTCGTCAACACGCAGACAGTACGGAACATCAACAATATACACGCGATCCAAGAACGCTTCGTTCGTCTTGTTGTTCTTGAACGCGAACCATTCGCTTTCGTTCGAGTGCGCGCAGATGATACCGGTGTAAGGCATCGCTGGGATGGCTTCAGTACCGTTGTAGTTGTGTTCTTGAGTCGCCATCAACAGAGGATTCAGAGTCTTGATGTTCGCCTTGAACATTTCAGCGAAGTCCATCAAACCTTGATTCGTGCGGTTCAAACCACCAGAGTACGTGTAAGCGTACGGGTGATTCTGGCTGAAGCGTTCCAGCTTGCGCAGGTCCGTCTTACCAATCAACACCGAGACGTCTTGGTTGTTTTCATCACCAGGTTCAACCTTCATGACACCAATTTGTGTGTCCTTGTTTGGTTGCAGTTTGATGACGTGGAAGCGAGTGATATCACCACCAAATTCCTTCAGCTTCTGCAGTGCCCAACCAGACAGAACCGTTTGACCGGCGTAGTTCAACGGGATTCCAGCTTCGTTCAAAACTTCAGCATGATCCAAGTCATTCTTGTTGAACAGACCCAGTGGGGATTCAAAGACCGGCGATGTGCGCAGTTCTTCATCCTTTTCAGAAGGATCATACAGTGCGTAGATTGGATGCACTTCCATCAATGACTTCAAGCGTTCAACGATGGAGGACTTACCGCCGCCAACTGGCCCCTTGAGGTACAGGATTTGCTTGGATTCTTCCAAACCGTCAGCAGCGTGGCGGAAATAGGCTACCAGACGCTCAATTGCTTCTTCAGCGCCATAGAAGTCCTTGAAAGCGCGGTATACACGAATCTTTTTGTTCGAGTGAATGCGAGAGAGGCGAGGGTCTTCAGACGTATCAATGACTTCAGGTTCGCCAATTGCAGCAACCATGCGTTCTGCAGCAGTGGCATAAGCCAGACGATCTGTTTTGCACAACTCCAGATATTCTTCCAGAGACATGATTTCAGGAGTGGCGAACTTTTGTGCATACTTAGATGCAAGTGACTTGAGCGTTGACATTCTGTAGAGCTCCTATTGAGTGAAGGAAAATAAAGCTTGCGGCCTCAGATCTATTCTATGCGGATTGTTGGCCTTGTGTAAATTTGTTTTCGGGTTGATCAATCACAACCGGTAGAGCCATGAACGTAATGCGCGACTGAACATGCATTATCAGTTTTATTGCAGCCTTTGACTATCGAAGAAAATGCAAAAACCAGCGCAATAATCATGATGATTCTCTCCATTACACCTGTTCCCCAGCTGAAATATGATCCAGATGTGACATCTGTCCGAGAACAACTGCCCCATCTTCAATTACCAAAGAGCGATATCGAATTTCATTGGCGGTTACTTTTGCGCCACTTTTGATGGCCAACGTTCCCTCACAAATGATCTTATCAACAGTCACATTGCCTATGATTGTGATGTTGAACACTTCGATGTTGTTTACGCAGTCAACTTTGCCATTTACGACCAGAGTCGTCTGCGCGTTTCCAATAAGCTTGTTCACAAAGCTATTTGGATTTGGTTCTGTAACTTCCTTAATGTCTGGCCCGTGCACCTCACCATCAACAATGGTAGTAGACCCTGCCGGCAACATCATTGTGGCTGCGCGCAAAACCATACCCTTGCTGATTAGAGTATCAAAGCCTTGTGTTTTGAATGGATTTTTCATGACAGTTTCTTGAGTTTAACGAACGTGATTCCAGGAGAAGGCTGAACAACCGTTGGGTTTTGGATGTCAATCAGATCCCAGTATACACCAATTTTTTGTTGTTGTAAAACAAAATGCTTCCATGCCGAAAAATCATGTTTCAGCGTCACGTCAGCACCTGAATTCGCATGAACAACCGTCAAATAAATCTCATCAACCATTTGACGATCAATCACCTCATTGTAGACAGAGGCGCCGCCAACAATCCAAATTTCATTATTCAGAGGGCACTGCGATGGCGCGCCATACGCGTCTGCGAAACAGACTCCGGCGGTATCGCAGCCAACTCCCATAGTACATTGGTCATTTAACCGCTGCACGTAATCAAGGCTTGAAATGATATCGACATTGCCGAACTGCCCGCGAATTTCCGAGTATGGCCTGCGTGTCAGTACCAAATTCTTGCGGTTTGGAAGTCCATCAGGACGGCCAAGAGACACATATGTGCTCCAGCCCATGACAACAGTTCCACCGGTTGTCAACTCCTTGAATCGCTTCATATCTGCTGGAATCTTCCATGGTAGATCACCATTCTTCCAGCCAATTGCATTGCCGCTATCAACGGCCAAAATCATCTTGATCATTGGAACACCTCGCGAGCGTTCTTGACGCTGAGCTCGACCAACTGAGATTCGAACGTAACCAGCTCTGGCAATTTGTCGATACGCAGGCCGGATTTGGTCCAGCATGCATCGCCTGGAACGACCAAGGAACTTGTTGCACGATGAATCATTTTCTTCATGGTGTCTTGGTCACCATGATGGAAGTTGAAGGCGTCGAGCGGACTTTGAGCCAGGGTCTGATCAAAGCAAGATGGTTGCGACGTCTTGATGTAACCAACGACACCGTTGATCATGACACGAATGACGGTGATTTTCATGAGTAGTACTTTCTTGGAAAGGATTCACCACATTTGACGCACTCGTAGTACTCGATGCGGCCGCCGAACCCTTGATGGAGGAACTTACCTGGTTGATGATTAGCACTTGGTCTCAGTCACTTGTTCAGGCGACTCCATTGTTTTGATGTGGTCGAAGAGCTCTTGGATGTGGTCCATTACTTCCTTGCCTTCCTGCGCGTGCGCTTCTTCTTGGGAATGATGCGCACCAGTTCTGGGGTCATTGAACGATAGCCGTCTTCGACAGGGCCGAGGTTGTACACATGCGTCGCCTGCGATACTTCTAGGTACGCAATACCGGACCATTTGACCTTTTCGTCCGCGTCCAACCGGACCATCATGGGTGAGCCAAGGCGGATAAATGGTTGACCTACCTCCACGACGGTCTTGCCATTGAATTTATACGGCTCGCTGAGCACATAATGAATTCCTGCGTCCTTGAATCGAAAGATCTTTCCGATCATTTTTGCACCTTCAAAGACTCTTCAAAAATCTTGAAGAGTTTATCAAATTTCTGATCATACAGCGAAATCATGCCAATCAACATATTTTGCAATTGGTCCAATTGTTCGGGCGGGACGGCATGCAGGTTTTCAGTGTATTCCAATACCGTCTGAATATCATTAGTGATCTGCCAACAAGCCATTATTTGCTGTTCATGATCGAACCTAGAATATTCCATATTCACTCCTGAATAACAAGGCCATTGAGAAATTGTTCAATCAGTTTCAAATGCTGCAGCCAGGCGATGAGACAGGCGACGCTTGATGGAACGAACTTTCATATGAATCTCCTAACAAAGGGTTGGAAGGGTTAGAAACGAGACACTGCTTCGTTGATGCTGTTTGTGGATTCAAAGAACCCAGCCAGACGGCGGAAGCGTGCCAGATCAGATTCGGAGTTGTCAGCGTACGTGCGGACGAAGCACAAGATCTTGTAGATCGTGGCATCAGAGACTTGACCACGCATACGGGCACCGTCAGTCGTAACGGTGTGGCCGTTCTTGGTGTGAACGATCTTCAGGACATCACCACCAGGGTAGCAGACCTTGATCGAGTTCCGAACACCAGTCTTGAGTTCAACTGTTGTTTGAGTGATTTCGGGCTTTGCACGCTTGGTCATGATTGTTTCCAAAGTTTGTTGCGTTAGGATTAATGTACCACATCCGCGTCAAAATGGTAAACTAATCTGTAACAGTGCACAAGAAAATTGTAACCGCTCCGGAAACAAAAAGGAACTCGTTGAGTTCCTTTGTTAGTCTAGCTTTTTGTCAAATTCACTATCTGCGCTTAATGTTCCATTCGTCCGCCAAGTTGCAAGTGCCACCATATCTTCATGGGTCTTGCCTTCTGCTTTCAATGCCGTCTTGTACATGATGTCTAGTATCGTCATTGTCGTATCACTCGCCAATGCCGCGTACGCGCAAACATCTAGTACCTTTAAAATTTGCAGTGCCTTTGGGCATTCATCCCATAGCTTAATAAGCTCTTTGGCTTGATCATCTAGTTGAGAATCTGGAGCCGACAAAAGCAATTCAACAATTTGTTTCAATTATTTTCTCCTGTTGCGCAGTTCTAGTCATGCGCTTTAGTTCTTTCACGCCACTACTCATCCGTCAGCGGCACCGGCACTTGCGATGATGCTAAAATCGGTTTCTGAAATTCAGACTCAGGCACATCCACACCTGGGGCGCACTTTGGGCAACCTTTGGTGTCTGCCCCTTTGCGATACGGCTTGTGACATTGAGCGCACTTGCCAGGCTCTTGCAATGGGGTGGCGGGGGTGGCGGCGAGCATGGCGTTCCATTGCTCAGTCAGAACGTACTGGTGGTTATCATAGGATGCGTTATCTGCATCCAACGCGGCCATCAGCATTTCACGCGTCGGCTGAACAGGAACTAGCTTCCACTTCGTTTCGTCAAAGGTAATGGTTTTCATATGATCCATAGTACTTGGTAGTACCCCATTTTCATGAGCTTTTTACGAGCCTCTTCTTCGGTGTACGCAGTCACAGTGACTGCTTGCGTTCCACCGTTCACATCCTGTGTCATTGCTACAAATTCACGCATGTGTGTCTCCATAACAAACAAGGGCCGAAGCCCTTGTGTTTAGCGCTTAGAAGCGAAGTCAGCGATGATCTGTGGTGCCGCAGAGTCGAAACCCGCGATATCCAACATACCAGCATCCTTTGGATCAGCAATCGTGAATGACGATACCGAGGTACCAATCACCACGTTCTTTGCCGTTGCAACGTGCTTCTTACGGTAGTCGCGCAGTGCCTGCACTGGTTGAATGTGACCTGCCCAAGTTTCATTATCCGTGATAGTCACGAACAAATCAACATTCGACATGTTGTTCTGCATGGCGTGCAGCATTGGCTGAGCGCAGTCGGTACCACCCCAGCTGAAGCGCTGCATCACGTTCAGAACCGCGTCGAGACGCATGTTCGGCGTGATCTTCAATTCACTCATACGAGTGTTGAAGCCGCCAATCCAGTAGTTCTTTTGGTTCTTGACAATTGCCAAGGCCATCACAGCTGCAACTTCGGCCGCGCACAGGTTCGGAGAACCGTTCACGGAAGCACCCCACATCGAACCAGAGCAGTCAACACCCATGAGGATGCCGGCGCCAGTGTCTTCGACGTTAGAGAATGAAGCATAGAACGCGTCATTCACCGTATCCAGAACACGTTGATCTGGAGTCCAGACCAAAGAGCCCTTTTCACCACGACCTTGCTGGTACTGCTTGAACGCCTGCAACAGCGTGATCGGGTGAACACGTTGTGCCTTCAAAGCTTCCGCATCTTGGAGCTTGCTCATTACCAACTTAGATCCAGAAGACAGAGGAGCGATCACGCCTGCGGCAGACAGCTTACCCAACTGACGGATAACCGCAGTCAATCCCATGTTCGGCAGCAAAGCCATCAGAACATCTGGATCCTTCAGGAACTGAGTCGGCACCAATTCCCAAGAGATGTCCTTGTTTGATTCGATCAAACGAACAACATCCTTAGAATTTTCAGCACGCTTCAAGAACTCGAAGTCAACAACTAGTTGTGGGATTGGGTCACCATGAGACAGAGCTTCGCCACCCTTCACAACGTACTTGAACAGGTTGTTCTGCACTTCGTTCTGGGCCTTCACGTGCGCCAAACGCAAAACGTCGCGGTGAGACCATCCATTGCGAGACTGGTACTTCAACATTTGCACCGCCAACTTTTCAATTGAGCGGTTCGTGTACCACTTAGACAGACCGCGCTTTGCAGCAGCATTCCACTTGCCCATAGAGTTCAAGATCGAAACGAACGTGAACAGGTGTGTACCAATACGCGCAACTTTCGGCAGAGCATCATAAGCAGCTGCTTGAACTGCTGGAGAACCCTTAGCAGCAGCCAAAGCCAACACGACCAGAGCCGCGTCATTCTTCGGAGCGCGTCCTGCTACAGAGTACTCAACTGCACGATTGACAGCGCGCACGCCATCTTCGGCGATGCAAGCCAGAGTGTTCGTGAACGATTGCTTCGTCAAGTCATTTTGACCAACGTAGTAATTGCCGCCTTCAGAACCGATCATGATGAAGCGGTCCAGAGTACCCCACTTATCCAGCGTAAATGTGAATCCACCCGCGTTGTTGCGAGCCATTTCAGCTTCGCGACCCGGAATAGCTTGAGATTGCGGAGTCACAACCTTTGAAGCCTTCGTAGTAGAAGCATCTGCAAAATCAGTGTAAGCCTTAGACGACATTTTCGTTCTCCTATATTTTCGGTTAGCCAATTGGCGGGCCAACAATTACGCCTTTTTCTTTTTGCGTTCACCCGCAGCGAACCACTGTTCGCATTGCGAATCTGTGAGTGTACTCATATGATCACTTAATGCTTTGACATTTCCAACTGCAAAGCTGAATTGTTTTGTTTTGCCCGACGATATTTGCGTCAAGATCACAGACAATCCGCATTCAGTGTTAGACACCGAAAAGTGATATTCGTTTGAACTAAGTTTTTCCATGATTTCAACCTTTACAACATCTCCAGCGAAATGAGCAGTCGGAGATTTCAGATTGAAGAGAAACCGATCAAGACTTCTTTTACCCACAATCCTATCGAGTTTTCGACTCGCAACTAGCATGTTTTCTAACATGCAACTATCGTATTCACTCTAACACGAAATCAGTCTAGTGCAGAATCATCTACCCTAACTAGACAGGGTACCTCGCTACGCGCTGAGGCAGCGGTCACAAATTACGGGAGATTGCTGTCCCGTTGCGTGACGCCACTTAGTGCTTCATAGTAGATAACCAACAAGCAGCGGCTGAAGATGTTGTAAAGGTTGATGAATGCTACGTCGTTATGCTCGAACAAATGAGCAGATCAAGGGTTTCAATATGGCAAGATAACCTTGTTCTATCGGTTCGAACGTAGCGTTGTTGATTAATTCAACGTTGTATTTAGCAACGTTGAAGAAATTTTAATCTGAAAGAAGTTACTCTGTTTGTGTGTTTTCAGGTTCAAGTGGAGCGGTATACACGATCCCTGGCATCAACATCACGAACCAACAGTCTGTTGGAACTCTGAATTCATTAATGTCGTCCACCGTGTGACTGTAAAAGCACTTGAGTTTTTCACCATCTTTTGCAGGATGGTTGATCAGAAGGTATTCGTAAATTTCAGAGTCTTTAAACCGACCCACAATCTCTTCGGAGAATTGAATGTCTGAATCAATTTCTTGTAGGTAAACAGAAGGATCTTCCTGATCTATTGGATCGTCTTCAAGAATTTCATCGTACCCTTCAAGTTCCTCTGCTGTATGCGTACTGCCAAGAAACATTCCGTACAAGAAACCATATACCATCGTTAATGGATAAGTCGCAATAATCGCCGGTACAATCCACCAAAGACTTACGTTACTTAAAACGATCAAACAAATGACGGCTACAAGCGTTAGCAGCGCTGCTTTTATGCACACAATAGCAGCGCGATCAAAATCAACCATCTTGTCCCCTCATTTCGTTCTGGTTACGTATATCATTGTACGCCCGGCATCGTTTTCGAAATGCGTGTTTAGGGTTCCGCCAACTGGTAATTTAAGAATTCTCTTAATTTCCGCTGGTGTTAACACCTTATTTTTGACAATTGATTTGTGTGTAAATTGCTGCGTTCTCAAGAAACGACCAAGTTTGAACAAGACGTTAAACGTCTTGTTCTCTTCATTTTCAAAAAGCTCAATCACTTTCATTTCATTTTGTCATCAGCTTTCTTTGCTTTTTCAGCGAGAGCTTTGAATGCAGTGTTGTAAATTGCAACTAGTGATTTAACAGGGTCACCTGCAACAATGTGCGGCTTTGGCGAAGTCATGCGGGTTGGCATACGAACCCCTGTGAATTCGTTGTAATCCGATTGGCGAATCAAACCATTTGCGTGAACGTGGTACTTTGCTGCCTCGCTATATTGAGACGGGCGCTTAAAGCTAAATGTACCATTTTTTGCCTCACGTGTATTTGTGATGTCCTTCACAATTGAAGTGACATCCTTATATGAAGGCAAATCCTTAGCAAGTACCATAGCTTGTTTAATATGCTCTGGCTAAACTTTTAACCGTGTAAGCCAATCCTCAACGGTACCGATGATAATCTTGTCATCCTCACGATAACCGGGGGTGTAGCGGCCTTTATCGGTTGGTTCACGTTTTTCGTTTAACAGTTCTGATACTTTCATTTGAGATCCAATTAGAAAAGGGTCTGAGTATTTAGCCTCAGACCCTTATTACGTCACGCATTGCATTAATGCTTGCTCAGCAATTCACTTAAGACTTGATGTGCTCGAGAGCTTTCAGGGATGAACTGCGCAAGGTACTCAGCCTGAACTGGAAGAATTTTACGACCCCTCAAGATTAAGTGCTCAGCGCGATTTGGCGTGTATGGAACAAACAACAGTTCCATACCAGCTTCCTGTAGCGTCTTGTCATCCTTCTTGTGGTTATCATGTTCACAAGCCGTAATGACATTGGTCCACACATCAAGTCCGCCACGGCTGACAGGCATGATGTGGTCACGAGTCAATTTTGACTCATGGAAGACCTTGCCGCAATATCCACAAGTCCAACGGTCGCGTGCGAAGAGTTCACGGTTGGAAAGAGTCGGCACGCGGTTCGCGCGCTTGCCGGAACCACGTTCACCCTTAACCGCGATAATAGGCGCTGTCACGATACGGGACTGGGAACCTGTGATGCGGTTTTCGCCGCCACGGAATGCAAGATGATCAATGTCACCAATTTGCCATGCAACCAAGTTCTTAGCATGGTACGTGATAGCGTCTTCAGCTGAAATCCAGTCAAAAGGCTGGCCTTGCTGGTCCAACTTCAGAATCTGGTGCTTATGCATTCTTATTCTCCTAGTCTCTTTTCGAGCATTTCAACAAATTGGATATGATCCTTGCGTCCGTTTTCCTTGAATTCTTGCAGGGTGGCCCACAGCGTGTATTCTGTTTCATCACACCACATTCCAAAATCCCAACGATCTCTAATACAGACGGCATATACTGTTAGGTTGTATGCTCCAGATCGTAGAACCACCCGTTGATCCGCAATTAGGAACGGTTCGCCAATCGTGTTTTCACGAACCAGACCAAGCTCTTCTTCAGCTTCTCTGATCGCGCATTCAAGCGTCCCTTCTCCATCTTCAATTTTGCCCTTGCTGATCATCGGCCGCGGCCCGCCAAACTTTGGATTTGAACTCACCATCATTAGGTAACGGTACTGCCCATCCTCACCTTTCAAGTAAGGAATTAAACCAGCCCGCGGCCTTTTTTCGTATTGTTCTTCGTCTAGCGTTTCCATTATATGATTGTAATGCGAAAATGGGAGCGATGTCTTTAGAACATGCTCCCATTTTCAGGTTCAATGTTCTCAATTTCACCGTTGGTTTTTACCACGTGTAATTGAAGCCACACAATTCTGGGCGCGTTTGCAAAAGACTAATGCACCGAGTAAAAACCCAGTGATAAAAACAGTTACTAAAGCGAGCGCGCCAATCATTTACTTAAACATTCCGACGATCATGTCCTTCATTTTAACCACTAGTGGCATAACAACAGGACCAACCAACATACCAACAACAAATGCTACTACCATATCGAACATAAAAGTCTCCTCGTGAGTGACCGCGGAACTGCCCGCATAGTATTTACAAGCCGACGCCGGAAACGCATAAAGGGCCTAACAGACCCTTTATGATGAATTGATACTTGAGAAATCAGATCGATTTACTTGAACAGATCTTTAAATTTCTGCTTCATAGTTGGCCAAGCTCGGTCACGAAGAAGGAAAAAGATCATCAGCGAAGAGTAAATGATAGCAAGCAATTGCGCCCACTCACTCAACGGATGTCCAAAGAAAGTAAACCCCGCTACGGTAACGGGTGGGGCTGCTTTTGCAACTTCTGCGAAGGTCTCTTTGACGTTGTGCATGTCCATATTGACGGTCCAGTTGGCTTGTTAGTTATTAGAATCTGTCTCTATTTAGAGAATGATCCTGAAAACTTACCTCCAACGTGGGCTATCTGTCAACTAATGCCTTGTATTTTTGCGAAGTGCGTCTTTCGCAAGGGCTTCCACAATTTGGAAAATTCCACCTTCAGGTACCCCTGTTCGCTTTGAGAGCTCTGAAACAAAATGGTTCCAGCGAGGATCACCAATCTCCTGTGCAAGCAATAATGTGCTAGCCATTGATCGCAATTGAGCGGGGGAGTATTTCATGTTCATTCTAGAACCCAAGGCTAATGCCTCAAGGTTGATTCATTAGCCTTGGGTTCTCATCTGCAGCCAAAGCCGCAGATGAGAGGGGTTGCGGCATCTACGATCCTTATTGCAGGCGGATCGAGAAGGGAACGGCGCCGTCGTCCTTTTCCAACACGGCAGTGGCCAGGCGGTCGCGCAAGGTTTCCATCTTCAACTGACGCAGCTGCGATGCAGAGCCAAGCTTCAGGTGGGCGGCGTGTTGCACCATCTTTTCCTGATCACGACAGAAGCCACCCAGAACAGCGTTCATGTACGCTGCGCCGAAGAACATGCGCTTGCGTTCGGCCATCAGCTCCTTAGCAGGACGACGGACCTTAACGGTGGTTGCGCCTTGCTTGGCAGCACCTTGCTTCGCGGTCTTGGTCTTGGAAGCCTTGGTAGCGCCTTGAGTTTGAGCTTGGGACATGATAATTTCCTCTCATCGGATGTTTCAGGGTTTAAACTTATCGCGGTTTGTTTTGCGACAGTTGAATCTTAACATCCGCTCGAGGAAAGTACACAACTAAAGTGTAACAATCGTAACTGAAATTGTAACAGCTTAGTCTCTTTCAGTCACATTCCCATCAATGTCTACCCACATACGATGATCACCGTCATTGTCTTTGTTGGAGAACTCGAACGAACGCTTCTTTGTTTTGTTATGGGTGCCGGCTTTTCCAGTGAAGTGCCATTGCTTTCCACCGTGCTTGATGACATTAGAGCCACCAGTCCAGTGCTTGCCACCGTTGTATCCTGTTGGTACTTCTTCATGTGGCTTAAAACCACTTATAACGTCAGCCCCCTCGTACAAACTGTGCAGAATTTCCTTAGCATGTTCAAGACGCGCATGGTCCTTATCAGATAAATTTTCACCAGCACGGTTGATGTAGAAGTTCAAGCGTGACATAGCTTGCTTCAGATCTTTACTTGCCGCCTTCAGCTTCCGAGCAATGTGATCGGCTGGCTTAGTGAACAGACCTTCAGGTGCTTTCCACTCAGGGTCTACTTTTCCAGACCATTTATCCTCGGAGATAGAGCTCCAAGTACCTGATAATTCAAGAAGTTCTTTGAGCAACATACTTGTCTCCCTTAAGCAGCTTTTAACTTGTACTTACGACGGAATGCATCAAGCTTCGCATCATATTCCCTGCCCCAGTTGAACAAGTCCTTGACGAAGTTCTTGATGGCAGAAACTGCGGTACCAATAAGACCTTCTTTAACGGTTTTCTTGTCAGTGACCTTAAGTGCAGAGGGTGTATCCTTAGGTTGTTCTAAGGTAGTGTACTTCTGACGAATAGCGTCAACTTGTTCAGTCAACTGCGGTACGAGGCGAGCAAGTTCATAGAATGCAGACTCAAAGTCAATCTTCTGAGTAGGTTCTTTATCAGCTGCTCTGGTGGCCTTCGTTAACATCACCGTGTACGAAACCGTTTCAATGATGCGAGTTGCAACGGCGTCCTCAGCATCAAATAGCCTATCAGCAACATCTTTAACTTGCGCGTTCACAGCATCACGACGTTCTTTGAGCAACTTTGCAGACTTATCAAGTCGCTGATAACGTGTCATCAGACGCGACATCGCCGCGGAATCATTTTCCTCAAGCTCAAGTATAACTTTGTCAAGTGCGTTTTTGGCACGCTTTTCTGTGTACTTAAATTCTTTTTGACGATCCTCAACTAGTAATTCAGAAACTTTCATCTACGGGCTCCGTATAAATTGATTTTGTATTTATGGATCCGAGCGCATATTCTCTTCTAAATCGCCGTGTTTAATCGCATAGTACTCAGTTAATCTAGAAAGCCAAAACTCTGCTTCACTGGTGTCAATGGTGTTGTGATTCTGACCAATTTTCTCCCTTAATTGAAGGATAGAAAATCTCAAAAAACGTTCTGGAATAAGGGGTGTCATATGAAGTCCTTTGGAATGCTTCGGTGTAAACGAGGATGGTGGAACACGTCCGTGTAAAACAGTGAAACCGCACCATCCCAGAACTCAATGTTGAATTTACGATACACGAGATTACTCTTACGGACGGTTTTGAAAGAACCGTATCGTACTCCATCAAGGCCCATTTCACTTGTGTACATGAACGTGGAATCCTTGTCCCAAGGGCACCGCTCAGCGTATCGTCTGAATGTTTCTTCGAGCGCTTCTTCTGGGCTGCGTTCGAAGATAACACTCATGCGCTCTCTGCTCATGAGAGCCTCACGCCAAAAAACCACAGATCGATACGAATAAAGAACTTACCTTCATGCAAACCAAATCCAACACGTATCATGCGGTTCTTTGTGTCAAGTGGAATCTTTACCAGCCTCATACGAACTTCTTTACCACTTCTGGATCAATTTTGTTCCCAACTGCGACCACCACTTTTTTCGCACTCAGAATTTTCTTGATCGCTTTTTTCACTTGAGCAGGAGTGACCTTACGAATCTCTTCAAGTTCCTTTTCAACGTCAAAGGTTTTACCGTTGAACATTTGAACCACACTGTTCAGCATGGTGTTGAATGGCTTTTCAGTGCTGGTGGCTAACTGCACGCACAGCATATTCTTAGCCCGTTCCATATCAATTGGCTTGATCTTCTCAGATGCATCCAGGAACACTTGATTCACTGTCGTAAGTAGTTCATCAATCTTATCGGCCGTGGTGCCTGCCGACACTGTGACGACGCCGGATTGGTGTCGAATATCAGTATGAGCGCTAACTGAGTAAACAAGCCCACGCTTTTCACGAACTTCATCAAACAAAGGTGAGCTCATGCCGTCACCGATCGCTGCAACAGCGACCTCGTACGCGTAGTATAGCGGATCATTTTCTGGTACGGCTTCAAACGTAAGTGACACTGCGCATTGTTCGACGGATTTCTTCTTGACGGCATATCCGCTTGAGAATTGTGGAACTGAACGGGTGTACGATGGCAAGCTCGCACAAGCCCCATACCCTGCGTCACGCTTAACCTTTGCGAAGTGCTTTTCAATTGCACCAAGAACTACATCGTCATCAAATTTCCCGGCAACACCAACAATGACATTTGAACCGCGATAGTGCTTATCGATGTAGTTCAGGAAATCTTCACGCTGAAACGCCTTGATGTTCTTAGGCTCACCAATGATTTTGCGACCAAATGCCTGATCAGGGTACGCAATTTCATGTGTCAGATCGTGCGCAACATACCCTGGCTTATCAGCGTACATGCGGTACTCTTGAAGAATTACGTCACGTTCCTTTTCAATTTCAGCAGGATCAAATACACTGTTGCAGAAGATGTCGCCAAGGATGTCCACAAAGATCGTAGCATGCTCAGACAGGCCTTTGATGAAGTACGCGGTCATGTCACGATCGGTGAACGCGTTCATCTCAGCGCCAAGTCGCTCAGCGTCAGAGCTGATCTTGTTATATGAGCGACGCTTTGTGCCCTTGAACGCCATGTGTTCGAGAAAGTGGCTGATGCCGTTCTCGTACTTCGTCTCGTTCGCGGACCCCGTGTTCACGAACACACCAACGGAAACCGTTTGAGTATTCTCGGTAGGAATGAGCAGAACACGAACACCATTATCAAGTGTGAACAACATCTTTAGTCCTTTGGTAAGTATTTTAAGATCGCTTGGAATTTTTGTTCTTCGGCTTTGATGACCGCTAACATTGCGGCTTCAGCATCTTCTTCGGTAACACGACGGCAGTATGAAGCATCACATGACGATGTAATTTTCTTTGATGGTGTACCGTCGCTTTTGAGAACTTTAATGTAGTGGAACAACGGAGAGTAGTTGAACTCTGGATGCGACTTCTCTACGATATCTTCTTGATCATAGATAGGACGATCACGGTACTCAATGTTCGTTAGGATATGGTACCCTTCATTGTACGTGTAATGAGTTCACCAATTTTTATTGTCTCATCCCACGTCGATGTATAGCCGTTATTGAATTTTATGTATGCCATGCCAACTTAAGTGTAAAGCTCATAAGAGCCATTGTATGTTGAGACCTTAGGCGCATAGGTTTGGTCTCTGGTTCTGTCTCCCGACAGAAAATGGAACACCCAAGCAGGATCGAACTGCTGACCTTCACCTTCGGAGGATGATGCTCTTCCAACTGAGCTATGGGCGTACGTTTTATTTTCTTCCACGACGATATCCAATGGCAAGATACGCGCCGAGTTCCTCTTTCTTGATCTTGATGGGCGTTCCATTTGTTACCCAACAAGTTCCAAATTGACTGTTCCTTTCACCAGATTGTAAGACAGACGTCTTGACACCAATCTTGTACTTCGCATCGACGGTGTGAGATTTTCCACTAAACCTTTTAGAGCCGTCACACACACGATTGCCAATCATTCTTTTTCTGTGATCTTCAATCCATTTCGGATTTCTTCCAACAGTTAGCAGTTTAATCTTTGCAGCTTCAGCGCATTTTCTTTGGTGTTCTTCAGAGATAAATCCTCCACCACCTTCACCACCAAGTTTCAAGTTCATACAAAGCGGATCGTTCACAATCTCTTCATTGACCAGTTCGCGCTCACGTGTCTTCAGTTCCTGACGAGTCGGAAGAAACTCGAGAATCTCTTTCGAATGGATTTCTTTGCCGTGTTTCGCTATCGACTTCCACAGCAATTGTCCAGAACCAAAGTACCCATCTTCAAGATCATCGGTCGAGTGCATACCAATGTAGTACTTGCCCGACCCGTCGTTGCGAGTGATCTTGTAGATATAGTGGAACTTACGTCTTTCCGCCTGCTTCATTTGGTCTCCTTGATTGAGACCTATTTAGCAGATTCGGTAAATATGTTCCGGTGGTGGGTCGTGTAGGACTCGAACCTTCTTGTAAGGAAGGCGGCTAACCCCTCACTCCAACGACCCAGGTTTCATCATTGACCATTCTTCATCAGACATGTCAAATCGTTGTTCTTGGAGCTTGTACAGCTCCCAGTCATCATCGTCATCAAGTAACCCTAGTTCAAAGAGCACTCTATTGTGTTCCCTCTGGTCATCAATAAAACGCATCAGACCTCCAATAAGTGCAACAAAAGCGGAGTCGGAAAACTGCCGAAGCAGTCTTGGAGTCGAACCAAGTAAAACCGATAACCAACTTCCAACGGTTGCGTATTTTGGTGCTTCCTGACTGAATCGAACAGTCGCTTACTCCTTACGAGAGAGTCAGTCTACCACTAACCTAAGGAAGCATTATTTGTCACTAGCTTTCGCAATTCTTTTCAATGAACTGCTCTTAACAAGAGCGTCTTCCCAGAACTGCCCCTTTTCACCGTCGTTCGTTTCGTACCAATAAACCGCTGACATATATGGCTCACCAATCTTTTTAAAGTTTTCATCGCGGTCTACCCGCTTTTGAAAAGATCGATTGGTTAGTTCATATGTCTTCTGTGTCTTAGTTGATAAGAAAACATCCCCGATGTTGAACTTCCATTTATGTTGTTTAGCAAGAGCGGCATTAGCTTGTGCGTGCGACTTGACTTCGTCTTTTAACTTTTTATGGAAATCCGCTATTTGACTATCGCTTTCAGAAAGCCTTTCAGCTTTCTTAGCAATAATGTCTCTAACCTTTTGCATTTTTGTCGCGTACTTTTTATTTTCGCTATTTGCATTTACGAAATTATTTGTTGCACCGTACATGGCTTTCACATGCTTTTTGCCATTCTTAGTGCGTGTACGCCATAGCCATTGCGCAATTTGTTCAGCAGAGTCAGAAACAAACCGACCTTCAGCATCCGGCCAATCAGCATCTTTAAATTCAAAGCGTTCTTCAAAAAGGTCAGTTAGCTTCATTTCACCACACCACAGGTTGTTTTGTGACTTTACGAAGTAGCATGTTCACACCAGTGATGAACAGCGCTTGCAGTTCAGGCCCCACCACAAAGCCGTACTTAGATTGAATTGCTACGGCGCCAGCCATTACCAAGTTCGCCCAAAATGTTTTAGACTCATACCACTTCTTACCAGTAAGTTGGCTACTAACTGCTTCATTGAGTGCATTTTGCAAGTTCTTGTCCATAGGACCTCCATGTATAAAGTCCTATTTACCATAACAAATCGAACTTGCCTTCCAAGACGTCAGATGCCCTAGCTGACTTTTCTGTGCGATGGTCTTTGACCGTATTATCTTGAAAACGATACGTTCGCACTTTGTCTCCACGTTCACCTGAACCTACTTGTTCTTTTCTCTTTACAGAGATTTGAGCATGAAGTTCTATGGCGTTAGCGGAGTTTAATTTACTCAGTACAGCACGCTTTGCTTCCTCAAATGAATTTTCACGCGATCTACACTGCGCTGTTGCAACAATCCCGGATGACCGGTGAATGATACGACAAGAATTTTGATGCTTATTTCGGTGTTGACCACCGGCACCGGTACCAGAGTACCATTGCACTTCAAAGTCTTTGTCGTTGAATTCGTGGGATTTCGTACAGACTTTATCCATGACGGCGACCGTTACAGTGGATGAGTGTACGCGACCCCTACGTTCTGTTGGTGGAACACGCTGAATACGGTGACCACCTTGTTCGTTCTTCAATCCTGTTAGATCTTGACCTTCGACCTCAATGGAAATTTCTCCATCGCGGGTATCTAACAGGCGGTGCTTTCAACCAAGGCGGCCGAAAAGTTTGATGTACGCAGCGGCCAAGTCCTTAACAAAGAACTTGGAATCATCTCCACCTTCGGCGGAGCGAATTTCGATTACGCGTTTCATTGCGTGCTCCTTACTTCAATTTAACACCAGTGACGCTTTGAAGCAGCGCCCAAGCTTCTTTGTCTCTATGCTGAGCAATAAGATCCCTCATTAGGGCTTTCTGCTCAGGAGACGCCAATTGGTAAAACTTCACCATTTCCATGACACCGATATTTCCACGGTAAGCGGCTTCGGTGACTAAACAAATTTCAGACAGAAGAGACATAACTTGGCAGGTCCTGAGGGACTCGAACCCCCACCAACGATTTTGGAGACCGGTATGCTGCCATTACACTAAGGACCTATAATTAAGATCTTCTATTTAGCTGGTACCTCGTGTAGGAATCGAACCTACGCATTCAGGCTTAGGAGGCCCAACGCCAACTCCATTGGACGAGATATTTTCTTGTTCGAAAATGCTGGCCATTCCATTTGAAGGAACGACCACGCCACATCCGATTCAGTGTTTTACGAGTGCGAGAATCCATTTTATCTCCAATCTTTGGCACCCCCGGTAGGAATCGAACCGAGCTTCACCGTTTTTCAGACGGGCCTAGTCACCAGACCTAGTCAGAGGTACATTATTTTCTGCCTCGGCGATATCCATTCGCAAGATATTCATCGAGCTGTTCTTTCTTGATCTTGATGGGTTTTACACCGTTCGTTACCCAACAAGTTCCGTTTGGTTTCGGTGGTGACCTATATCTTCCATAAGACTTACGTGGAGAAGATCCTGCTTTTTGCATCAACTCCCTAGCCTTGTCTTCACCGTGTTTTTCCACCATACGTTGCCAAGCAGTTTTGTAATACGGGGCTGCGCGATAATCCTGCGCATTGTCTGACAGCGTGCCCCAATACAAATGCAGCCAATTAGAGCATCCGCCGTTGTTGCAAGCGTGGCAAAGAAGAACTTTTCCTTTGGTTGGAATTGTTGTGTCAAGCATTGTAGCTAGCAGTCCCTTAAAGGTGGGTGAGGTTCCGCCACGCTCTATGCAGGGAGTTGACAAATCCAAATGTGCTCTACGCTCTTCTCGCGTGGAGGATAGAACAAAATCTTCAACAATTTTCATTGACAAATTATAATTCTGGAGTGGAGACCCGGATTCGAACCGGGGGTTGGACGCGTTTGCAGCGCGTTGCGTTTGGCCAGGCTCCGCCATCTCCACATGAATAAGGTTCCCAACAAAGGTACGCGTGACGGGGGATTCAATGGAAAAGATTGATAACCGTCGATGCTTCGGTTGGAATTTTTGGCGATCCGTACGGGATTTGAACCCGTGACCTCTACCGTGACAGGGTAGCGCAATAAGCCAGACTATGCTAACGGACCATTACTTCGGTAAAATGTTCTGGCTGGGGAGGTAGGACTTGAACCTACAAACTCATACGAGCGCCTGCTTCAAAGGCAGGTGTGGCTACCATTTCACCACTCCCCAATAATTCTGGCATCGGCGACGGGGATCGAACCCGCCTAGCAAGGTTGAAAGCCTTGTGACCTCACCAGAAGTCAACGCCGATATGTTTGGCGCTCCATACGGGACTCGAACCCGTTTCTGCAGCTTGAAAGGCTACCGACCTAACCCGTAGTCGAATGGAGCATGATCATTGGAGCCACTGAGAGGGTTCGAACCTCCGACCTCGACGTTCGTAGCGTCGTGCTCTTCCAACTGAGCTACAGTGACATTGTTCTTGGTGGGAGCGGTGGGACTCGAACCCACGTCAGCCGGATTAAGAGTCCGGTATAATCAGCCGCTATACGACACTCCCATGTCATTCTCAAGAGCCAGAGCCCTAGCTTAGTTACACAACGTGTTGGTCACTAAAGTCTGGCTCTTGAGAATGACAGCCACCACTTGCTGATGGCTGCTAAAACCTATGCGCCTTTTTCGCACTCGTCTGACTGAAGACTACTCGTCAGAGTCCTAGCGGTCCGGCTCTATTTCTATACCGCGGTTCCTGACGCGGTTTGAAGTTTAAAACAACCCTGGGGTACCACTTTCGTAGTACCCCAGGCTTTTTGGATTCTTTTAGAAGTTCGCTTACGCTACTCCTACTCCATGGGCCTGGGGCCATTGATCGGTTTTAATCTCATGCTTATTCTGAGCACGATCAAATCGCTGGCATTCTTGCCAGAATCGATTTGTTGTGTTCATCATTGCGTTCATGAGAGTAATTCCTAGTGTTTGTTACGTTTGCTGTTGTTTCAGCGTCGATGTTGCTATCTTAACAAGACTCCGAACTTTGTACACTGTCATTCGGGATCAGTGAACCTGAACGATATCTTATTCATCGTGAAGTTATTTAGCGAAATCGCCGAAACGGGCCCGTTTTTACTTTTGACCGTACATGTATATTTTTAGAAGAACGGATCGATAAAAACAAACTGATCGCCTCGCAGGCAGAAGTTCTTCCGGTTCCCCATGTCCAGCTTGTGCCCAACTTTCACCTGACTTACGAGGAACTTAGCGAATTCTTGGAGGTCCTTATCACGCTCATCCTCAGCAATTGTGGCCCAGCCAGTTGGACCAAGCTTTGCAAGGCTGTTGATCTCATCCAAGCCAGCGATGTTGGCAAGACGGTTAATCATCGCTTCCATTGCCTCTACTGACACAGGCTTCAACATCTCAATGAATGCGATAGAGTATGGCTCATTGACTGAGCGCGACACATTCCAGTTCGCGTGCAATTCTTTGGTAAAGTACTTCGTGCGTCGTTCACTTGAGAAATCATCTGTCTCAAAAATGCGTGGAACGTATTTGTTGCGTGGATGCGACAAGCAAAACTCAAGATATTCTCGGTAACCAAGGTCGTCATCCATGAAAATCTTGACTGCAACGTGAGGCATTGTGGGGTGTTCAAACACCACTGAATTCAGACCGTTTCCTACTGGATTAAGACCCATACTTTTCAGACGTTCAATGTAGTCCTTGAACGTTTCTTCATATGCTGCTTCAAATAATTCGCTAACTTTCATCAGTCTAACCCATGCTCATTAAAGTGTGTAGCGGCAACGTGCAGCTTCTTGAAGAAACGGTTCATCATACTTGAGGGTCGGTGAAACACAGAGTCATATATTTTGAGAACTTCAGAAAACTTCATTAGTTCATCAACACCACGCTTAGATTGTAGTTTAGAAAATATAGTGCTTGGATCAAAGACAGATAGTAGCTCCACAAGACACTGCGCCACAAAAGCATCCATTTCGCGATGATCTGAAAGATAATCACGAAGCCGGTCTGGGTCTTTACCATTTAGCGCATTTGCTTTATGTTTCATAATCTGTTCACGGTGTTTCAACTCATGAACGATGTACCCAGTGCAAAGCTGAGAAAAATCTTCATACTGCGCTTTTGTTTTATTTGCAAGCACATCCGCAACTACATCAGTTAAGTTTATGACAACCCATCCATCTGATGTATAAGCGCCACCGTCAAGACCAACTTCAGTATATTGTGATGTATGATCTGGCGCTGGATTCAGTGTGAATTTAATCATCAACGGTGCGAACGCATTGTTCAAGCACGCGCGAATCTGCAGACCAGTAAGGCCATGCCCAGCCAACGAGCTCTTTAAGTCCTCGAACTTAGTTAGCACAAAACGTGTATGCTTTGGGAGCGCAGCCTTTTCGAAGAGTTCACGTACTTTCATTACCAGTTACTTTTATGTGCTGTTTGTCAGTTTGCAGTACGAGCAAACAATGTTGCACCAAAGACCTTTTCAGCGCCAAGCTCTTGACACAGGCGGAACAAATCGCTCATGGTGCTGCCTGAAGACAGCACGTCATCTACAACCATGACTGTCTTGCCATCAAGCGTGTCATCAAGATCACCAATGTCCATAATGTTCTTCACGAACTTTGCATAGAACTTTGGCAACTCTTTGGAAACAATCGCACCGTGCTTCTTGATAGAACGGTAGACGGCAGTACAGATTTCTTTGACGGCACGCTCACGAGTCGCTTCATCACCGGTGAACTTTTCATCCATGTACTTGTAGTCCACGTACTTCTTAGCAATCAATTCCATTGCCTTGGTCTTGTCATCTGGAAGTTCAATGGCCGCTGACTTCTTGAAGGCACCAATCTTCTTGGCCTCAATGTTCAGCTTGTCCGCAAGCATGGTTGCGAATTCAGTTAGCAGCGAGCTTGAGGACTGAGGACTGATGATGACGTCGGCCTTCAAATTCAAACGTTTGAATTCATTTGCCATGTGCGTAGTGGCTTCATCAAGGAATTTTTGACGACGAGCTTCGCTGAACTTAAATGGGCCTTTGCCTTTGAATGACTTCAATAGATCGGTGCTTCCACCTGGCTCTTCACTAGGTTTATAAGAGAATGCGTAGAACACATCAAGACCACGTGTCAGCCCAGACTGGCGACCAAGTGGACGGCGATTTGTGCTGATAACAGTTGGTGTGCTTGGCTTGCGAGAATTATCTGGATTCACCGCAGCTAAGAGCTCATCGCCCTTGACAAAAATGTCTTCCACAATTTTACCGTTAAATGGAGTTTTGTGCTGCCATTTCGTGAACGCAGATTTTGCTGAATGATCAAAGTTCTGAAAGTGCTTGATATTCTGAGGGCCAGTGAAGTCAGGATCTTTTTGGCGGAATAGTTCGTAGTACATATCCCACAGCAAACCACCCCAATCAGAATCAATAAAATCGTAAGCAATCTTATAGTTCTTCTCGTTAACGCCACCCCTCATACACGCGCGGATAATGCGGTGTATCATTGCTTTTTCAAATGTGTCGTTCCGGTATTCGCCATGGTCACCGCGAGTATCTTCTGCAAGAGACTTCAGAAAGGTCTTGAAGGTCAGTTTCATTTCTTAGGCCTTGCAGAAACGGTGATCCAATTCTTTTCACCAAGAACATATTCGATCTTGACGCCTGGAAAATCTTTTTCCACTTCGGCGCAAATATCATGAAGAATCTTATGGTACTTGCCAATCAGTACTTGCCAGTCATAATCCTCGTCATCTTCAACATCGCTTGGAGTTACCCATTGACCCCAATCGCGAAGCTCGAATTCTAATCCATTACCATACGTAGGACTAATTCCGTGCGCCATCGAGTATGACTGAGAATGTCTTAGCATCTTGCTTCTGACAGAATAAATGGCGTCTTTCAATGTTGTCTCCGATACTTCTCCGGTAGACGACGTTGACTTCGGCTCAACTTTTGGTTCAGCCTTGATAGGTTCTTTACGCGCAACTTCGCGTGCCGCCTCAGGCTTAGAAAGAGGTTTGAATTCTGTTTTAGCGTCAGCGTGATCAGCTGGGACGATGTTAAAACGACCACGGCCTACCTTCTGTGAACGAAGATAAGCCGGGATTAGAACATCGTGTTTGTCAGCAATTGCTTTAATTTCAGGCCATGTTAAGCTCTTAACCTTTTGCGACCCGTACATTTCCTTGCCAAGCTTGTAAAAGCCATCTGGGGATGCGCGTTTTGCCATCTCCAATAGAGTTTGTATCAATTTCATATGACTGGCTAATGATAAATTCAGTCATATTTAGTCATCTTATGAATCAAATCTCTGGAACTGACGCCAATAAGTGAAGAATGCTATTGAACACTGACATTAACATTCCGATAAGAGCCGTGATGACAAATCCTTGACTAACTAATACTACTAATAAGAGCCCCGTAAAAGCTCCCTTAAAAATCAACTGATTAAGTGAAAACACTCCACGTTGTCGAATACTGTTAACGCACAAATCTACTATCGGGCGGTGGACACCACTTCGTCTTTGCGATGTTTTAACGATTACCAATGCGAAGAGGAATACACAAAATGCAAGCCAATAAAAAAATGACACTGCTATGGCGGCTTCATAAATGCCAAATACCTGATAAATCAAACCAAATAGTAGCGCGAATATACCAATTTTCTTTGCAAGCACCCAACTGCTCGCGCGCACAGTATATCCAGGATCAAAGTCATTCATGATTATTCTGCTCTTGCTTCCGTTGTTGGAATCCAAGAATTTCTTCTTCAGACATCTTCTGAAAAGCAAAATGCGCTTGCATAAAATCTGACATAGAAACTTCAGAAACTTCAGAAACTTCAGGTAAATCTTCGTTACAAAAAAGCATTATTTGACACTCCAAACTAAATTGGATTATCTCATAAACAGAATGTGAATGAAATTACAAAATTCCGGTTACAGAATTTTGATTAAGATGCAGTAATCATCACATGTAATCTCGCCGTCCTGTTTTAAATGAAAAGCACGCTCTTCTTCAATAATTTTGCCATTGACTTTAGCGCTGCCAAGACACACAAGAAAATGCTCAGCTGCTTTCGCAGTGTACGTTTGGCCATGTGATATTTCTATCTTTTCCACTTCAGGTAACATACCATCATTTAAAATGGCCGGTATGCACAGTCTAGTGGTAGGCTCCACGTATTCTAATTTAAACGTACTAGAAAGCCCAGTTGGTTCATAGTCAGAGGACAATATACCAGGAACGCGATCTGGAAGTTGAACTCCATCTTGAAAAAATAACGCGCGGCCTTTAGTAAAGAGCGTAAGAGCGTGCGTCATCATTTTAGATCCGTCAACTTCTTGCCATGAGCCAACTGGAAAATCTCTAAATGTGACAATCCATTTATGAACGCGCTTAACTCGTGTTTTTGCTAAACCATTAGAGTCGTATAACGTTTCCATTACGCTTGTCTCCAACAATTAACTGGAATCAGAATATTATTCGAGGTGTCTCTCATATCAATTCGCATGTACGCTGGAGAATCATTAACAGTGTTTGCGCAAACAATTTCAACTTGATTTAGACCTGGAACCAAATTGAAAGTTGGTGAATCAGACACATAAGTGTATGTTAGTGTGTCACCACTAAACACAGAAACTCCATTCACCCGTATTTGAGTAACTGCATCATCTATGATGCCGCGTAATTTACCCACTATGTTTGATGCAGTAGTGTTTGTGAATACGCCACAGAATGTATAGCTCACAACACCCTGATTGTTACTGGCAGTAGGCCACCAAACAACGTTCCCATATGGCGTTGATCTGTCATAACTAAAAATAACGTTTTTATAGTTCTGTGCGATCGCAAAACTGTTAGCACCAGTTCCACCAAAAGTGCCGTAATTGTCGATAAAGCCACCAAGAAAGCCGGTATTATACCACGTGATATACGCTCCACCGACAACTGCATTACCCGGATTACCACCTATTCTAGAATTCATATCCCATCCAGAACTAGATGCCAATCCACCTTCACGGCCATATTCGGCTACATCGCCACCTCGTCCACCAGCTCCACCAGTCCCACCTGTTGAACCGCCAGCGCCACCAGCGCCACCAGCCCAATCGCTCCCATTTGCGCCATTTGTACCATACACAATTTGATCATAAGTGAATATGGGAGAAGCCGCTGAGGCATTACCACCTTGGCCACGGCCTGCGCCACCGCCGCCACCGCCGCCACCGCCGAACCCATAAGGAGGGCTATCTTTCCAGTTATCAGATGGTTGACCGGAGCCACCACCACCACCACCACCATAAATACCGCCAAAATTGTACAATTTAACTGGAACGCTCGTTGTAAACCCTGGACCGCCATGACCACCAGTCATAGCAAATGCGCCATCAGCACCCGCACCACCATATCCAATCAAATTACCGTAGTTATAGATAGTGACATCACTAGTAGAAGCAATTGCGCCAACATCAAACCCCCCAATAATGGAGACGCCATAATTGATTGTGACGGTCGCTTTAAGCGTTCTTACACCATCCCAGCCGGCAGCAATAGCCTTATTTCTAAGGTTGTAACCATAAATGGTGCTGGCCGACACAGTGTCATTGAATATGAAGGTCGGAAGAGTACCTAGAAAATTTCCAACTGAAATTGCGCCACTTGTTGGAATTTGACCAATTTGTGCAATACTTGTTGGAGGTGGATTTGGTACAAATGGCCCTCCTGCATAGTACTCGTTAAGCGCAATTGGCTCGACACCACCAAATACTGTCTGAATATCAGTAAATGCTACTGGTCCACTTGAAGGTACGCTCATACTCCACCTTGCTCGTCAAGCACTTCTTGAATTAGAGCTTTCAATTTTGCTTTCAGTGTATCACCAGATACTACAGCCTGTTCTGGTCTAATTGGTAGCTCAATGCTTGCAACGTCACTGTCGCCCGGTGTAACGCTAGCAAATTCAATCGGCTGAGATAGGCGCGCCCAGTCAGCAATTGGGGCATGATTTTTAATGTACTCCTGAAGATCAGTACCAATAGCTGGGATACTCATATTCAACACCCTGAGGTAATCTTGAGAATCGCCAACTTTATATTCAACGGTCATATAACCAGCCGTTGAATTAACAGACATAATTTTCCAGGAAAAAGTAATCATATACGCTCCAGTTTATAGAGCGTATTTAGATCAGGTGCAATCTATGCGCAACAGTATAGCATTAGACGATAGTCAAAGCAGTACCGCATTCGCGGCAGAACTTAGCATTTGCTTTGTTTACTGTGCCGCAAGTGGTACACGTTGGTTTGGTTTTTACCGTGATTGGCTTTTCGACGACCTTGCCTTCCACTTCACCGAGTAGCTTCAGAACAAGCACATGCTTGACACCGTCAGTTGGGAACCAGGTGCCTTGCTCAAACTTCTGGTCAGAGACTGAACCTGGTACCGTGATGCCAATGTCATTGAGTTCCTGTGCTGGAGCCTGAGTTGGAGCTGCAAAGCCTTTGGTCAGACCCTTGGAACTAGCAACGGTCATAGACGCGTTCTGAATGTCGCCGGTTGCGCTCGAAAGCGAAGCGTTGTTGACGCTATATGCTTGGCCACCGATTGAATTCAGATCCACCTGGCCAATCATGTTACCACAGGTCGTGTAGTACGGCCCATTCCAGTACGGCCCAGTGATCTTGTTCGAGTCACGCGCCAATTGGTCTTTGATGATCCGATCCCAGTCAGGGGTCTTGAATGGTGCCGGCTCACGCTCGAACTCTACTTCAACTCGAACCAAGCCGTCTTCGATCTTGATCCCACGTGGGCCGTCTTCGATCTTCTTCGTGCGCTCAATGAACTTGAAGCGGTTGCCCTGACCCATGTTGTCATTCTTGATGAAGCGTTCCAAATCAAGAGTCCCATTTGCAGGGACAATCAGCTGGTGTCCACCAGTGACGTCAGTGCCGTCGATCTCGATGCGAACCAGCGCACGGACCGAATTCATGTTCTTCAGGAAGATGGAATACTCTGAACCGAACGGTAGAGCGACTGAATCCCCGCGTTCACGCAGGACCTTACCGTTGTTCTTGATGGCAACGGCGAACTTGTGTGCATACATCATGCACCTCTCCTTCTTGCATAACTTAACCGCCGACAGACTAACGGCGCGAATTTGAGTCTGTTGCAATGCTGGTTTATTTAACCACGTGCGAAGAGTGCTTGTGACCTGAAGCCAGGTACGAACGCATAGCGGCAACCGCGCCCACGTTGTACTCGTTGAACGGTGAGGTTTGCTCCGAGCAGAGCTCCTCTGCCGATAGGAAGGCACCAGTGAGCCCAGGCTCCATCTTCAGGAGCTTCTTGAAGTCCTTCTCACTGGAGACCGGAATGGTTGAGAGGTACGTCGTAACCCAGTAGTCGACACCATCAACCTTGCCCTTGCACAGTGCGCTGAAGATTGGAACGATGTCGTGCTTCAGGAGCTCGATACCGATTTCTTCTTGCGTCTCACGAAGGATCGCTTCGCAGTGCGACTCGCCAGGGTCAACTTTGCCACCTGGGAATCCCCACTGTGATGTGTCACCACGACGACTAACAGCGAAGTAACGTGAATGTGAAGTTGGAATGATGATGCAGACGGCGTGTTTCATGGTTATTTGACCGGTGAGCGATGCGTTTTTCTAAGCCATCCGAAAGAAACCACATAGGTGTCTCGAGAAGGCGGCGGTGCCCAATGTAAAATCGTGTCTGGACGAAAATATGAGAACCACAAACCAAACCGCTTCACGCTTTCATGCTTCCATGGTCGTGTTCGCATAATCAAGCAACCAGCAAGAGTTATGTTAATTCTGTGGTGCTCAAATCCTGGAACAGGATCATAGTGGTGCGGAATATCTACACCTCGAGGAATGTGCAAGATGTAGGCATCCATTCCAAGAACAGTGGAGTAAAACAGCGTGAATTTACGGTAACCAGAATTTAGTCTGCCTTTCTCCCAGCGCCATAATTTCATCATTGATCCTTCAAGCTGTTTGTAGCAATCATATATTGGTTCATGGTGCATCACCAAAACCATTCTTCAGGCAATCTCTGAACACCACACCGTTCCCAAAATATTTCTGAACCGTCAATTCCAAGATCGGCCTTGATTAAATTTCTATCAAATTCAAGTGCTTGCACACACTGAGATGCAAAGCCTTTTCGTCTGTAAGACTCACGACAGAACGCCATCACTTGGTCATTGCAGATCCATGCAAGCGCGATAGGCATCTGTGGAATGTCAGAATCGGGCCAAGATGTAAGCATCATTGCCAAACGACTATCACTGACGTGACCCAATTGGCTTTCAAGACTTGGTTTTAGACACCAACCATTGATATACATCCGCGTAGCGAGAGCCAGACGAATGCCAATGTCCAATGTCTCTTTTTCGTAGATTTTGATGACGGTGTTCATGTTGGCATTGTGTCATACCAACATGAACTAGTACACTACATTTTTCAGGTTAACTTTTTTGAAAGTTTCCCAACTCTCTTAAGCAGCGCCTCAGTGACAGGCTTTTGCGATAGTTCATCAAGTGTTTTAGCCATTTGCTCAAGATTAAATTGAAGAACTTGGCGCTGAGCGGCCAGCATATTAATAAGTTTTAAACCTTCAGCATAGTATATTTTTTTCTGGCTGCCAACGGCTTGCTGATTCTTTTTCTTATGCGCGATAACGATATTGCCCAATGCATTAATCATTCTAGCGGCTGCGCGTTTAGGATCATCTAATAACAACGCATCTTTCCACGCGTCAGCAATACCTTCTTTATTTTGGTACAAGAATTGCTCTGATGCTCTGATGAAAGGTTTATCTGTTTGGTCAGATAAACTATCAGTTACCTTATCACGATCGTAATCATCAATGTAAGAGGCGGAGCGTAACTTTTTAGAAAGTTCAATGTTAGTGGCATCAAGTCTTTTTTGTAGGGTGGGAACCGCATTCACTAGGTTGCCAAAATTAGATGCACCAACGTCATCAAACTCATGAGTGTTTTGAGCCGATGGTCTTCTGTTAACGACAATATTAGCGATTGAAATCTCTGAGGTGCGTGGGCCGGCCTTCAAGTCAATAGTTGCATCTGACTTACTTGGCTGTTCATCCTTCGACTTTTTACCTTTATCCAATTGCTTATCTGCTTTTGCCACATTCGTCTGTGCTTTTTTCTGATCAGCCTGCGCTTGGTGTTTGGCATCTTTAAATTTGCCAAGGGCGCTGCGTGCCAATCCACTAACGTCTTTGAAAACGTCCTTGACGTCATCAGCAAAATTATCAATTTTGCCGTCTTCATATAGTTCTCTAAAATTCATATTACTTCAGTGATGCAAGCATCAATTCTAGTTCCAGAAGAATGTCATTGACTTCCTTCTTGTACTGTTTAGTTCTGATTGCTAGGCGCTCAGACATTGTCACGCCATCCTGATCAACATGCGAGTCAAGATCAGAAACATTATGTTTGCGCAATAACGAATCTAACGCGCCATCTTCACCAATTTTAGATTCCAAATCTTCAATTGCTTCTTCGACAATTTTCTTGATGGCATCAAAAGCCTCAATAGGCGACTGTGAATTTTCGTTTACAGTTCTTGTTGGTGGGCGAAACAGTGCTGCTAACTCGCGAAGACGGGTCAAGTCGTTCATAAGGCTCCGTTTTGAGGAAATGATGGTAAGAATATTTAGCGATGCTACAAAACAATAAGGGGTCCAATGGACCCCTTATTTGTCAACTAATGCCTGTATTATTCGCGCAACGCATTATATTTGTGTACAAAGGCTAAATGAGCTTCTTTCCAACTCATAATTTCAGGCATAATCTTCATCAATCTAAAATCAAAGTCAGGCATACCTGACCATCCCCTACCACGTGAAGTCATCAAATTAGACGCTTCAATTTGCAAAGCCATTAAATCTGCCCAGGTAACGATTAATTCTTCTGCTCTGTTGGCTGGAGGTATTTGCAGGGCCTCTTCAATAACGCATTTAAGATTATTTTCCAGGCTCTTGTACGGTTCTCTTAAAGGCGGGTGTCGTTTTACAGGAGTTGGTAAATCAACCAAATACGCTTCTGTATTATCGTGGCAAAGAGCATGGATTTTCACTCGTTTGCGATCAATTAAGCTTTCCCAATGGCAACCAGTGCCTAACATCCATTTGTTAAAACTCTGTTTGAGCAAATCATCTTCCAATGTGTTTGACTTCTCAAGCACCTTACTAACCAGTTCTTCAACGAAGCATGCGTGTTGCGCGATATGATATGGATCTCCCAGAGTGTGACCTGCGTATCTAACTTGTCTTGCAAGTGACCAAGCTATGTCGACGAAATCTATATCCTCCACTTTAGGATTGACAACATCGACATACCTTCCAGTCACGGTCTCACAGGCAAACGGTGGCACTATTGTGGGTAAAGGCGCAAACAATTATTTTCTCCATGCTAAAAGCCGTACGTCTTGCCATGCTGATGGCTCATGGTACAACTCGAGATTTGGGCAGATCACTTTACCATCTTCCTCAAGGACAGGAGATGTTTTCGTTAGATTGTGAAAATCTTGGGCCCAAATGTTTAGTTTGTTGGACGCAATCAATCTCGCCCATAAACGTTTAGAGTGCACCGTATGACAGAATCCACTGGCAAGCAATTGTCCGTCTTTAACTACTGCCTCATATAATTTTTCAGCGTATCCATTTCCTCGATACGGTTTTAAGACGTATGTCTGTTCTACTTCAAATGCTTTCCATTTTCGTTTCAAAGAAACCCACGCAATTGGAACAGCTTCTTCGTCAATGTAATCGCAAATTACGTATGCGCGCCGGGTTTTACTGCACTCTACACACATCACATCGCCCACCCAACGCCACTTACCTTTGTTCATGTTGCGTAGGATAAAGAACTGGGTGCTTTCCCAATAATCTCTAGTGATTTGGTAGTACAACGTAAACATAAATTACCATTTCTGCATCGGGCATTCTGCTTCTAATATTTTTGTTTTTGCGTCCATAAAACAACTACACAAACGACATTGCCTTGTCAGACGTGCAAAATACTCGCACTGTTCACATACTTTAAGACGCTCTCTTGCTAATTCAGCTGAAGCAGAAGATGGTAACTTACCTTTGAGTAAATCGGTGGCAATTTTTTTCAGTGATGTCATTTTGACGCAAACAGTTTCTTGCCGATCAGCTCTGTTGCGTTGCACTTCCATGCAACCATCGCAGCATCGCGGTTACCAATTACTTCAGCAACAGGCGTCGAATTCATATCAATCATGTTGAAGTTAAGATCTATACGATATGACATTGACATAGGATCCATGAACGCGCTTTGGACTTGACATGCAAGTCTATCAGCAATTTCTTTAGCGACCTTGCGTGCAGTATTTTCGGCTTGCTCTCGAAGTTCTTGATAAATCAATTCTTCAAGATCAGACCCAATACCCTTGGTGACAATACCGACCACATCTTCTGGTCGCATATTTTTCAAATCCATTACCTTCTCCTTGTCTTCCCAGCAGCAATATCCTTCATCATTTCATCAGTGACAAGGACTGCTCCACCCTTATTATAGGCCGGGGCTGTGGCGAACTTTCGCTCCCTAGCCTTCAACTCCCGCTTCAACATTTCAGGATCATCTTTGTACATGATTTCTGGCCGGTGCACCGGTTTGGTCGCGGCTCCACCGAATGTATTCAGACTATGACCCTTTTGAAGGCGATCTGCTGCAATTACTGGGCCACTTACGACCACCTCGATTCGCTTTGTTGCTTCCTTCTTAGGCTTAGAAATTCCAGAAGACATGCTCTGAACGCTCTTCAACCAAGCCTGATATTCAGCCTCTTGCTTTTGCCAGCCAGGTTTCTTCTTTGCAGGTTTGCTTTTACCTTGATAGATCTTGATCATGCCCATACTATAATTGTATCGAAGTTAGACTGTTCTGCAACCAGATTAAGAAAGGAAAGCGGGTCCCAATGGGACCCGCTTTCACCGTTACGAAGAATCAATCTTGTTCATTAGGCCCGTAGTAATCACGATAGCATTCGATACGTGGTTGATACACTACCATGGCTTTTCCTTCCTTATGCCAGGCGTTGTATATGAAAGAACAAGCCACAGCAAGAATATCAAGTTTTTCACCGAGATTTGCGCGTCAAACTGGGTCACATTGAAGGAACACCTATTTTGGAGACTGATATTCCATACTCACTCAACCTCACGGGCCCACTTGTACACAGGGTGGCCGTGAATAGACCAAAATGCAAAAACAACGTAGTGTCCCTTACGTCGGTGTTTTCGTGCCGACTTTGCGTGGCAAAAATGAAAATTCATTTGATGCTCCTCTGCACTTCTTCCAGAAGCTCGTAGATCTTCTTTTGGTTATTGGACAACGAATTAGTAGATTCAACAACCATGTCAGCAACAAACATAGCGCACAAGAACATGAAAGTCAGCAAGGTAAACACCACTTTCGCAGTATCTCCGCTAAAAACAGCGAGATACCAAAAGATACTGCTGCTGACAAACCCAACCATACGAAGTATTTCATTTGAACTCCTTAAACAAACAAATGAGCTTCTTCCATGTTCATGAACGCGGTATTGATGGCCGAGATCGTGTTCGCAACACGTGTTAGACGCTCAACGTCGGCATCGCGATCACCAAAGCCACGATTGCGGCCATCATTCAACCAGCCAACCAGCTTTTGGATTTTTTCGATGGCTTCATATTTGTGGTCGAATTCCCAGACCATAGCGTCACCGCGAACACGAGCGATACTTGTCACACGCCAAATGCGGCCATCATTTGAGAGTGGGTAGTTGAAGAGCGCCAATTGCCACCAATCGGAGGAACCTTCACGTTCGAGAAAAGCTTCCATACGTTCTGTGCAAGACGCGTGGAAACGCTTTTCAATCGATTGAACTGCACTTTGCAGGATGTCAAAAGCCTGAGTGCCGGGAATTGCGACAGCAAGCCGGCGCTTGCTGTCTTCGAGATTGCGTGCCAACGAAGCTGGAGTTTCCTTAACCATGCGACCCATAACTTACTCCAAGGTGTTGCGTTATGGATAATGTAAGATGGTATGGGGGAAATGTACACCACTAATCTGTAACGGTCATAGCTTCGTTACAGATTTTTCCACCGCATCGTTTTTTTCAAAAACGCGCATATGCGCTTCGTTCAGCCGAGCCAATTCTTTTCTGAAGATACCAACAGCCTCATTAGACGATGCACTGTCAAGTTTGGCCCGAAGGCTGTTAGCCCATTCACGCTTCTCGGGTGAAAGTGAGCTGACGTACGCCTCGAGGCGTTTCCGAGCAGATCGTTCCTGGAGCCTACAGGTAACCTTGAAATGGTACTGAGCGCGAGCGAGAGTCAAGAGTTCTTTGATCATGATTACCTCATCGTGGAAATAACTTGTTCAACAGTCTTCACCGAAACTCCAGTGGATTGCAAATGGTCCACCACCATTTGAAGGGTCTTTGAGCTGACATTATAGCGTGCGCTCGAAGGATCTGGATGATCGACATGGTGCAGACACAAGATGTACCAGCTCTTGTTCTTGATGGCGTTGTCGATATCAGCAGTGATCAGAGCCGCAAGTTGCTCATCATTCTCACCGTTGTTCTCCACACAGCGAGCATGAAGGGCAAACTTGTCTGTTGTCGACGTGTTCGTGAGTGCCGTCCACGAGTCAACAGTGCGGCCAGCCATCAGCCCGTTGCGAGCCGCAATCTGCTTCGTTTTGTCATTGAAGTTACCATATGGATACGCGATGCTTTTTGGGGAGAGGCCGAGCGCCGTCAAATCCTTGATTGCACCTGCAATTTCTTGCTCTTGCGCGAGCTCATTGTCTGTAGTTTGCTCTGGCAGTTTGTAACCTGATTTCAGACACGCACCAGCTTCAGACCACTGACCATTCGGCTGTAGGACCTGGATGTCAGCCAGACACGGGTGCGTTTGGGTGTGAACACCAATTTCGTTTCCGAGCGCATAGAGCCCAAGGATGTCGGTGTGCGTCATGTACCCTGCCACTCCACTGTATTTGGTGATGACATAGGCCGTAACTGGAAATCCAGCGTTGTTGAAAACTGGAATCCCATTGTTAAGAGCTGACTTCCATCCATCGTCAAAGGTAATGGACACGACTGCCTCCGGGGCCGGGCTTGTTGTGACTGGCTGTTGAGCAGCGGTAGGCTGACTCGAGGCGTTACCACCCCCACAACCGGATAACGCAAAAAAGAGACAAAGTATGCTGATCATTTTCATTTTCATTTAATTGTTACCCTAGATCCTGCGCAGCATGCTGACAGAGAATCGTAGACTTGTGGTGTGACATTGACGCAACCATTGGTGATGATCCGCATCTCTGGGATATCGCTGTTGATTCGAGACACTCGATCTTGCCCCTGAACTTCGATGAGCCGGTGAATGGCGAACACTGCGTGCTCAGTTTCCTTGAACACCAAAAGATCACCACCATACCCACGTTGCTCGGTTGAAAATGGCTGAAGGGTGAATTCGCCCTTCGGTGTATCCTTTCCGACTAGGGCCGGGTAGCACGTTGACAAGAAGCAAATCACAGACAAGCTCAAGTCTACAACTACATCCGGCCACATATCAACCTCGAACCTTCTTCATAGGTGGAAGTGGTTTTACTACAGGTTTTGAAGGCGCTACAGGCGCTGCAACAGGTTCTGGCGCCTTAACAGGGGGTACTTCAGGTTTCTTGACAACTGCCGTCACAATTGCCGCGGATGCGGCCGCGGCCGCAACAAACGGAAATCGCATAGCGAAGTTCACAATTACCGCATTTCCAGTAGATCCGTACATATGAACCTCACTTCTTCAGATTCCAGCCGAACCACCAGCTAGCGTATGCTTGCACACCAGAAGAATGGACATTGTCCTTCCAGCGATTTTCTTGAACAGCTTGAACTCCAAGATCAACAACACCTTGCTCAAATTCACGAGTAACCTTCACGCCGACTGCTGGGACAGCCTTGTTATTATAGCTGATACCTTCAGAATCTAGACTGTACCCCAAGGCAGCGTATGTGTTCAATTTCCACTTGCCATCTGCAAAGCGGAACCACACAATACCCTGTTCAATGCGGCCTTGAGCCAAGACATTATTTCGTTCAGCTCCAACAGTAGCCGATGGAAACGTTGCCACGCCCCAAACGTTACCAGGGTATTCCAGCGGCTCGGCTGAAACAAATGTAGTGGCAGCCAGCAAAGCGGCAGCAACAAATACAGACTTTTTCATTTTTACACCTTTTTAAGATTTTGGCCTTGTTCAAAACTGTACCGCGCGACTTTATTCCAGGTCAAAATATTTTTACGCAGTATCACGATTTCAAAGAACGAACGAACGAATGCGTACAAGTTAACGTAGCTCATCCAGTAGTAAATTGGAAATTTGTAGATTACATCGAACCTCCGCGTTCTGTAATACACGTATAGCGCTATAGCAAATGCCACGCCTACATCCAAACAAAGTGAATATAACACAGATAATGTAGTTGTGGCAGAAAGAGTTGTAACCAGCAGTAATCTGTTACATAATACAACATCCAAGATTAACAGTATCATGTAAAAGTCAACTGGTTGCTTCTTTCCAAAGCCAAAAACTTTGTGCTTGAGAATTACTTGCCAAACGCCACGCTGCCAGCGAAGAATCTGTTTGTGATAATCTTTAAACGTACTTGGGTCTTGTGTCCATACTGCGGCATCTTCGATGTACTTGACTTTATGTTTAAGACGATGAACTTGCATCGTCAGGTCCATATCTTCCGCAAGAGTAGTGTGATCGATCTGAAGTTGCTTCAGCACATCCGTACGGTACATTGAGGCGCATCCAGGAGACACAAAAATCACGTTAAACTGACTCTGTCCAGTTTTAACGACATCGTGACCAAACGTGTATTCGTAGGCCCTAGATGCGCTGTACACATGATTGTTCACAGCGGACTTGACTTGGCCAACATATAACGCTACAGATGGATCAGTTTTTGCCGCAGAGTACATAGCGGTGTAAAACCCAGGACAAACTTTCGTGTCACCGTCTAGAAATACAACCCAATCGTAGTTATCAATGATTCCAAAGTGCTCCAAACCGGACACTTGCGCTTTTGCCTTCCCACCATTCTGTTCGCAGGTGAATACGTTTACACCAGTCGATTCAGCAACTTCAGCCGTGTTATCAGTCGAACGATCATTGATGACGAAGATGTCTTTACGATCAAAATCGGCAGTTAGTAACGCGTCAATGGTTCCCTTAATGACAACTTCTTCGTTGTAAACAGGGATGACGACGGCAATACGAATGTCTTGCATAAAATGAAGGACTACAATTTAATTGAATTGTAGTCCTAACTTAGAAAAAAGTACACAAAAAATCTGTAACGTTACGCAAATCCTGTAAAATACTCTGAGTCTTTATCAGCGCGTCCAAAGCATACAATCTGCCGTTCCACGGTCGTCATGATGCTTTCCCAACATTCTTTAGGTTTATCAACATCGAACAGAATGAAGGTTCCCTTGAATTTGCTGGCATTCCCCTTATGAGGGCGGTCATCAACAAGAATATCATCTCGACCACCTAGCACGCTCTTGTCGTGAGTAAGAATCACGCGATCCTCAAGCCAAGGGAATTCCCTGCGGTACCACAGCACCTTCTCGGTATATGCGTAAGGCGAATTGCTCGGGGTCTTTGTGGCGATGTATACACGAATCAAACCAAGATCGTCCCAGCGCTTCAAGTCTTCCAAAGCCTCACGAGCACCGGGTGTGACGTCCAGCCAAAGGTACACTCCAGCAAGGTGCTTGAAATCATCCGTGTGCATGCCACTTGTCTTGAGCGCCTTGTCAAAATCGGCGATCGGACCGTCACTGTCTAGGAAAACATTGAAGTACTTAGCAGGCGTGGGAGTAGCCATTAGGCTTCCTTGTCTTCAAACTTTACCAGTTTCACATTTGCTTCTGGGAAAGTAGCTTCAACACTCTCTTTGACGATCATCATTACTTCATTCACACCAGGGCTATCACCGAGTCCTTCCCAGAACTCATCATTTCCCTCTTCAATAACTACTTTGAACTCAAACCTTTTCATTCCTGCACTTCCTCAAGATATTCAATCGGCACAGTAAAAAACGGAGCTGAACCATCTGCATTCCGAGTGGCCGCAGTGTGTGGCTCACCTGTCAAGTACGAATCTTCCGCGACTAAACCATAAGTGTGACCACTATATGGGTACACGGTAGTACCCGCTTTCATGTCAAAATGATCGTACTTTAGGGTGTACTTCACTCTGCTGCTCCACCAGCTTTTTCCAAGATTTGGCGTCCAGATGTGCGACCCCGCTTAGGTCTATCTACTGCCTTCATCGCTTCAGCCAGGCGCTTCTGTGTATCTGGATTAGTACGATAACCCCAACGCTTGCCGTGCAGAGGAGTGGTCTTGGATGGGCCGCTTCCTCCAGACTTACGGGTCGCAGAATGCTGACGGGCCATGGTCAAATTGCGGGCGTTCTTGCTATTACGTGACATACGTTCCTCCATTTGAATAGAAGAATTGTACCTTCTTAAATGAAAGTACAATTCTAGTTTTTGGGTTCATTTGATGTCCAAACCCACGCGCAACGCGCTTATACGAGCGTCTTCAATTGCTTTGCCAAGAGCTTTACCTTCCAAGCCGACAAATTCAATAGCGCGCACGTTCATTGCAATGTGCTGGGCTTTGATTAAATCCTTAGTTCCGAAAGACAACATGTCTGAAACACCTGCTCTTTCATACAAAAACACTGCTTCAATCAAATCGCTGAACTGAATTCCACTTTGCAATGCCCTCGACTTCTTCAGAACTCTGTACAGGTCAACAGCATTTCGATCTGCGCCCAGCACCTCATTCATGTTCTCGAAGCAATCTCTGGCTCTCATAGGACCACCGTGCGCACTCGGGACCGCAATAGCACCAATAGCCACGAACAGCCGTTGGTTCTCAGGAATGGTGGACAGTTTCGACATCAACTTCTTGTCAGTGTCGTTGTATTCAAACAAATCCGCCAAAACTTTGCAGTGCTTCAACGCATCGCATTCATCCAAGATTTCGAAGAACCGATGCGGAGATGGTTCTTTGAACGCCTTCTCCATTTCAGTCCAAACACGTTCGATTGACAAATGATTCAACTCACCTGCTTCACCAATTTGCTTACAAAGTTCGATCGTCTCTGGAGCGACCTTCCAACCGCTGAACCTGGCAGCAAACCTAGCCAACCGCAGAACACGTAATGGATCTTCTGCAAATGCTTCAGTTGTGTGCCGTAAAATGCGATTGTGTAAGTCACGCAAACCACCGTACGGATCAATCACATCACCGCCATCTGACATCGCCATTGAGTTTATCGTCAAATCGCGGCGAGCCAAATCTTCTTCGATGGTTACGTTCGAATCGGCCTTCACGGTAAATCCATGATAGCCAGCGCCAGTCTTACGTTCAACGCGCGCCAAAGCGTACTCGTCACCCGTCTCTGGGTGCAAAAACACTGGGAAATCTGAACCAACTTGTGTATAACCTTCAGATACCAAGCGTTCAATATCTTCTTGAGTCGCGCCAACAATCACCCAATCTTGATCCTTTGGTTGTCGGCCGAGTAATGTGTCTCGGACAGCCCCTCCAACAAGAAAAACTTGCATTGTCATTTCATTTCCTTTGCCTTCAGCAGGCAGGATCAACGTAAATCATCATTTACCCATTTAGGAGTTTATCAACATCAAATGAGATTGTGAAGTAGTTTTCGCCCTGCTCAGAAATAGGCGCCCACTGCCAACACTGAGTGTTAATGTATTCTTGTTTCAATAAATCGTTAACACTAAATTTCAGGTTCACATCTGTAGCAATATGCCCGCAATCGGCTGAAGAGTAAGGTGTAATAAAAATCCTGGCGATTCCAGTAATGACGTCGTCTGCATCATACGACATAATGACGTTAATTTCACTCACAGTAAATGATTTTGCGAGCGATGAGTATCCAAATAACCCATTACCATCAGTCCCAAAACCAACCACCGTCTTTCCCAAGAGGGCGCGTTCCAAAAGAATAGAACAATCTTCAACAAATTCTGAAATAGCAAAAGTGGGAATCATAGTTAAACAACTTTCTAAACTAAGGTTTAAATTTTAAAGTAAAAGCATACAAGCCGCATAATGACATTTCGGTTACATGATCTGAACAATCCACTTAGCATTTTCAATGTCTAATTCAGCGCCAATGACTTTGGCATGGGGGTTTACCTTATGAAGATGATTTCTTATCCACGCTCTTTCATCTGGAAGTATTCCCAATTCTCCGCCATAAAGAAGATGGTCCGCAATAACATCTTCTTGTTCAGGGCTGCAAGGAATCGTTATTTCATTCACCACTGTCACTCTCCTTGGCAATTACCAAAGGTTCCACTGTTCTAAACGTATTTGGCGTGGCCTGATAGAATTTCCATGATGCAAGTTCTACACAAGTTAATGCTTCCCATCTACCTTCATCAGTTTGCCCATATTTTGATGGAATCGCATTCATACAGGATTTGAATGCCCCAGTATCAATTGCTGTCTGCCCAACAATAGTCATTGGGCGTTGAAGAATCGTGTGCCCGCAAATAATGTGTGAAAGATTCTCATTAAATGGCGTATGCTGTTTAAGAATGTTTGATACTGTTCTTGCGACTTTATTAGGATTCAACTGAGCTTGATAGAAGTTATAAAACAGATGACGATTCCATAAGAAAGACTCTTCATCATATTGCCCGCAAGGTATAGTTGCAAGTCTTAGAACTTCATTTGGGTCAGCCAACTGTTCATCAGTAACTTCCTCTCCACATGGAAGTTCAGCATGAATGATGTGAAACTTCGTGCCATCAATCATGTTTACTGTGATAAGAAACGGAAGCTCATTGATTAATGGAACTAGTGAAATGATGTCATAATCATCATCGGTAATTACAGCAATTTTGTCATCTGATATTGCATTATTTGCAATGAATGCTTCAATGCCCCACATACCGCCATTTTTAAACCACGATGCTCCATACTTACCATCAGTAAAAGCATGAAACATCATTTGTTCGTGATTTGCAAACACGGTATGGAACCAAGGTTCACGAAGCAAGCGTAGGCACGCCAAACTATCCGGCCCACGGTCTACCAAATCACCCACACTGAACATCCGATCCTTTGATTTGTCAAAGTTCAGATTTTTCAGTAGATTCTCAAAACAAGGATAGGCGCCATGCAGGTCGCCTATCACAAAGTCTCGTCCTTCAATGTTCGGTTCGAAAACTTTGACAGGATTTTTCATAGTTTAAACAGATCCTTAAACATCGACTTTACTATTCGATTACTTACATTCACAAAAACCTTAGACAATTCAGTAAGAATATCAGCCAGGAATCTGCCAAGAACCAATGACACAGCATAAAAAGGCCAGAAAATTATCCATACAAACAGATTGTCATAAACAAAGTTCTTGTTCACAGTTGGAACGATCTGCTTAGAATCAACAGTAACCCGCACTGCTAAAAGTTTTGAATTCATCGATGACACAAAATCTTGACGTGCGCGTCGTGCCCAATGTTCAATATGAGCGTCGTCATTAGACATACCAAATGAGTCGCTTTTATACAAAGACCGGGCCGTGCCCTTAAAACCCTTAACTTCTGTACGTGGCAGATAAAGTAGTTCTTCATCTAGATGCTTATCCCATGCGTCTTTTAATTGATGTTTAGAACTTCGAATAGCGAATGCAAACTCAAGGACCGCATACGCCAAACCAAGACCTAAGTACTTCACGAATGGAATCCAGAACTCTTTACTTAAGAAGAATATCGTTAATGAATCAAATGTCCAGAGATGCTTAGTGAAATACATTAATGTGGCAAGCCCTATGAACATAACAACCCACTTAGGTCCAGGTTCATTACGAGAATCAGCACGATCCACAAATGTGGCGATTATCATACAAATTAAAAACAATGACATCGCCGTAATTTCAAGCAACCCGAAGACAATACCGAACAATTGCATAAAACCCCCAAACCCCAAATAGAAAATATTGTAAGACACTAAACGTTTCATGCTTATAAATAATGGGTTATCATAAATCCAGCGCACACTCAATCATGGCCAAGGCTCTATTTCTTCTAAAGCGTCGCGAAGACTATTCGCAAGACGCTAGCTACTCTAGTTCTAATCAAATTGCAACTGGAATGTGGAACTCGTCAAAATTCGTGGTTGACGCTTTGCAGGATGTTGGTATTGATGCAGTAGTTGAAATTGTCATTGATGCGAACTCAATTGACGCAGCTTGCATGCAGCACAATCCAGATTTCGTGTTCATTGAAGGGCTTTGGGTAGTACCAGCAAAATTCGTAGAGCTCATGGGATTGGCTCGGCACGCGCATAGAACCTCTTTATTGTTCGCATACACTCAGAGATACCGTTCCTTGCAACCGAGGGCATTGCAATGGAGTGGATTGGGCAGTACCTTAAGGATGGCGTTACGGTGGCTCCGAACGCACCTAGAGCGCATGACCAATTGAAAGCTTTTGCTGAAGCCATCGGGATCACAAATGCGGAGCTTATTCCGTACTTGCCAAATTGTTTCCCGACAGATTTTCGGGACTATGATCAGAGTGAATTAGATACCTCAGAGAAATCTACTTTAGATGTCGCCTGTTTTGGCGCGTACCGCCCACTCAAGAACCATTTACAACAGGCGTTGATCGCAATGCGTTTTGCGGAATCCTTAGGTAAGAAGCTGAGGTTCCATGTGAATGATCGCAAGGATCAAGGTGGTCAACCTATTTTCAAGAACGTTCAAGGAATGTTTTCTCATTTGCCTTCAGACGGATTTGAACTGGTAATCCATGAATGGGAAGACAGACAAACATTTCTCCAATCAATAGAGGGAATAGATTTGCTGATGCAAGACTCTCTAAGTGAAACGTTCAATATCGTTGCCGCCGACGCCACTTGGGTTGGGCGTCCTGTTCTTGGGAACAAGGAAATTCCTTGGCTGTATTCTCTTTGGTCAGATCCAACCGATCAGCACAAGGCAATGAAGGTCTTGTCCACCATTTGGCAGAACAAGACCTTCATAATTACACAGAACCGAGCTAGACTTCGTTCATATGCAAAGCAAAGCCAAAGTATTTGGTTTAAGTACTTGACTTAACCAGAATTTACTTAAGGAATTTTGCATATTCCCCCTCACCTAGCGTTGGCAGCACGGTGTCTCGGAATTGTTCAAACGTAATGGCACCTTTCGGTTCGTGTTGATGCTGTTGGCAGTACGCCCACCATCTTTTAGTTTGGTTATCGCGTTCTACTTTAGCCAAATCAACAACGTTTGGTTCAGGTAGCTCTTGAACTTCTACCTTCGCCGGTTTACGAAAGATCGCATCAAAATTATTCCGATACGCATCGGATGCCCCCTTAGTAGCGATCACGTCGCCGGTAATATCATTTCTCGCGGCCATAGTTCCTCTTATTCACGGTGCCTCACAATAACTTCGTCACTAACCTTGTAACACATCACAGCAAGTTGATCATAATATTCCAATGTTAAATCTATGATTTCATTAATCTGTTCACGCGTTGCTGCAATTCTCACTGGAATCATACGCTCTACAAACAACTCACCTGAAGGCGAAATCCATTGGCCTTTGGCTGGTGTGAGAATGGTTAAACCACCTGTAATTTCACGCACTTTCGAGTCCCACACCCGGTGGTATCGTGCAGTATAAAATTTTCCAGGTTGTAAGCGCTTTTCAGTTGGGACTAGAATTTCCCATAAAAGTGTTTTTAACAGCATGATTATATTTTGAAATGCCCATTATTGATAAGACTAAGACAACAATCATTCCTAATCCTATAATTCCAAATCCGAGCACTTGCGAAACTATGTCCTTAGACATTCCGTCAATGTCAATTGAAGAAGGTTCACAGCCCGCAAACAGACAGACTATGACGTAGAAATAAAACATTGACAAGGATAGACTTTTACTTTTAGTTTTAACGCACGCGTGAACAAAAAATACAACGGCGGGCAACATCAACAGCGGCGCTAATCCCACAGCAACTGTGTTGTATGAATTAGGTTTATATAGCACGTTGCCGAGCATAATGCCAATTAACTCATTATCAATGTAAAGAGGTGTTGGAATGACTGATATTGAACTGGGGTGTCCATTCAATAGAACCGCCATTAAGAAGTGAAAAGCTTCATGTAGCGCAGTTCCAGGCAATGTAATCCATGCATAAACAAAAGTATCGTACTCTAAAAGCCGACTTGTTAGATAAGCTAAAATTATGACGCTAAAATACGTCATGAGCGACTTTAGATGATTCATTTACGCTTCTTTCTTGTCGCACGCTTGACGTTTGATTTTTGTTGAGGCCATGAGAATTGATCATCGCCTAAACGATGTCTTATTTCCGCTAAGTCTCTCCAGCGTTGATGAACATTAGCGCTCCCTAGAATAGCAACAGTCATCGCCTTATTTTTAATCTTCGTCACCACGACAAGACAACCACCAGCTGGATTTGTGTATCCTGTCTTTGTTAGATAGAAAGTCCATCCTGGTGCACCAATTAACGGATTGGTATTTTTTCGAACCACTCCATCGACCCTAACAAAAGGTTGCACACTGATAGGAGCAATCTTAGTCGATAATAAACTTCTAGCGAATGTTGCTATTTCTAAGGCTGTGCTACGATTATCTGAATCCAGGCCTGACGCCTCAACATATTGCGTATTTGGGGGTAAATGAAGTTCTGTTTTTGATGTTCTTCCAAGAGCTATTGCGGCGACGTTATCAGAATTGACAAGTGAAAGTTCTAAAAGTTTTTCACGTGTGTAAGACTTCCCAGGGCGAAGCGGTGTGCTTTTCATTTTTCCACGCCGAACATCTTCTTCAGTGATAGTTATAGTTTCATCACTAGGGAGATCAACATTTTTAGCACCAGTAAACAGCTTTGTAATTGATGCTATTGGGCGCTTAGCATCAATATTCTCTTGCGCTATAATTTGGCCATTTTCGTCAATCACGACATATGATTTGGCCGTGATAGAGTGCGCAAGAAGTGGAAGACAGAGAAGTAGGTAAACTAATGTCTTCATACGAGAACAACGCTAGGTTCGGTTACGCAAAGGAATTTGCAAGCATCAACATAGTTCGCAAAGTCCATCCCAATGGTGGCATCAACTCTGACAAGTGGTTGCCAGTTTTGGAAATCTGCGCTGTCGTCTAGAATGACAAAATCAACAACGGAGTACTTCTCATGAAGTTCTTCAAGGTATTTTTTAACCTCTTCGCCCCGCGGGCGATGAAGAACTGGCGTCACATCAAAAAACCATGGCAGTCTAAATCCCATAAGTGAAAGATAAACACGCAGCCGATTCAAGTGCTCTTCACTACCGAAGTCGCCGTTGTGGAAGTGTTTACGATGAGTGCTACTTAGTACGACCCCAACCGACTGATCTGTCTCAATCAATCGGTTAATCAATTCAACACAAACTGGGTCGACCGTATGAATGGCCGAAATAGCCTCATAAGGAAGCGCACCCAACACAGGGTGCGCATCACCTGGGATCTGACCTAATTTAGTGAATACAGACCGTGAGCTATTGACGACTCCATCAATGTCGAGGAAAATCAATTTAAGAGCCTTTGACACGGTCTTCTCCTATCAGATATTTTAATTCTATGCAATATGGTTAAATCTGGTTGCACTCTTCCAGGATCATGGTGTATGACGAATTTTCGTACAGACCGCCCAACACTGAGTCTAACCACCAATGCGGCAACTCAGGATCACAATATAGTTCGTGCTTAAACAACCAACCACGTCTGAGGTCTTCACGCCACATGGTAACGTTCAAGTTCAGGTACCTTTTACCTACGGCAAACCCGTTATTTGGGCTAAGTGCAGTACCATATGATTCGTGGTTAAAGAGAGAAACTTCGGCTTCTTCACTAAAGTCCAATTTGGACGACATGTTCCGTGCGAAGTACTTGTAAAGTTCGGCCATTCGCCTGAACTTCTTTGAGAGTCCACCGACGGTGCGGCGGATAGTGTGTCCGTTGTGAGTGTTTACGCTTTTAGCTGTGTCATAGCATCCTCCTTAATTGATAACGCATGTTTTCTTTTGACTCTTTTTAGCAAAGGGCCAGGGCTCGTCAAGCACCCTTGCGTCCTTTGGTAGCTTGAAAATGATTCCAGTCTCTTTTTGCACTTCAGCAATAGAGGTCATGAATGTCTCTAAATCATCAGATGATGATTCATGCGGAAACAAAAACGTCATTACTTCTTTAGTTTTAGTGTCCACAACTATTTTGTAAAATGCTGAGGGAACAGTCACCATGTTCCTGCCAATAGTTGGGTCTTGTTTTCGATTATAAATCGGCCCCGCGTAAATGAGAACAGTTGTCTTCCGCGCCATCACCCAATTTCGGATTTGATCCTCCAGTTTTTTCCAAATACCACGGTTGAAGCCGGCGAGTTGAGGCGACATATTGCTGAGAATAAAAGAATCTTCTTGAGCTTGTAAACTCCAACGCATGTCTTCGGCATTTGCAATATGACCGGTGTCATAACCGGATTTTGCATAATCCTTAGGTGTGCTTGGATTTTTTAAACTCTTATCAGCGGCATATTTGTCAGCCCTTGGAAAGCACCCCATTACCTTAGTTGGATTCAATGTGTATGAAACCCAGACAGGAATTTTAGCATTGTTATCATGCTCAAGCACGTATCCTTCACGGCAGATCTTCGTGACGCTTTGTTTGACAACGGTTGGAAAACCATAGGGTGTAAATTGTTCGCACTTCACCAATGGTAATGGTGCTTGTTGGGCACCAAATGCGTTCATTGAAAAGCACAGAAGAAGGGTAGTGATAATTTTGAACATGTGATTATTTAGTATTTGAAAGTAGCTCAACGATTCTGCATGCCAGATCGACAGTCTTACCGTCGTCTCTTTCAGGATTTAATTCAACCACATCAAAAGAGTTTACCCTAGTAATAGTCTTGAGCCACTCCAGCTGAATGTCAACCGGGCCGCCATGTTCTGGAGTGCCTACCCCAGGAGCAACTGTTGGATCAAAAAAGTCAATATCAAATGAGACGTGGATGTGCGTATCATCTGGTATGTTGTTCACAGTTTGTTGAATCAAGTTCTGAATGTTCTCAATACACTCTGCGCTGTTATAGAACTTAATGCGATTGTTGTTTAGAAATTGAACTTCACCAGGATCAACAGAGCGCAGGCCAAAATATGTGATCTGATTGGGATGTAAGTATCCAAGGCGGATCAACATTTGAACCGGCATACCGTGCATATTTCCAGTTGGTGATGTCTGTGCAGAGTTAATATCAGCATGGGCGTCAAACCAAAGCACATGAAGATTCTTTTTCGCGTGCATAGACACCGCTGAAATACTTCCAATCGCCAAAGAATGATCACCACCAATGAGCCCAGGCACTTTGCCTTCTCCAAAAGTTCTTGTGACCTCTTTATTGATAAGTCCACACCAAGCCATCACATCACTGTAATTCCGCATGTTGTCATCATTTGAAGGTGCACCTTCAAATTGATCAAGCATGACAAATTCATAGTCATGGAGAACGTCTTCTACGGCTCTTGGCCCATATTCACAACCTGGTGTCCCAGTCCCAACACAAGTCGGAGCGCCAATTAACTTAACAGTCACTTCTGAACTTTCACTGTAACACCAAACAGATCGTTGAATTCCGCGCTAATAGAGCGTAACCGGCGCTCTTCAGTCCAAATTGCTGCCGCGAGAGCCGACACCGCATGGTCTGGAATACCGTTAACTGCGGCGTGACGCTGAACTTCTTTGAAGGCCTCAAACAATTCCGTAATCATTTCTGTTCTTGGATTAACATGCGGGGCAATAGCATCAAATCGTAACTCGCTCATAAGGACCTCCAGAATGACATTGTAATAGAGAAATATCAGAACAACTATTAAACGAAGGACGGAGGTGACACCAGAAATGGCCGAGGGACCACGAAAGGTCCCTCTTGTATGGCGCTTCATCCGACTAAATTGGCGTCACCTGACTCCATTCAGCGTGCGCTCTTGCCCTCTGTAAAGCGCTTGCCTACGTTTGGCCAGTACATGAGCTGTGTATTCGCATTCACCTTACGGTTCACAGATGTGGATTGCACGAATACTTGCCATTTACCGGCAGTATCAGGGCGAACACGAGCGTCACCATAGCGTGGCAGTCCAATCAAATCACGTGCTTCAGGTCCACAGAAAATTTGACCAGTTTCCTTATCGCGAATAGCAATAAGCTTGTAGTCTTGGATCTTGTCCTCTGTCTTTACCAATTGGTAAAACGCAGCGCCTTTCAGCATTGAAGAACCATTCAAACGCGCTTCAACAAAATCGCGAATTTGAGCACCTTCTTCCTTGGATGCGACCGGAAACAGTTGAACTTCGGAACTGATGTCACCAAGTTTCTTCACATCCGCTTCAGTAATATTCGCAACCGACGTATAGAACGTACGGGTACTCTTTTGGCCTGTGGAGCGCGCTTGGAAGAAGTCGGAGACTGCTTGGTCATTTTGCGCTGCAGCGGTTGCAAAACCACGCTCGGTTTGATCCCACTCGAGAACGTTACCAGGCTCCACTCCAAGCTTGACTAGGTCTCGTGCATAACCGCGAGGTACACGGAAGACGAACGTCCAACGATCCGTGGCTTGGCGCTCGCGAATTTGGCGCATCATTTCGGCAGCACGGTGTTGATCTGTGGACTGGCCATCAGTCGTTGCCGCAACGATAAAAGTTACTTCTGGATCGTTGTAATCAGGAACTTGTCTTAAGTGGTCGATTGCTTGCAGCACCGACTCGAAAAGTGGAGTACCACCATTTGCATTGTAATTCTGCAGTAGTTGAACCTGTTGAATGGGGGTCAATGTAACTGCTCGTCGAATGCCTCCACCGCACTCATATACGGACACAACCGTGTTGATGTCATGTGCTTCAGCCGCCTTCTTAGTACTACCGATCAACCCGTTGAAATCCCGCTTAGCTGGCTCGCGAAGGCTATGCATTGACCCACTGTGATCGCGGATAACAACCATGTATGTCTTTGCTTTGGTTGACGCGGCGTTCATTACAACCGCCTGAATTGGCGATGAGGTCGGCGTATTGATCTGAACTGTAGTAGCTTTAGCTTGAATTAGTTCCTGAATCAGGTCTGCAACACGGCGTTCAGCAGTCGCACGGTCTCGGAACTTTTGGATAGGGTTGCGGTGTGCGTTGTAGAACGCGAGCAACTCAGAGGTTTTGGCGTTGTGAATGTCAGCCAAATTAGATGTGATCGAAATAGTCATATAAAAACTCCAAACAGAAAAATTAAGAAACTAGAAAATGACTGACTTCGCAGTCTCTGTATTTAGCGTGCTCTTATGATTGTCGCATACGCTTTAACCTGAAGTGTTACGAGCTTAGGTTCACCAGTTCTTGGTATCTTTCGTCAGTGATTGATAACGCATTCATCCAATCCTTGAAGTACTGATCTAATCTTGCCGAATTTTGATGCGTACCAAAATGATATGTGAGGAAGTCCTTGCGGTTCTGAACCTTATCGGCAATCAACATATCGTTGACTTCCTTGAGCGGACTAAGTACTATCTTAGAAGTGTCGCAGTGTGCTAAGTACATGTTCGCCACCCGACGGTACTCCATAGTCAGCATCACCGCCCGTATCGAGACGTTCTGACCAAGCTTATCAAGGGTGTACTTGTAGCCGACGGTCGTTAGATCAGCGTCATTCTGAAACAATGGGTGCAAGCAAAACCCCGCCATTGCCTCAGATGATGCGCCGATTTTATTCAGAATGACGAGCCCTTCATCGATGTGATTCATCAATGGAACTTTACTGCGTGCTGCAATACGTGTCCCGTAAAAAGCCTTGATTGCTTCGTACTCGGGGCCAGATTTTATGAGGTCAATCAGATCAACCATTTCGCTTACCTGAGAAAGCTGGAGTCACATTTTCAGTAACGTTCACCGCTGTACGCACCGCTTGATTCGCACGATGTCGAAATGCACGTTCTTCTTTCTTCATGAGTTGACCAACTCGCCCACAACCACGTGCGATTTTACAAGAGTGACAGCTGCATGAGCGTGGTTTATCTTTAGAGTTCGATTGCATTACCATACTCCATAGTCAGTAATATCGGTTTCAGCTTCGTTGCCATCTTTGTCACGGATCTTGGCTGTGACTGAAATTCCAATCCCACTACCATGGCTGAAAATGAGCGCAACTTGCCCGCCATTTTTCAGGATCTTCGTATTGGCTCGCTTCGCCAAAAAGGCCTCGAGTGAGGCCTGCTCGTTTTCGTTCAATTGGTATTTCATGGAATGATGAAGGAGATAAATTCAAAACACCAATCTTATTTTCTTCCTAATCTATAGCCACGCTCAAGAAAAGTGTTAACTTGTTCATTAGACACTTTTATAGGTTTTAAACCATCAGTCATCCATTTTGTGCCAAATGAAGAATTGTTCTCTCCACTATTTGATTCTGACATTTTCCGTTTTGATTCTGTAGAATGCTGTTTGCCAAGCATTCCATACGTGTCATTCTTCCCACCAAACGCCTTAACACCACGTTCACGTTTAGTTGCAACAATCTTTTTGGCAATATCTTTTCTCTTCGGTGATCTGTTTCCTGCAACTGTTGCATTCTTTCTTTGTAACTCTGACCAGAAGAGTCCGCCACCTTCACCACCGTACTTCAAGTTGATGCACAGCGGATCTGCAAGAAGTTCTTCATTCACGATTTCAGCTTCACGCGCTTTCAGCGCGACACGATCTGGAAGAAACTCCAGAATCTCTTTCCTGTGGTTCTCTCGGCCATGTTTGCCGATCGAGTAACCAAGAATTTTCCCACTTCCAAGATAACCATCTTCCAGGTTATCAGTTGAATGCATACCCACATAGAACTTGCCAGTGATCTGACAGGTTGTCTTGTAGATGTAGTGGTACTTCTTCTGTTTACGTGGCATGTTTCGCTCTCCTGTCGCTATTTAGCGAGGAGGTACGAAACTTCCTGAATGAGCGGGGAACGGGACTCGAACCCGCGACCTTCTGCTTGGCAAGCAGATGCTCTACCAACTGAGCTATCCCCGCACTGGATTTTCTGGTGCGCTTCCTTTCGGAACTTCGAACCTCTCAATTCGAAAAGCGTGAAAATCCTGTCTGGAACCACCGTTACGGCAGCGATTCTGATACTCCTTCCACACATGGTGGATGAGCTTCTGTATTTATCTGGTGGAGACAGTGGGCATCGAACCCACAAGCGATTTTCACGCTTCCCGGCTTTCCCGCTCATCGGCGGAGCTGGACCATTATCCACGACATTCTGGCACTTTCCCCAAGATAGCTTTCAACACCCTCAATAGCCGGGGTTCTGTCTTTAACCCATCATCTACCTACGAACTCCTATTCGCTAGGAGCCGTCCTCCCCGATTTTCAGTCGGATCATAGGTGCATCAACCCGTTCCCTCGGCGAGCAACGTCATAAGGAACTATTTGACTTGTTGCGGAATCGTTGTGGTCGATAGCAACGTATATGGAGCGGGAACATAAAGGCATTGTCACTGGCTTTCACCGCATATTTCCTAGGTGTCCGAACCGCTACATTCTCGTCTGCCACAGAGCGATGAATCCTGCTCTACGCAACCCCGAACTTACCTCAAACTTTCGCCTGCGATGGGACGGATGTTGAAACTTGGTGGGCATGGTGGGACTCGAACCCACAAGGGAACTGCTTCTAAGGCAGCTAGCTGTACCAAATTCGCATTATCTACACGCCCAAAAACTTTGGTAGGCTGGGTGGGGCTCGAACCCACAGTGGACTTTCGTCGCCGGATTATGAGTCCGGTGCCTGCAACCAATACGGCGTCCAGCCCAAATATGATGGTGCCCCGGGTCGGATTCGAACCGACACGCTACTTAATTCGCGGGAGATTTTAAGTCTCCTGTGACTACCAATTCCACCACCGGGGCATACTTATGTTGGCATGCCAGGAAGGGTTCGAACCTCATGACGGAGCGACCGCCGTTTTGCCTTTGTAGGAATTATTTGTGAACCTACCCTTAAACTACTGACATACATACTTGGCGGAGCGCCAGGGAATCGAACCCTGTGAGCCGCTTTCGCGACCCTACGGATTAGCAATCCGCTGCATTACCATCCTGCCCGCGCTCCAATTCATTTTATTTTACTAAGCATTAAGAATTCATACTTCATGAATTCAGGTTGTATTTTGAGCGTGACCTTCGATGTGCAGGAGTTGAACCTACAATACCACGCATCTCTAAGACCTTGATCGTGGCCACGATCACGTCCCTCTGGCCAGAGTGGTCTGCCCATGGAGCTAACCATGAACCGCTCAACTTGGCAGAGGGCGGGAGAATCGAACTCCATGCAACTTTACAGCCACACGAACCGCTTTCCAGGCGGACCCCATCACCATCAGGGATCACCCTCTATATTTTGGTGGACTGCGCGGATTTGAACCGCACCTTGAGGTTATCGCCCGGCAGAGGTCCTCGCGAACGTGCTTCCTTACGGCGGCCCCTTATGCTTACCTGATTACAACAACAGCCCATAAATTAGTATGACAACAAGGTACGACGATGGGTGCCTTTCGGCATGAGCGGCTGTCCTACCACTAGACGACTGGTGCTTGCCCAGGTGGGAATCGAACCCACGTTCGCTGCTTGGGATAACCATCAATCAATCGGTTGTCAAATTTTGGTGGATCATGTTGGACTCGAACCAACGTACCCCGGACAAATCCAGGTGGCTATTCCCAACAAGCCAAATGACCCATTCAATCTTGGCAGATGACGGAGGAATCGAACCCCAACCCGCGAGGGGTCGATCCGCTTTCGAGGCGGTCTCAGTCCCAGACTGAATCATCATCTATGGTGGGACGTGTAGGGATCGAACCTACGACCTACGCCTTGTGCTTTACTCAAGTTCCGCTTGTTTGATTTCTTTTAGAGACCAAACAACCAAATCAAAAAGCTTCCTTGTTGATTCCCATTTAAGATCATCAATCAAAGATTTTCTGCCTTTGACCTCGAGAATGTATTCAGTTCCATCAAGCTTCCTAACCAAAAAGTCAGGAGAGTATGTTCGTGTTTTTTCATTTACAGTATAACAAATTCTATATGGGCAACGATTCCAAGAAAGAATTTTTCCTTCTTGTTTCCATTTAGAAAGCACTTTTGCCGCTCTCAATTCCCATGTTCCTTGAACTTTCACACCTTCAAATTCAAACCATTCACAATATCCACCCGCTTGAGACCTAGTTCCATTTGCATATCCTTTACGTAAGCGTTCAGATTGCAACACTGATAAATGTAATTTTTGAGATTCTGACATACTATGCCCTGGTTTCCCAGTCATTACCTCGGTCAATTTTTGGCCAAGTTTTGCTAGCCTCTCATCAGATTCTTTTGAGAGCCCCTTATTCCATGGATTTGGTTCCCATTTAATGGGCTTTCCTTCTCTATGGATTAAACACCATCGCTTATGTGCTATGAGTGACTGTCTGGTCTCAAAAGTTTTTTCACATTTACAAATGTACATGAAACACTCCGGTCTTGCTGGGTATTTAACAAGACCGGCGCATAAGGGCGCCGCGCTACCACTACGCTAACGTCCCATGTTATCTTTAAAATTGTCGTACGATCGGTTCTTTCCAATGTGGAAACCATCGCAGTGCATGCACTTCCAATTACCGAAAGGTACGCCTTTCTTCTCAGTCATCTGAGTGGCTGCACGAACAGCTGATGCCTTCGTGTTATACATCACTTTTGGAGTTCCATCTTCACGAAGATGTGTTCGTGGATGCATCAAGCCTGTTACTCGGCCGTTCCACAAATTTCGTAAGAGTCTCTTCAAAGGTAGTTGATCTTTGAGAGCTAGAACAATGTTCTTCAGCTTCATTTCAAATCCTTGCAGTTATCAAAATGAAATCGCGTCATCGTGTTCTTTGCGCCGACTTTTTGGCAATGAGGACACGTCACTTTCTCTCGGATTTTTCCGAGATTTGGTGAACCATTCCGCAAGTTGAACTGCTTAACTGATTCAGCAATTTTAGCGTTAGTGGCTTCGCGTTTTTCTGGTTGTTTCAGTTTCGCAATTTCACTGAAGTAGGTCGATCCATACTTTTCAAGAATTGTCGCATGACTTTTCTCATGGTCAAAACCACCAGCACCACCAAGTTTCAAATTCAAACAAAGACGATTCTTCAAAAGCACGGCGTCTACAATCTCGGCTTCACGGAGTTCAAGCGCTTTTCTGTCTGGGAGAACTTCAAGAATCTTCTTCTCAAAGTTTTCCAAACCGTACTTAGCAATTTCGGCTTTGATTCTTCTACCACTACCAAAATAACCATCATTGATATCGAATGTTGAGTGCATCCCAACATAAAAACGACCATTGATCTTATTGGTGACCTGGTAAATTACATGCATTTTCTTCATACGCTTATTTAGCGTCTAGTGCTACTATTACACTAATCTGGTGGAGACACCTAGGATTCGAACCTAAGTTAGACAAAGTCGCCGGCTTTACATGCGATAACCATTCACTGGCGGTCGCGAACGACAAAAGGTGCAAACGGGCTTTACGGTGGGTTTTCCAACTCCCTCTGCCTCCATGTTCTCGACGTCACGGCTTTCAGTCAAGGTCGCTTCCTTCATCCACCTGCGTTTTGGTGGCCGTCCGTACGACTTGCGGTCGTAGAAGCTAACGTTATAGCGCGACACTTTTCCTGGTGCTACGGCTTCCAAGCTTTGCCTTGGCGGCAAGAGGGTTACACACTGTCAGCTACCCACAATCTCCATCTCAGCATATTTTGACTTTCGTCAGGGACCCCCTAGCATCTCCCCAGTTGGATTACATTGCCCAACCACATGTCAATTTCAAGTCAATCGAGAAACTACCACGTCATCTCTGTGGCCGAGGGAAACTGGTCTAGGTGGCGGGACTCGAACTCGCAGCCTCCGCGCTCCGGACGCGGCCGTCTACCAATTGACATTACACCCAGATGATTTGGTGCGGATGGGGAGATTTGAACTCCCAGCCATAAGGGTCACAGCGCTCTCAACACTGCCGGTCTACCAATTCCCTGCACATCCGCATATTTCGTAAGTTACTAGTTTCGCAACAGTATCAGTATTCGTGTCCTCACCACTAGGCACTTCCAACTAGTAATTTGGTGCGCGTGGCGAGATTCGAACTCGCACGTCCTTTCGGACCCAACGTTCTGAGCGTTGGAAGACTACCAATTCCATCACACGCGCATATTCTTAAGTATGGCGAGATCCCTCTCGCCAGCCTTGAGTCACCTTGTCGGACTACTCCTCAGTTATGGGATGGATTGTCCACCGAGTTTTGCCCTCAGTTGGATTAAGGCTTACCATACTTAAGAATACTGGTCGGGGTGGTGGGATTCGAACCCACACGCCTTGCGGCGCCTGCTTTTGAGACAGGTGTGACTACCAATTCCACCACACCCCGAAGTATTTGGAGGAGGGTAACAGAATCGAACTGTCACCGGCTCATCACCGATGGAACGGTTTTCAAGACCGCTTGTCCACCATGGACTCTACCCTCCTTGGAGCCGGCACGTGGATTCACACGTGGATCACCCGGCATAGAAATCTCTTGTCATTACGATCAGTCAGACATAGGCAACGCACTTGCCCTGCTGCCGTGTGCGATACGTTTAAGATCGAAATGTTTGGTTGCGTGGTCAACGAATCGAACGTGTCTTCAAGGTTATGAGCCTCGCGTGCTTCCATCACACTCACCCGCAATAATCTCTATGATGCTGTCACGACACTTACGACATGTCATGCACACATCAACTGCCTCTTGAAGTTCCTCCAAAGAGCGCAGTTCAAATTCTTCAGAAATGCTCTTGATTTGCTTGTCACTTACTTTGTGACATACACAAACTATCATCATCTCCTCCTAATATAGACACAAACAAAAGCGACGTCGGAAATTGCCCAAACCTGCCACCGGACACTGCTTGCGCAGAGGGCTGTACGAGTCGAACGTACACGGACTTTTTTCGAGAAAGATAAGATAACCAACAATCAACGGTTTGTACCATTTCAAAAAGCACCAAAGATACTCTTTGAGATGGTGGATGTAGAAGGATTCGAACCTACTAAGCCTTAAGGCAACGGGGTTACAGCCCGCCCCAACCCTCCAACGTTGGCGTACATCCATGATGAACAGTAAAGATTTCGCTAGGAGTCAATACCTAGATTTTCTGATACCAACATCAGTCGTTCTTCTTAAACTACGAAACCGCGCTACGGCAACATAGCGCCTGTATCTTTAGACAGCAGTAAAGTTCGCCGAGATTCGAACTCGAGTTTCCGGCACAACGTGCCGGTGTTCTATCCACTGAACTACAAACCACGTCACGGCAATGACGCCTGCTGTCATCCATCTCGACGATTGCCGCCGTCGAAATAGAAACTGGAGCGGGTAGTCGGATTCGAACCGAACACTTCAAGTTTGGAAGACTCGCGTGCTAACCGTTAAACACTATACCCGCAAGACCAACTGTTAGCTTACGTCTTCTCCGTTGGCGATTGGACAGCCCGTATCGTGGGAATCCGGAGGATTTTCACCTCAAGATGTGCTTCCGCCATCTCATATATTCATGTCGACCTCAGACTTTCTATGTCGACGCGTCTGGCATTATCACCACCACGTTCGTGGTAGCCAGCTTAATTGGTGGAGGATACGAGAGTCGAACTCGTGACTTAACCTTGCAAGGGTCATGTGTTCCCAGCTATACCAATCCCCCGTAATTCATTGGTGCCGAATGTCTGACTCGAACAGACCACCTGCCGCTTACAAGACGGCTGCTCTACCAGATGAGCTAATTCGGCATACCCGTCAGTTTTGATGGTCAATGACGAGGACCAAAGCAATCAAATGTCCCAGTAATCCCACTCCTCAAACGGGTGATGAGCGATGAAGTGCTCGAAAGCCTTCTTCGACTTAGCTTCCACTAAGTGCTCGAAATCACCACGTACCCACCCGAGAGTAGGATGTACTGCTTCGAACTCATTCACCCACACAAAGTAATCCTCTTGAAGTTCACCAGTAATCGTCCAGCCCGAAGGATGGGATCCTAGTGCATCTCCTGGGAGGGTACGTGCTTGAGATTTGAAATCATGAGAATACTCTTGCTTAAAACGCATAACAATCTCCAGTGTTGAACAAAACACTGAACATGCACTTTCAACTATTATGCGAACCTGGTCGGAGATGCAGATTACAAACTGCGACCCCCACTTACATGAGTTTTATAGGTTCCAAATTGGTCTCCGTAGAGGGATTTGAACCCCCACCGCATGCTCCCAAAGCATGAACGCTACCAGATTACGCTATACGGAGAAAACGGTCTCTCAATCTAACATCGCGCTTACCGTGAAAGGCGATCCTTAAAGCCGATTGAGTAAACTCCCAGTCATTATCACCGCCGTACGTCAGACTAGGAATTGAGTACGAGCTGAATAGATACAACAAAAAGAACTGAAGGAGTTGTCTCCCAACGAGGCTTAAGAAATCCGAAGATTTCTTTCAGAGTCGAACTTTGTCGAACTGAATCATCCATAAGATAACCTTCAATTAACCGCTTGCGTCTACCATTTCGCCATGAATGAAGTGGTGCGCGTGGGAGGATTCGAACCTCCATCCCATCCATTGCCTCGTCTTTCGACTCGGTGAGGGAATCGAACCCTCGGTCCCCCGGCCAGGGGAGCGTGTACCATTCCGCAACACGCGCAATTTCTGGTGGACCTAGAGAGAATCGAACTCTACTTACAACACGCTTGCAAGGCGCGCCAGCAACCCCATTGCTTAAGCCCGTGTACGCGACAGGTACTATGTTGAGAGATGAATCTCAATCAACTGTTCGCTGCGCGTTTCGCTGGAATTTTCACCAGCTCGTCAGCACGGTTAGCCCTGATTTTACGTCGCTTTTGCGACCACGCTCACAACAATCTCCAGGGCGAAAGATCATTGCCTCGTGTATGGTGCGGATGAGAGGACTCGAACCTCCACGCCTTTCGGCACAGCGACCTCAACGCTGCGTGACTACCAATTCCACCACATCCGCATATTCTTAAACACAAAACTGGTGGGTGCGGTAGGATTCGAACCTACTCAGACTTATTGGCATTGCCACTCGTTTACAGCGAGCTTATCTCTCCAGGGAATGCGCACCCATGAGGATGTAGAATTTCTGTTGCGCCTACTTGTCCGTATTCTTTCAACGGTGAGCGAATAGCAGTCTACAGTCCAAAACTGGACACAAACAAAAGGGACGTCGGGTATTGCCTCCCTTGACCACTGAGGCACGGTGGAATCGAACCACCTCGGTTGTTTTCACCAAAAGAAATGTAGATAACCAACAGTCAACGGTTTGTACCATTCTCAACCACCACTGCAGGAATCTCTTGTCATTACGATCAGTCAGACATAGGCAACGCACTTGCCCTGCTGCCGTGTGCGATACGTTTAAGATCGAAACGACTAGTCGACTCTTTTAACAGAGGTGGTTGAGAATGGTACCTGCTGCAAGAATCGGACTTGCGACCTCTTCCATGTCAAGGAAGCGTTCTACCACTGAACTAAGCAGGTAAAGATCGTGCAGCAACTTCGTAGACTGTTCGGCGACATCGCGTACTTCATCTAAGTCATCAGACTGCACGTCTGATTGGTGTTTCGAATTTTTAATGAGCAAAGTGCTTGTGTGATCTACATCGGCCCTCGCAACTCCGATTTCTCGGTGGCTGCCTCCCTCTACAACGTAGAGTTTTTCCGACAAGTCTACCCAATCCCTAACTTCCGCTTTGGGCTCTAAGGGTTCCTTCTCGCATCACACAAATTTTGAAAGAGCGTTGATCTTTCGATCAGTTCAACGTTGTTAGCGTCGATGTTTGTTATTCTAGATCGTTTTGCTAATCTTGTACATCGTTTGTTCAGGATCAGCATCTCTTTCTAGAGAATCGTCGCTGTGTTTGCAGCGTCGATGTTTGTTATTGTAGCACGGTTTCGTCAAAAATGTTGGTCATTTCTTCAGGTTTACAATTGTTACATTTACTGTGCGGATACCAATCGAGGGTCTTGACTTTCGCCAGGACCCTCGTGTTTGAAAACTTTCTTCAACTATTACGAGGGTCTCTTCCTACCAGGGAGCGCTGGCACGGACAAACCGGCGAGTAAACTCGACAGTGAATATCCATAAGTGACCAGTGCTGTGAACATTGAAGATAAATCCTTAGTTGTATAAGTCTATATAGCGTTTTTCTCGAAATATCAACGCCCAATTGCAAACCATGTAATTGCCGTTGACATCATAGTTCCACCGTTTAAGTCACCACCATTATCTACATAAGCGGTAAACCCTGTTTGTGTTTGTAATCCGCACATGACTCCAAGTGTCAATAGCGAATTAGAAGTTGTTGGTGCTGATAGATTTGCTGTAACTGCGAAAACTGCATTTGGAAATTGAATTGGAAAATTAATTACCGCAGATGATTGGTATGTAGAAACATTTGGGAGATTTGCAGTTCCCCATTGCAATATCAACCCCCCAGGTAATTTTTGGTATCCATTACTCGAGAGATTTTGGTTTGACCCGAGGAAAGCAGAAAGACCTGCTGGAAAGTCTACCTTACCATCAGAAGCAACAGTCATCACGTCTTGCGTAGTTGCCCCAACATTTCCTCTAGCCAACTTAACGGTACCATCAGCATTGGCGGCGGTTAATGCAAAATTCGCAGTTGCTGTATTAGATTGACCAATTTGGACTGCGTTTGTTTTTAAGGTGCTCATAGCTCAATCCTTAATCTAAACGCAGATCAACTACATCAGGGTGAGTTCTTTTAAACTTCGCATATGTGCCGCGATAAAAACCGCCGGGCATTACTTCCATTGCTGGTTCTGCGTCAAATACGCCATGGAAATCCGTGATTTCAAAGATGACACCGTATGCCCCGTTCTTACCATATTCTTGCCAAACATCGGTGTACACTTCTTGGTGCTCTTCATTGCTGTCGTCAAAATGAAGTCCCGTTGCTTCTTCAAAAGCTTTTTCGAACGCCTCTGTAAAAGCATTTTCGTCACTTGAATATGCATCAAATCCTATGTAAAGTTTGTCTTTCTTAGGACTGTATCCAAGGTAACACTCCTGCATGTCATGGAAGTCAAGTGTTTGAGTTACTTCAACATCCGCGTGCCCTGGTGCATCATCATCTTCGTCATTATCAGCAACGATTTTTGACGCGTCCAGTTGGAAATTCAGTTCAACATCCAGATCTTCCCGATCCATGTACTCTTGAACCGCATCCTCACACTTTGTATAAGCCTCTCCAAGATCATTATGCTCAAAGAATCTCATCCCGTGCCAAACAATCTTGCGTGTGCCCCACAGTTTAGAGATCGCTTTGCCATGCTGGCGCGGGAACGCGTTAATGATGTCCTTTAATTCAACAGGTACATCAGGAGATTCTTGAAGTGAAAGTAATTCTTTTAGGAGTTGCATAGGGAGCCTCGTTATAGTTCAACCCTATTTACACCTCCAGGAAATCAGGTAGTATTTCCGTTATCAAGAGCACCGTTTCTAATTGATGCTCATTACTTAATGTTTGGGACAAGGCAATAGCAAAAAGCACGAGCTCTTCATGAAACCTTTCCTTGTCCCATTTTTCTGCCCTGAAAAGGACAATTAGATCCGCTAACTGATCGACAACATCAGTATCTTCTTGCACATCGTAAAAGACGAGCGAGCGATGTACTTGATCAAATTTTGATGCTAGTAAATCTAATTTGTCCATGTCTTGCATAAATTAACCCTGAAGGATTTGTCCAACAGCGGCCCCTGTAATGAGACCCGTGGTGTTTTGGATGTATGAATCAGCGACATCCTTTTCAACATCCAAAGGCGGAGATACCAATCCACTCTTATAGATTTGAACTGGCTTATCTAGGCGAATGATAGACATTGGCGCAAACCCAATTTGTGGGCTACCATCTGGGCCACGCATCATGTGCACGTTCAATGGACGCTCTACAACAAAATGAGATACTTCTTCGCTGAGAACTTCAGCGATGACCTCTTGCCCGTTGATAAGAATGAATGATTGAATGTTCATAATTTCCTTAGATAATGTATTTGGAATAAGACTTTACACGCTCAAAACGGAATGATCGCCATCCCTGGCGATCAAGAGCATAGACCTTGAAAAGATTTGGATCTATCGGCTTTGGAATTTTAAGGGCGGATGGATCTGGCGCACTAACCACATCGCGTAATGATACTGATTGAGTTTTTGGTTTAGCCTGTGTAGGAATAGCCGGTTCATATGTGGTGCATAAAATTGTCTTTATTTCACCATCAGCCGTTTCAAACGTCACATGTACCGCGCCTTCTGAAAGAAGTTGTGAAAGTTCTTCTCTGTTCATTGGCTCTATATTCTCCATTATGTGCCCATGAATGAATGGTTCTGGAATGGCTGCTTCATTTGGCGCCGCTGTTATGGTGAAGGTCACGTCTGTTTGTTCGTCCCAAAGTTCAGGACGGCGGCCCGTGTAACATTCATTGATCAGCGGCATGTTGGATCAGGCATAGTGTCAATGTTAATGATTCGGCCGTGCACGCCAAGGTCTGGCCAGGAAAATTCTTCATTTATAACAGCATCATCGAGAAGAACTACTTCCACATCAATATCATGTGCTTTGGTATTTTTAAATCGATCGCGCATGTTTAGACGAAACGCTTCATGTTTACCCCAGAAATTTGACATTTCTTGAAAGTCTACAACTTCAGGACTAATCCGCATAACTTTACATGCTGCTGGAATGATGTCGTCATCGACAGTTGGAATTGCACAAAGTTTGATATCTAGACTCTGTTCCAACATTGGACGGGTACCCATATTGAAGCGCATCAATTCTTGCTGATTCCACACCGCAAAAGAAAAGATGTGCACTTGGTCTGGCTTGAATTCTGCAATGAACGCCTTCACCTTCTGCACATTGATCATATGTGTGTTAAACCAGCCATCGACGACAGGTGTGATAACTGTGTCTTCAAGATCAAGCCAAAGATGTCTAACAGTTTTACGTGGTTTGTTATCCGCGCTCATAGAAATTTCGTTTCGTTCAGAACATCTTTTGTCCGTGGTATTACCACTGTTAAATGTTTCTCTCAAGGAATGAACTAAGTTCATTCAACTTTTTCATCTCAGTCTTCGTTGCTTTATCCTGCGGATCTAAGCAGTGCTTTGCCAGTTCAAGGGTTAACATACGGAATGAGTTCTCCGCAAGTCTACTTGCAACTAAGACTTTAGACCTAGTTGGAGTGGTATCAATTTGCGTGAAGTAGACGTACTGCGCACCAGTACGTTTCTTCGCCTCTGGATAAAAACCTTCTGTAAAAATTGACTGCGCTGGAGGCAACAGTTTTGCTTTGTACCAAATTCGATCGTGGGTCATTTCTCGCCTATCGTAGTAAGACGAGTTACTAAGATTATAGTCACCCCTCTGAATAATGAGGGGTGACACCCGGGATCAATCTATTTGAACCCTGTTTTCTCGGTATTGTCTGGCAGCTTCCACCTTGGCAGCGTGGCGCTCATTGATCAATGAGCGCGCGATATCTTTCGCAGAACGAAGGTCGTACCAAAGGTACGTATACCCATTCTCACGGCTTTCCTTCTTTATCTCCTTCTTCAAGGTGCGAATTTGCTTGCTGTGATTTTCGTAGCATTCAAAGCCAAAGGGAATAATGACAGACGAGCGGCGTAGAAAACTATCGGAGTCTCAAAAGGGCAAACCAAAATCACGTAAGCTCCCTTAAGATTATCTCACCGCACTTTGACAATCTTTTCCACTTGATCTTGAAGCTGTCGGATTGGAAGCCACCAAACATGGAGGCGTTAGCATGCAGCTCACAGAGCGCTGAGGTCAGCAAAATGAGAGCATGCGGTTGGTTTGCGAACTCGGCCGCTTGGGCTGGGCGAAGCAAGTGACAGTCCATGTCATGCTCGATAAGCTCACCGATGAATGGGTCGCCACCAAGCTTCCGCCAGATTTCAGCAGATACTTTCGCATGGTCAGGGTAATGCACCTTGCCTTCATCATCGACCGTACGACAGAGCGGCTTGGCGCAGTCGTGCCATTGTTGATACGTGATGATGGACTCAAAGTCCTGGGCAAGCTTGCTTCTGATCATGTCCGCGTTATCCACGAACCAGTCAGGGAGCCGCCAAGACATATTTGGGTTCGGGTTCATGAGGTCACGAAACCGGGCGGCTACAAGAGCACCGTGATCCCAGTAACTAATGCCTTTGGTTTGGAAGCCAGCCTTCATGGCTGCCTGAAGCTGTTCAAAAGTCTACAACATACGTTTCTCCGTTCAATCAGATGAGGTCCGGTTCCACCCAGACCGTGTTTATGAAGCACTATCTGTCAACTAATGCCTGTATTACTCGGTGAACTCTGAGGTGTTAGGAGAACATTCTCCTGGGTAGGAAGGCGCCAGAGCGGGAGGCCCTTTAGCAGGTGTCGTTGGCATTCATTGAGGCAACAGGCGATTGCTGTCAGGCCCCAGTCCTGGTACGGTTCATGGAACTCAGCGGTGGAGTTTCCGGATGCCTGGAGACGCGCACGAAGCAATTCCAAGTGTTCTTGGTTGCGGGCTGTCAAGTGAATGTACGAGGGATGGTAGTCGGCAGGGCGACCAAATAGATACGCGTGTTCGATTGCTGCATGTGCAGCCTGCACGGCTTGTTGCGCGAGTGGGATGTCGCGGCGAGAGATGCTATATAAGTAATGATGATTTGTCTACGAACACATGATAGGGTCCTATGTTTGTTGTCTACCTAACGGTTTATAAAGGTGACCGTCTACCACCATTTTATATCGGATCGACGAGTCAAGAAAATTTTGACTCTGGTTACAGAGGTTCAGTTCGTTCCAAACAGTATATGAAAATCTGGGAGGAAGAATTAAGGCAGCATCCCCATCTATTTAGCTCAGTCGTCTTGAGTACTCATGACACAAGGGAAGAGGCGTTTGAGGCAGAACTTGCAAATCAAATGATCGTTGGAATTCCGAAGTCTCCGTTCTTCATTAACAAAGCGCTTGCATCAAAACGATTCATGTTTGGTGGGACCCACACAGAAGAAACAATTCAAAAGCTTTCTGATGCAATGCGCGGGAAGCCAAAGTCTGCAGAACATACTGAGAAAATTTCGGCATCCCTTAAAGGGAAATCTAAAAGCGAAGATCATAAGCGATCGTTACGAATTGCCTGGGAATCTCGCGATCGCCATCTCAGTGAAGAACATTGCGCAAAAATCTCAGCGAGCGCAAAGGGGAAAGCAAGAAGTGAAGCAGCTAAAGCAGCGATTTCCACTGGGAAGAAGGGAAAACCAAATGTGATTGCTTCTAGACCCTGCACAATAGATGGAATCACCATCTACCCCTCGCTGCGCGCACTAGGAAAAGCGTTGGGGTCAGGAAAAAGTGGGGCGCGTCACCCAAATTTTAGATTTGTTGAATGTAACCAACAAACCAAAAAGTAGAACTAGAACCACGCTCACGCGTAGTTGTTACGAATCAAGAAGGCAATAAGGTCTCCGCGAGTGCCTTCGCGGTATTTGCCGCCTACTGGATACACATAGCACTTGCCGCTGGACAATTCACCGATTTGCTTTTCCGCGACGTCCTCACGCTTCTCCATGCGCGCCACGAAACGGTCTTCACATGCCATGCGACGGTTGTGATTTGCTTCAAGTTGTCGATAAGTGTCCATGTTTACTCGAGTGAGCTCATAATTGGTGGTCCAGGTGAGGATCGAACTCACGCCGCGCAGTTTTAGAGGCTGCCGTTCTAACCGCTGAACTACTGGACCAGTATCTTATTGAATGGTGTGGTGTTCTGGAAATATATGAACACCAGGTCTAGCAAGCATTTTGCGTACAATTGCGCTGTTCACTCGAGTCTCCAACTCAATTAGATCCTGATCTGTCAGTTCCCAGTCCTCGAGTTCGCCAGACATCCATTGATCCAGACGAATATCAAAATCATCAAGGGTATCATTCATGCAGCATCCTCTTCAATAGCGTCAACGAAAGGAATCTTACAAACAACACTCATAAGATGTGTTACCACGTCGTGTTCTTCACCACTTGCTTTTAAGACCACAGAGCCAATATTTGAATCGATGAACTTATTGTCAATTCCAAAATGGTCTTGGCCTGTGACAACATATCTGCGCTTATCGCATAATGTTAAACCGTATTCAATGTACCATTTAATTTCAGTTTTGTCTTCACGGGCGAATGGGCTCGTTGGTGTAATTCTCAACTTAAAAAGTTTCAAACTTGCGGCATTATCAGCACTAATGCTAGAACCATCTAGTTCATACAGCGCTTTATCTGTTTTTGCAAATTGAATCCACTGCTCAGATGCACTTACGCTAGTCACGAGAAGTAAGCCTACGAGGCTCATCAGCATTTTCTTGCGCATGTTCATCATCTTTAACACCATCGTCTTCTTCGTAACCAGTTTCGAAATAGTACACATCGAAGTCGGTGATGATTTTGTGTTGCGGTAATATCATCATAATTCAAGTTAAACGAAAAGGTTAATCTCGTTTCAGGTTCACGACTCTAAATGCATAAGGTCAAGCAACAACCGCGTCGTGCCGGCCCCCAGCGTCCACCCAAGATGACCGTGGCCACCATGATAGAACACATGTTCATCTTTGCTCTTCTTAATGATCGGCATCATATTTGAATTCATAGGTCTTAAGCAAGCCCATTCTGAATATGTGTCTAGAGACACATCAGGAAAATTATGTTGCACCCACTTTAGCAAAGGCGCAATTCGTTCTTTACGAATGTCTTCGTTCGCCCGATCTAATTCAGCGGTACCTGCAACACGCAATCTGTTTCCGAGTTTTGAACTGACGATCTTCTTATCGTCATCTAGAAGCGAGATGCTTGGGGCAGCATCTCCAACATTTTCAATGGTGATTGAATAACCTTTAACCGGATATACATTCAAATCATCTCCGAACTCATCGGCGAAATTAACAATTTCGTGCCCATTGCAAATGATGGCTCGATCAAAAGATTCGGCCATTGGTATTTTTCGTGTGCGATAAAAAAGTGTGCCATATTTTATGCGCTGAACTTCGGTATTGAAGAAAAAACGCACTCCGTATTTCCGTTCACAGATTTTTCTTAATTCATTACAGAACAAAAAAGCATCTCCTGTCCAATCAGAGGACGTAATGATGCCGCCTTGAAGACCCTTGAAGGTCTTTAGCGCTGGGTCAATTGCGATGATTTCTTCTCGAGACACAGCCCGCCACTCTATGCCATTGTCTTCGAATAGTGCCCGGTGCCCTTCAGCGGCCACGAGCGACTTTTCTTTCGTGTACACATGTAGCAAGCCACACTTGCTTTGATCGAACTGCAGGCCCTCACGGGCAATGATCTGATCGTATATTGTACTGGAAGCCTTTCCAAGCTTGATAGTTTCCAGCGTATTTTTAATGTGTGAACCGTTAATAGTGTGCTTTAAGAACCCCGCAAGCCACTTAGCCTTTGCTTTAGAAAATGAGGGTCTGATCAGAAGTGGTGCATCTTCCTGAAGCATCCACTTCAGCCCTTTACCGACATTTGACCAAGTATGCCATGTCTGTGAATTGCAGACGGAGATTTGAGCACCATTAGCGTGCGAGCATTTCATCGCTGGTTGATCCTCACGGTCGAACACTTTGACCTGATGACCGCGCCTGCCAAGTTCATAAGCAGTGAGCATTCCAATAATGCCAGCACCAACAACAGCGATTTTCATGATCACCTCACTAGGTTACAGAATCCTCTTAATGTCTGTCGCACTGATTTGCCGGCGCTCACCGTTAATTTTCACGGTAAATGCACGTTCAGAACCACGTGTCAGTGTAGGAATGACTTGACCAATTTCACCCGTCACCAATTCAACACGCGCGTTCGAATTCAAAACAGATTTACCAGAACCACTTTTACCAGCAATTGCGTTGAACCACATATAAACTTCCAAACAAACAAAACAAATTCATTATAGCAAAGAGGGCCTCAATTGAGGCGCTCTGTTTATGGGTTACACGTCAAATCAGTGAGCGTACAACCAGATCTTGGTGCCTTGCAGGTCCAAGTTCTTGACTTCCAAAGAACCGTAGGACTTGGTGCTGTTGCCGTTGGTGATCGAACCGTTCTTGATGGTCGGTGTCAGACGTGTGTCCAAACCAGCGTTGGGGAATGCAAATTGGACGACATCAGACATACCGTCATAAACGCCATTTGCGACCAAAAGACCAACTTGTGTTTGTGCTTCGGTGACCGTCAGGCCGCGAGCCATCATAGAACCGACAACAGAAGTACCAAACGCCGTGTGATTCAGAACGTCAATTGTCTGAACAAACATACCCTTAATGGAAATATCATTGAACGAAACAGAACCACCAGCAGTGTCTGTGTCTGTCCAAGTAAAAGCACCAATCTTGACATCCAAATCACCGGCAATGGTCACACCATCTTAACCAGTTACTTGACTCAAAGTAGCGTCATCAACAGATGACATTGCAAAAGAAGATGCAGCAGCCAGAGCCAGAACAGATGCAGTCAAAGTCTTCAACATATCTTGTTTTACCTTTTCAGATTTTAAGTTGCCTACACGATGTGTGTTGGTAGGTTCATTATATGGTGTCTGTGTAACTTCGTGCAAATTTAATTCTGGTTCTAAAAGAACAAGGGCCCGAAGGCCCTTGTGATCGTTCGGTTATAAGGTGATCAACCTCACGCGGGCTGTTTCTTAGGCAGCGATCGCGAATTGAGAGTCATTTGCAGTTGTTTTCTGAGTGTTTTACGAGTACAACTCGTGCCGCGTCGTTCATCTCCGCTACCCTGTCGAAACCATGGCATCCCCATTACAAAGAACATCATTTCCGTTATCCCACGGCTAGCACGATAACTGGGGCTCCGTGGAGCAGATGTTCTTTGTGGTGGAGATGGCGGGAGTCGAACCCGCGTCCAGAATCCTTCAAGTCACGCCGAATTACGGCAATCATCGCATTGCTGCGATATTTGTATTCTATCCAATACGTTCATACAGATTGGATAGAGATTTAGGTTAGTGAATTGGGCGGCGATCAGTCATTTTTCTGAATCCTTTTCAGCTTGTTCTTGAAAATACTCCATAAAGCCCTCGCTCCATCCTGGAATATTTTCCAGTTTGGTTCCTTTTGGAAAATCCTTAATGAGTTTTCCAGTTTCATCATCAATCAGTTTCACAGGTTCATTCGCGACTAAGCTTGTGATGACAACTGAAGCTCCATGATTTTCACGTGCGTGGCCTTCACCATACGGATGATCACTGTACCCTAAGTCCTCGTACTCATAAGTTACAAGAACGTCAAATGGTTCCACGAACTCCGTGTCACCCACGCGTTGAACAGGCTCATGTCCGTCCCACTTCTTAACAACGAATTCACGAGTACTAGGACCCTTTGTCTTGAATGATTTAATTTCACTGAGCTTCATCAGGTTCTCCGAATGATTATCAGCTATTTAGCGGCCATTCCAATCACGGTCTTCGAACTGCGAGGCATTCAGATCAGCTCTGATGACGCTTTTAGGTTTCAGCTCGATTTCAGATACTTCTTCATGAGACAAAGAAACGCCAACACATCCTTGAACGTCAATGTCTTGAGGAATGGCGCCAATTTTAAAATCAACTCTTGCGGTAATTGGGAGCCCCAAAGCTTCGCAGAGAATTTTTGCAGCTTCCGCAGTACTTAACTGGACTGTATGAGTTCGGGTAATTGTAGTCATAGCATTTACACCATTTACCAAATTCTATTTGACATAACACCAGTGGCAGGTTTAGTCACTTTCGCTTCATCAGCATCTACAACGGCTCCAGCTGGGCGGTGCGCATAAGCGACTTCATCCGGAATGGCGACGACATTTATAGAAGCCATAGTTTGCACGTGCTTTGCATTTTTATCGGCGTACTTTACGATGGTACACTCTGTCTGTTCACCGGCTTCTAGCCGTTCCAACTTAGACAGCAATGTCAGTAAATTGCGTTTTGATAGATAAACAGTATGCATTTTCTTTCCTTTAAAATTCAAATGGTAATTTACGATTTAATCGAATCCTGTCAATGATTAGGCTAAGTGCGTGCGCCTGACAAATATCAGATGTAGCGAATTTATCAGTTAGCACTTTTCCACGAGAAATCTGTTCCAGTTCATTAATTAGATTTGGATTTTCAACAGCCCATTGCTCCCATAGAGCATTGTATTCAAGAAGCAGTTCCTCATGGCTTTTATTATTCAGCGTTGCTTTACCCTTTGCATCTTTCCAATTTGAAGTTTGGCAACGATAACCTTTAATATCAAGTTGATACGCTTCTTCTAAAGTGCGGCCATCTGCTAGCCGTGCAAACAAAGCACTAAAACGAGTGTCACCGTGAGATGAGCACTCGTATCCATTTGGAGCATACCTAGACCACGGCATTTATATGCCTCGCAGGGTTCATACAGCAGCCCTTTCACGAACGTCACTCAAAAGAGTTTCATTGTAAAGAGTACCAGTGTGATACTGCAGAATATGCTGGTCTTCAAATTCCTCGTTCAGACCGAGATCAAGACGTGCGGCACTAAGTTGACCAGTCATGCGCGAGCGGACTGTAGTCATCACACCTTCCTTGGACTTCTTACCTTGGTCGGTAACAGGGTCCTTGGCAATACCTTCCCATGCGCGAGTACCATCTTCGTACTCAATCAAAATTGCACTGCCCTTTTGCGCGAATTTCTTGTCATCGCGAGTGACAGCTTGCAGCAAGCCACCACCAGAGCCGAAAACAACGTTGTCAGCACGGAAGCCCATTGACATGATCTTACCAGTTAGACTCTTGATTGCAAGACCTCTGCGATCAACACCATCACCTTGGATGACGCCAACATAGTTGATCTTACGGAAGCCCTTGTCGTTCGTCACCGAACCAAAGGCAGCTTCTTGCAGCAACAGAATACGTGGAACTGTCTCCAGCATGTCGCCGCTGTCAGGGCGGAACACGCATTTACCGCCCACCTCTCCGAGCTGAATAATCAGCGCCTTGATTTCTGGGTCGGTGCAGAGCATCTCAGCAGCACGGTAAACATCCTTACCGTCGATGACAATCGAGATGATTGCACCAGGTGCCATGAATGTTTTAAGAGTGTTCAACAGGTACTCACGCTCGCCTTGTACGTCAAGCTTGAATGAGCATTCAATCGAGTGTTCAGTTGCCGCCACGCTGAAGGCTGCCATTGGACAACGATAGTAGAAGTTCGCAGCCAAAACACCTTCAATAGTGTCAGAACCCATAAAGTTCACAAGGTGCGCAGCACCACCAATTTCAGCTGTTTCGCCAGACGAGACACCGCGGCCACCGAAGTCATGCAACGCAAAACCAAGCATGCTCATATCGGCGCCACTGATTTCATAGAACCGTTTAAGGTCCTTCTTAATTTCGTAGTCGTACGATGCGATTGTTGTTGGGTACCAGTTCCCACGCAGAATGGAGGTCTCGATACCGGACGACAGCCAGAACAGATCTTCATCAAGGCAAGTCACGCTGTACAGTGGTAGACCAGGACGACATACTGTGCCTTCAGGCAGTCCACGGATGATGACAGGAATGAAGCCGTTGTACTGAGAAACGACCTTTTCCCAATCCTTACGGGCAAACAACGGACGACCGAAGTGCGCAAGCGCAAACTGCTCAGCAGCTTCAATGTGCGCCATTGTGATTTGTTTTGTTAGGTACTTTTTGATGTACATCTGCATACCAAAGACAACGATCGGGCCATCACCGCCACGTGCTTCACCGTAAGAAGACATAGCTACAACCCGACGGTGTTTTGACTTTGGATAAGCGAATGGGTGCCCGAACTTGTATGAGTCGGTTCGAAGAATGAAGTTAATGATCAGTTCATCTTCGCAGATGTATGGAACATCGGTGGCTTTTGGCGCAAACAACAGGCCAATATCAATTGCAGTAGACATGTGAAGAGCTCCTCTATCACGTTGATCGCAGAGTCTATCGCTGCGATCGCCCAGTTTTCTTGAGATGGGCGGCTCGTTCTATTTACGAGTTAATTGTATGAAATGTGACGTCACCTGCACTCGGACCCCGGGATGTATGGCTCAGGTTCACGTCAATAGCGTGCGCTATGTACTCTGCTGCACAAGATGTGGGGATTTCAACAGTCACACCGTTCATGGCGATCATGCGGACCTTATCGCCGACCTGGTCAAGACAAGTCACCGCCAGATTCGGATTGCCGATGCGTACGCTCGTCTTGCGCATGCGAGCACGAGCATGATCGAGTTCAATGTAGCGCTTCAATTGTGGAAGATTCAAGGGCGCATACCGGAAGTTGCCCTGCCACTGGTTTAATACATTGGTGCGATCAATCAAATTTTGATCGCAGATCATTTCACCTTCATGAGCGAGCTCACCCGCGCCGTGACGAGTCAGATAAACACGCGTGACGTACACAGGATTTAGCTCATTGCACTGGAGTTCTTCAGCTGCCTTGATTGCTCCTACTAAGCCAGTACGCGAGCGCGTGACATGAGGATAGACGCCAAGCTCCTCATCAAGAGCCAGACCTTGGGCGCCCTCAAAGACGACACGACTATGGCTTAGCGCGGGGTCACGATCAAACACAGTCATCATTTCACTCGCATACACTGCGTTTCGCAGTGCTTCGGCATGAGTCTTCGCATCTTGTCGAAGAATGTCAACCATGTTGTTGTGTGGTAACGCGTGTATGTCAATGTCGAGTTGCTTCAAACGAAACGGAACCCACTCATCTGAAACTTGCTTGAAGAATGCGTTCAAGTCGAAGTGCCGAGAGACAAGATCTCTCATGGTGAGCTGCAAACCCATAGCATGCCTGGTCACTGTTTCGTTAATGCCCATCCCACATGATCCATGGCGCTTATCACCACGCGCAGTCTCAATTAGCCCATTGATGACCATGTCATAAATGGTGCTAACCCTGGCATTTGCGTGCACGGCGACGTCAGTATTGAGAATACCCATTTCATTCAGCGCCTTTGTTTCACGAATCAGCGCCAGCGGATTGACAAGGAAGTCGGAGCTGAGGTAGGTGATTGCACCCGCGAATGTGCCAGAGCTAATGTGCCCGAAAACATAACGTTTGTTACCAGCATGGACGGTATGTCCTGCTTGGGCGCCGCCATTAAAGCGCGAAACCATCTGTGCGCCTCGCCGGCGTACCTCGAAGTCGGTGATCAGACCTTTGCCTTCATCGCCAAAATTTGCTCCAATAACAACTGTGCTCATAAATTATCCAATGAAAGCTAACAACGCCATCGCTGCGCCACCAACGCCAGACATCCATCGAATGTCAAAATTGCTGAACGCGCCAGTGATCAGCACCACACCAATTACAAATACAGCATCACGTTTAGACATAGATTAATCATAAGAAAACTAGGGTTTCAAGTACAACCTGAAACCCTGGTTTAAAAGTTACAAAGATCAGATCAGTGAAGCTGGTGGCCTTCAGGAACAGTTTCTGATTGTTCAACGAACACTCTATGGTTGTCTTCAATTTCAACCAACAGTTCTTCTTTGGTCCAGCCTTGAGCAAACAGTTCATGTAGAGTATTCACGAACAAGATAAACCAAGCGCTGTGTTCAGTGTGTTCCTCTTCAATCTCATCAACGATCGGAATAACTTGCTCCATTAATCTCTCATCGATTTCAGCCATTTCATTGATGAAGTCTTCATCAAATTCCATGTCGAGATCATTGTCCATATCGTCATCCATTACCTTCTCCTTGTGAAGAAGGGGCAATATTGCCCCTTCAATTTACCGTAATGCGTTTCTGAAAGCTCGCTTGAGAACTTCAGGATCTTTGTAGTTCGCAATTACTTCATTGATGTCAGCACCATTTGCAATTTGCATGGTAGCAAGCACCACTTCAGCGAGATGGCTAACATCACGAGCTGGTAACCGCAAGTGGTTGTTACCAAGGTGCTTGTCCCAGCCAGACAGATCGTAGCCACCCTTTTCAATGGACACGTGGAACACTTGGAACTTGTGCTGTGCCATCTTCAAAGCTGCGAGTGGTGCCACTTCTTCGTATTCACCAGGCCCAAAGACGTGTTCGAGTTCTCTAACCGAGTTTGTTTCAACTGGGAATGGTTCATCACCAATAGTGAAGAGGAAGCCCGGCTTACCAGTCTTCTCGAAGTTCTCCAGATAAGTATATCGACCGGCGAAGTACCAAGCCAAGTCATACGACTCAGATGCATTTCCGCCGCCGCACCCAACCAGCCACAATTTGCGAAGCTGCTCTACAATCCTCAAGTCAGGTTCGAAGTACGAGACTTGTAGTGCGCCTGGACGATTTCCCAAAGCGTGAACGTCATCAAGAGCCATGAACATCACATGCGGATCGCTGACGACTTCACGGGCGTGGATCTCTGTCATCATCTTCGGTAGCTCGTCCTTGGCGATCTGCTCAACCACATCACGCATCGAGCCAGTGACGTCAAGACCTAGAATGATTGGCGTTGGATCAGGGTTTGCGTCACTGATAATACTTTCACGCAACTGCAGACCAGCACGGTCACCCTTGCCGACCTTGACGTTCCGTGGATCCAACTTCTCATCAACGCGATGCGAGAATACCTCATCGCGCGCCGCACTGCGGTAGTTGGTGCTCTTGGCGTACGACGTGTAGTCAGCGTCGCTCCATCTTGCGTTTCCCAAAATCTTCTCCTCCGCGCTAAATAAGCGCATAACTACTAGCAAGCGTATGAGACACACTGCCAGCGATAGAACACCATATACCTATGTTATCCGTTTTCCAGAACTTGGAGTTCTTTATTACGGTGCACAATGGGGTAGAGGATGTCACCCAGATAATCTTGGTGTGAAGTATTTTTCTTCATCATCAAGGGTTAAAAACTTGCTCAAACATCACAAAGCGATCTTTGAACCACGTAAAACATTTTATTCAGTCAATGATTGTAGGAGTTATGAAACCCGGTTCTTGGTAAGAGTCAATGCTCGTAAAAACAAGAAACTACTCAACACTCACAACAATGAGCGACAAAAATACATGGATAATGCTGGTTGTAAAAACCCAGCATTTGGTAAGCCAGGAACCATGCTCGGCCGTAAGCACTCAGAACAAACGTTGAAGAAAATGAGTGAAGTCAAAATTGGCAGAACATGGAACACTGGTAAGCACAATACGGAAGAATCAAAACAAAAATGTCGTGAATCACAACTTGGTGCAAAGAGCCATTGGTTCAAAGGTTACTATCACACGCCAGTTGGAAGATTTGAATCAAAAAGACTTGCCGCGAATGCAATGGGCGGCGTTTGTGTTCGGGGGTGGTGCAAACAACCTGACAGGATCATTTCCGCAAAGAACATCGCTAAATCAAGTTGGTTGCAACCCCATCATTTAGGTCTCACCTTTCGCCAACTAGGTTTCTGGTTTGAACCTAAACATTGAACTTGGCTGCAAACTTGCGGGCCAATCGTTCATGAACTCGATAGATACCCTTGACTCCAAAGGAACCAAGACGCTTGAAGTTCTCGATTTCATATGCAGTATCCACTCTTGGAGGATACTTGAACTGAACAACCAGAACTTCATCATACCCTTGTTCAGCACGCCACTTCTCAAACACGCGTCTAAGAGCGGCGGCTTCCGATGCAGCAACTGATCCAATCTTCTTCCTTCCATCCGACAACATGATCGCGTTACCGTCTGTTGAGTTATTCACTTCAGGGACAATGAACATGAAGCGCTCAGTTTCATCTCGTGTACGAATGGATTTGATCAGCGAGTCAAAAGACCCTGGATAGAATCGCATTCCAACAATGGTAATGTTTGACAGAGCGTAGCTGTCCGCGGCATCCAGGCAGGTCAAACCATTTACGTAAGCCTGCCTGACGTCGCTGTCACCGGTCAGCCACGATGAAAAGGGCTATTGGATTTGCCGGAGTTAGATCCGCCGAAGCCATCACCCTTCATCATCTTCATCATGAACATCATTTGCATCATATTCCCCATGCCACCAGCATCACCGCCGCCCATTTGGGACATCAGCATCATTGGCACCATGGAGTCGAGGTCGCTGCCCAGATCACCACCGCTCATCATCAGTAGAGGCATCAGCATACCTTGCATTTGGTTCAGGCCCTTGTCGCCAGTTGGCAGCATGGTCATCAGCGAGCGCAGCACCATGACGCCGCTGTCGAAGCCGAGAATGGTGGCTTTCGGCGGGGTCCATGTAGAGCTGGTGCCATCTAGCGACATAACACGGAACTTCTTGACTGCGGGTGCTGCGGTTGCAGTAGCCTTGGTGGTTTTAGTAGCGCTCTTCGGCGATTCGACCAACCCAGTCACGAAACGGATGGTGTCGCGCTTGCCGGTGTAGATGATGTCGCCAACAGCGATCTGGTCCACAGGAGTGGATTGAGCGAAAGCAGGCAGTGCGACACCGAACTCGTCAAGCAGGTTGATGTTCACACGAGCGTCTTCACCTTCACCCTCGAGAGTGACGATGCCTCCATCAGCTTGGATGCCGATCTTGCCAGTCATCAGGTCCCACACGACACCATCGGCCTTGCGGAACATACGGTCCATGAACTTGTTTGCACCAGGGAAATTAAAAGTACTCATTTTGTTTCTCCAAAAGTAGGCATTGAAACTTTAATTCAGCGTCAGCCTACGTAGGCGCTGCATTTTGGGTTAAAGATCTTTTTTACCAACCATAACTTCGACCACGGCATGGTGGTCCTCGAACCACATGTCGCTGCGGGATAATGCTTCATCGATGGGTAACCAGAACGCATTTGCAGTTTCGATAACCTTTTTACCACCACTCTCATGAAGGGGCATAAATTGGCCCTTTACCTTTGGTAAAGGTTTAGTGTCGTCAAGTCTAAGGAAGAATGCGTGCGTGATTGTTCGCCCCCGCATTGAACGGTCTGGTGCGTCAAAAACTTCCATCTCACGAATCGATCCTTTAAGGATTTCCCTCGTAATGTCTTTTGCTTTCTTTCCTTCAGCAAGAAGAATGCCAGTTTCTTCCATGAGCTCGCGAACAGCGGCGTCGCGCAACCGCTCGTTCTGATTCAAGAACCCGCCAGGGAGCGCCCAAAGTCCCTTGCCTGGTTCGGCACCGCGTTCAACTACCAAAATGTGACCTGACTGTACCACAACTGCATCGACTGTGGTGAATATTGGGGCGTACGGTGCAACCGACCATGCTTGCTTATAGGCTTTGTTCTGTTTGTACCATGACACCAACCGGGTGTGTTCTGGGGTTCCCATGAAATCGCATAGGTACTGATACGTTGTGCTCGGCATCATACCAATCATGTCAGCAGTTGCCTCGGCCGAAACTTCATCAGTGTCAAGTAACAATTCACGAACGCGTGTGGCGCTCAGTTCGCCAGTACCATCGGGACGAAATGCGCTGACCAAGTCCAATTTCCATTGAGGGAAGGCCTTGAGGTACCAGGTGCTTTCGTCACGGTCAGAACCAGTGACATGAATGATAGGTGATTTAAGTTGTGGACGCAAACTGACCACACCGTTCACGAGCGATTGGACATTGCGAATCCAGTGTGAATCGTTGTACGGAAAATCGCGCAATGGAATGATGATGAGCTCGCATGAAGGTTGTGGGTTGCCCATGCCATCGCAAGTTGTACCAAGTTCTAGCTTGCCGCTGGACACCTGATTAGAGTACCAGCGCTGAATTATGTCCTTGCGCTCATCGAACGTGAATGGATTTTTGAGGGATCTTGCTAGACCCGCTGACCCAAGCAGTAGAATGACGAGCTTGGAAGTCTCAAGCGCATGCTTCAGAACATGCGCATGGCCGTTGTGGAAGGGATTAAACCTCCCGATGTAGATAGTAACTCGATCTTGCGTCATATTAATTTCCATCCAACAGTGTTATATGAACTCTTCTTTGCGCCTTGAATCTTTTCAGAAGGGACATTGGTCCCCCTATACTTGATAAGGCGGTTCATTGAAATGTCTTGCGCTTTACAGAACGTGTGCAGCGCTTCAAAACCATAAAAGATGAACACTTCTTGTGAAGGAGATTGAACCTCTAAGAGCTTTGTTCGAGGATGATTTTCCTTGTTTAAGAATTTTTCCTTCTGCCTCATGGAATGTTCAGGATTTTTCCGACCCTTAAGAGTTTCAGAAATCTTTCTGTTGACACTGGCTTCACGATTACGATTAGCTTCCGCAATTTTTGCCTTGGTAGAGGAACTGTGAGTGAATCCAGGTTTTCGACCCCCGCCTCCACCGGGTGCAATGTTCATACACATAGGATCTGCAAGCATTTCTTCTGTGATGTATTCCTTCTCAAACTTTTTGAGAGCATCTCTATCAGGAAGAAATTCGATTATTTCTCTGGTGTGGGAAGATTTACCATACTTTCTCAGCGAACGGGTCATATGATCGCCAGATCCAAGATACCCATCTTCAACGTCGTTGGTGCTGTGCATCCCGACGTAATATCTTCCAGATATGGTGCAAGTCGTTCGGTAGATGAAGTGAAATTTGTGTTGCATAGAATACCCTCCCGAGTATTCACACAACGTGAACGACCAATGTAGATAGTGACTTTGTCACCTTTTGTTAATGTTGCCATGTCGAGCTCCTCGTGTAGGCTATGTGTCAGCATTGAGGTCTATCCTCTTGCATGACATCATTATTTAGCACGGAGCAAATGACATCGCGCAAATTTTGGGATCAGGAAGAAAAATGGGCCCGCAATCTTTCAATTGCCGGCCCATGTGATGTCAATGGGTTTACTCAGTGGTTGATGTAGTCACCGGCACTCGACGGACGGTAGCACCTTGCGATGTCTTGGTGACTTCAACTTCTGGCTTGACCTTAGTGACAGTTTTCTTGACAGTCTTCTTAGCAGTCGCTTCCACCGCCACAGTAGTCAAGACTTGAGCTCCTGTTGCCGCCATAGTGGCAGATGCTGCACGGGCTCGAGAGCTGGATACCGTTTCAGTTCCAGGCTTGTGATTTCCACGATACAACTTGACTGGAGTCGCATCGCGAGAGGATAGGCGGGCACCAACAATGCGACCAAGCTCGATCAATTCTTTTTTGACGCTCTTGAAGTTGCTGTTTGATTTGACGGATTGCGCAACTGCAACCAGTCGCGCTTCATTTGGCAGCGCAAATTCCAAATTCAAAAAGTTGTAATTCCGTGGGGCTTCCCAGCCTTCAGGGCCCAGACGACCGTCTTCGGAAACCTTGACTTCAACATCGCGCCAAACTTCACCGTGACCAGCCGGACGATGGTTTTTCCAAAAGCCATCAATTAGCTCGGGGATGAAAACTTGAGTCATCAGAGCAGCTTGGACAGGAGAAGAAACGTACAAAATTTTAGACATACTCACCTCAAAGATTAGACAAAATTGTGATCAGGATCACGTGATTATGAATATATCACGATCGCATTACGTGTACACTTATTTTGTGTAACATGTGTAACCAGACATTTGAAGCATTTTCTCTGCGATCAAAAAGCGTAATGCTTTTGCCAAGTCACTTTCAGGATTTACATTTTGCAACTTGGTCGTCAGAGTTTGAATTTCAACTTGCAAATTGAGAATTTGTCCACTATTCATGATATGCTTCTCGGCGATGATGTTTGAATCTTAACATCATCGCCGAGAAAGTGTTGGTTAATTTGTAACGATCAATCAATGTATGACCAAATCCTAATACCTGTTACACCTTGTTCACGAAGTGAATTTGCTGCTGCTTCAGCGCACGCCATTTGCAGTCCATATTCTTGTCTGTACTTGAACTTGTGTGGAATAGCAAGTACATCAGCTGTTGATACAAACCCGGCTTTGTCAAATTCCTTAAACCACTTTTTGCGTTTGTCATAGAACCGCACATGCGCATTTCCACAATGACAGCCTTTTGACTATCAAGTTCCGCACGCACGATGGTCAATGCAGTTTCGAATTGCTGCTTAGCAGCATTGAACCGCTGTTCTTCCGTGGCAATATCGGCCGTGAGTTCACCCTTTCGGATGTTCTTCTGCGCGATCGCTTCGTTCAGTGCTTGAATTTGTTGCTGCAATGATTGCACTTGCTGTTGTGCAGACGCAATACTTGGATCGATAGTTTCCAGTTCAGCCCGCTTCGAACCGACAGTCGCTTTCATTGCATCTTCTGCTTGCTTTGAAAACTGCATCCGCTGAGATTCAAGATCAGCGGCATGAACTTCGATTGCTTGCAGAATGGATGGAACATCCCGACCTTCACCGGCAACCGTTGCATACGCTGCTTTCAAGCGCGTGTTGGCATCGGGAATAACGCTAGCCAATTTGTCGGCTGTTGCAAGTAGTGCGGTAAATGCGGTCGCACGGCTCTTAATTGCGGTGCGCAATGCCTGTGCGCAATGCCTGCACGAACTTGTCATCACTTGCACTTGACGTCTGTGTCTGAGGAGTTCCCCCAATAGGCGTACTAACTTGAGGTTTTACCTGCGGAGTTGTTGAAGTATCTTCTTCAACGATGAAGCCTTTAATTTTATCCCACATTATGTTCTCCTTAGTTTGCTGGGCGCAGGCCTGGCAGTTGAACGCCGCTGTCACGCTTTGTTTCAAAAGTTTGACGAGCTTTATCAGTCGTTACGATTGTGTACTTCGACAAATCAAGCCTTGGATAACCCGCCATACTCAAGAAGATTGATCGAGGAAAGGTACCCAACGCAGTTTCGTAGGCTCGGCGCTGATCTAGCATTTCACGTTGCGCGATTTCAAACTTCCCACGAAACGCAAGGATCTGCTGTTGGATGGCCTTATACATGCTAGCATCAATTGGAATTTGTCGCTCATTCAAGAATTGGAATGTTGCTTGCGAGCCGTTCGGACCGTATCGGCCTTGAATATCCGCTTTCACGATTTCAAGCAGGTCATTCTTGTACATTGCAGGAACTTGCGCAATTTCCATAATTGCCTGTGTGCCGTTTGCATAGATGTTCTCATTGTCTTCCATCTTTGCCTTCAGCGTCATCTCAGTGCGATTGCCGAAGTTTGCTGCCGAGATATACGACATAAAAAGGATTGCACCAAGAATGCCGACAACAATCAATGCGATGATCGTGCCGTTTCCACGTTCTTGTTTCATAAAGTTCTCCAGTAAAGTAATTTCAAATGGGATTTTAAGAAGTTATCTTAAATGCGAACATGATTGTTTTCAGGTTACATTAAAATCTCCGACGCTTGTTCAGCAAGTTATCCAGTTTACCTGTCATCAGCAGCACACCGATACCGTACCCAATTGCCAGAATCATCACGGTGATTGCGATAGCCGTATCTGATGGATCTATTTCACCCTTCAAGTATTCGAACTCTCGCATCCGTCGGCGTTCGAAGTTCTTGGCGATCTGTGTATGAACAGCGCTAATAATCTGTGGCCGCGAGATGATGCCAATAGATTGAATTGCGTCAATCAGTTGTACCCTGAAGATTTCATTTTTCGACCAGGTGATGACGTCAACGAATTCAATCTTTTGTCCATCTAGAGATCCAATTACAAGCACCACATCGTTCTTATTCGCACCTTCCCACTTTGTTCGCAACGCAGCAGTGTAAGAACGGTCAGCAGTTTTCGCTACAACGATGATAGCATTTGCTTGTTTGGTTGTTCCAAGATCAATCAGCATATTGCTAATGTCGCGATTCCACGAGTCGGCGTCCAAGAACGCAAAACCAGGTGAGATGAATCGATCTATGTGATAGAAGTCGTAGATCTTGTCTGGGTATGGAACGAGGATTGGTTCGAAACTTTTCATGATATTCTCGTCGGCAGCTGCAAAAAGAGAATTTGAAACGGCTTGAACATAATTTGTGTACATCCTAGTATCAGACACCGGGTCACCAGGCTTGATGATTACCCAACGATGTGGATCAGGCGAGTTGTACACTGATCGAGATAGCTCATCAAGAGACTGAATAGTAAATGAACCAATAGTGGTGTCGCAAGACCACTTCACAGTATAGTGCGTTCGATAACATGTATCACATTCTTCCTCAGTCCACGTGCGACGATTTTCGCCAAAACCACTTGATTTTGTGACAGTTCTACAACGACACTTATATGACTCCTCGTATGTGTCGTGTTTTCGCGTCTTATCAAGCACCTTGCCATTCCAGATTTCCGTGTCTTGAACTGCCGATCCATATGACACACCGAACACGATTCCCACTAGCGCCATCCCAACAGCGCAGCCAATTCCAGCAGCCTGAATGCGAATATCTTTTGGGGAGTAATAGAACAATAATGCTGACCCAATCACTGGGATAAACAACATCAACAGAAGAGTAATGTTCATTGCAGAATCTCCCACAGACGTTGGATGCATTTAGCACTGAAGTTATCAGGATGACATGGATGATCATCAACCCAGACTGGTGGGAACTGCATATTTGCAGCAATCCAAATCTTGGTGATGTGGTGCTCTTCTAGCCAAAGCTCATATTCATTGCGAATCGAGCGCCCAAGCTCCGTATAGAACGGAATCTTGATTGGACTCTTAGAGAATTTGATTGCAGAACGATCTTCGTTACTGAGCCATATACGGAGCTCATTGGCAATCATGTTTACTTCCTTATCGAACAACTCCTGCTCATATGGGAGCAGATCATTCCGATTAAGGCGTTTTGCGGGGCGTGAAGATAATGTGTCCATGATTGAATTGTACTACAACCATGGACCTGATGTTGTAACAAGTGTTACGAACGCTTCTCTTGATCCATTAATCCTCTACACTCATCATTAGGTCATCAATGGCTTCTTGCTCAGTGCAGCCATATCCAACAGGCTCATCAGGCTCACCACGATTTTTAAAATACGCCCTCCAATCCATACAGTTTGACGGAATTGGGGGATTGATCCGTTCTGCTACGATGTCCATCAATCCTTCTCCTTAGCGAGGAACGTGTTGCTGATTGCCTTGAAGCTGAACTGACCATCCATGCGCTTGAAAACGAGGCCTTCACGGATAGGGTGCTTAATCGAAGGACCCTCAGCGAACTTGAGCAGATCTTCGAGGCTATGCAGACCAAGGTCGCTGAGCTTGGCGTATGTGTCAATCACTGGCACGTGGGCCACCTTGTTCGGATCCACGCCCGCAGCGTACAGAGCCTTCATGATGTCCTCGCGTTCCGCCGGCATAGCGTACCTTGAGTGGTCGATCAAGAACACGTCGAACACGAAGAACTTGAAGTCTTTGAGTTCTTCACGGTTGCCCTGAATACCAGGCCCCATGAGCTCACCTTGGATAGCAATGTTGCCAAACATCGGAGCCAAAGCTGGCAGTGCCAAGTTCAGTCCACCGTCAAAGAACATACGCACGAAGGTATTGTCTTTGTTGCAGTCATCAGTCTTGAGCTGCAGGTTTCGGCTGCAAACACCGACTTCTCCGTCACGACAGAATGCGGTCATCGAACTGCCATCGAGCTTGATGGTGATCTCATAGACGTCATCAGGCGTGGCCTTCGGTGGCAATACAGTCATTGCAGCCCAGTGCGTCATCGCGCCCAGTGGCTCTTGGCTGTCCCAAGTCTCAGTCCATTCCTTACCTTCTGCGTTCTTGCCCTTGATGAGCGCGCCATCCTTTGGAAGTGTGACATTCACATCAATCCAGTCAGAGACTTGGCGAACGGTTTCAGTATAACCGAAGATTTCATTCTTCAAGTTCTGGCAACGTTCTTGATCCGTCTTTTGAATGAACGAAGGAAACAGCCCAGCAGCATGCCCAGCCAATTCAGCAGGCAGCGGAGCTTCGTACTTCTTGACACCGAGCAGCTCGCTGAAATCGTACTGCCTTAGTGTCAGCAGATCTTCATCGCTTTCCCAATACAGCACTTCACCATTTGGCAGCGTGAATTGCCAAACAGAATATGGCCTATTCGCGGGTGTTCCATACACGGCAATTTGGGAGCACACGTGGATAGGTAACACCAAACCTTGGCTGATTTGACCGCGTAGCTTGATGGTGCGGAGTTTGTGGCCCTTTACGCCTTCAAATTCGCGCGAACTCTTGTCCACTAAGAACTGCCAAGCGGGTACCCCATCAGGCAAGAAGCTGTCGATTTCAAAGTACACACAAGGGTCGCCAACCTTGAACTCACCCTTCTTGACAACGAGTTTCCAACCTTCAACAGTCGCAACTTCAATAGCATCAGCGTCTGGAATAGGATCCAGCGCGTCAATGCGTCGAACGGTGACTAACTTACGCTTGTTCCCAGTAACTTGGCTTACATTTTCCATTATTCCTCCCGGATTCTAAAGTCATTGCCAAACATCTCTTTGGCAATGGTCATAATTTGTTGCATGGATTGGGCAGATCATAGTCACTCTAATTTTAATCGATTTTCAGCTGCTTTTGCAACGCGTTCTCGGGTTTCAGCACCACGAGCTGCGCGAACGGGGCAGATCAACTGTGGATTGTTCGCCATGAAGATCAGCTCTTCTTCGTTCATGATACTTCCACGCGTGCTGTTGCATTCTTCGCAACCAGGCCGTAAATTTTCAATGACATCCTTGCCACCCAAGCTCTTTGGGATGATGTGATCACGTGTCATCATCACCAAGTACGGTACAGCGAACTTACGCTTCTTGGTAGGTGGAAGATACTTTACAGCGTAAAGGTTAAGAACAGGTCGGTTCTTATGGTCCTTCTTACCTAAAGTTGAAATCCAGCGATCAGCGATACAGCCGCACTGCCAGCATTTGATTTGTTCACCAGCGTTGTTCAACGCGTTGAACAATGAAATGCCAGATGCTAGGCTGACTTCTTTTCCAGAAACTAAGCGGCTTTCCTTAGGCTTGTTCGCTATTTCGAAGCCTTCTCCCAAAGACAGCTCTTTAAAGTAGTACTGCATTTGCCGCCTCGCACATTCTGCATTCAACAACTGATCCGTCGTCTTTCATGACGAACGCCGGTCGACCAGTTATAGGATGGGCGACGATTTCCATTGGAATGCCAATTTTGTGCGTAGACTTAAATGGCTTCCCAGACTGTTTTTGGATTGGCCGCCCAATCCAAGTCTTCCATTCGTTTATCATGATTGACTGGATTGGTGGTCAAAATGTTCTTCGAGAATTTGCACTGCTTTATCACATAACGCATGGCCGTCGTGTGTCAAGCTAAGATCCAGAAGATCCAAACAGAACACGTACTTGTCCGTGGTCTCGAAGTACTTCTTGGCATTTTCAAGCGTGCCAACTTCACGAATGCGAACTGAAATCTCAGCTAGCCTGTTGATGATAGTACCCATGATAGCACATCTTAAGAGTCGAGAGCGCGAACGGAAAAGCCAAGGTCCATTTCGACATCTGCAACGTCGAACTCAGACAGGTTGATCAGAGCGCATTTGTAGCATCGTGGCGCAGTGCGTCCGCTACCAGGGTTGAGGTTCCCATTGATAGGGTTCGCATCAGAGCAACTCGTGCGGCTATGCTCCATGAGCTGTAACAGAACATCACGATGGTTCAAGAACAATGAGTTTTTCTCGATGAGAGCATTCAGAGCGGCTTCAGCTGCGGCGGCTTCGCGACGTTCAAGTTCCGCCTTCAGATCGGCGGTTGAAGCGTTTTTCAGATTGTTTTCCATGGACTTGCACCTTGGTTGTTGTGTCTATGATTGCATAGTAACTCAAATACAATGCGCGATGTTGTAACAATTGTAACGCTACTCGATCAACCCCACCGCTTGCGCGTTGTACTTGATTGTTACATATGAGAGAATAGCGAAACACCGAGCGTATTCTTCTGCTGCCATATCTGGTGTGTCAATCTCGTAATCTCCGATTTTGAATTGCGCGACCCATCCAAATTGCTCAGGTTCAATCATTCCTGGCGCCCTGATTGAAAGCATCAAATTCAAATTCTTTTCTAGACTAGCGATCGCGTTCAGGTCGCTCATAAAATTTGTTTTCGTTTTTTGATCAATAAAGCTAGGTAAAGCCGAGATGAAAAATGCATTCAGTTTATTTTTGCGCGCCATCCTTTCCCAATCATCTATTAGGCCTTCAATGGTGTCTTGCGCAACTTGTTCCATAGAAACAGAAGGACTTATTGGCTGATCCTTCTGTTTCTTCTTCGCAGTAAAATCTATGATGTTAGCCATTCTTAACATCCACAAACAGCGGTGCGTATGAATTATGTTCACACGCGTTTACTTCACAAAGATACCCACGTGGATTACAAACAATCTGGGTATTATGGAGCTTTCTAGAGATGGTGTCGTGCGTATGACCGTGAATCCATAGGTCTGGCGCAAAATCCGCAGTCAGTAGATAATCAGATTCTGATGCAAAGCCACCATTGATGCTACCTCCAAATCGTGGGTGACACAAACTGTATGATGGTAGATGATGAGTGACAACTACTGTCATCTTGTCGTCACGGGCTTTCAAGAACGATTCAATATCTGCCACCATTTCATAGTGCAGCTTTTTCATATCTGCGACACTGAACATGTCTCTATCTTTAGCAATGACTGTAAAGTCCCATAACCCCATGGCCACATTAATGTTATCCTTTTCAGAATGCCCACCATCTGACCACATTGTCCCCACAATGAATCGCACGTCGTCAACAATTACACACTTCACTTTCCCAAGTGCTGCGGTTACTCTTTCATAGTGCTTAGACATCTGTTCCAAGCGCTCATTCCACTCGGTCATATCATGACGATAATACTCATGGTTCCCAGGAACGTAGATCACATGTCTGAATCTGTTCTCGATTAGCTTAAGAAATAGACCCAATTGACCAGGTTTAGACGAAATGTCTCCAGCCAAGACGAGAATAGACTCAGCATCCTTCTCATGTGGTTCAAGCGTTAAAGCTTCCACCTTACGAAGGTCTTGTCCGTAGAATTGTTCAAGGTGCAGATCAGATGCGATCCGAAGATATTTTGTGCTCATAAGCACATTATAGCATAATTCTAACCTGCGGCTAAATGTAAAATCAGGAAGCCTTAGTGACTTCCTGATGTAGTGTCATCCAATTGTGTACTTCACGTTTAAGCTCATCAACGGCACCTGGTTCATGTAACTTTGTTTTGAGCGCTTCTACCCGATCAGCAGTTTGCTGAGCTTCACGCCTCTTGGCGTAAATGGAGAAGTCGAACAGTTTCATAACCACATTTGATCATTTGATTTATTTAGGAGCTAATGCTTCAGGTTCACGAAAACGAAGTGCCGTTCACATCACTGCAGAATGCAATAAGGGCCACCATCCGTTTAAGAATAGTGGCCCTCGGGTGAAACCGATGACAACAGATTACGCTTTGTCTTTGCCGAAGATCTTCGTTACGCCTTTGTAGAGGATGTATGCTCCACCAAGCACCGCAAATCCAAGCATCGCCAAGCCTGCTAGTACCATAACCTTGGCCACGACCATGCCCAACATAACACAGATTACAAATAAAACCGCAACTATGTATGCATTCATGTCTGGTCTCCTCAAATTATTTTGATCATGTGGAAATAACCCTTGCCATAGAAGAGTTTGTAAAGCTGCTCATTCACTGCGTTAGCACTGCGCCCAATTTTCCAGGCTAATTGAGCAATTTCAAGGGCGCCTAACGGTTGCTTTTGGCGGTCATTGTAAAGTGTCTCGACCGCCACTGAAAGTGCATTGTTTTCTTCTTCCGTCCATCTTGCCCCCGAGCGACTTGCGTTCGACCATTCGGTTGGAAGACCAAGACTGTGATTACGCCCCCACTGGAACTGAACTGCTTCGTCTGCATTTTTCAACGCAGTGGTACGAGCGACACGCTCTTGCATTTTTAACCAAAAGTCACCCTTCATGATTATTCCTCGTCGTATACGATCTTGTCGTCACGGAAACGGAACACAGTTGGGAAGCGAAGAGAGTGCACTGTCTTTCCCTTGGCCAGAGAAACTTCTTGGTACTTCAATTCAATGGTTGTGCCAAGAAACTTCTCTTTGTTGTTCCAGATCTCGTCACGAGTAGGACAGTCAGGATCGTCCTTCGGCTTCAGGGTCTTGATGCCAGAACCGACGCCGCACTCGAAGCGTGTACCATCTTCCAGGTAGCCAACCACGTTGATGCGGCCCAGTGTACCAGCAAATTTAGACTTCGGGCGGCCCGGTTCAAAGCCAACGATGCGACCATCAGCTGTGTAGAACTTCTTGACTTTGCACCATGCAATCGTGCGATCCCAAGCATACGTGGCGTCCCAGTCCTTGAGGATGAGGCCTTCGTGACCCTTGGGTTGGCCATCGAAACCAGGAGTCGTGACTTCATCGCAGTACGCGACCATGTCCTGGTAGTCCTTGACTTCACGGCCAGCTGACAGTGTAATGCGCTTGATCTGTGGTAAGTCAGCGAGCATCTTCTGAATGTTCTCGCGGTTCTTGCGCATGGTGATGTCAGTCTTCTGCGCTTCCCAGTCGGCAAGCGGCATGATGAAGAATGCGCGAAGTGTTAGACGACCCTTTGCTTCAAAGTTATCTTTCTTTTTAGCATTCATAGTATCTGTCCAGTCATTAGCGAAACTTTCGCTATCTAGGACAAATCCGTCATGCCATCCATGTTCTGAAAGGTAATCAGAGAGCGTAGAAAACTCATGATCAAAGATTCCATCAAGATAAAAAGCCTCTAGACCTGAGCGACTAATATTTGTGATCTGGTTCTTGACTTCAATTTTTTGAACTTTCATTCTTTATCCTTTCAATCACGGATTGCAAATCATTTTTGATCTGCCATTCCCATACAATCATGGTGCGCAGGCCACACGCACTTAAGCGCTTAATACGCGCTTCATCTTCTTCCCAAATTGCATTTGCGCTTTTGTATCCACCAAATCGTCTGATTTGATGATCGGCAGCATACTTTGAAGGATTGGCATGAAAATAATCCCCATACACTTCTATGCATAGGTCTCCAATCAAAATGTCAACCCTTGGTGCTCTCCTATCTAAAGTATCTTGAATGAGAACTTCATTTTGGTGTGCTACGTTTGCAATAGTTAGGGCATCTGATAAAATTCGATGAACGTTGGAAATTTTGACATTTTTCTTACATTGCGAACCTGGGTTCCTATGACCATGTCGCTCAAGATTAGTTTTTGCAATCTTCTCTTTAATATCCGCATTTTGAAATACGTTCGTAGTTCCAAACTTCTCAAGACATGTCTTTTCTCTTATCGCCTTCACTTTGGTACTTGATGATACGTTCTTAACGCCAAACTTCTCAAGACATGTCTTTTCTCTAATTTCAAGAGTGCGCTTAGTTATTGCAAAGCCTCGAGGATCAAAACCTTTATTCCTAAGACACTCTTCAATAAGATCACGACCAATTTTCAATGGGCAGATTTTTTGTATAGCCAAAATAGAGTATCCATCATTATGCATGGTCACAATCAAATCAGCATTTTCCAAAACCCATGATCTTCCGGCATCACGATTTTTCTTTGTCCATAAACCCATTATCTTCTCCATTAGAAGCACGATGGTATTTACAGACATCGGCGCCGACCGTCAAATTTGCAATCAGCACCTTTGACCCGTCGGCAAGTTCTGCGATATCGCTCCCACGAAATGCGTGGACACCTGTTTCATCAGTGATAAGGTACTTTCTTTCAACCCTGGAAATAGTACGGGTTCCATCATACTTCCAGTCAGCTTGACATGGGAAAGTGATGTACTGTTCGAACTCATCAGCGTCTGTGCACTTGTCTGCCAACATGACGTTGAAGACGGGGACTTGATAGACCGCATGCTGTAGCCATGCCGGAAGACTATCACGTGTCTCACCGTCCTTGTGAAGATCGTAGTTCCAGATCTTGTTATAGGTCTCTGGCGAGAAACCGGCCTTGAGGTCCTTTTCGATCACACGCTCGATGTAGGTCGCTGTTTCCTTGGTGAAGGCGCCGAGCAGCATAGTCACCGTTTCACGGGCCAAGTCACCGGTCAGTTCACGGTTGCGCAGTTGGTCGAGCACGTCGATGATGGTGCTCAGCGGCGCATCACTGTCTGCGTACACCTTGGGACGGTTGAACTTCTTGACGCCGTATGTGTAGTACGGGTTCATTGCGTAGAACATGAGGGCACGTCCCTCTTTGCTCAAACCACGGAGGGCTTCTTGAATGACAGCCTTCTTGCCAGCGCCATTGGCGGCTTCACAGGTCTTGAGGGCTTGGACGAAAGTTTGAATGCTCATGTGTGGTTCCTTTTAATCTATTCTCTCACAAAAACGATCAGTGCGACTTTGTGATCCAGAGAATGACGGCGAGAATGATGAAAACTGCAGGCTTCCAGAACCTGAAGATGAGGATGGGAATCAACAGATCGATCGTGCGAACGTACTCTGGGTTTCGAGCTCGCTCCTCGTTGTCCTCCTTCGTGACCTTTGCGGTGACTGCAAAAAGGAAGAGCGTCGGGGCGGCGAAGAACCACAACAGTGCGTCTCCATTCGGCTCATGCAATGTGTGGACACACATGTACGCGCTCGCAAGAGCGCAAGACATGAGGAATTGCCACATCACAGAGCCCCACGGATGAGCGCGTAGGCGTCTTGAGCGCGAGCCAGAGAGAAGTACTTGTACGTCTGTGTTGCCTGGTTGTCAAAGGTGACCTCAACAGACCAGCAACGTAATGATTTGCCTTCCAAAAGGTCCTCGAGTTCCTTAGTACCCGTCCACGCGTCGTAGATGTAGTGCGTATCATGGTGTGGCGCACTGACAGTCAGAACGCGCTTCATCACGATGTCCACTTCAACGTGGTTGACCCCGTCCAGTTGAAAGCCGTCGCAGCTGGATTTCAACTTGTCAGTACTGATGGTGATTACTTGTAACGACATTTGATCATTCTCCACAGAAAACTTTGTGCAGATCATGGAATTCGTAATACACCACACCAGGCGCATTGCTCATAGTGTACGGCGTAACTCGAATGTTGTATTCATCGCCAATTCTGTTCTTGGACGCTGAATTGCAGTGTTTTGAGACGTAAACACTTTTAAAGACCGAGTGTGTTTTCACGTCTTCAATTGTGACGTAAAAATGTTTTGGCGGATTATATGAGAGAAGTTCATATCTGCGAAGCTCTGTTGCCAAATTGGTTCGCACTGGCGGCTTTTCAGCTTCTAGCTCTCGAAGATGTTCTTCATATCCTTCGAAAAAAATATGTGTTGTCAAATCGAAGACATTTGACGGTCTCATATTAAAAATCCAGTTCAACTGCGAGCCATAAAATATGACACCAACAACTGCAATGAAGACCAGCCAAAACAACCTGCCAGCAGTTGGCCTTGTGTAAAGTTCTTCACTCCGATATATTTTTGTCGGCCACACACCCCACATAAGCACTGCAGTAATCAGTGGGATTACTAAAAAAGTGAGGCCAAGCAAAACACCTGTGAAGAGCTTGACCCACAGAAAGTAAAATACTTGAAGAAATTCCATTTTAGACCTGCTCGAACTCTATCATGTTCACATCAGCGAGCTTCGCCCAGAAGCGAACGCGTCCAGAACCCTTCGGCGCGCCAAGGTAGTTGAACGTGATGGAGCTGAAGTCACTTGCACCACGTCGGATGTAGACACGGTCGATCGACAGGGCTTGACCAGCTTTAAGAGTAACGGGGGTACCGCGGTCTGCAACCAAAATGAAGTCCTGCGGCGTGCCTCGGTACTGTTTTTGACGGATGCTATACAAGTCGAGCGGGTGCTGAATGACCAGTCGCTGGTGAGCTTAATCTTGTCACCAATTTCAGGGATGTACATTTTCATAGTTCACCGTACTCTTGAATCAACCATTCAGCGAACTCAATGGCTTCTGGGTGTTTAGACAACTCTTCGTCAGTCATTTCACGAATGACGTACTTGCAGGTACCATGATGGATGGTGCCTGGCTCATCAAGAAAACCTTGAATGGCGGCTCGTGTTGCATTAGAGAAGAAGCTATCCGCCCAATGCCCTTGGTGTCCTTCGAAGATGTCACCATCTTCGACCACGATCCATAATGGTCTCATACACCCTCCGAAATCTTGAACAGGATGTGAGAGAACACAGAGACAGTTGGAGAATCAATGCGAGACCACGGACCGTCTTCACACGGTTCGCCGTACAGATACGACTTTCGTGACAGCACTTCCAACGTCACTTTACCGGTCTTCGTGATCTTGGTCGCTTTGCCAATAGTGGTGTTAGTACGATCACTGTACCCGTACTTGGCGCCAAGTATAATTGGCTCGCCAATGGCGTCAAATTTTTCGGTCATTTGCATTGCACCTCATGAGCACCGTAGTACACTCGGTAATTGCCAACACCAATTGAACCGGCAACCCACATCACTGAGTGCCAAATGCCGATAATCAGTAGGACTGTTTTGATGAACTTCATTTGAAGGTCTTCAAAATTTGTGCTGCAACTTGTGCATCGTACAGCCACACTTTCTGATCTGGAGCTTTGAAAGCCGCTTTCTTGCCCTTCAAGCCTTGAAAAACCAAACCAGTGCGAGCACCGATCGTGACAACTTTTCCAATGAAAGTCTTGTCAAGGCCGTAGAATTGGCCGTTTCGCTCCAAGTTCCTGACGTATTCGGGATCAGCATCACAGCCAATCGTCTGAATATCTCCCATAACGGCTGAGAACTTCAGACCGGTTTCAGAGAAGCTGCCGCGAATGCCGCTGACTGACAGACCATGCTTCTTTGCAACTTCAGCCAGAGCTGCGTCAATGTCTTTTTGAACGGCGATGACTTTTTGCTTATCCATGATTGTCCTCAAAATTTCATCAATGGAGAAATTTTAGCACGTTTTTTCTTGTGCAGGAAAAAAGAGTGTAACGGAGAGTGTAACAATATCCTGAAACTTAGCCAACCGGAACCCGTAAATATGAAATATCAAAAATGAAAGTGGCTTAAGATGAGTAAGCGAAAGATCCCATCGTTGATCATTGAGCACGTATCCGATCGTGGAAACTTGAACATGCTGAGCATGCTTGAACACCGCCGTGATAAGTACCTAGTGATTGTCGATAACATCGATGAAGACAACATAACGGCATACGTGCTGGACTTTGCCCAGCAAGAAAGTGTTGATTTGAGCCTCTTCATTAAGATTGCAGAACAATGGTTGGAAAAGTCAAATGGTGAATATCCGCTTTCATTTGAGCTCTCACGACTTGGCCTCACGGAGGCGACAAGACGCATTTACAAAACTTTTGATTTAGCGTACGTTACTCGTTTAGTTGGTCGTGCCTTCTCGTTTGACCTAACAACCCCAGTACGAATTCGTCGCCGTCGTGCAACGAAGATTCCAACAGGAGTTGAGATTAGACCTAAGGCTTCTGTGGTTTCTTTACATACATAAGGATAAATATGGCGCCTCAAGAAGAATATAAGGATGACGCGTCAGAACGTAAGAAAAGCAAGAAGAAGAAAAAGGAACAAGCTAAACTGAAGATGGAGATTATTCGTACCGTCTGTGCAGTAGGCGCCTTAATCATCAATTGCGCTGTTCTATCTCACGTGTTAGGGTTATGGTAAAAAGAAAAGGGCTGCAATTGCAGCCCTTTTAATTTTGTGGTTCACCACCAATCATCACTCGGTTTCTTCTCATATAGATCTGTCAAGAACGACAAAAGCACTGTGCTCTCAACATGCTTTCTGAACTCTTCAGTCACTTCTGGAAGATCGCTCTTTTCAAGAAGCTCATTTACGCGATCATCAAGCTTACCAAGCAATCGCTTCACAGATTCCAAATCGTGCTTTCCTTTCTTAACATCAAGCAAGAACTTGGCATTTGGACGTGGGAAAGTAATGAACTTAGTTTCAAGAAGCTCAATAACTTGTTGATAAACGCGAACAGCGTGACTTAGTGATTTCCAATCAACATCTACTTCAGATGCCCTAGTGCTACGTTCGCCGTACTGCTCACAGAGTTTCTCAACTGCAGCGATTAAATGCGGCAGAGTAGTCGTTTCAAGGTACTCACGACCATTAAGCTTCAGCGTGCGCATCACTTTGTTTTGATTCTTGGTTTCACCAAGTTCAAGTCCAGTCTCACGAATAACATGATCTAGAACCGTTTGAGCCTCCACGAAATGCGACACTGGATGAATATAGTGCGACACCGTATCGAGACGAATTGAATTTGGATCAAATTTCTTGAATCGAGTATCTGCTGTAGTTTCAAAAAACTTCAGCGTATTCTGCAGTACTTCAAGAACCTGTTTAGCCGCATTCAAGCGCTCACCGCGGCGCACGTAGTCAAACGTTTGTTTAACCGCAAATCCAACCATTCCATTCACGTTCCGGTGAATGTAGTTCTTCGCAAGGTTATGACAAAGCGCCTCGAACACGCACCAATTTCTGGATCCAACTGAACCAGGCGCTGGCATGTGCTTCAAATGCGCACCGTGAACGACACCAAAAACAGTCTCGACAGCATAGGCCTGGCCACCCAGGTAGTCATGAACGAACTTTTGAATAGGCGTATGTTCGGCCTCATAGCCATTCGCCGGCATGGTCGCGCTATCTGAAATGGTGTTCCCATTAGCATCATAGCGGTAACGATGAACTTTTGGCGTCTTCGCCAAGATTAAATCGTTCAAAGCTGGAAGATATACGGCCTTAAAATCGTAGTCAGATGTCTCTGAGTTTGTGCCGTAAAGGTGCGATCCATAAGTTGTGCAACACAGCAAATTGTTAAATAGACCTGAATGGGGAGGATATTTCATGTTCAGAGAATCAAAATACACGCAGTGGTACTATTCTATTGTAGAAAAAGCAAAACAAAGAACATTATCAGGTTATAAGGAAAGACACCATATTTTGCCACGTAGTCTCGGCGGTGGAGATGATGAAACTAATTTGGTAAATTTGACTGCTAGAGAACATTTCATTTGTCACATTTTGCTGGTTAAAATGACGACTGGAAATCACAGATACAAAATGATGTGCGCTATTATGCGCATGTCAAAGAAGGACACGCTGAAATCACGTACATATCAGTGGGTGAAGGAAGAGTTTGCTAAGGAGATATCGCGACTGCACTCAGGAAAGAAACTGCCAGAGACTCACAAGAAAAACATTGGAAATGCTATTCGGGGTCGCAAGCAGGATCCTGAATGGATTAAAAAGAGAACCACTGATGTTTGGACCGGGAGAAAGCACTCAACCGCCAGTCTCGAAAAGATGTCACTTTCGCATAAGGGTATTTCAAGGGCTGGGTGGCATCACAGCGAGGAAACCAAAACCAAGTTGAAGAAATGGCATGCAGAAAACAAACCATCGCTAGGTCTTAAGCGTAGCGATGGAATGAAGGCAGCTCTACGTGAACAAAACATTGGAGCTAACAACCCCAATTACGGGAAGAGATGGTGGAATGATGGAACCATTTCGAAACTGTCAACAGAAAAGCCAGGTGAGACCTGGGTTCCAGGACGGCTTACGAAGCCGTCAAAAGGTTCATGATGAACCTGTGCAGCTTCTCAAACTCTGTGTGGTGCACGGTAATCAACTCATTACCGCGCCAATCAGTAATGGTCACGTACTCTTCAGAACGGCCTTTGTAGTGCGGATACGCTTTGAACTTCACATCACCTTTTTTGACATGAATAACATGACGTCCAATCTTAACGTCGACTCCTAACGCTATTAGGTTCTGGATCAACGGAACAGCTTGTTCTACGAAGTGATGAGAACTCCAACCGTTGTTGGAGGCGTATTCTTCAAGAGTGCGTCCCATCCGAGCCATCATTTTCTCCGTTTGTTTCTTGCGTATTTACGGAGTCTGTCAAGAACGTAACCAACCAAAACGATCAATACACCGCAAGCTACTCCACCAAAAAAACAGAAGCATTAAGAATTCAAATCCAGGAGTGTCACTAATCCCAGGTTCAATGAACATATGGTAATATAAAGGGTTCATAGAAGTGGAACTTCCTTAGTGCGATATCCAGGGACGTCACAATCGTACGAGTAGTCCCAGTTCTCCGTCAACCACTCGTGCAACTCTTCAGGCACACCCATGTCGATGAGAACCTGCTCCCTGAACTCACCAAGTGCAATGTCGCGTCGAATCATCTCTTCATCATTACTCTCATCGAAGTTGTGAAGTTCGACAGACTCTGGAAGCTCCGTATTACGGATTTCGCCCAACCATTCTTCCAAGCTCTCTATCAGCTCGGCGGCCCTCGATTCGGTCTTACAAACGGCAACGACGCACGTCCAGGCGTCTTCATAAGACCCGCCAAAAGCTTCAATGACAATCATAGTTTTCCCTGCTCTATCAAATGTAATTGCAACCACACAACATATGCGTACCCAAGGGCATGCGACTTCTTGAATGAGTACCCTTCTTCGCCTTTGGACCAAAGAAGCTTGCGAGCCATTTCTTTATCTTTTTGGTACAGAGGTAACAATTGCCGCTTGCCTGGCCGAATCAAAGCCAACACATCTGCAAGATCAAGAATCGACTTCGGCTTTAGCTTCAAGAGCAACTCGCCGTGATTAGCAAGCTGAAAAAGTTTTGCGTGATTCGATTGAATCTGTAGCAACGCCCAATCAGGTTCCTTCTTCAACAATCCTTCTATTTCTGTGCGGGTGTCGAAGAATGAGTACACGCCAAGGTGAAGAAAGTCAATCTTAAAGAACCCAATGTCTTCAGCATCTTCATAAGGGATCGCTGATAAGCCAGTCATCGGATCGATTGGAATAGATTGTGGGTGCATTCCGCATGGGTGAGGTGTAAGCACGCCATCACGCAACACGGATGCTCTGGTCCAACCGAACATCGTTCGGTCGAACGTACTAGGAACATCGATATCTACGTCCATTTTTAAACCTTAATGTCATCGCAAGCAGCGCGAAGCTCTCTCGCTAATTCCGGCTGATGCTTTAACTTACCAGCGTAAGCGCCAAAGTTCACAGCTTCGCTAACAATCTCACGTTCATCAGCCGGTAGAGATTGAACCCACTCTAAAAATTTACTTGATACAACTAGGAACCAAGGTGACAGTTTTCGTCTGCGGACCTGCTTAGCAAGCTCACGGGCACCCATAGTCGCATAGACTTTCTCAAATGGTACGCCGTACTCTGCAGCAAATACCGCAAGTTTATCGTATGTTTCAAGGAATTGGTCGATTGGAGAGTACGCATTATCATACCAGTCAAGGTACATCGCGAACGTGGTGTCCCTACACCAAAGCACTGGCTGAGTTCCGGTTTCAACCATGACTTTGATGAACTGCAATGGATTCGGAATTGCCGTCTTTTCAGACCAAGAAGCGAACTTCATGAAGAAATTGTACTGTCTCGAGCTCATAAAGCGATCTTGATCTGGCACCGATCGCTTTTGCTGTCGCATCCACTCAGCGTAATATGAGTATGCCGCTTGACCCACAGGCGACTTTAGCTCCTCAATCTTTTCACGCTCACGACAATGGTGGTTCATGAACCCAAGCTCAGTCATAAATGACCGAGCGCAGAATTCACAATCCCAAGACACCACTTTTTGAAGCGGTACTCCTGGATCATTTCTTCGACTTGCTGCTTCTCTTCGCAGGGACTCTCGATCCATCTTCTTTACCTAACTCAGTTTGAAGTTTCTTTAGCTGGTCCTTATCGAACCCTGCCTCTTCTGCATATTGTAGAACATCAGCCGCATCAAGTAACCCGATGTAGTGTTCAGCCTCACGGGTTGAACAACCATACTTAGCTTTGATAGCTTCAAGACTGAGACGAGTTGAAGTTCCACCTGGACCTTTGAGCCACTGAGTTCGGCTTGTTTTACCAGTGCAAGAAGCGGCTAGCAGTTTGAACAGCAGTGGCTTCTCATTGCCAAGGCTGAATACATACTTGTTTGCGAACTCGTTCAGCCGCACAATTTGCGCTTGGTCACTAGTGCCAGACAACCACCGCATGATCACCAAAGGGTGTGCGGCTTTTTTTCCTTCATCCGTAAGCTGATCATACGCTTCAAGGTTGCGTTTATTCAGCTGTCCAAGGAAAGCAAAGAGATCAAATGCATCGCGGTCAGCCATTATTGTTCCTAATAAACTGCAATGCGTCTTCCAATGTGCCAAATTTTCGAATGACACTAAGCGCCGCTGGAGCATCAGCTGGTGCATTAGGATCCATTACGCGGTGAAATTGCCAAATCCCAAACAAGCCTTTCTTAACAGCAAAGCCATCGCCAAACGCCACCACTTTGAATCGCGTTTTGAATTTTAGTCCATTGAAGAACCTGCGAATGATGTACCCACGGATCAAACTGATCACGGTAAAGCATGCGCCAATCATCAAGTTCTGGTGAAAATGAATATGAATATCGAACAGCGGAAAGATCACAAGCTGTGTCGCAATCGCGGTCACGTACCCAACCAACGTATTTGCGAATGACTCAACAAACGAGAGGAGGCGTGATTGACTCATAACAGTGCATCTTTCTTTAAACAAAGAATGTCATCGTTTAAAGCCTTCATTGGGACACCACCCTTCGCTTCACAGTCGTCAATTACGTTTTTTGCTTTGAAAGTGCTAAAAACAATTAATGCCGTAACCAACAGAACGAACAAAATTGCTAGCAATTTCATAATGCTGCTATTTCAATGAACAACGCCGCGATCTGAATTTCAGGGTCTGCCACGAAGGCGTGTTGGTACTGGTACTGCGCAATCAAGATCACAGCTTGATCTTCCTTGCCCTTAAGCTTTTTAATCCGGTGAACGTTATCGTATAGGAAGCGGTACACGTCCTGTAATTCTTCTTTAGCAGCGTTGGTGCACACAAGAGTTCGAGCACCCTTCAAGTCTCCAACCTCAAGCAACGGCAAAAGTTGAAGCTTCCAATCAGCAACAGCGCCTTGACCTTGAATTGTCAGTTTACCATTCTTCGATCCTGCTTCAAGAAGCTGCAGAACTTTGCGAACGTCTGGATACCCAGCCTCAACAACTTTTTCAAGGTCGTCAACTTCAAACTCAACATTCTCAGCAACAAGAACATCAGCCATCCGCAGTAGAACTTGCTCACGATCTGGGCGAGAGAAGCGGAATACTTGAAATCGAGAATGCATTGCTGGAATGATCTTATTCTCATGATTACCCGTTGCAATGAACCGACAAGATCCACTAACGTCTTCAATCAACACGCGCAGCAAAGCCTGGGCATCCAGAGACAAGTGATCCATTTCTTCCAACTGAACGACTTTGTAGTCGCCCATTGCCATGGTGTATGCAAAGGTTTTTACCTTATCGCGAATGGCATCAATCTTTTCATCTGAACAGTTGATTCGAAGTGTATCTTCAGGTAGGACACCTAATTCGTTCAACAACACATGCGATAAAGATGTTTTCCCGGTACCCTGTACGCCAATCAACATCAAGTTCGGCAAAGACTTTTCAGCAACAATTGCTTCAAAGACTTTACGCTCCTTGTCACTTGCAAAGATCACTTCACTAAGCTTCTTTGGGCGGTAAGCTTCAATCCACAATTTACGTAGCGTCATAATAGTTCAAAGTACAAAATTAAAATTAATTGTAAAATGAAAAACACAAAAGAACAAACGATCTGGGGACAAAAAAGCGGCTGATAGCCGCTTAGTTTCTGTATATGGTTTGTGTCGTGCTTGATCTTGGGTTTGCATCAAATTGCACGCTATCATCTGGTTTTATGTCATTCAATAACGATCTATGCGGCTTTAGATCAGAAAGAGTAATTTCTTTTCGGGTCTCGTCAGATGTCGAGGGACGTTCCTCGGCTTCATCAGGTGTCATAGACTCACTTATTTCTGGCTCGGCAATAGATTCATTATTGACCATCTTATCGAATTCCGGATCGTACTTCGAATGAAAATCGCCTGTGCCGTCTTCATCATCTATCACCGAGACACCAGGAACAAAAGATTGTTCTGGTTTACCGCGTGGAATGAATTCTTCCGCGTACCGCTCGGCGATAAGATCCTGAACTGGTTGAACTTCTTCAGTTCGAACCTGTTCATCATGCGTGAGCTCGTTGATTTCAGGAACTAACTCTGGCAGTTCTTGCTTTGACGGATCTGGTTCAGGATCTTTAGGCTCTGGTACTTTTTTCTTTCGTTGCTCAAGTAAGAAGTTCCCTGCAATCATCAAGAACACTGCCAGTGGGTCGAACACGAAGATGATGAGCATTACCACGTACTTGACTGCGACTTCTACAGGTACGTCGAATGCCTTGGAGATGTAAAGAATAGGTCCAGCTTTTGCTTCAACTCCAATTTGCTTTAATTGCAATTCTGGAAGTTGTTTATCAATGTCTTCTATTTTGGCTTGCAGCGCTTTCTGTTCGTCTTGGAATTGCTTCATAAGACGAATACGCTGATTGACTGTCGTCTTCTCTGGGAGGTTCGCTATTTGATTGTCAATCTGCTTCTTGCGTTCTTCGTACTTTGCCTGCTGTTCCTTCAAAACACTGACCTTCAACACAGTTTCTTGAGTCCCTAAGATCGCCTTCTGGAACTCACCAGTCAAATATCCCGCAGCACCAGCGCTCGTGATTACCATTGTCACAACAGAAGCAAGTAGCGCATAGGATTTCATCACCATTCCCATGCGCTTCCAATAGTTGTATAGTAGTGAGACCACGACCAATTTACCAACGTCAAGCGATATCGCAAGTGCGATGATGATTGGGTTTGCCCCAAACAAGGTGCTTAAGCCGATCACAGACACCGCCGTGCCTAGACTTTCAATCAGAAAAGCAGCTAGAAAAGTGATGAAAATGAAAATCATGATAAACTACTTAAAAATCTGCCTAGTGCTCTCTTTTTATTTCATTCACTGTTTGCTTCTCCTGATCAGTTAAGAGATTCCACAGATCATCTGAAATTTTCGTCTCTGGAATATCAACCGTGAGACCCTTTTCGCGGCGAACACAAGGGCAATCACCAGCAGGCCCAACACAAGCGCATGCGTTCATTCAATCACCGCAAAGATTTCTGATTCACGAACAACGAGAAACTTCCGACCAGCGATTTTAACCTTGTGCCCAGTGCTGGGGTCAATTACAACTCGGTCACCGACTTTGATGGACATTCCATGGTCCTTACCTGGGCCAGCCTGAACGACAATACCTTCGTTCGTTGCTTCACCTTCGCCAAGGTAAATTCCGGTGCTTGACTCGTCGTCTTTAAATTCAACTTCAACAATAACTCGATCTTGAATGGTCTTAAAATCCATAGTGCTCTCCTTAGAACGAAACTGTCAAATCAATGTCGTTCGTCACGACCATAACTTTATCCGGAATAGTTTTCCAGATCTTTTCGCCTTCGAAGACTTCACCAGGTGTCCACATCAGCGGCTCAATCAGAATATAGTCGCCAACACTGAACTCTGTTACCTTATCGCCGATCGCTACGACTTCCGCCCAGCGTTCACCCTTTTGAGTGCTTTGTAACTTTGGGATAATTAGCCCAGAGCGTGTTCTTTCAGAGAAAGCACCCTTTGACCCACCTGTGTGGTCAAGAAATTTAAAGAGAACTGTATTGCCAAGCGGCCGAAGTTTTTCAATCATGATCTACTCTTAGGTTATAGATTTTCAGTGACACCTGATCAGTGCACCAAGATGGTGCAATTGTATCAATTGTCGTAGCGTCAACAGTTTATGTCTGTGTCGACGGTTACTTGCGCTTAGGTTGTAATTTAGCGCTAGTTGTAGCAGCTTCCTGCGCAATCTTCAGCAACTCGTTTACAGCTTCAGGTTGAACGATTTTTGTGCCTTCACGTTCTTCGATAGCGGTCTTCCGCTCTTCAACTGGCTTCGGCACAGGCACCGATGCGAGTTGAGATTTGATTGCTAACAATTCAAAATTTACAAGTTCGCCGCGCGCGCTGCGGATTCCCTTTGACATATACGATTCTCCTGGATGAGATATAGATTGCCCTTATAGCATTCTCTATTTACAGGAGCCGGCGGGTGACGTCAATATGACCCGTATTGCATCAATATTCGTTTGTCTTGGTTCCAGTGATGTTTAAGAATTTCTTCGGTATTTTCATCGGCGACAAGAAATACAGCGACACCTGATGTGGCAAGACCCGTGCGAAATAGGATCTTGTACCCGTCATAAATCGTCTCTGCTAGAGATGTGGCTTCGCTGAGATTTAGGCCCTTGGCCACCATTTTAGAGCCAGTTGTAGCCTTATGAACCAATACCGACAAAGTCTGTTTAGTCATGCATGAACTCTTCAAGAGGAACTTCGTACTTCACGGGATCCACCACATGAAGCCCAAGTAAGAACAAAATAAAGGATGCGCAGGACGATCCACGTCCAACACCATATACTTGGCCTGTCTCTTTAAACCTGTCAAGAATGTAGATAATTACGCGCAATAAGTTCGTCAGCCCGCGTTTCTTGAACTCGTCAAGTTCCTGAGCCACCCGAGTGATCGCCATTTCAATTTGCAAGTCGCTATACTCTAAACTTGGCAGACGTTCCTCAAACACCGCCAGCACGTGCTGATCAATGTCTAGAGAAAGGTACTCAGCAGGCATTTTCCATGCAAAGGAGAAAGACACTGGTTCGTGAAGCTGATCAGAGATTCTCTCAGAAGCTGGAACGTTCGCGTTAAAGTGCAAAATATCAGGAGAAAGCTCCGTGACACGGATTTGCGAAGGCTTCAGACCACGCAATAAGAATTGCTCCACTTGTTCAGGGTGGAGCAGTGAGACCCCGTCAAATCGCAGGGTCCTGTCATTCAACTCAGTAAAGAGCTCTTTCACTTCTTGTCTTGTGCCTTGATTTCAGCAATCGCTGTTTTCAGTAAATCATTTGAGCGAGCCAACCGTGCAACGCGATCTTCCTTCGTTTCGAACCGCACCGGAGAAAGAGTTTTCTTTGCCAGACGCTCTGTTTGCTCCGCCATTGTTTCAGGTGCGACGCCACGGGCATACATCGCGAACTTCGTCAACACGGTAACTGGAACTTCAATGAACGGCAGTTCTGGGTAGAACTGAATGTCACCCCAGTTCCCAGTCTTCAAGAACACATCAAGCGATGCTAGATGACGTTCATCTGCTGGATTAAAGAATTCACGTTCAACAAGTGGTTTACGCAATGAAGCAGCGGTGTTCAGCATAAGATCTCCTTTTAAAAAATCTTATCGCTTTTTGCGCTTACTGTGTTGAAGTGAATTCGGGTTCATCTGATTGTTCAGGTGTCCACACCCTGGGGGACTCGATTCTTGAGATGAGAATATTCCTGATGGCGGCGGCAGTTGGATCACTTCCACACCCTTTTTGCGCAAGAAATGAATACCGTCGTCCTTGCGATATAAATGGCGAAACAATACCCGCTTTATCTTTGATTGCTTGATAAGCTTTGCGCACTCAAAGCACGGAGAAAGGGTTACGTACAGAGTCGCGCCCGATGCGCCAACCCCACCATTTTCCGTTATCTTGGTCAAGGCGTTTGATTCCGCGTGCAGCACTTCTGGTTTCGTAACCAGTTCGCCGTTCTCGTCGTAGAATTCGCATACGTCATCCTCTGAATCAGCGGGCATTCCATTGTACCCGTCAGAGATAATTTGGCGATTTTTGACGATCAGCGCGCCGACTTGAAAGCGGTTTGCTTTGCTTCGTTGAGCCCAGATTTCAGCCATCTGCATGTAGGCTTCATCTAGGTCAATACGATTTGGATTAATTACAATTGGCGGTTTCATACACCAATTGTAACTTTTAGTCGCGCACTATCGTCCCAGTACTTGGTTCACAGGCGCGTAATTCGTTCCTAGCAAGAACACTGATTTCTCGTTCTTCTTGCTCGCTCACCGGTTCTGTGCATGGCTGACACGGAGCACCGCACCAACAACGGCATCCGCCTCTCAATTGCAAGAGTCGGCGGAAATCCTTCTGGTTAAGATTTTGCGGTGTCATACTTGCCTCACTTAGAACATCACCCGACTATTCCAGAAAGTGCTTCCAACTTCACAGTCGCAGCGTCAAGGTCATCAACAAACTCAGAAAGCTCATCAATAGTGATTGCGTATCGATCTTGACAAATACCATTTTCAAACATATGACACACCAAAGTTCCATTGATGTACAGAACTTTTGATTCGACCTTCAAGGTCCCTGTTTTGATTTCAAAGTTTGTAACTTTGCTGCCAAGCACTAGATCAGTAACCATTTTACACTCGCTCAAAAGTTCTTGAAACAAAGGTTGAACTCGGCACTCTAGCTGTCAGCTTATCAAAAAAGCAATAGCATGCCAAACAACAACAACGCCGAAGGTTGAAAGCACCCCCAAAAGCGGCACCCGCAAAAGCTGCCAATAGCACCATCGCAGACGATCCAGAATCACGAATTTCTGTGCATACGTAATATGCGGCACAACAAAGAACCCACAAAACAAAAAGCTTTTCCATAAAAACCTCAAAATGAGTAATTCTTGTGTCCGATTCGGCATTTGACTTGCCAATTGGAGTTCGAGTCCATCTTAAAACAAGGGCTCAACTTGCCCTCAGGGTTTTTCAGGACCAACCCCTCGTCTTCCGGCTTCAGGTGATCGTACATCTCAGCAAAGCCTTCGTCGAAACACTTGGCAAGCGTGATGCGCGGTGCGATGCGAATTTGGTCACCCTCGTCCGTGCCGCTAAATTCCTCATTCAGCATTTCTTGACGCTCTGCAAAGGTCGTGCCGACCAGTTGGACGTTATTTTTTACGATCTGGTCGAAGATGTATAGCTCATTTTTCGGACCACCAGACACTTTAGAATGCAACAGTTCGGCCACGTACGCATTCCACTTTGGACGACCTGCGAAGAACGCATTGTGATCACCCTGTGGAGTCCAGAGCTTGTGGTCATCGTTGTGGCGAGTTTTAAAGATGATCTCGTTCCCGCGCGCGAAGATAACGGTGCAGGTGCCGTTCTTCTTCTTTTGGGCCCACCACCCACGGTTCTCGTAGAACGCCAATTGAGGTTTAGCGATCTTATTCTCCGGACGAGGAGGGTACAAGAACGAATACGTATGGAAGTGCATGCCTTGGGCGAGCGGTGCGAACATAATCAAACCCTTGCATTCCAGAAAGTATTCGCCGCACTATCAAGTTCTTCATCATTAAAGAGACGCAAATGCTCTTCAAACATCATCCGTTCGAACTCACTTACGTTTTCTTCCTTCAAACGATTCACCATATCAGAAATGAGCTGTTCACGGACGCTGATATGTGAAATGATTTCTGAGGTTTGCATCATATCACCTGCATTGTTTTGAGCCACTTTTCAAAATCACGCTTTTTCCATAGGCCAGTCTTAACCCATTCGAAAACCATGTGATGCGAAATGCTGGCAATTTGATCATCGGTCAGCAAATTACGCTTGATGTCGTCATGTCGAATTTGACGCTGAATACGCGCCAGTTGCTCAGGGTTTGCCATTTCTTGGGCTAGCATTAGTTGTCTCCTAGAGTGGTCACAACCTCGTCAATACCGTACTCTTCAAACGATTCTGGCGTGGCGCGAGTCACACCATTACGACCGTGGATACCCAAAGGATACCGCTCATTCCATTTGGCAGCTGCAGCCTCTGGAGAAGACGCAACAATGACGAAGGCACCGGACCAAGAGCGATCCCAAATGTAGATTTTCAGCATATTAACTCCGCAGGGTTATGATGGCTGCTTGGATGATAGCTCGATTCGACAGACGTTGGGCAGTAGAACCGATATGACGTTGCATCAACGCGCTTTGTAGGAGGGTCTTGGCAACAGTCTTGTTCATGATTTCATCCAGCAAGAGTTGAAACCACGATTCCACTCGCACCACTTGGCAGAAAATTCTTGGTAGGGATTGGAGCATTTGGCTGGGATGCCGGCCTCGATGAGTTCGCGTTTGCGTTCGTAAGCCTCGCGACCCTCTTGGTACGGTGATTTTTTGCTGTGCGCCATGATCAAGCTGCCTTCTTTGAACCGGGCAAGGCGACCTTCTTGGCCTTGGCCGTGGGTTGTACGATTTCCTTGACGTTGTCGAAGAGCTTTTCCATGGGGTAGCCTTCGTTCAGCTTCGGCTTCAGGGCCATGGTCGTGCAAATATCGACGGCGACCTTGTTGCGAGACTTATACGCAGCATCCGCCATCTCATCGGTCACCACCAACTTCGTCACACCAGCTTGCAGGACAATAAAGTCACTCGGCAGGCCTACAACCTTTTCAAGAGCCTTCTCGACGCGCTCCATGAGCTTGGTGTCTTCAGCGTACGCGGGGTTGATGGCGAAGAGCTCGCGTGTCACGACCTGAAGACGAAGCCAAGGTGCTTCGTGAACTTGGCATCGAGCCGTACGCTTTCAGGGCGGCCTACAGAGTCCATCTCGAGAAACATCTCGAAGCCAGCTTGCTTGACCTCAGTCTCCAGGGTTTTCAGTGTCGACTCCAAGGTTTGCATCAATGCCTTGATCTCAGCGACCTTCTGCAGGTTCGCTACAGGAAGTTCTTTCTTATCGGCCTTGGCCTTAGCAGTAGCGGGCTTGTCGAGAGATTTGGCTTTTGCGAAGAGACCGGCCATTTTGAACTCCGTCACAGTGTGTTTTGTCCCTTCCCAGAACAGAAGTGAAATAGCTTTACGGTAGAGTCACCAGATCTCCATAGATGTCCCACTCATTAGCACCAACTTTAACAGCTGTAGCTTTTCCATGCTTAGCAGAGATCACAGAGCCTAAAGCATTAATCACCACTCCAGGTACAGCATCAATAGTCACCGCGCCATCACCTGATTGGCTAATGATAATAGAGTGCCCAACTGGAATTAACGTTGTATCGTCTGGAATTGTCACAACGCTTGCAGACGCGGATGTAACTCTAAGCATAGTCGGAGTAGCCATATCAAATGCGCTAATAGTGTAACTAGTAGCTTCCACATTTACTATATTGAGTTTATTCGCTGGAGGTATTCCAGTCAGTTCAGAACCATCACCAGCGAATTTTGGACTAGATAAAGTTCCAGTGATCTTATCAAATGTGAAAGTGCTTGCAAAGTCTAGTGAGCCATCAAGATTAAATTGTACTTCTCCGTTCCCTGTGCCGGCAATGACAGGAACGGCGCCAGCGGTATCTGAAATTTGTACTTGAAGATCATCCAAAATCATCTGTAAATCAGTGACATCGGCAATAACATGCGTGTGAATAGCGTCTGCTTTTGCATCTAGCGAATCTTGTAAAAACTCTACTTCAGAAATGGCGTGTAAATGAATTGCATCAGCCTTACCGCCGAGAGTACTAGTGATCGATAGAATATCATTTTGGATCGTAGTTAAAGATCCATTGATATTATCTAAATCAATCTGCAATCCATCAACATCATCAATTTGATGCGTGTGGCTAATATTAGCTTTGGAAGCCAATTCACCTGTCAGATCAACAACATCTGAAATTGCGTGAAGGTGAAGAATTGGCGACTTTCCAGCAATATCTGAATTCAGCGCAGCTAACTCACTTTCCAAATTAATGACATCTGCAATCGCATGATTGTGCGTAATGCTCGCCTTCGAGTTTAGTGCAGCGTCAAGACCGGTTATATTACTTGTGGAGTGATTGTGACTAACATATGCCCTGTTAGCAAGTTCATTCTCTAAGCCCTCGACATCAGCAATGATGTGTCCGTGCCCAGTATTTGCCTTTGAGTCAAGAGCAATTTGCAATCCAGAAACTTCAGATAATGAGTGGTTATGTCCTACATCCGACTTCGTGAGCAACGCCTGTGTAAGCGTATTACCAGAACCAATGTCATTTGCACCAGTATGATTGACAGAAACGTACACCTCGTCAAATGAATTCAGATGAACTCTATTAGCCTTCATGTTTAAGTTATCTTGAAGACCATCAACATCAGGGATAGTGTGTACGTGTGATACAGATGCGTATTCTGTATGCGTGTGGTTAATATTGGCATATTCTATATGAGTATGGTCAACATCCGCCTTTGTATCTAAAGAAGCTTGTAAGCCAACCACATCCTCGATTAAGTGCGTATGGTTAACAGCTGCTTTGGATGACTGTAATGAATTGACGCTTGATTCTACGACACCAATTCTTGTATCAACCGAGCTAAGCTGCGCAATGTGCGCTTGTGTCATTAATCCACTAGTTGCGCCAGCATCGGGAACAGATATGTTAACAATGCGTTCTCCTAAACCATTAACATGATCTGATACTGATACTGGTGGAGCTCCAGTGATTTGCAATGAATTAATGTCAGCTTGATAGACTTGAGGAAAGGTTTCAGCATCTACGCCGAGCAATACAGTATTTCTATTTTTGATGAAACCTACGCGATAAGCCAATAAACCAGATGGACGGGTGAGTGTGAGTGCACCATTAAAATCAACGTAAAGAGGTTCTCCCGCGTGGCCACTCCAATCCCACTGATCATAAGTGATTTCTCCAAATGGAGAAAGATGACCTACTTCCCCAACTGTAATACTTTCAAGTACGATGCCAACTGGAACGCGGGCTGGCATTAATGCTGGATTTGAACTAGCCAATCTAACCGTGTCGTCTGCAGAGAAATATACCAATGACATTGCTGGAATTGTTTCTCCAGCCCTCACAGGAACAATTCTGTTAACCGGTTGAACTAAAACACCAGAAGTTCCTGCCGTTGTCAATACATGCACAGCGGAGTCGTCAGTTAAAAACTCTCCATTTGATTTACGCAGCGGCTGTAGCATCGTATCGCGCATAATAAAGCCGGGATTTCCGGCTACATTAAGGCCTACCTGCGTGCCAACGTTAAAATGGGCTATTGTACTGGCATTTCCATTTTGCACAACACCTGCAAAAACGCGGATTTTTGGAACCCACTTGTTGCGCGTTGTACTCCAGACCTTCATTGTATTAGATGAAAGATCAAACCAGTGTTGACCTTCAAGGGCTGTTGGTGCATCTAATCCATGAATAGGTGCAAGTGTAGTAATTCCGTGCGTTACATTTGCAGTTAGTACGTCAATATCCCAAAACAGATAATTTGATTCACCTGGAACCATTGGCCCCCAAGCGTCATCTACAGTTTTATCAAAATGCATCAGATAATCTGTACTGCCATGCGCAAATGACACGACAGTTGGGGTCGGCGACACGATATGAGAGACAAAATCTGGAGTAGTACTCTGATTTAAAAATGCAGGAATTCCGTTATCTTTTTGGAAGCTAATTAAGCCTTGGCGAAAATCTATACGCATGTGTTACTCCGTTTTGTCGTTGTCTTTAACAGACTTTTCGTCATAGTTGTACTTAGCAGCAACAAACTTGCTGTATCCTTCAATGGCACCCACGTAAGCAAGGTACACACCAAACATTCCTTCAGTCAAACCGCCAGTTAATGTCAGCTTGATCATAATCCACGTTGCGGCAACACCACCAACTAGCTGTAATACTTTCGTGAGCGATACCGATTTGCCGTTTTTAGTTATCATGTCGGCGAAATCGAGTTTCTCAGATTTTTGAATTCGGTAGAACAAGAACAGAAGTCCAAAAACTAAAGCCAACATGGCCAGACCCATGAGGTTCACTTGTAAATCCGCTACGCCAGATAGAATGTTCGTCATGTTTACTCCAAAATACGTTTGATATTTAGGGTAAATGCTTCAGGAAACAAGCGAGGGCTCATATGAGCCCTCGCTATTTGTCAACTAATGCCTATATTTTCGTGCTACAACTTAAGCGGTTCGCTGTACTCGTTACTAAAAATCAATCCAAAATCCATCGCAGGAACATCTTCAGGTTCAAGTTCAGACTTAGCCTGGATTGTCATATGTGGAATAAACTCTGGAAAGTCATGCGTTCCACCTTGAGCGATGAACTGATCATGTCTAGCGACAATTGCTGGGCAGTCTAGCTTTAGCACTAGGGCGTCACCGAGCTTACTGAAACCAACACCGGTTGCAACGTACTCATCTTTTGAACAAGTAATACAAAGTGGTTTTCTGGAGAACAGCAACGTTACGTGCAAGTTATCGTCCAAAATGATATTGTTCTTATCAGCCCAGTCTCGAACTAACGCCAACGTTCCAGGCGTTGGCGTTACTGCAGCGTAAGTTCCAGAAGATTCTACGTTTTTAAGTTCGTTAAGCAGCATTTAATAACAACGCTTTAAGTTCAGTGAATCCGCCAATTGGCACCTCATCTTTGAAGATTTGCGGCATAGTGCGTGCCCCAGGAACTTTCAAGAGTAGCTCGTCGCGTGCGATATATTTTTCGCCATCAATCTTAGGCTGACCAACGTCAAGATGCACAACTTCAAAATCGATACCCTTTGTCTTTAAGAGAGATTTTGCTTGTTCACAGTGTGAACAAGCAGGTTTTGAATATACGACGAACATTACAGAATATCCTTCATTGGAATTGGAGGGTTGAACATACCAAACTGAACGAATGAGTACCCAAATTCAGTATCAATCGTGTCCATTTTGGAACCTGCATTACTGTGGTTAAGTTCTGAACATTGGTATGATGAAATAGAACATCGCGCAAACCGATAAACTATTTGCGCTAAGTTGTTGTCATCAAGCTTGATTACAAAAATATGAACCTTTGAGGTTTTAGACAACCACTCTAAAGCCTCTAATACGATGTTCTCAGCGTCTTCGGCAATTGTTATACCCAAAGAACCAATCATTGAAATATTTTGTAATTTAGAAATGCTACCTCCTGGCTGAACGCCCTTAAAGTCTCTGGCAGGCAATCTAACTGCAACCATCTGGTTTGAAAGTGCTTCTAGATATTTTTGGACAACATCTACAGCCATAATGTCATCATGCTCCACCATGAACTTGACGACAAAATTATTCCGTTTAATTTCGATCATTAGAAATCCGCTTCAAAAATTTCAGTTTCATCATCACGAATAATGACACCAACTTTGTATTGGTTGTTATCTTGTTCTTGCGGAGCTGCTTGAGTGTTCCCAATGTTAATCCAATTTTCTAAATGCGGCATTGGATTAACTTTTGGGAACTTATGGTCAGTTTCAATGTCCAAGAACTCATAAGGATCTCTAGCCATGAACAATACCCAATTTTTCACATGCTTAACCGTAGTCCCAATAAGCTCACGACCTTCGCTGAACATATAATCAGTCCAGACTAACTCGCCATCTGTCACCGTATCAAATAGTTCTTTGATCTTTGGCTTCAGACGGTTATACGCGGCGCGACCGCGTGCAGTTTGAAGTTCTGTCCTCAAGACTTCTTTGTCAAGTCCAACGTGCACTTCAAGTTCATCTTGGGCGATTTTTTGAACTGCTTTTCCAATTGGTTGGAAGTAATTTGCAGAGCAAATTGTGAATGTGATAGCGAACGAAGACATAAATTGAACACGCTCGAGGATGTAGAGCGCGCACACTGCCATAAACAGATAGTCGTACGCTTCGTCAGCGCTCATTTCACCAAGCGCGTATTTGTGAGACGCGTACTGCAGATCTTTAAAGACCTTTGCAACCGCGTCAAGACGAACAAGACTTTCCTTAACTGCGAGAACGTCCTTCAGTACCTTCTCGCCATCGTCAAATGACATACGAACAATTTCTGAGTACGTAGCTGCATGTATGACCTCATTGTCAGAGATTCGCTGCCAAGCCGCCCACAGTGAACTATCAGAGATGAATGGAGCCAGCAGTGGTGCGATAGCACGTGAGGCGACAGAATCTGCCTCCCACTGCCATGCTAGCGTACGAATCATCATGTCGTACACGGCCTTTGGGCAATTCTTAAAATCTAGATTACACTGAGAATAATCGAACTCGTCTTCTGACCAGTCCAATGATTTCATCTTCTTGTACAAAGACCAAATCTTTGGATAATGTTTGTTAATTGTGTCGAATAGTCCTGGATCTGGACCAAAGAAGAGAGGGCTCTTCTCGCGGTATTCTTCAACAGACTTTTCAACATTAAAAACTTGATTATTCATAGCGCGCAATTCTCACAATAGTCGTCATCTTCATTTGAACCATATTCATCTTCTATGATAGTTCCACCGTCCGGCATGTAGATAGTGCCTCCAACGCGTTTAGCGCCATCTGGTAAATCACCAGATACAGCAACTGCCGATTCAGTCTTCTCAAGGTCTGTACCTTCACTGGTCAAGCTGTTCACGTAATACCGTGTCTTCATGCCGAACTTAATCATATCCAAATAATCTCTGATGATTGCGGAACTTGGAATCTTTTTATCGCCGCGAAGATCAACAAATAAATCAGCTGAGATGGCTTGATCACACCACTTCTGCATGATCGCGTACACCTTAATCATATCAGAAGTGCTCACATCCCAAGCTAGCTGATACTTGTTTTTCAACTTAGTACCATCAGGAGCGGCCCAGTGATTCACTTGCGTGTCGTTCGTCTTCATCAAGTATGTTTCGCGAATAGGGTATGGACCGTTCGTAGTGCCCGCAGCGATGGTGCTCGATTCACCAGGCATGTGCGCACACAGAACTGAGAAACGGATACCTTTATTCTCAATAATCTGAGCTCGCAGAGTTTCCCAATCACGCTTATTCTCAACCGTCACAAGCTCATCAACCTTACGTTGATAAGTATCGATTGGTAACCAACCCTTTGGCCACAAAGTTTTGTGCATCCACGGTGCATTTCCACGCTCTTTACCGAGGCGTAGTCCAGCATTTACCAAATGCCAATAGTGCGTTTCAGTTAACTCGTGAATAAAATCACGGCCATCTTGCGTGTCATAACGCTTGCCCTTCTTAGCCATTAAATGCGCAAGCCCAAGAATTCCGACGCCAGCGCTAAGACGCGACAGGGCGGTGTGCTTCAGATTCGGGAACACGTAATCAGACTTATGAATGCACACATCAATCATCAGCAGCGCATAATAAGCTACGTCTGCGTATTGTTCATCTGACTCAATGTTCGAGACAATGATCCCAGCTAGCGAACACAAACCAATCTCGCCATCGCCCTCTTCATATTTCGTTTTGTACAGTTCTTTGACCGACTTGAACGCCTTAGTTGGAAGAGCAATTTCAGCACACAAGTTAGATGAGAAAATGGTATCCTTAAATGGAGTGTGCCGATTCATCTCATCTGTTTGGTGCATGTACTGAACGCCAGTCTCATACGCCTGTGTAATGGCACCAAGTAATACTTCACGCGCATTCAATTTAACTTTGGCTGTCTTTAGATATTCTTCGTATAACTGTTCAAACAAAGATTGGTCTTTAGCGTATTGAGCATAGTACAATGCGGGTTGATCGTGATACGAGAACGGAGCAAACTCTTTGTTTTGCGCTACCAGTCTAGCAAATGTTTTATTTGATCCAAAGTTGTAGTGACATCCAGCTACCTTCTTCGACAATGGTGTCATTGGGTGCCGAAGTTTTTGAATGACCTCTACCTCTGGATCATAGGCTGTGTAATAGACTGTGCTCGCACCACCGCGCCCGTTTTGCAGATTCGCACCGATTGCACCAGTCATTGCTCGGTAATATGGAATCTTACCTTGGTGTTGAATCAAACCAGAACGAACAGGATCACCCAGTGAGCGTGTTTTGATATGAGTACCAATACCAGCACTCATAACCGTCATCATATATGCTATGTGGTCACCAGCTGCTAATGAGGGGGCTGTGTCCTCAGTAGTGTACAGACAACAAGAAGCATACCCATTTAACTTCGTGCCAAGGTTTGTAAAGTTTGGTGTGGGAGGGTTCAGGCGATTATGGCTAAAATGTCCATGCCAACCAGCAATCAATTCGAGCCGGCGGTCTTTTGGAAACTGTTCAGCGAGTGCCATTGACATACGCATGTACACAAACTGAGGAGTTTCAAATTCTAGTTTACGAACCTTATCACGCAGAGCGTACTTGTAGCGGATCTGATTGATTTGATAATGCGGGTATTTTAGATCCTGTTTATGGTCAATGATTTGTTCGATCTTTTCGTATTCTTCATCAGAATAATCAAGTTTCACCATCAGCCCTGCGTCAAACAGCTTTTGATGCAGTTCTTTAATTGTTGGGCGCCCGTCAGGATAAATGACTCTTTCAAGTAAAGACGCGTACAGACGCCCGGCCATGCGATTGTGTTCCCATGTCTTTTTGCTCAAGCACACGCTGATAAGCGTTTCTTGGAACTGTAGTGAAGAGCAAACTGCTGGGCATTGGTTCACTGTTTCAAGAACAACGCCACCCCAATCGAAACTTGGCCCTAAAGTCTTTGCGGCCCAAGCCCCCCACCCATTTGCCTTTGCTGGTGAGAACTCCTCCTGAGTTCCATTTCTTTTAATGATATGCGTAATCATCCGTTCAATTGTCTAGTAGGTTGTTGAATAGCAGGACGAAGATTTATTGCTGCTTCTGGATTTTGATGAATCACGATCAAACTCACAAGTTCTTTTTTAAAATCGTTTATTTGATCTTGAGTCAATGGGTGTTCATTCTTCTGAACGCGACGAATAACTTCCTGCTTAACAAGATAGTCAACAAAATCGTTGTTGTAATTGACCGCAGATGAGGTGATGACACCAAACATCCTTGGTGGGGTCGTGTCATCGAACTTAGGTGCTGAAATATCGTCTTCGTGCATAGAATTTAATTGTAACGAAAAGAGCCCGTTACGCCAATTTGTAACGGGCTCGGGTTAAGATAGTGGTCCTCGAACAAAATCTCGAATCTCGTTAATTCGACGTAGCCAACCATTCAAAAATTTGCCTTGCGAAGGAGTCGCGGCCACAATGTTCCTGTAAAATTTTTCACGACGATCGCATAGTAATCGGCATACATCAAACTCATTCATTTTTAATACGGTTTTAGCGGTTCCAGGACCAACATCACCGTCAATAGGTTTCGCTCCAACTACTTCTTGAAGGAACTTAGACGCCTTATCAACCCCATGATTAACACATCCGTCAAAATGTAGGATGGCAACACGGGGTGGCAGAAGATGACAACCACCTGCGACCCAGTACTTGTCATAATATCGTTGCTTGGCTTGCGCCCAGGTCAAACCGGTGATATTCAGGTCATTGTTCGCGTTCTTTGCAACCCCAAATTTGGTTTCGCCGCCACGGTCGTCAGGATCATTTACATACCCGACTTTTTTACGCTGAAATGGTGTTGCAATAAGACCTTGTTGAGTTTCTTTGTCATTGGCATTAAACCATCCGCCAACTTCATATAACATGGCGTGTGTCACTGCCCGTTCAAAAGCAGGTGTAAAGTCTGTCATATAGGCTCCATATTCCGGGAGCCTATTTACATTCTGCCGTCAGCCTAGAATGTCACCGACGGTTTTGCCACCGATATGACGCCAAAGATCATTCGGCCCCACAATAACACCACGAGACACCACTTTTAACTGCTGTTTACCAGGTGAAATAGCGTGAACCAATGCACTTCCCTTTTCAACTGCGGGGTAAATGCATGTGCCTTTAGGTTCCCATCCAATTACTTGAATCGGTGCGGTCATGAGCTTGCAATCCTCAGGAGAGAAGATGAAGGCTTCGTGCGCAAACGAGGCGCATGCCGTTACTGGCACCGCATCAATGGTGTACGTTTCGCGATCAACAATCAGAATGTTCCAAGACCCAGGAATTTTAACTTCGCTGCCGTCAATCAGCAAAGACATAGTTGGGCCTACAGTTTCTTCTAGGTAAGTGATTTCAGTCAAAGTAAAGTCAAGTTGTTGGCCGCTGAATGTCCAGTGAAAACGAGAGCCTTGTGGCAACGGTTGGGTGAGAGAGTCCAGGATGTATGGACGATTAACTTCAGATAGTATAATCATAATTTTGCCTTTACAAGTTTATTGACTGGGTACTTTGCTTCATCATAGAACTTCTTACGTTCGCGAGCGTGCTTCTTACCCCACTTCAAAGAAGAATAAACATCTGAAACATGCACGTACTCTTTATCGCGACCCTTACGAAGGCCACGGCCAATCGATTGAATGGCGCGGACAAATGATTTGCCAGCGTCAATCAACATCAAGTGAAACACGCGATCAATAGAAATACCGGTCGAAGCGATGCCAGCAGTAGCGAGCACGATCAGATCGTCACGTTCTTCGAAGGTTGAGTACCATTCAGCTCGCACATCGTTTTCATCAGCTCCACACAAGAACACTGAGTCTTTGATAAGCTTCTGCAACTGCTGACCTTGCTTGATGCTGTTCACCAGCACTAGCGTGTTCCCGTGCGTATTTGCCTTCGCGATGATCAAGTCCGCCAGGAACTCCAAGCGCTCTTGACTGCGACTCGTGTAAGACTTCTCAGACGCGTAATCTGGAAATTCTTCTCCAGCTTTCTCTTGGATCTCGATTGGTTGGATCTCGAGATTCGCAAGATAACCCATGCGAATTAGATCAGCCGCGTCGATGCGGTACAGGATCTCGCCAATACTACCACGCAGCGTGTACTGATCGGTCTCAGGCTTTGGCCACGTACCTGTGAACCCATACCGGTAGCCAATGTGCTTGCCATGATTCGTCAGCAGATCGCCAATGACTTGGGCCTTCGCACCGTGCGCTTCGTCTACAATGGCGACGTGGAAGTCTGAGATAAGTTGTGGCTTGTTCTGTAGTGCCTGCCACGTTGCGATCACGTGTGGCATCTCGATGCATTTCTCAGCACCGGAGTATACTCCATGCTCAATGCCACAAAGTTTGAAGGTGTTTGAGGTTTGGGTAACGAGGTCAGAAGATGGAACAATCGTCATCGTGCGGAAGCCTTCCTGACCGAAGACATCACACATTCCGGCAACCATAATAGTATTATGGTGAAGAACACCATTTGCATCATAGTATGAATGATGGTAGGCGTCTATTTGAATATCATACAGATCGATCACCCCTACAGGCAATATCTCTTTGATCTCGCATACCCCGTCACGGTGAACCACGCAGTGACCGATTCGCAAATCTTTTGCGAATACCCACGATCCATCTAGGGCGCCAAGTTTGTGATATTCAGCACATGTTAGTTCAAATTCGGCTGTACCCACAGACATCTTGAGAGTTAAAGATGGAGCACGTTTTTTCACAATATACGAAGCTCGCTCCATTCCTGTTGGAGTTAGTACTGTCACATTGAAACGCTCAATTGAGACGGGTTCTTCTAACTCACCAGCCTGCCCACTTATAGCCAACGCAACTGAGTAAAGTTTCTGATATGTCGTCGTACAGTTTACCACGTCTACTTTCGATAAATGATTCATAGGCATTATTCAAATTGTAACGTGTAATTGAACATAAATCTTTTTTAGAGAGGTTCACTTCACGTTTGATAACTCTTAGGTTTGGTTCTGCACAAATGATCTTTGGGCTAATTCCCAGGTGGAATCCTGCAGATTTTGAAAATTTGTGATCAACCTCAAATCCGTCATCAGTTTCGATATTCCCAAGTCTTCTGCTAAGATCTGTTAGAACTGTCACTAACCACAAGTATTGTGCTTTTTGCTCTGCCAGTGAAATCAACTCAGGTTCAAGGAAATTCTGCGTGATGTCATTTGAAGGAAGTTTTTTCCGCCACGCTGCATTTACACAGATCCACTTTTCAACACCTTCTGCGCCATACTTAAGGTAAGCTTTATCAAGTGATCTAGTGCTTTGCCTGTTTTTTAGAGCCAACTTTGCATCTTTAGGCGACAGTCCTAGACGCTCGAAATAGTCCTGATTTAGCGTGTTGCATTTTTTATTCTTTTCACTGAACCTCTTGGTTCCCTCTTCTAATCCGTACTTGTGAACAAAGAAATCTCGTGATCCAACATCGAGTCCTCTAGTTGTCCAATTCTTCTGTTTGCGAAGTTTCAAGTCATCATAAAATTTTTGGGCTTGTTGTTCTGAAAAAATGGATAAAAATCTGTCAAGATTTACGATATTGGCTCCAGCCTTGCACGCACAAGGTTGAACATACACCTTAGTTCCAACATCAGGCTGTGTTCTATTCAACCTAAGAGGCGCATTACACAGCCTGCAATTTGGCGATGTTATAGTCTCGCCGGAGTACTCTAGTGTTAACCCGTCTTGGTAGGCGGCAAGAGCACATCCTCTCCATTTTGCTGTCCATTTGTGTTTTCCTGGCATAGAAGTTCTTTCAGTTCGTTGCTACAGGAGATATTTAGCAAAGTGTCACCATGCACACACTTACCAGCACCAGTTGCTGCAATCACGAACCCTGATCCAGCATCAAGTGCTGAGTTCACAGCCTCGACCTGGTAAGGACGAACAGCGATTGGTACTTGTGATTTTCCGTCGAACCATTTTTCATGCAGCCGCCCTTGAACCAAAGGCAAAGGCAAACGCTCGTCATGTAACTCTATGTCATATCCCCACTTCTCAAGGAAAGGGACAATTTCGCCAAGAAAGCGCATGAACACTTTGCCAGTCTTGTCGAAGAAGCGGATCTTACCATCCCAACGACCAAGTTTGTACGCTGGCATGAAGAAGTACCCGTCAACTGCGATGCCGTACTTGTTCCAGAAGAATTGGACGTCACTTGGCTCCAGACCAGAGATGGTCATGTACACCTCATCACGAACCCAGATGTGTGCAGTCTTCTTCATACTGTGAACTTGAAATGTCTTTCAAGTGAATTTCCACGAACAAACGGCATCACGGCATCACGCTTTACAGAACCTGTTTTGATAAGATCAATAAACAGCAAGATCTTTACAAGTTCATTTGGCGTTAGGTTCGCTTCAGGCATGAACTCTAATTTAAGGTTCTGACCATTTTCATTTGCATTAATGACGAGCTCAACATTTGTCCCATTCATCGACATTGTTGCAATTGGTGTCATGTCTGCGTAGCCAATCCCATTAAATCCATTGGCACTAGTACCGTATGGAATAGCACCGCTTGAAATTACGCCTTGATAACTGGGGTTTTGAATAGTTGGAGAGTAAGTGTTTGGCATGTTAAATGATCACATCCTGCATTTCAGCAACGCGCAATTTTGTAATGTGTCCGACCATCCAGCCCATTTGCTTAATCGCCTCGACAATTTCATCAAATTGTTGCTGCTTTAAATTCGCTTCAACAATGAGTTGGTTTAGCTCTACCACATCTTTTTCGCCCTGAACGTACAAGGCTTGTTCACGAGCTCCCAATGCTCGAGGTGAGTTGTTGTAGTTCTTAACGTGCCGAGACTCTTTACGGGTTTTTTGAATCTCAAGCCACTTCACAACAGCTCTTGCTTCTTGAGCACGCTTTGCATAAAAGAACTGGTGGTGAGGAATATCACGAGCTAACTTTTCAAGTCGTTCGCCTTCGATATCAAAGATCGGTTCCGCACCATTGATTTCTTCTTCCCACTGCGCAAAGAAAGCTGGCAACTCGGCCATCAGATCTTCATTTGACTCGCCTAAGGCGAATAGGTTAATCGATGTTTTTGGCATATAGGCTAATCGGGGCGTTGTTAAATTGTAACAACGCCCCGTTACAATTACAGATAAACCAGGGTTATGCGTTCAGTAGTTTTCTGACTAACTGACGAAGTTGGTTTGCGTCTTGAAGAACGATTACCTCGCTGTCATAGCAGTAGTTATCGCACATTGTGACGTTTGCGCCAACTTCTCTTGCCGCCTCTTTTACTGATTCCGTAAAAGTAGCACCGTCAAATTCTGACAGCTCATCAAACAGCAATTTACTCTGCATCATCTGCCGTCTTCTTCACCAAGCTGAATTCTTCAACTGCGGTTTTTGCAACACGCATGGCTTTACCAAGCGAGGTTGCAACCTCTGTACGTTGCTCAACATTACCCTTATCGTTATGCACGGGGTAGTCTACGACAAAACCACCAATTACAGGACGGATAACAATAGACACTTCATTCATTTTCATTCTCCTAAATTGAGGGCCGAAGCCCTCAGCAAATTAAGCCTTCTTACCACGTTTCTTCGGAGTTGGTGTGGCGTCCACATCCACCTCTTCATCCTCGATAGCGTCAAGACCTTCTTCCGTTGGTTCAGGACCGCCACCACGTGCAAGCATTGGCTGGCAAGCAGGGTGTTCTAGCAGTCGAAGAGCAATTTCATTAGTGAGCTCTTTTTCCTTAAACACGATGCGATCTTTAACTTCACCTGTGGACTCGTCAACGATAGTGCAAACGTAGGACGTCTTCTCACCGGGCTGTGTGCCCTTAGCGATGACACCGTCGGCTTCCAATAGTTCAAGCAAACCACTGAATGGCGACATTCCCTTGTTATACGGAACTTCAAGTTCGACCTTGGTGCCAAGCTTTGCGAAGCGAGACTTGTACGTCTCAAAGCGCATACGAACGCCAGTGACTTCGCCTTCTTCCTTGAGCTTCAACTTCGTGACGATGCCAATGATCGAGACAGAGAACTTGGTAGAGTTCGTGATGGCCCATGCACCGTCACCAAGCATGATGTCTTGTGGGTACACGTGGTCAGTAAGAACCATCGAAACAGGCAGACGACCGATGTTGCCAACGGCCAAGCGTAACATGGCCTTGCGACGCTTTGCGAGCTGACCTTGGTCACCCTTGATCACGCCTTTGTCGTAGTTCTCCATTTCAGTCGAAGACGACAACATAGCCAGGGAGTCCAGAACGATCAATGTTTTCTGGGCTTCCATGTTATCCTTACCGTACTCCTTCTTGTATCCGCTGAAGAACTCAGACAGAATCGCATTCACGTCTTCAATTGTGGCAACGGAAATGTACGTCAACGCTTCTTCGGAAACATCCACACCAATCTTGGCGAGGTAGTCAACGTCAATCGCGTGCTCTGAATCCAGATAGAGGATATGGTATCCTTCAAGCTGTGCTTGGCGACAGAGGTTCGAAGCAATAAAGGATTTACCAGAACCAGATGGACCCGCGAACAGAGTCAATTTGCTAAGTGGAATACCCTTCTTAAAGTCACCGGACAAAGCGCGGTTGAGTGCATAGTTACCAGTAGAGAGCCATGTCTCAGTAGTTCTAATACCCACACCAACCGTGTCTAATTTGGCGACATCCTTCTTGAACTTGTCAAGAAATTTAAGTCCCATTATTTTCTCCAATAAGAGAGGGCCAATGGCCCTCTCGCTTTACTTACTCTTGCGAAGCGGCTGCGGCCTTAGCGGCTGCGGCGCGGGCGCGGAGTTGCTCAACTACACTGAGTTTTCCAGTAGATGCTGGTGCTTCTTCAGCTGGAGCTTCAGCCTTTACAGCTACAGACGGAGCCGGGGTTGCCTTAACTGGAGTCTCTGGAACTTCATCGCTTTCTTCAGGAGAGCTGTAAGAGCCACCAGTTGTTGCAGCGACCAGCATTGCTTCAACAGCGGCGCGTTCAGTTTTCTGCGTGCGATAGTCATTCAGAGTAAACAAATTCATCTTCTCAAGAACGTCATCGCCAACATCAGTTTGCTTAGGAGCAAAGTTAGATGTCGTGTAAGAGTTCTGACCAGACCCGGTCTTTGTCTTACGGAAGCGGAAGTTGTACCCACCCTTCAATTCAAATGGCGCTGCTTCCAAGTCTCCCGACTGGAACGCGGCTTGAATTTGCTTGAACACTTGTGGTCCAAATTCAATCAGCTTAACAAGCTGTTCAGCATCGTGTTCAATTGGGGTGTCAATCACCAGAACTTGCCCAATATATGACTTCTTACGGTAAAATTGCTTGCCAAGTTCTTCGTTGTATTCGGCACTCTTCTTATCGTAGAACCGTGCCGAAAGATCACAAATTGGGCAATCTTCACCATACATCTTCAAGCATGCGACCTTCTCGCGCTTGCCATTGATTGTCAGTTCATGGGTGAGATTTTCTACGAGGAAACCCATTGGGTTTGTTTCGTCAGCATCAGGGAGGAAACGAACTGTCGAAACGGTATCGACTTCTGCCTTCCAGAATGGAAAGAACAATTTCCAGGTTGCGTTACCGGTGTTTTCGGTAGTTTTGCTAGAGAATGCTGCGGCCAGATCGGCCAATGAACGCTTAGTCATAAAAATTAAACTCCTTGAAAGAAATAAAACAGGTTAAAGTCAAAATACCAGTTTTGCTGGTGTTTTATTTAGCAATTCTGGCTGAATGTTAACCTTGAACCGTACCATGTGCGATACGATAAAGGTAATTGTAACGATGTTACAAATTTAGAAAAATGTAACGGGGGTTAAAGAACCCCCGTTTAAGGTCAAACTTAGAGGTTCAACATCATTGCAGATGTGGGCAAAGCGCTGTGCGAAACACGAACTGTGTCAATGTTGCCAATGAAGTTCCAGTTTGGCGAACCAGCGTTGTTACCAATGTACATAGCGCCTGTTCCCGCATTGGCCCCGGCGATCGTGCCAGCGTAAGTGCCGGTCCCAATCGATGTTCCATTCAAATATAGCGTCCATGCGCTTCCCGAACGAACTACCGCCACGTGTGACCAAGCATTCAGTGGAATAGCTGTAGCTGTACTTGCTGTAATAATCCCGGTTGCGCCAATGTTGACAAATAGACGACTATTATTGCCGTAAAAAATACCCCAGCCACCCTGTTGTGATCCATTCCAATAGTAAGTACCGCAAATCATGCCGTTAATCAAACCATTTGCTGTTGGATATAGATACATTTCAACAGTAAAGTCGCCAGTAAAGTTAAATCTACCATCATTAGCAACAGACATATAACTGCCAGAGGTGTTGTTAAACAACATACTGCCGGTTCCACGTGCAAATCTGACTGTTGTCAGAGATGGTGGCGTGGAACCAAATGTAGAAACAACGTTCCCCTTTGTATCATTTATGGAGCCATCAAACGGCAAATAGGATTTGACATAACTTGGGCTATCAGGACCGGTTGCTAACACCGTGCTCGTTAATAGTGTCGAAACAATTCCACCTGGAATCATATTATTCTCCTTACAGATTAAGGGGTGAATTCACCCCTTAATGAATGTTAAGCAATCGCCAGACTTGCCGTTACGAAAATCTGCGTTGCAGATACTACATAGTACGAGATAACATCAACCGCGTTTGGCGTTGTCGACAATGTTGGTTTTGTGCCACCCGCGCCCTTGAAGTAAGTTCCCCAAGAAATCGTACGACTACCGGTAGCATCCTGCGTAATAACGATCACACCAAATTGACCTGGGGTAATTGTTCCAGTTGGGTTAGCAAGCGTGAAGTTACCAGTTGCTGTCAATGAGAAGTTGTTTGATGCATCGAAGTTTGGCGTAACAGTTGCACCATACGTCAGTGCTGAAACAGCGCCGCGTTGTGCTGCGGTCCAAGTGTTGTTAGCGCTTGTAGAAGCTCCAGAAACTGTTGCCCATGTACCGTCGCCACGTAGGTAAGTGGTGCTGTTCGCCGTACCAGAACCAAGACGCGCAGTACCTACGGTACCAGATGCCAAGTTACTTGCGTTAAGGTTCGTGAGCGAAGCACCAGAGCCGCTGAAAGAAGTACCAGTTACTGCGCCATTCAATGTGATGGCCGTTGCAGCGATAGTCACATTAGAAGCGGTATTAGCCGAGCGAGTAACCGTCATCCAGTTCGCTGCTGCGCCGTTGCCATCTGCAACCAAACGCCAGTTCAAAGAACCATTAGTATTGCTGACGTAGAAGTCACTCACTTGTGCGCCAGCTGGAGAGTTGGTGTTCACGAAGGTAAAGTATGGACGTGAAGAAGTCACGTAACCGAAAATACCTGTTGTAGCACCGTTAACCGTCAGTGAAGCAGTCGCTGAAAGTGTTGTGGCGGTAGCAGTTGGAGCAGCCCACGTACCGTCGCCACGTAGGTAAGTGGTGCTGTTCGCTGTACCCGAGCCGAGAAGCGCCGTACCAACGGTGCCAGATGCCAAGTTACTTGCGTTCAAGTTCGTCAAAGACGCGCCAGAGCCGCTGAACAATGTAGAACTTAATGTTCCAGTTCCACTATCAAATGTCAACGACGATGAAGCACCAAACGATCCACTGTTGTTGAATTGAACTTGGGTATTGGAACCTGCTGGCTGAGTTGCTTGCTGACTAGAGAACTGCGACCAGTTGATGTTTGACGTACCAAAGGAAATAGTTCCAGTGGTCGTCATGACCCATGCAGTTCCAGCAATATTGCCCTGCTGAACATACACGAAATCACCAGCTTGAAGCGAATTATCAAAGTCACTTGCACGTGTCAAGACGAAGTTTGGTGAAACCGCAGTTACGTTATAGACACCATTTTGCTTAGCATCAGTCTGGTTCTTAACCAAAATGCGATCACCAACGGAAGCAGTATATCCGCCAATGTTAGGAAGAGTACCAGACCCGGAAAGCGTAGCACCTACGCCACTCGTGCCGTTATTGTACGTTGCAACGATAGGACCAGTGGTTGCCGAAATAACTGCGTTATGGACATTCAATCCAGAAGCAACGTTATCAACATACTGCTTTGTTGCAAGTTCAAGTGCACTTGTTGGGTCACTGTTTACCGTGACTGAAGATGCATGCAACGCGCCAGTCGTTTTGTTGAAGGTGAAAAGTGAACTTCCGGCCAACGAACCGGAATCATTAAATTGCACCTGAGTATTTGAACCGCCAATAGAAATGGTTGCGTTGCTTGCAACAGCTTCCCACGCAGAGCCGTTATAGACATAAAGTCCGCCATTTAGTTTATAGAACAGTTCACCCAAATTATTGCCGCTAACCGGCAATGTGCTTCCAGACTCAATGGTGAAGTTGGAAGCAGCAGAAGAGCCTAGAAGTTGAATGCCATCATAAAGCATAGAAATCCCCTTGATTGAAATCACGGATATTTATGGGATTTCTAGTTCCAGTCTTTAATCTGAACTGATTTTACGATTGAGCGTCGGAGGTGCCCGGTTGGTGAAAACTTTGAGAATGAAGCGCATATCAAACGAGGGACCACATGGTCCCTCGTGTTTGTCTGGTGAACGTCAGATCAGTCTGTGATGTCAGATCTGTTTACCCAAAAGCAAGGGAAAGTCAAAATGCTTGTCCCCCAGAACAGAACTTTTTTCATTTTCCAACCTTCACCCATACTTCATCTGCTTCAAATCCCGCCCAAACGCCGTTGATTGCATTGATCTGCTGCATCACGGATTTGTAAGGCACTGCCTTATCACCACGTGTTTTTTGTCGATCAATCAATGTCTGCGCCGAGTTCCAGAACTCAACAGCAACTACACGGAACTTCTTTTGTTTTGCAAGCTCAATGAACTTACCACGCTTCTTTTTGGATGCATTAACGGTATCAATGAATACTGTCCCGTTTGCATGTTTGACACGATCCAAAAGAGTATTGATCATTCCGTTTGCAAACTTTTGAAACTCCGATTCGTTCTCATTTGCATACGCCCAAGCAGCATCATAGAACGCAACTTCATCTGATAACAATTCTGCACTTGGTGATTGTTGTTGCTTGAACCATGTCATTTTCAAATCATCATATGAAATGACAACATCTGTGGCTGGATTGAAGCGTTCACGCGTCCAAGTGCTCTTGCCAGAACCAGAAGGCCCAACTAGCAAGAACATCACCAGACCTTCGCCTATTGCAGTTGGTGTTGTATTCACTGTCAAGAACTGAACAATCCAGTCCTCAACGTTCTGCAGTTTTTGTTCATGATCATCACTGATCCGACCAGCAGCATCTGAACGTAGGCAGTCAAAGAACAAGGAAAAGGATGCTCCTGCCTCGGCCAGAGCGACCTTTGTAGCAATTGCCAAACCTTCACGTTTCTGTTTATCCTTGTACCCGTAAGGCAAATGATGCTCAATAATCCAACGTACGGCACGAGCTGCATACGTTGGTAGGAGCTGACGCAACTCTGGCATCGTCATGTAGCACTCTTGGAATAACACCGCAGAGTCTTGCTCGTGACCAGCGTACCTGCGGTAAGTGTCACCTGATCCGTCCTTCTTTTCCAAGACCTCTTCAGCTGACGGCTTGCCAGTGTCATGAAACAACAACGCGGTCAAGGCGATCACGTTCTCAATTTCTGTATGATGCGACATGAAATGGTCCCGGTATTTCTGCATCACCATTTCAGTGTGAACGGCGACATTCGCCTCACGGTGCCATGGAGAGTTCTCCACGGTGTTTTGCATCCGTTTCCAGTGCTCAGTGTTCTTGAACTTCGTCAAGAAATGATCGAATTGTTTCACTTTGTCCATTTAAAAAATGTACCACCACACGCAAACCAGGCACGACTTATTTTAGGTTGCATTCAGGAATGGGGGTAACTTTTGCCTTTATGGCTTCAGTACGTAAGTTGTTGCAGCTGATATTCACGTTCGCTTCAGTGTAGCTTGCCATAATTACTTGGCCAGCGAAAGCAACAGACACACCAACCAACGTCAATGCGTACCATTTCATTTTGAATCCTTTGCGGAATGACTTGCGGCACATTCTTCCGGCGTTTTTCCACCCGGGAAGGCGACCCAAACTGTACAGCAAGGGATCACGTTGATGCAAACTCGGCGGTTGTACGGTGAATAATGAGCACCTAACCAAACACCACCAAGTTGGAACTTAAATCCAGCACGAAATCCAAACATATCAAACCTCGCTAACAGAGACTTCGACCAAACGGAACTCACTTGACGCCTGTTCCATTACTGACTTAAACAGCTCGCAAATTTTTGTGATGCGCGCTGCCGTGTGAATATCCATTAGTGCTGGTATTTGCAGCAAACTGCAAATGCGTTCAAGCTGAATGTGTGTGGCAGTCACCGTCTGTGATGTCACAACAACATGGCCAGCCGCATGACAGATGTCGCGATAATCCTTGCGGACGGCGAGCAAACGCGCCCAACCTTGTACTAACTCAATGGTGTTACAGAATTTTTCAAGTTGCACCGCGCGTTTAGCAATAATTCTGTGAATGAGATGTACGTCTTCATCAGAAAGTTCGATGTAGTACCGTGGTTCGGCTCTTGCAACAATGTTCATGTTACTCTCCAAACTTGTCGTACGCAATATTCATAAAGACCATGCTTTCAAAAATCATCAGACCTACGCCATAAATTGGTGGGAAGCCAACAGCAATACCCAAGAGCATAATGCCAAGGCCCAAAATACACGTTCCATAATAATGCGTTCTATTTCGCTGAAAATATGGAGCATGGCCGCGCGTCTGGTAACCAATACGAGTTCCAAAATACACGCCAACAGCTGCGCAAATCGCTAAGAAAGGCCCAGAAAACATGCAAACAAGAAACATAACCGAAATGGTTAGCCAGGAATGTGTTCTATATGACATTTTTAGAACTCCTTAGAACGACGATCGATATGACCCTGCACAAGATTCCATGTGCCACCTTCCATCTTCCAACATCCGGTGTTTTGAACACGACGGAAGCGGTCACCCGTGCTCGTGACAACGGTCAATTTAGCTGTCACACGAACAACAGTGCCGCATGGATAGTAATCACCATTGAATGCGTATGAAACTTCATCACCGACCGATGGAACTGCAATGATCCCAAACTGCGTTAGAGATGAGTTATGCGTGGGGACATGCAACCTTCCAAATTGCTTGGTTGCGTGTTCAGCAAGATCTGCCACGAATTGAAGCGAGGTGTTATTCCAATCATGGCGATCAATGGCACGATTGTAGACAACCAGTGTGCCGTCATCATTGAAGAACGACTTTAAGTCTGGGGTGCCGGTAAAGGGAGTTTCTTCAACAAACTTTACGAACTTTTCATCATTGTACAAGGCGTAAAGCATTTTGAACCTCGGCATGTTGCGTTAGGTGTATCTTAACGCAATCACGAGGTTCATGTTGACTAATCTGTAACTAATCTGTAACGAATTCAGAACGTAATCGTGACTTACACCTCTGTTCTGCAGCCTGTATTTCTTCAGGTGTTCTGAATTCGAAACAGAGCTGTAAACGCTGCATGGCTGGTGAGAACTCCAGCTCAAGGTACTCTTCAATAAGAGGATCCATGTGTTTAGCGAACTCGCTAACAACTCGCTCAGCATTGTCAGCATCACAGAGGTCGTTCATTCGATCAATGAACTTAAAGACACCATCAATGATTGCATCTTTAGCGTCCTGTAAAGCTTCACTCATAATCTACTCGGATGCGCCACACAGGAGGTAAGGAGCCCATTCCACTAACAATTTGTTCCTCTGCCTGAATGATAGCAGTGAGAGTACTCATGTACAGAACTTTTGGCCTTACTAAGACTTTCTTTTCAAGTTGCCCAAAGAAAAGAGTAAGTCCGCTTTGATCCCAAAATAGACCTGTAGCGGTAAAGGAAGGTTGATCCCCGATCGTACAACTTATTTTCATAACCCAGCGTCCTCACCAATTACGTTTCTTTTGCAAGAGCATGTACCGCATACTCCACAAGAGGTTTTATTTGGGCTTGGGTAGAAACGCACTCGCATTTCTAAGTCTGGGCAAGATTCAATTGGGCGATACTCTACACATGGTGCGCCACGATCGACAAAGTGACGCGTGGCTTTCATAAGCACAGGTCCAGTTTTCAGCATCAGTTCAAATTTCTGATTTGGATCATCAGCGATAACGTAAAAAACGTTCTTTTCCAAATCACTCTGAATAAACGAAGAAAGTTCGAAAACTGGAAACATGTTTACTCCTTACTCAATGGAGGTCCACCACGGTGTTGCTTTGACCACTCATAGTCTAATCCATCTGGTGTTTTGCCATCTTCCACAGAACTCACGCCTGGCTTACCGACACAATCGCCAAGCTCAGAGCTAATAGTTACGTGTTTATAGCCAGATTTTCGTAGATTTTCTGCTTTTGACAGGGCCAGCATAAGCTCATCGTCACTGAACATTTTACTCTGGGTTTTTATTTCATATTCATCAATCCAGAAAACAACAATGCTCATACTTTTCCTCCTGGGTATTTCTTGTAGTAAACCAAGAGGGCAACATAGTAAAAATTACTTAGACAAATTGCTAGCCCACCCCAAAAACTCCACCACTGGTCTAGATGCGGGTAATAAAACATATTCCACACACCCCAAGTAGTAAAGAAAACCACACTCAGAATACTGAGACCTGCAACACGCTTATCTTTTAAGAGCGTTCTGCAGTGATTAAGAATAAAGAACGCCCCAAAAAATTCAAATGTGGCGTTAACGATGTCAGGTGTTAGCATTACAAAGTTCTTAGTTATGATTCATTTTATAAAGACAATTGAACCAAGAACTTAACTTTTCAGGTTACAAAATACTAAATGGCACATAATCGTTGTTATCATCCATTGATGAATCTGGATCTACGTACTCGTTGACCTTCTTGAAAGCTTCTTCATTGTATTCAGATAAGCGTTTTAACAAACGCATAATACCAAGAGTTGCCATCACTGAGTCATCCGTGGTCCCGGTCTTTGCTTCATATCCGTTCCCTTTGGAGACAAAATGCTTTAGTTCAAAGATTAGATCTTCTGACTTAATGTTGATACCGTTCGTTAGCTTTTCAATTAGATTTTTTAGTTGTAAGGCTGCAAGAACCTTTTGGCGCCCGGTGGTGAACACACCGAATTTCGCCGGGTGATCTGAAACAAGTTCAGCAGTTTCAATTTGATTTTCATCATTGTAGTACAGAGCAGATACCGCTTCACCTATACCATTCCGTTCAAAAGTCCACAGCACTTCAGCGCGCCCAGCCCCCTTATGCTCAGTAAGTTTTCTAAGCAACCAAGTAAGCTTGGCGTAGATAAGTGGAATGTTCACGTCATTCGACCTGTACTCAGCAATTTGATTTAGCCCTGGGAAATCAAACACCTCAATTGATGTAAAGTCACGACCACTACCAGTTGCTGGGTCCATTGAGACCATGTAGATCTTATTCCGCCCGCCAAGTTCTTCTTCTGGCACCCAGAATTTAAAGCCTAAAGATTCAAAGACAGGTTTCTCGTATCTCAATTGCGCTAAACGTTGCGCATTCACTAACAGTGCGTCAGATGATAGAAACTCACAGTCCAATTCTTGTTTGGCTTTGATAGGACCCAGCTTACCGGCCATATCGTCATACCAAGCCTTATCGCGATCTGGGTGACGCCACCACAAGAACTCTAGCGGAACAAAACTGTTCTGCTTGCTTTTTGCACCAAACCAAAGACGCGCGAACAAATCCGAGTCGCCGTTCGGTGTGCTTGTGATGATGAACTTACCGCCTGTACCCAGAGCTGGTGTCAATGAAGCCCACATTTCTTCTTGAATGCGGCGTGAGATAAACGCAATTTCATCAAGGAAGATAATTGAAGGGGAACTACCACGACCTGTTTTTTCAGACGTAGCTTCGCAAATGATCTTTGATCCATTATCAAATTCAATTGAAGTACGGTTATAGAACTTACAACCTGCCTTCAACCAATGTGGTAGTTCTTCGTACGCGAATTTAATGCGTGACTGAATTTCAACGGCGTGAGCCATAGCCTTAGAGGCTATGACGCAACGCTTGTCATCATTGAACAATGCAAACCACAGAATATACATTGCCGCCACAGTGGTCTTACCCATTTGGCGTGAACATAAAAGCATCGTGTCCTTGTTCTCATGGATTGCCTTCACCATTTCAATTTGGTAGTCGTACAATTCGAATGGAACGGATCCATGAACAGGGTGTGTAATCCGAACATACTTCGTTAAGAAGTATATTGGATCTTCCATACAGCGCTTTAATTCAAGAACCGCCTCTGGCGTGTACTCACTGGATTCGTGGGCGCGCTTAAGATTAGGATTCTTAGCCATTAGAACTTCACCATGTACTCACGTTCAAATTGTTCTTTGTCAATGACCTGCATCATATGATCAGCCCATCGTTGTGTTCGATTAGGGTGCTCGTGCCATGCGGCATGAAATACAATTGCTGGGCTCACACACTGCAGAATATCAGAAAATTGCGTTCCTGTGAAAGTGATTCTGGAATCTTTGTATATGCTCAAACATGGAATAAGACACGCAAGCAACTCTTTTAATTCAGAATTTAAATTTGCTTCATCTACCCAGAGATGAGTGATCGTCATTCCTCTGCCTGTATTTGGCAATGGACCAGCCGCAATGATCATTGAATGATTGTCAAATTCAATACGGTGCCTATTCCTAGTCTTTAGAACTGGTTGCATCCATTCAGGCAAGTTATCGTACATGAACAAGATGTTCTGAATTATTTCTGTACTGCGGGCGTGTGATGGCCCGATGGCTAACAGCACTTGCTCTTGTTTAAAAATTGCCTTCCACAAATAGTAAGCAGACATCAGCGCTGTTTTACCCATCTGCCGTGCGAGTGCTCCAATTACTGGAAGTTCATTCTTTAGCACAGTAATGAAACGCTTTTGGTACGGATAAAGTGCAAACGGTACGGTACCGTGCTCAATGTGTCTGATCTTTACGTATTTCTCAATGAAATAGATCGGGTCTTCAGAGCACTTGATAAGCTCTGAAATATTTTCTGAAGAGAACTGCATTTAGTTTTCCTGTTGCACGAATTTCTGAATCACATCAACAGTTTTCTCATGCATGAGAACTTCAAAATGATTCGCTTTTACTTCTATCTTTTTGCCGTACTTCAGCGCTGTCTGGCTGGCCACCGTGACAATAGTGTCATTTGGCTCTGTGCTCCACGGAAGAGCGCCACCAGTTGATATCACGGACAACATAGGGCAGGGGATCTTCTCATTAGCAAAGCGGCTAATTGCTGGGCTAACTGGTGTCAAATCATTCAACACAGGAAGTCCACTAATCAACCATCTTGCCCAGTATGCGAATTTTGACCCACCAAATGGAGTACTAATAGAAACAACCTTTCGAACGTCGTGCGTTTCGTTCAAAGCGATTGTGGCTGCAATTATCCCGCCAAGTGAATGCCCTACTAGAATCAGTGGTTCATTCTTAGGCAGCATCTTGGAAACTTGCAAAACAGACTTCTCAAGAGATTGATGAGAAGTGTAGTTAATTTTCGGGTCACCCCCAATTCCCTTCGACAAGTACGCAAAGGAACTCTTACTGGAGTTTAACCCATGAATATAGCAAATTGTTTCCATGCCAGTATTTACCTTGGCCGGTGTAATGAATTAGATCCAGGTGGCAATTCCTGTTTTAGGATCATACGAGAATGCACGGCAATCACCATACTCCTTTTTCCAGGGGGCTGCTTTAAGAGCTTCCTCTCGTGATAATCCCTTTTCAATCTTCAAAGAGTAAGGGTTACGAATATCTTCGGAAACTTTTACCTCAGGATTATGACCCCAAATCTTTAGGCTCAATAATTTTCTGGTTGGTTCACCATGCTCATCGCGCAGTGCGCCTTTATTTCCAAGCATACGCGACACAAAGCTCACTTGCTTGCCTGCCCACTTCCACATCTGAGGAGTCCACTCTTTGACTGGGGTGCGCTTCATTTTAATGATCCACTCGGCACTCTCGACACCAGAATCAATGCCAATCGAAGAGGCTTCCTTTGGCTTCAAGCCAGGGTATTTCTTTGGATCTTTACGACCCTTTTCAGTCTGGCTCTTCTTAAAGGCCTCAATGGCAGAAGGCGTCATATTGATAAGCTTGCGCCATTTATCATACAACTCTTTACGATGCTGCTCTTGCGCATCTTCATAGATCACTAGGAATTGTTTGAATGATGGTGCTTCCTCAGCAATTCCTGCTGGAAGTAATTTTGAATCCTCACCACCATAGTATTCTGCTTGTTTGTGGATCATTTTATGAAGGACTGCCATTGCTTTCATGATTTGATCATGAGTGTAAGGTTTTCCTTTGCCTTTATTTGGCAAATCATCAAGCTTCTTGAACTTGATTTTGGATTTTGAAAAATCAAATGGTGCGCTCATAACATTCCTTGTTGCGTTCTATATTTAACTTATAGAGCACCAGCGTTATTTGGGAATGATCTTGCAGTACCCCATATAATTCTAACCGCTCCAGTTCCACCAGGCCATCCATTACCGTTGCTAAAAGTGTCGCCGCCACCACCACCGCCGTAAGTACCACCGGTGAAATTGGTGGTGCCAGTAGTGGCACCAGAACCGCCGCCACCGTTTGAATATGAGCTGGCGCTAAGCACCTGACCTCCTGCGCCGGAAGCGCCTACACCATATAAACCAACGCCACCACCAGAAAACCTATTTGTTGCCGTACCACCAAGTGCTGTACTTCCTGCGCCACGTTAACGTTCCATCCCCAACTGTGACTGGAACACGACCTGCCACTCCATTAGCAACTGCAACAATAGAACTAAATTCATTTCCCTGAAGCTGGAGGCCAGGGCCGGCCGTATATGCAGATCCTGGTAAAACTTCCCACCTTAAAGTTGAGCCATCAGTTAGAAGCGCAGCTCCTTGATTACCTGCTTGATTTGGTAATAAATTTGATAGAGCGCCGGAAACAGTTGTTGCCCCCGTGCCGCCGTGTTGAATAGCTAAACACCCACCAGCCGTTATATCACCCTGATCTGTAACTGGTCCGCCAGAAAATGCTAATCCTGTTGTACCTCCAAGCACATTAACAGAAGTAACAGTTCCCCCTGATACTTGAGCGGGTTCCCATGTAGGTAAACCTACGGAGTTAGATGTCAAAACTAGATCTGCTTCAGCTGGAGCTGGGATCCCTAAAAAACCACCAGAACCATCACCAACTTGAACGAGAGAAACACCTACACCAGCACTTGATCCTCCACCGGAGCCAGTTCCTGCGCGAACCCACTGTGTGCCACTGTATACATACAAACCATCATTTAGCTTGTAAAAAAGTTCGCCGACGTTTAAGTTAGTTGTTGGAAGATCATTACCAGATACAATTGCTAAATTAGTAGCAACTGACGCATCGGTAAGTTCAATACCATCGTAAAGCATAGGTGTTCCATTTTATCAGATCACCTATTTACTTTAACAGGCAAAGGTCAACGTAAGTTTTCCATCTTATACTTGATGCGAGCAACTTCACCCTGAAGCTCTTCATACTTATTCATTAGAAGACCTTCATTTGGTACCGAGCTCTTCAAATCGGACAACACGTCGTTCAACTGACGAATAAACTCAAGTGGATTTTGTTGACTAAAGTGATTTGGATCAGACTGTTCAGGGTTTACAGTCTTACCGGTCATACCCATGTAAAACTCAGCCAACTGATCAGCAAAATCAGTCAACAGTTCGTATAACTCGCCAAGAGCCAAGTGCAATGAAAGGGACTTCACTTGCCAATGATGCACATGCGCGCAACGTTGGGCCATCAGAAGATTACGAAGAATATTATCCATTATGCACCCTGCTTTTTGCCTGGAATAGTTTTGTACTTCGGCATTGGAAACGCTGACCTTGAAGTGTCACCCGTTGGTTGATCGATGCCAACCTCAATTCCAAGCACACCAAATTCAGCCTTGGCAGCCTTGCCTGCTGGAACACTAGACTTACTCTTAAATTTAGTTCCGGCTAGAGGAATGAGTTCACCAACTTTCATTCAGCATGCCCCAATACACTGTTCGGGAGCAATGCCTCAATCGTTTCTTCAATTGAAAGCGAATCTGCAAAGTCGTCAAAACGAGCCTTCGAGCGTTCAGTGCGGAATTTGTACTCGATCGGAGGAATGTAACCGTTTTGAACGGCGGCACGAGAGAACGTACCAATTAGAACATCATGTTCGTAGATCTCACCTTTGAGCTTTGGCCAATGGCCCTTGCCCTTATAGAGAATCTTGACACTATATGGATGTTCGTCAACAGGGTCAGAACCCTTCATTGGAGCCTCGACCATAAGGTATTCTTTGAAGGTGAGCTTTTCTTTGTACTTACCTTCACCGTTTTTCATCTCACGCTTCTTGTCACGGTGGGCTCCACTTGCATTCCGCTTGTTCTTCAGAATTTCATAATTCGGATCTCGCGGTTTTACATTTGGAACCACGATCTTGTTCTCTTTCGACTCGGCCATTTTTAGAGGAACCTCATAGTATATTTTTCCATCTGGCTGTTGAACTTGTACAAATTTCTGTCCTGCGTGCGAGAATGCGCAAACAACCCATTGGCCTGTTGCTGAATTATAACGCTCAATACGCACCTGTTTCGCGACGCTAACAGCATCAACATTATTCTTTATCTCAGTAGAATCCGTTCCAAGAAAAGAATTTATAAACTCTCGTACTCGTTCAGTTACACCAGACATAATTACTCGCGGCTGTAGTCGTGCTTGTCATTCTTGTATCTGCTTAGAAATTAAGCAGATCTTTCATGTACTCAAAAGTTGACAGAATCGCTTCGGTGCGGGCGGCAGCCTCATCACCAGTTAAGCTTGAGTAATAGCCAATACTGATTGCGTTGAAATATCTATTTGCATCTCCATTACCAAGGTACATGAAATCCATGCCATATAGATTTAAGCCTTTTTTCTTCCAAATCATTTGGATCGCTTTGCGATCCTCATTCTTGATGTCCTTTGGAGATTCAAGCACAACATCAGACTGCCACATGCTGATCTTAAATCCGTCAGGCAATTTAGCATTTATACCAGCTGCGTCTCTTCCATATGGGTTACGCTCACCAGGTTTACGATGCCAGGTGATGTGACCACCCATTTTGCCAATCAAATCTTCCCAAGCACCCTGAGATTCTTTTTCACGCTTTTTGAGCTCATCGCGAGCAGCACCTTCGCGTTCCACAGCTCCTGGTGCATAATCAGGATCTGCAAAGCTAATAGTTTTTCCCTCAATTAAAACCCAACCTTCATCACGATCTTCATACCACTTTGCGACTAGCTTACCATCATATTTTGCAAAGTCCCTACCATCGTCATCAACATCAAGTTTTGCAACGGCCTCTTCCCAAGCTTTACGATCATGGCAAAACCAAGCTTTTTCCTTGGCTTCAAAAAGCTCTTGAAGTTTCATAATATCCTCGCTTATGCAATTTGTGTATTTAGATTGCTCGATAGTTACTTGATTTCTTTTGTGTCAGCGTCAATGCTGATCATGCGTAAGATCTCTTCACGTGAAGCAACGATGGTGTTGTTTGTGACCTTAGAAGCGCCATTAGCCCCAGGAATAAATGCAGTTGCGCGTTTACGATCAGTCTTAACACGAGCTTTTGTTGCTGCAGCTTGAAGTGCTAGATTCAAAAAGTTTGCGGCAACTTCCGCGTTGCGGGCAGCATAGCGAGGTTCGATGATTTCTGTGTACGCCATTTGATTATCAAACGCTTCCTTAGCTGCTGTATACACTTCATCGAAACGCGCGTCATTTTCAATATCTTCTTGGTCTTTCTGCGGTTCTTGTGGTGAAGCAATTACATCAGAAGCAGGAACTTGATCATACTCTGTTATTTCATTATGATCAGCGATCTCTTCATCAGCGATGTCAAATAAATCATCCAGCGGGTTTTTTATTGGAATCATTTCTTATTCCTTCCATTTGCGAACATGCTACGCTCTGTCAAAACGCGAAAGCTCATTCCTTGTTGCGAGGCAAAGTCAGCCGCAGCTTTCCATTTTGCCTGATTAACAGCAAGAGCGTACTTATCTTGATCTGACGCTTTTGGTGTTAAAACCGTTTCTTTATATGGTTTAATTTCAATAATCTCTTTTTTAATATTTCCAAACTTATCCTTATAAACAACTAAAGCATCTGGATAATAATTTGCAACCCGCTTATCAAATGGATGTAAGTATGGAACACTAAATTCTTCACTTGCCCATTGCAACACTGCTGGGGTTGTATCTAACCATTGAAAAAGTTTTAATTCCCAAGAACTTCTAAAGAAGATTTTCTCAGGATTGCCCATATATTTGGAAGAATTCTTTGGGACAAAACGTCCCTTCATAGTAGTTCTGGCTTTTTTGGTCGCCATCAATTTTCCCCGTTCTTAGCGGATGGCTGCGTTGGGCCAAAACCTCCAACGCTTGTTGTGTACTTTGCTTTGTCTGGACCCGCAGTTGCAGAATCTGCTGCAACATCACGAGATGGGCGGGCCACTGACTGAGTAACAACTTTGCTAACTCCGTAAATTCCTTGCTTAGTCAAACCTGTTGCAATATTTCCTAAAGTATCGGCAACGCCGGATAATCCAGGAATCTTTCTAAGAGAGCGCCCAATTGTTTGACTTGTGATCGCGCCGACTGCCTTAGCACCTACAGCGGCAATTGCTTTTGTATATGGATCATTACCACCTGACTTTTGCGTTTTCTTACCAGTTGGCGCCGCATCCCCAGGAGCAGATCCAACCGGTGGAACTTGTTTAGATGCTGGCAGTTCTTCAAGATCATCCATCTTACTCATGACCATGAAGTCATAGTCAAATTGCATAGTGAATAAATTCGCTTCACTCGCTTCATGGTTTACATCATCTAAATCAAATGACACGACACGTGGATTGATGAAAAAGAATGAAACTTGCTTGGTAGCATTGTCGATCTTTTCTTGCGGATTTAAGAAGATTTGCGTGACTTTGATGGCTTCAATGACACCACCAACATCAGTGTTAATGACTCCACGATGTGCAAAATCATTCGTCTTTCCAAGACCATCAGAAAATTCCATACCCGAACCAGTATCATAGATCGCTTTTGCATCAGCGATATTTTGTGTGGCATAGATAGAACGACGGGTAATTGGTGAGTGTACCATCACCATGAAACGGAAAAATTCATAGACATTGTTTCCAACATCATCCATGAATGTCATCGTCAAATCTCGGTGTTTGATTTGCTTAAGTACCTTTGTTCTAAAGTTGTACTGATTGATTTCCTCATAATCAAAGTCTACCTTAGGACGATCAACTGACTTAATTAGAAATGCAAAGTTACGTTGCCAATCGGCGCGGCCAAACTGTTCTAATACACCTTGTTTGAATAAGAATTCAACACGGAAAAGGAACTTAAGTTTTGGTCTGAACTGAGAATTAGCAAGTGAAGCGGCATAAGAAGTTGCTGTAAATGAAAGATCTGAAGGATCAATATTTGTAGCAGACTGATTTTGTCCTGTTACTGATTTCAAATATTCGCTGAGTGGCGCGCCTGCATATTCTTCAACAGCGTTGCCGAAGAGATTAAGCGCAGTCTTTTCAGAATGTACGCCCGCTTGTTTAACGATTTTTGAAATATCAGCCATGATTACTCACAAGTTGAGGACTATTTAGTCAATCCCTGGTGTAACGTACTGCCAGTTGGGAAAATCTGGAGACAGACATCTGTGTCTGATGGTGCGGCGGCACACTCCATACTTCTCCTCGACATCTGCAACTCGCCCATAAAGAATACCATCTACAATTACTGATTTCGCCTTTGGGTGCTTCTTAGTCGGCTTCACAGCGTTTTGCTCATCAGCATAACGCCAATTCGGAGTGCTCATTCTTCTGCATCTAGATGTGATAGTCCTATCACTAATTCCGAGCGCTCTGGCTGCCTCTGCTGCGGATTTATACGTCACTCCTTCAATAAAAACCGCGCGGCCCCATGTAGGAACTCCTTTTCTACGCTTACTAATAGCTTCACATACTGATTTTGGTTGTTGTTTACCCTTTAATGAAGCGCTAATCTTAGAGGTATCATAGGTTCCTCCTCCACCTCGAATGATATTCATGCATCTTGGGTCTAACAGCGTTTCTTCCGTGACCAGTTCAGCTTCTTGATGCAATGCTTGTTGTCGTGATATGTGAAACGCAATAATCTGCTTATGATGTGATTCAGGACCATACTTCTTTAGGGATCGTTTCATCACCTTGCCACTTCCAAGATATCCATCTTCTAAATCATTGGTACTATGAACACCAATGTAATACTTTCCATCGGCTCTGATGATTTTGTAAGTGTAGTGATACTTATGTCGCATAAAACAAAATAGGGTAGGAATTCCTACCCTATTTAACGAATTCACGTATCGTTACGCTCAACTTTACATATAGGAAATTAAATCCCTCCAATTTGGTACACCAGAGCGCACCACCAGCATACCTTTGACAAATTCTCTCATGGTCACCGCGTCCAATTCGCCATTTTCACGCATCTTCACAAGGTGATCAAGCAGCTCTTCCTTCTTGTCAATAGACACATCATCACCACCAAGTGATGGCAAAACAGAGCGCATACGCTTCAGAACTTCTTCTGGAGTCAAATCCATATTGATCTTCGCTGATCGCGACATAATCGCTGAGTCAAACTCTTCTTTCTTCAAATTTGAAATAAAGACAACACGCCCCTTAAATTCGAACATTGAAGGAAAGCGAACAGGACCACCTTTTTTAATCTTAACTCCTGCCTCTTCTGCTTCTTCATCATCTTCAGAAGGAAGGTCGGCATCAGCGTCGCCTGATTCAGAAGCAAGCTGCTTGTCAATTTGTTTGTAAAGCGCGTGACGCTTTTCATCACTCATCTTAGACACGTTAATCGTGTTCTTGCCATTCCAAGAGATTTCACGCACAGGCGATGTATCAAGAGCAGCTTTCAGAATGTTTGTTGCGTCTTCATTACCCCACATACTGTCGCAATCATCAAACAGAATCATGCCACCTTCTCGGAACATGAACATTGTTTGATAGATAGAAACTGGAGACGCTTTACCAGAGATCTTGACGTAATCCTTACCTGCAACCATACCTTCTTCAGAGATGGTCTTCATAATGGTGTACGTCTTACCGGTGCCCGGTCCACCATAAATCAACAGCGAGCGCAGTGTACCTTTACAAGCCATCCCAACTAGCTGCGACAAGTGCCCATACAGCGTTTCTGGATCACGCATTTCCTTGTCAGAAGGCTTATGATCCGCCATTGAATTGGCAATCTGCTTATACAGCTGTTGTGCTTCCTTTGAACTTCCAGCTGGAATGAACTTCTTAGTCTCAGGGTCTTGAGCTGTAACCTTGATGTACAGAATTGGCGACTTCTTGTCTACAGCCGTAACTTCACGTGGTCCGTCATCCTTAGTAACTAATTGACCAGAGCTCTGTGTTTCAGTAGATTCAACATCATCTACTGCACCAGGTTTTGCATTCCACAAACCACGCCCAATTTTTTGGCTCCGAATGTACGCTGGAATTAGCACATCATTGTCAGTTGCAACGGCTTTGATCTGATCCCAAGACATAGATCCTGCACCAGTTTGGCCGTACTTTCTAACCGCCATTTGATAGAAGCTATCATCCGAAACCCGCTTTGCCATTTCGTCAAGTTGAACTGATTCATTTACTTGCCTTACTTCAAATTTACCTTCTTTAGGGTGTTTGATAAGCTCGGCAAGCTTAGACATTGCACTCACCACCGTTGAAGCGGATAAATCATGGATGTCGATAAAGTGTGATGGGCCGGTGTTAGTTGTGAAATAATCCCATACGTCAACCCCTAAAATTTTTCCGCCGCGAAATCTGACACCAAAACCGCGATCATTAAAAATCCAAGTGATTCGGTTAAACCCTGACATTTTTTCAATAAACTCAGAACCACCGTATCGGTACATTTTTGCGCCGAGGAGTTTTGGCATTCGACGTTCGAATACGCTTAGAACTCTGTTAAGGTCATCTTCCGAAAATTCGGCTTCTACCAAGTAATCTTTGAAGGATGTGTACATTTTTATGATTTCTATTGCAGAGATGATTTGTATTTAGATCAGAGAGATGGTTCTGAAACTAAAAGAGGGACCACTGGGGCCCCTCGAGAGTAAAGTTTGAATAGTTTTATGCGTCTGGACCGGTGCCAACACCGGCACCACCAGCGCGACCATAAGTTGCATCAGAAGCAGGATCAGACGAACGGGCATGGTCAAAGCGCAAGGTCAATTGAATCGTTGCGGCTTCTGAAGCGCTGTAATCCAAGTCACCAAAATCAGCTGATTGAATCATTACGCCTTCAAGGACCCACTTTTCAACAACTGTTTCGTCACCATCAAGCTGTTCCAAAATAACAGCGAATTTGTAATCAGAACCAGTTGCACCAGTACTCAACCAGTTCCCAGAAGCTGGCATAGTACGACCATCAACATTAACACCGATCAAGTGTTGTTGCTTATCAAGCTGAGACTTGATAACACGAGTTGCAGTGCCAGCAATATCATCTTCAATAGTAAGGTTTGCTGGCGACCATGAATGCTTGCCAGCAACATATGCAGTACTATTGTAGCGGTGTACAGCTACTTCTTCGAACTCAAGCTGAGGACGCGTAATTGTTGTAGCAGCCATCGAAACATTCTTATGACCTGTACCTGTAGCAAGGCCTGAGAATGTCACGCGCCACTTGTTTTTTAATTTTGGGTGAAGAAGGGTATTACCAACACCAGGAATACCGAAACTAGACAGAGTTGCCATGACGAGGAGTCTCCTTGATTTTTTCAGGCGTACACCGTATTTAGCGGGTTACCTAAAACCGGCTTGGCGCCGGAGCAAGAAGAGGGAGCAATTGCTCCCTCTTAATTAATGTTGAATCAGATTAGATGCTTGCACCTGTTGAAACAACGCGGATTGGGATGTAAATGAATTCAGCAGCTTTGACTGGCTTAATTGCAACATCCAACCATAACTCATTAGCGTCAATCCGTTGTGCTGTGTTATTTGTGCTATCACAGATTGTCGCAAAATCATACAAGCCACGCTTAGACAAAACATCTCCAAGCAGGTTGTCAGCGGCTGCCTTCAAGTTGTCGCGAGTGATTTGATCATTTGGTTCGAACACGAATGGCATAGCACCCTTGCGGAGTGTGCGACGCAGGTAGCAAACCAGACGAACAACGTTGATGCGATCCAATGCAGAGGCTGCTGGAGCAGAAGTCTTCTGACCCCAAACTAAGATGCCGCGACCTGGGAAGAATACAATAGGGTTAATGTTCTTATCGTATTCATACAGATTGTCACGTTGACCATTGTTCAAGTTCGCTTCGATGAAAGTAGTTGCCGTACCAAGTGTACCAGTTACGTAACCAACCTTAGAAACGCCTGACACTGAACCACGTTGAACACCAGCTGGGGCGATCCAGATGTATGCTGCGTTATCTGATGTTGCCATCGTGCGCAGCGCGATACCTGATGGTGCGCCAAGAACATCACGGCCATCAAGATTAGACATGATGCCCCATGGGTAATAGTACGCAACAGTATCTTTCTTGACACGTGCAGATGTCAATGACCACTGAGCCACTTGATCTGGTGTCATGTTGCATGGTGTGTCAGCAACAACCATTGCTTCACTCATAACATCTTCGCACAGCTTAGCAAGTTCATCAACTACTTCATGATAGCCTGGGCACGCAACCAGGTTAAATTCGTAAAGTTCTGAGCGTACATCCATATTGCTGTTGATTGCTGCTTGCAAAGCAGTAACAATCGCAACACGCTTAGCAGCATCATTCGCACCAAGTGGAGCACTAACTGTGACGTTCGAAACGGTGATCGTGAACTCATCGCCAGCTGTAAATGGAACTGAACCAGCTGCAATAGTGAATGTGACTCGGTTGTTGTCATATGGGGAACCAACAACTCCAGAAGACGACACACCTGATACAGAGCCAGACACAGTGAACGCGTTTGCGCTCGTGAATGTAATCGTGATAACTTCAGGAACTGCCAAGTCGTCTGGAAGCAAATTCACAACGGAACCATCTCCAACATTGCTCATACCAGCTTCAGCAGTATATGCAAGATTGAACGTGAACATATCACCAGAAGCGAATGGTACAGAGCCCTGTGCTACATTGAATGAAAGTGATGTGCCGGTAAATGGAGATCCAACCGTACCTGTACCAATATGTCCAATCTTTGAACCAGATACAGCAAATGTGGACGGCGACGTAAAGACGACGCTAATCATTTGCGGCTTGACAGTGTTGCCCATTGTCGTAATATTGCTGATTGAGCCATTACCAATTCCAGAGAACTGCATGGAAGAATCAACAAGAACTGGAACGCCCAAGCTGATGAAAGTATCAGGTTCATCTGTCAAGTCAACGTCAGCACGAACAACATAAGCGCGTGAACCAGCGCCCAAGAAATTATTCAGTGCAAGCAAACCATATTCATTACGGCAGTCACCATGGAATTCATTTCCAGCAACATCGTTGTGAAAGAATGGAACACCATAAAGTTCAAGAGATTGAGAGACAGATGTCACAGTACGGACAACACCGCTTTCCAAAGTACCTGCAGCTGGGGTAACACCATTTGGTTGCAATTTGCCAGCACGCGTAGCAATAAAGAACAGCGGCAATGTTGGAGCCGATGCTGGGAAGAAGAAGCTCTCGTTGGTGACCGAGACCGATACACCTGGGGAAACGAGGGTTGGCATTGTAGTTCTCCTACGAGTTAGAGGGTCAAATGACCGCTTTTGTTTTGGTCTAAGTATTTAGGACCGGGTCGGTACTTTCGTCAAGATTCACACCAATTTGAAGGACTTCAAAAAATATGTGATTTCTTTTCGATCATGGCCGTCGTCTATCTTGCTAATGATTTGATCTGCTGCAACGCCTGCAGATTTCATAAGCATTCTTAATTCCTTAATCTGAGCAAATGTCGGCGCAGCCGCTCCTACTTTTTCAGCTACCATTAACAGCGTACTAATAAATTCATCACCTTTTCGAGTTGGCAACTGTTTAGCAAAAGGAGCAAACTTCATTAATGCGGTGACCAAATCTTCATCTTGTTTAATTGGCGCCACTTCATCAAAGACCTTTGACAGTTGCTTAAGATAGAACTCCTTATCCTTTTCAGGGTCGCACGCACTGTCAATTGCTGACAACCAACGTCCAACTAAGTTCTGAACATCTTCTAATCTCTTGTGATAATCAACATTTCCAGCCGCTCTGAACTCTAAGTACCCATCCTTAAGTTTGTCCAAGTTCACTGAGGCGTACTTGCCGCTCTTCATTACATTTTCACCAATAGCCTGTAGTAAGTCCCATACCTCAGACTTTTGCGCTGGCATCTTTCCAGACTTCAATGCAGCATCGACAGTTCCTTGGACTACACGCATTTGGCTACGCGTCATAGAGTTACTTGCTCTATTGAACTGCTGTAGTACGTGTCTATCTCCCATCAACAGAACTAGTTTAGCTGGATCTAATTTACCGTAGATGCCAGGAATTGACAGGTTTATGTGCAAACCTGTGCTTGAGTTTGTTTCTAACTCGTAGTCTTCAATAAATGAGAATACACGATCTAGATCGGCAAATGCCTCATCTATTGGCAGTGGTGGTGATACGATTTCCGCACCATAACCTTTCTTTTCGGTCTCACCCCCATTTATGCTGGAGTCTGGAACAACTGCGTAGTTCTTTGAAGCATGTCCTGGTGAATCGTACCATTCAACAGTCTTCTTCAAGTACTTTCGCAGAGTATCAGAAATTAGTTGTCCAATATCAGTTTTCCAGTTATTGCTAATTTCCGGTTCTTCTTCAGTGTACACTGCAGAGTTCTTGTCGTTCTCTTCAGCCCAGCCATACCGTGGCTCTAAATCATACGTGTTGACAAAGTCATACGCATTTTTGAAAGCATCCTCAAACCACTTAGTCCAAGAATATTCTTCATCTGCGATATCGTCAAATTCATCAGACAATGAATCCTTGTCATTGTCATCATCTAACCTATCATTAATGAAGTCTTGGCGCTTCTCTTCTTTCCAATCTTCATAATCACGGTCAATTGTGTGCAGTGCGTATCTATCAATTATGAAGTAATCTTCAAACTCAGAAAGAGTGTCGAACCTTCTAAGCGGTATACTATCACGTCCCTTCTCTTTAGGACCTGGAGTGGCAAACTCGTGTGAGCTTGGTATGAACACTTCAATCTCGAACCCCACACGTGCGTCTTTGTTTGATCGAAAGATTTTTCTGTACGCGCGCATATTTTCGGCGCGCTCCGATAGGAACTGCTTAAATGTAATCATACTGGCAACGGCTCATCTGGAGAAGGGCCTTGTTCTGGCTTTGAATCAATTTCAATTCGAGCGATTGGAGTACCAAATGGTGTGAGCTCACCGTTCTCATCTACTTCATTTACAGTCATGGTGTCTAATGAACCTATTTGAATAATGATCTTACGCACTAAATCGTCCTTGACACCCATTGGCACAGAAAGATAAATTGGCATCTCAAAAGATAACGTCCAAATGATCATTCTTTTATCCTGCGAAGAAGGATAATTTTCCTCATTTGAGATATCTGTGAGCTCAACCTTCGTAAGCTTTGTCCAATCGAATGGTCCATCGCTCTTTTGAATTTGAATGTCAGGGTTAAACAGAACCAGAATTTGCTCCAGAATTTGGTGCATTTGCTGCGTATTCGACGCCCAAATGGACAACTCAATTGACATGTTATACGGCACTGGCATTGCGCGCTTTACAACAGTCAAATCATCTGGGAAGACACCACCAGCTTTCATTGTCACGCGTTGGTCAACATACGCCTGCACCTTACGGCGTTCAGGTGCCATTGACAAGTTCGTCATGTACACTGACATGGTTGGAAGGCTGAAGATACGATTGTGCGTATTTCCAGCGTGCAAAGCCGCAACGACACGATCTTTGTTCCCAATCACACAAGGTACTGAAATGAACTGCTCTTCGTCGCACTCACCCTTACCTGTCTTGACCATCAAGCCTTGAAAGATTGCGCAGAATTGCAGGAGGTAAGAGCGTAGTTGCTCGTCATACCAGTACTGATTGATCATACTTTTACCGCGTATTTCATAAAGTTTCCATGGGCACTGGTGATGAACCAGAATGCATCACCACTTTCATAAACCATGCGTATAAGTTTATTAACATCACCATGCGCTAAGACAAAATCATAATTGTCTAACTTCACACCGCGTGGAGCCTTATACCCAAGATCTTCAAGATCATAGGTTGGAATCATAGCAAATACATTTTGATCTGTACTTGCGACTAATCTTTTCCAGACACTAGCTCCGCCACTTGTCTGTAGTGAAGCACTAAAAATATTCTGCCCGTTTGCAGCTAAGCACTCATAGAATTGAACCACCAATCCCCTTCCACGGTACTTTGCAGCCGATGAGAGTTGTTCAGTTTCTAAACCAATGATAGTTCCACCTGGAACTGTGTACTCACGCGAGCTGCAATCGATATGCACGGCAATGTCTTGCGTCTGATCATGGAAGAGTGCAATATGAAATGCTTTGCTGTTTGCCCAGCGAGCTTTACCTTGGTCAGAGTACTTAATGGTAAAGCCTGACGTTGGAAATTTGTGTTTTAGAGGCAATTCTTTCCAGACTGCACGATGCAGCTCAGGCTTTTCTGTCATGTCATCACTCTGATCTTTACCGTACGCGGTATCATCAACGTGGATGTCCTCTAAGAATTGTTTGAACGTAACCTTCATTTGATTTTTGCATTCTCAAGCTGATCAAGCGATACAAATCTACCAGGTACCTGTTGAACTTTTTCTTTGATGGCCTTACGAAGACGATGTTCACCATCAAGCACGACATATTTGTGATCCCAAATGGTAATTAGCATTGGCGCGCTGAGGTCTGCATCCGAAACCCGATCTTCCTTGAGAACCCATTTCAAATCCGAAACGTTGAAATACGCAACAGGGTCTGCATCAACCGCTTTGAATAGCACATTTAGGTTGTACTCGACGCCCGCGTGCGTTACTGTGCTCGTTGGTTCTTCTTGATAAAGTTCAAACAGCTTCATAGGTTTGCCTCGTACTGTTTGATTGACTCAAGCAATTCTTCTAGCGTAATATCGCTTTTACCGCTCTTTGAAAGGTTCTGTTCCCATGGGACAAAACGAAGATTACAAATGTGCCCCACAAATTCAGGAGGGACGCCCTGTTGAAAGCCATCTTTGCATGATAATTTATGATCTAAGTGGTGTGCCCCCATCATACCAGATAATCCTCTTTTATCACTATTTTCTAAGAGGGAAATTTGCTCCACCCATTTGGTTTCCTGATTTTTCACTTTCATTCTATAAACTAGATACGCCGGCATATCTTCTAGACGATTCCAATGGCCATTTCGCTCATTGCTTTCCCGAACTTTTGGAATTGCTTTTCGCGCTGCTTTTTCATATCCGCTTAAGCCATCTTGATCAACAGTAAGATTAGCTTCACGGATCTTAGCAGCAGTTTTCTCCATGAGGGTTACACCATCAACGATGATCTTACGTTTAGTTTCTGCCGTTTTGAATGCCGCGTTTCTTGCAGTTTGCGCATACTCAGATGAGGCTTTTGTCGTCTTCATACCAGACAATCGAAGTTTTTCATAGCACATCTTTTCTCCACACGTCAAATGCCATCTTTGACGATTTGTGTGTTTAAGCGCATCCTTACCGCAAACCAAGCATTGTGGTATACTGCCATCCTCATTAAGTGGTCTGCGATTAGATTTTTTTGCTGGTGATTGACATTGTTTCTGTTGCATTGAACATTGCCTGTTGAGAAGGTTTTAATGAGTTATTTAGCGCCCTTCTGTCGGTTTCGACGTACATCCACTTGTTCTTTACCGCATTGAAACGATAAAGACGTGAAGCGATCTTAAGGGCTGGGTCATAATTCAAGCGGAAGAATTCACCATCTGTCGCAGCTGCAACGTCAGGCAATTTGAAGCCTTCTGTATAAGCTTGGCCGTCTGGTGGCAAGCCATCTTCTAGGTACAGATCACGGCCATCATAGGAACCAGGGCGCCCATTTGTGCTCATACCAGACGCAACTTCACGGACATTTGTGCCGGTTTCTGGAACCGCAAGCTGCGCCTCTGCCTTAATCGCTTCAGACGATGTCAATGGCCCTGTCTGAATCTGTTCGACTCCATCAAAGAATGCACCGTCATCAATAACATACTTCTGCGTATCCACAGTTCCTGCAATGTCTCTATTCTCTTGACTTGGAATCATTTGAGACGCTTGGAACTTGTAGATGATTGGACGCCAAGACGTTGTGTATCCATCAGCGGCCCATGAAGTATCAGTCACCTCAAGGAACTTCTTCACTGGCCGCAAATTATGATCGTACTGCATTTCACTTGGAACTTCCAAGATATCACCAACAACAATTGGGCGACCTAATGCCTTAACCATAGTCGCAAATGATGTTGTGAAAGAGTATATGTCAGCAACTTGAAAACCAAATTTGGAAAGATCGCTAATTGCATCAAATGGCTGGTATGCAACTTTGAACTGGACGGATTGTGTAGCATAATCTCTGTCACGATTTTCCATGAACAATTGATCTTGCACGTCATCCAAAGTTGTTGCTTGATAGTCAAACAACTCTAACTTATCCACTTCCCAAGGATCATTTGTCGTCACACCACTGAACTGTGTTGGCACGATTCTCCAAAATCTAGATGGTGCAGATTGTTTAATTCGAATCTGTACAGCAGCCGCGGTATCAGGTACATTTACAACATCAACGCGATACCAATCCATGACAATTGGAAGTGAAAAGAAGTCGCCACTTGCAAACGTTGTAGTTCCAGAAATGATTGTGAACGATCCATGGGTGCTATTAAATCGTTGACCAACGGTCGCAATACCCACTACTTCAGTCGTTGCGCCTGTGAACATAACAGTGAATGTTGTAGCATTATTTGCTGACAACATGAACATTCCAGGAACGGCATTTACACCCGCAGTATAGTTCTGAATAGAACCATGAACAGCTGGAATGTATGGATCTGATGGAGATGAAGCCTTCGTGAAGCGAACTGTGCCAGCCTTAAAATTTCCATCACTTCTTTCAATTCGAACTTGAAGTGCACGGCGGTTGTTTGTTGGCTGAGTAATACTGAATGATGTAATGTGTTGGCCGTTCGGTGCACTCGGCGCATTCTGCTCTTGACCGTATGATGTCTTTACCGTGCCAAAATCATATCCAATCCAGGCTGGCGCTGTCAACACATCCATGCCAACTTCAGGCGACACCCAAGAACCAACGTACGAATCAAATACGTTATCAGTACCGTTCAACGCTGAACCGTTTCCAACAAGATCAACTAATTTCCCCTGCTCATGAACTCCAAGTAACTTAAAGACGTTAATTGGAGCTCCACTAATATTCAAATTCTCAGCGGCATATTGTTCCTGAACCCTATCTGGTTGTGTTGTGTAGTCTAAACTACCTGCGCACAGCTCTGGAGCCCTGTATTTTTCAACATGAGTAGACCCGTTAGCTGGGTTGTTGATGGAACCAGCTCCATCAGGACAGTTTGAAATTGGAAGATTAGACATGGTGCAGAATTACAGGCATTAGGTGACAAATAGCATACGGCAGTTTTATTCCTATCCGATCAGCAAGGCCAGATTGCCATGCTCGGCATTCTGATATTCATAATCAAGTAATGCTTGTTTGAGTTCAGTGAAGTCCTGGCGTGCTTCAGCCAAAAGTGTTTCACCGTTCAATGTAATCGTCCCGGCTGGGCCCGGTGTACCACTAGAGTATTTTGAGCGGATCAGGCCAAGATATTCCTTACATTCAGCCAATGCCCAATTCTGAATGAATTGTTTACACCAACGGTCAGACATAAGTTCTTGTTCAGAACGTTCAAGTTCTACTTCAAGTACAATTTTCTCATTTTGACGGATCGCGCGCTTCAGGAAAAGTTCACGACGAGCTTCATTCCAAACGAATGGGATATCACCAGCAAAGATCCGATTAAACTCTTCAGACCAAGCATAAATTAGGTGCGCGTCTAACAAAGCACCGCCACCATTCGCAATTTGAGCAAACTGTTGGGCATACGCCATACCCCAAGTATTATCGGGGCCAGCTCCTGTAATACCAAGAACATTTAACCTGTGTACTTTCATAACTGACACAATTGCGTCAGTTCTATCTGTTGGAGAATTCAAGAAGTAAACCTGTTGGTTTGGTAACAAGTTGTATACCATGTACCGCTGCTCGTATGCACCAACACACAGTTGTCTGTATGTATCAAGGGCATTATCAATCGCAACGTTAAATTGTTCTTCAGCAAGTTCTACACATTGCGCTGGCCAACCGAGTTGGGCTTTAAGAATATTGATTAAGCGAAGGCGTTGGTCATAAGTACCATCATTACCAATACCAAGTTTATCGGAAATTGGTGTACCCGCTTGCTCAGTGTTCGCATGTTTCCACACTGCGCCGTTGAATACAAGAAGCTTATGAGACGTCGTGTTGTAGAACAAAAGACCGATGTAAGGCGTAATCAGATCTTGAGACTCTACGGTGAACGGGGTGCTGAATGCTGGAATGTTTGATGGGCCAAACAGAGCAGTAGAAGGAGTTGGGATTTGCCAGTTGCTGCCATCCCAGTATTGTACCCGTTTTGACGTAAAGTTATAAACAACTTCTCCTACTAAAGGAGAAGTGGGGAGCTGTGTCAAACCTGAAATCTTAGTGAACGGGACCCAAGTTGCACCGGCCAAAAGTTGCAAATTTGTATTATCTGCCGTAACCCACTGCAGTCCGTCAAAAACTTTCAGTGTGTTTCCGGCCAGCATGTACGCCTGCCCTGGAATACCTGGGTTGTATTCACCAGACATAATGGAGTCGGTTCGTGTAGGAATCCAAACCGAACGTGCGCTATCCCAGTACTGGACCAACTTAAGTTGTTGGTCGTAATACACCATGTCGGGAGCAGGCGACGTTGGTGCGGATGGCAGTGATGGAATCGAGCCAGTGTACGAAACGACGGCCTTTTCGAGCGGCGCTGATTCTAATGGATACGATTGAATACCAAATGGATAGTACTGAAGAACATTAGATGCCGCGTGAATAGAGGCATAATACGTGATGTTAGGATCAGTTCCAGTAATGTCAATTGACCAAGATACGGATGCACCGTCATCTGATAAAGTTCCAGTTGGAAACGGCAGACCGTTTATGTTGCTATAAAATGCAACAACTTGGTGATCGCTAATGTGATCTGCCCCAACGGAACCCCACATGGTTGAAGGGTTAGGATATCGTGTACCATCTTCTGGATAGTCATTAACGTCAACAGGCCGCGTTCCTAAAACAACTAATGCACCATCTGCAACCGACAGATCTACAGGTCTAGTGAAGCTAAGTCGAATTGTGGTTGAGTCTGGCCGAGAAATGTCAATGTTGAACTGACGTGCTTCTACCCACAAGTCATGTGTGGTGTTTTCGGTAAAGGTTGAACTCATTTCGTTGTGCCCGTGGACTAATTCTTCTATTTACGTCAGCCTGGCACGCTTAATACTCAATGCGGTACAAATTACATACTTTTCGTCCTACAGAAACGATCGACGGAGTAATTCGATTACTCGGTCGGCATGCATACACAGCTGGTGAAATGAAACACATGCGTCGTGCATTCGATCAAATGAATGGTTTCATCGTCCCAAGACCAGGCATGGTCTATAAGATTCCATTACCATTTGAAGTAACTGACGATTTTGGAGTTCTAGTTGATACGACTCCAGAGTACGATGAAGATGCCGATTCGGCGACACCTGGTGACGTCTGAACACCTGAATTTTTAAGTTTGATTGGCTCTGTGCAGAAACACCTCGAGGTCCCTAGGGACCTCGATTTTTTGTCTGAACGGTGATTAACTTGCCGCGCCTAATTCTGTTAATCGACGGTGAGCGAGTTCCCAAGTCATCTGTAGTCGAACCCACTGTGCGTTCAACATATCGTTCATCGACTTATCAATCGATTCAGAATTCTGAAGATCGGTGATTTGGTCTTGCATCTTCTCGATGCTCACGATTGATTCCTTGATGGCTTCAACAATGTTCATGATTACCTCTGTCCAAAGAAAGGTTCATCGTCACGATCTGCCATGCGTTCAAGCATTGCATCTTCCCGAGACCAACCACCATTAGAATATGCTTCTGAACCGTAGCCAGGACGAACGGTTGTCCAATGATTCGGGTCAAGCTTGCGACCATTCTCAATCTGCCACTGCACATGAGCTACGAACGTTTCGAGTCGAGCGAGAACGTTCGCTTCGAGACGACTTGTCATTGTTCGATCAAACTGCCAGCGTGAACCGTCTGGAGCTTCAGCGACCACAAAACCACAAAAACCATAGATTTCACCGCGAGGATTGGTGTAGTCGGCATTTTCCGGATTGTGCCCGATAACCACGACATCAGTGCGGCAGAAGATTTGGGTTACTTGTTCGATGTTCATGGTGTCATCATATCAAAAATCAGGATAATGTACACTATGAATCTGTAACGAACTGTTTTCTCATGGCAGTTTTGCTTGCACTTCCATCAATGCTCTGAAAGCTTCATCCTTATCAAGAACAGAGAACGGACCCCATTCAGTCCGTTCAATGACCTGATTCCCCCTTGAATCAACTTCATCTGAATAAATCAGAATTGGATTTGATGTGCTGTACCGTTTCCAATCTTGCTCAAAGGACGCGCGTTCATCACCAACATGCACAGTAATCATGCCTGGCAAGCGAACGCCGTCTCTAGAAAAGACAAAACTACGCATGTTCCCGAACGTGATCCAGCGAAATGTTTCAGCAATTTCAGCTGTGACACCTTTCATGTTAACGAGAGATTCCAAATCAGTTGGTTGGCCCATTGTTTGCTTCCTGTGCTGCAATTGCGTTGTTCAGTACTTCCAACTCAATTTCAAGTTGGATCTTTTCAGCGCGAATATTTGTCAAAACCGCCGCGTGTAAATCATGTTGACCACGATCAATGTACTTGTTCGGCTTCATCAGCAATTCTTGGTACATTGCCATAAGCACTTTGATTCTTTTACTGATGAACTCAGCGCGTTCTCTGGAAATTGGACTCATGTAATTCCGTACGGCGTAGAAACCATTTTGGGACGGGTGTTGGAGTGGTCCATTTCGCGAACCTAATCTTGTCACCAACGTAGTAATTTTGGTAAGAAAGGACTTCATCATCCACCTTGTACTGGTCGGGCATTGCCAACGCAAAAGGCGTCATTGCACCTTGTTTGATGTTTTTAGGCGCAGTGAGAAAAAACTGTTTTAGTTTTTCCGTTGCGTGTTTTTTCTGATAGCGTTTTTCGTATTCGCGTAAAACCCCATCAAATAGTTGAACTAACCAGTGATAATTGGCATCAGTTTGTCGAGTCCAGACAGCAGAAGGATGATTGTGGTGGGTGCTGTTGTAGCATTGACGGTTCAACAAGTTCACGTACCCTTTGGTCGTAGTACATGTGTTGTTACCGTCTACAGTTGACGCCGTTTCGTAATCAACATAAGGAGTCTCACCGTCAAGTGTAAGAATCCACTTGTGCTTTTTAGAAGTAATATCAGAAAGCACATGATCATTCTCAGAAGTTAAGATGACACGATTTTCCCACTCTAAATGATGTGGTGTGCCGTCAAGTTGACGGTGCGCTGTACTTAGAAGTTGAGCATATTCAACGATCATCTTCACCACGTGTTTGTCGCAGTGATAAGATGCGGCGATGTAAGGATCACGGTCTAAGGCAAAAATGTTCATAGTCAGAATTTTATATCTGACTTGAACGTTTTGTACATTATGGGCGAACTATTACGTAACCCGTGTATGGGTTAGAGAATGTAACGGTTACAGAATTCGTTGTAAATGTCACATCATTAGGAATGATAGGTTTGACACCACTTGGCGTATCAACAAAAAAGTCACAGCCCGCGATTGATGGCGCAGGCAAACCAAAATTATGCGTGATTGTCCATGTCGTCTGTGCTGAAGATTGCGTATGTCTGTACGGTGGCTTACCAAAGTAAGACTCGTTTACAATTTCCCAACCACTAAAGTTCTTAACCTTCAAGACACCATTCATTGAAGTATCAAACCACAGCTGGCCTTGGAAAGGATTGACTGGTGCAGTAGGACCAGCAAAACACTGTACCGTGTTGATAGAGTTCTGCAATAGAATTTCACCCCAACCGGTACTTAATCGCCCTACAACTTCTACAGGCCTATCAGATTTTACAGATTCTTCATAAACTAATTTTGCCGATTCACCATACACAGTTAAAAGATACGTACTGATATGCTGAACGTATCCACCAGCGTTTCCAGTATAAGAATGAGAAGTACCACTTACAACTTCATTAACATAGACCTTTGTTCCACCTGAAAACTCAGATGACGGAGTATCAGTTGAATTCAACGGCGTATAAACCGTATACCGTCCATTAAACCTATCAGGGTTATCTGATACTTCAAATGTTGTTGCAACAAGCAATCGTGTTCCGGTAGGTTGCGGATCATAAAAAGGCGTGATCACCTCGGATGGAGAAATCCACCCTTTACCATGAAAAATTGGCGTGAAATCGGCCAAAGCGGCTTCACCACCAAGCACAAAAAAAGCTGGAGTTCCAGATGAGGGCTGGATGTATTGAATTGGAAAACGACGCATTGTTTTAACCTAAGGTCCGTATAGACCTTATTTACATCACGGGCGAACCTTGAAAACTGCCTTAAATGAGATGTAAGAAGCACCTGGAACTGGCTGGACAGCACAGTCATATACTAACTCGTAGTTATATGACGGAGCAACCATCACGACGACGTGAGAGAAATCAAAAGCATCAAGAGTTTCTTCGACAATTTCCTGTGCATCTTTGATGCTTGCTGGAGTATCATCCGTGAACACAACTAAGTTACAAACGACCTCAAGAACTCTGACGGCAGGATCAACCAACCTGTTGAGTTCTTCAGTTGTTGGAATCGCATCAGGGCGAGAAGTCAGTATAGTCATGTCGCTATTTACTGACTAACCCCATTAGTTCACAGTTAGCGTCACCCAATGATCACCCTTGTTTAATAGAACTTCTGCTTTTATTGACGCCATATCATACACACCACCAGATACGTCAATCTTAAAGTCCTCAACATCTAAAGCAAGAAGAATTCCACTCATCAAAAATAGAGCTTCATCTCGATTGGCTGCCATAAAGTGCTTTGCCGCACGTTGACAAGCATCCATAACCATTCCAGAAGTAATATTTCCAGAACCATCTCTAGATTTGAGGACTTTTGACATAATTTAGCCCTTGAAAATTTGGTCCAAGGTCCCAACATTGTCAGCATGTGTTGGGGCAGTCCAACCTGCTGGTTTGATCAAATCTGGTAGTCCCAAGGGGTTCGGCCGTTCTGGCTTCACACCTGGTTCCTTTTCCATATTCTTCACGTGAACGCGAGACCAAGCCTCATGAGCATCAACGTCAAAGGCGTCCATCGTACCAATTGCGACAACACAAAGATCGACCATAGCATCTACTACGTCTTCAGCGCGGTTTGGATCAAGAGCCTTATCACTTCGCTTTGCCTCAAAGGTCACATCATAACCTGCTGCCTCATAAGCCTCCATGAGCTCCTCGCGAAGAAAATCAAGCCTAAATTTCAGGAACATTTCCTTGTGTTCTTTGCTCAGATTGCGAATCACAGGACGCACACCGAATTTTGTGTGCATGTTGTGAATATCATTTACCCAATCAGTGCTCGGCTCAGAGGTGTAAGTTGTAGTTTCTTCAATGATTTGCTCAACGATCGATTGTCCCAAAATTTTCTCCCAATATGTAACTTGTGTTTCAGTATTGAGATTGTAACAAACGATCGTTACAAATGAACCTTAAAGAAGGTTGTACTTATAAGCCAGTTCGCGATTGAAAAAGTGCGACTCTTTACCTTCACGAATGCCAGAAGACCCAGCAGCTTCTAGTAACTTAAATGAAATTGAACCCCTGTACACCATGACAGAATATGAAGTATCAGTGTACTCAAAGCTGTGGATAACGGTGTCAATTCCTCTACGCAGATTGTTCATCCAAGCAGCGTACTCACCATGTGTGATATTGTGGTTCTTGCTGATTTTTCCGTCATCTGTTTCAAAGGTCGCAACCTTGTCGTCATGATAGCGCGGATCAAACAGCAAATGCCGATCGTACAAAGCGCGGTGTTCAGACGGAAAAATCACGAACTTCTCACATAACAACTTGTCGTGCGTGTATTGAGCCATGTGCCCAAGCAGCAAACTAATTCTCTCTTGGAACTCATCACTTGCCCTAACCAGAACATCTGAAGGGATAGCGATTTGCTGTCCCCTCAGTAAATGAGTTCCTCTGATTAGTGGTGATGAGTTGTATGTCATTTGTCTTTCTTCGCAGCGATATGGTGAGTGTGTTCACCATCTGCAGGTTTAATTCCAGCGATACCCAAATACATGTCTACACACAGCTTACTCACCTCCTTATACCAAGGAGCCTTTCGCATTGCGTCAGCAAGAGCTTGACGATATTCTTGATCGCTTACCCGGCGCCCGTCTACCGCAAAGTAAAAGACACACGTTCCATGTGCGTCTTGGGCTTGATAGTGATAGAAGCTGACATTGCCAATGTCAAAGGCGGAGTGAGCTGAATTTGGGGTCGACACTATTTTACTTTCGGAATAGACCTTTATCCATAGTATGAATGTGTTTCGGTCTTGATTTCTGATCGTGAACCGCACAACGTACATTCAGTCCAATGATCAGTGCTAGCACGATCGTAATACGACCCACCGCTGTATCGCGATTCTTTTTTCAGGTACTCATCAGGGTGCGGGCACATTTGCTTAATAGCGTGCTGAAGCTCTGATCGTTTGTCGTTTAACACAGCTCCTCGCAACTTGTGTATTTCAAGTTCACGCTTCACAACATCTAACTTATCAAGAAGGTCTTGCATGCCTTCTGGTAATTCACTCGACATTTGAATCCTTATTTCGTAAAATCTCACTTATGTTTCGCAGGGTCACTCTTGCCCAGCGCTGGTACTCGTAATAACAAGCGTGCACGCCGGCAATTAATTCAAGACCAACGACCGCTGAGTCGAGCGCTCTTTGTTCAGGTGTTTTGGAGTCTATAGTTTCCGTCATATCGAGGTCTCAACTTTTGCAATCCAAGTTCATGAACCAAACGGTTCATTTCTCCCCAACGTATTTCATCCAAAAAGCTCTTGGGAAACGGTACAACTATGCACTGCTTTATGCTTACACCGTACAAGTTTGCCAAGTCCAGCTCATTGATGAAATGTACATCACCATCCACTTTGCTGGTAACGTACCCAGGGAATAACGCGTACTTAATCTTCATAGAGATGCGAATCATCTGGTGGATCAGAAACAACAGCCAGGTGTGCTAGAACTGCGCCGGCAATCGCGCACAAAGTTCCCCAAAACGCACCCCACAGCGCAAATCCTAAGCCACCTGCTGACACTGCAGCAAACACCATCCAAGCAAACACCGCGTACTTATTAGGACCGTTCATAATGAATTTCCATTGATCTAAAATGACGCAAATGGCGTACGCGCTGAACCAAATAGCGGCCAGCGCGCCCCAAGTAACACACCAAACTGTTAGAACATCCTTCACAGCGTCAATGATGAGCCAACAGTTGCATATGACATTTTGGCTGCTCTGAAGTGATGTTGCCAATTCCACTCGTTCCTGATGTATGCCTTGAAAGACTCCGAATCAAGATTGATTGTTTCGTCTACTGACATTTCGAGCATCTCAATCACGTCCAAGTAATCTTGTTCGTGATTCTGCGGAAAGCTTACATCAAATGAAAACTTCTTCAGGTCTTCAACATTCTTAATGTTGCTGACCTTCTTATGAGCAAGGCGCAAATCCTCTTGTAGGCGGGTATGAAATTCAAGAAGTGCTTCTTGATATTCCTTACGATGCACTTCAAGATTCTGCTTCAGCTTTTCAAGCAGTTCAATTCGTGATACGTTCACAGATCGCTGACGAATGTTCATCATGATTATTTCTTTCCGTTTTCATTTTCAAATCTTCCGTACACTGCTGTACGTAACAAATGCGGTGTTGGATCTAGCAAGTTCTCAGGCCTGTCAGTCTCTTCGTACCACCCAGACCAATCGGTCGTTCCATGCGTTCTCAATTCAAGGTGTAGCATAGACATTGGGCGACCCTTGTCCGTCTTTAGAACGCGTTTCACCGTGCCAATAGGATCACCCGCTTTCACTTGTACACGAAAGTGTGTAGGGCCAAACTCAGAATACGGTTGGATTGAGTCCGTATACGGTCCGATCACTATGTCAGAGCATGGAATAATTTCACCGTACACGACCACGCCAGTCTGGCCTTCGACCATGACAGCCCAGGTTTCTTCCCACCATGGCATGTTCACCTTTGGCCCAGTGAAGTACCCGGCTCGAACGATCTCACCATCTTCTACGGCACGGACAACTGTTCCTTCTGGCGCGTACAAATCAACGCCTTCATGGAAGTGATGCTTTCGCTTAACGCCAAACGCCCCCACATGTCCTAGCACTGGGAGGTTTGTTTGGTAATCAAAGTCTATGTTCTTGAATGAGTCACTGTCGTAACTTACGACAAGATCAAGTGGTAATGGATTACTCCAAATCATCGTCGCCAGTCTCCCCAGCTGGGCCTTCTCCACACCCATCTGACCAATCACCAATTTGTTGTTCGTCTTCCACTTATTCTCCAATCAAACGTTGTTTTACTAGCTGAGCGATGCGTTCATGTGGTGGTCCACTTAAATCGCGCGCATCATCTAAAGCAGAAAGCACCTGTTCATGAGTGCTTGCTCCAATGGTCATAGGTATGCTTAAGAGCATGTCATTTACATGATGTGCTCCATTATGCTACGCATGCCGCAACCAATATCAGGTACGTGAGCGCGTGCGCGAGTTGATCCGCGCCCATGAACACCCAGAATGAGTGATCAGCAGGAGTTAACCCCTTGCTGAACTTAACCTTCAACCAATCAATATGGTAATGAATAATTGCGTCTAACGCACCCAATACAATAGAAGGGACTAATACAAATAATGAAATACTTCCAAGGCATAAGAAGACGGAAACGAACGAAACGAAAGTTCCAAAACCATGAGCTGTTGCATGCATGAGACCACCTGGATGCCCATACTTTCCTTTGTTTTCAAGCATATAAGGAGACTGCCATATAAAATCGCAAATGAAGTGCTTGAAGAACAGCACGGTTAAAACAATAAGGGCGATGTCGGTGTTACTCATACAATTTGTCCTTCGGGCCATCGATTAATTTTCTGCCACTTTCTAAGATCACAAACCCTCTTAAACACCTTGTCTCGGTTCCATGATTTTGCGTAATGATCACGCTTTAAATCGCGACCAATTTTTTCCAAGACTTTATCATGAGCTGATACTAGGACGCCATCCCTAAAACCAAATTGAGACGCGGTAACGTCTACCGCATAGGTTCCTTCTTGAAGGGTTACTTCAACCCAGCAATGGCCATCGTTCGCACAGATCACCGCCATAATTTGTTCTTTACGAAGGCGTCTGTGCAATTCAGCGCTTGCAAGAGCGCAAGCGCCTGTTAAGTTCTCAGAGAAATCACCTCGTTCTAAAAAGTGATTTCTTACGGAATCAGCAATTCGTTTTACTAATTTCAGCGTACCCATAGTAATTACTATAAGTTAAATTCTGCTAGAAAACGAATATAGTCTCTGGTTACAAATGTCGTAACACTAATGTGAAAAAGTCTTGAATCAGATATGCATGAAACTCTTTTTCACCTTGCTTAATCGGAGGTACTGAAGCGTCCCAATTTTTTAAGAGTGTAGACGCATCGTTCATTTCTAGGTAGAACTGCTTGATGTGTTCACATTCATGAACTAGTGCGGCGAGGTCTGCATCTGTGCGGTTGGTATTACTCAGACAAAGGACTACACCATTGTCAATATACAGAGGAATCACGCAATGATGAGCTGTACCATTCAAGAGCCAGAAATCAGACGCGAGACCTAGAGCATGAATGTCATCAGCAGATGTGGCAATTATGATCTTGAATTCAGGTCCTATAAGTTCATGTCTAAAGAACACGGTTTTCATAGAACGTTTAATCCATTTGGGTCAATCCACCCACCAACATTTCCTTCATAGTAAAGTTTGCCATCTGTAGATTCTTGCATTAATTCACTATCACCTTCATGTACGATAAGTACTTGTTCATGTTTTGTGCACTGCACAATGTACACAGAATGTGTTTTGATGACCAAGTGCTTGAGATTCGGACAGTACTTCTTAGCTCTTTCGTAGATCGAGCGTTGCTCAACGATGTTCAACCAACGTTCTGGGAACGACAAATTCACTGTTGTGATGTCATTACGAACTTCCATCTTATCGAAGCAGGTTCGAATGAAATCCATGCCCATGTACATTTCCATCTCCAAACCTTCATCGCGAAGGTTTGGGCGACGGTATACGTATACTGTAATTTCAAATGGGTACATTATTTCTCCAATGCAAGCCAAGCTATTACTAGACCTGTTTGCATTCCAATTAGATATGACGCCAACCCTGACTTATCTACGTGCATTGCGAAAGAACCAGCAGTTCCTCCACAAACGCAAACTGCTAAGAATTTTAGAAATTGTTTATTCATCGAGACCTCTTACCACCTGATCACTATAGCATATGGCTGGTACATGGGCCCGTCACCATCATCGTCAATAAGTCCGCAGGGCACATATGGTTCACCAATCTCTTCTATTTGCACGCGGTAATTTAATGAAGTAAGTGCGGCCATTAAACGATTTTGAAACAGATGATGTTCACTTTTTCTATCATGTGGCCCCAACGAGAATGTCACTCGCTCATCGCAACTGAACACCGTGTTTAATGCAAGAGTTCGCCCACCTGCCATCGCAGTAGCTTCAATTGCATGACCAATTTTCATCAAGTACTGGTCAATCATTGCATCAGACTGCTCGGCAAGTTCTGCTGCCTGCTGTGCAGTAATAATCTTTATTGTCATGAATCATCTCCTTTGGTGACATGACCTTCTTTGGTCGTATACACTTGCGTAACGTAACCACCATTGGTGAGACATGCCGTCACGATATTCAGGTGCGCAGTTTGTGTAAATGCTGGGGTAGTTACACCCCGCCAATGTCAGCATGAGACCGACCAGAATTCAGTTTCTTCATACGCTCCCCATGTTTGTACCGCACACGGCACAATACCGTGTGTCATATGGAAAACCTTCCATATCCACGAACGCATGGTGCTTACAGGTCTTTCGAATAGAAGCCAACTCAAGCTGAGCGGCTGCGCCCTGAGAAATTTGCAACTGAAGAGCTGCAACCTTCAGTTGCATATCGCGTTCTTCAGTTGACAACTCTGTCTTCACGGGCCGCGTGCTTTCGTCACCAGGAATGGTGCTTCGGTAGATGTCAGTCATAGGCCCTCGCATGCCCGTTGTTGACGTTTAGACAGTGAATCATACAGGCTCCAAATCCCAGTCGTGGACAAAGCCCTTCACGAGCACATCGCCAGTGACGCACTGTAGACCAATGTGGTCATACACAAATCCGTCATTCTTGAACGGTTTGCCATCCAGCACGTACCCGTCGCCGATGGTGAACTCAACACCCTCATCTGGCATGTACCCAGTCACGATGAACTCTTGTCCCTCGTACGCGTCGAAGTACGGAGTATAGTTCGGGTCAGTGAACACATGCTCCTTGAAGCGAACACGTTCACCGAGTTCAAATTTTGGTTTCACCATTATGGGATCCCTCTCTACGTTGCATAACTTCGACCTTTGCTGATGTTGACCACGACCTGTGAAGCGTTTGTTGAAAGACAGGACCGTCAATCTCTTCATATCCAAGACCCACTAGGGTCGACTTTTCATTCTCCGCCGCCTTTGCTTGCTTCACTTCCCAGTGACAAGCGTGGCACACCTCTGCCTTGCTAAAGGTCACCTCAACCTTTCCACAACGGATGCATGTTCGCTCACGCTTTTTCATACACCACGTTTTAGTTTCCGGACAAAGAAAAAGGGCCCTGTTTCCAGGACCCTCGAGTCTGCTTCGTTGAGCAAGCGGCCGAAGCCGCTTTGATCAGCTGAACAGAACGTTCATCACGCGGATGCGGGCGTAGTAATCGGCCGAGTTCCCGAGGGAAGTACCAGCGCTAGTGAAGGTAGCCTTGCCGTAACGTGTGCTGAGGCTGACAGCTGGCGTGAATGTGTTAGCATCCATAACAACACCAGTGCTCATCAGTGGAACGTATGGGCAGTAGAAATATCCAGTGTCTAGCTCAGAGTTACCACCCTTGTAACCGATCAAGATGTCTTCACCGGTAGCACCCATAGCAGTGTTAGCACCACCAGAGATGCTCCAAGCGTCGTTCAGACCCCAGTTGTAGGAGTAAACCTTCAATTGACCGTTCAGAACGCCAACCATCTTGTTGCCAGTTGGATCAGCGAAGTTACCTTGGACGGTAGGAGCGAAGACGGACTTCGAAGCGGATTGCAACATCGAAACGATCAGGTGTGAACCAACCATCCAGTTACCTGGACCACGGCGGGTCTTAGCACCGATTTCGTTAGCGAGCTTGTTCACGAGGATACCAAGTTCAGCGTAACGATCGCCGATAAACGCAGGAGCCATACCAGCAACTGGTGTAGCAAAGTCGAATGTACCGACAGTTGAAGCCAATCCCAACAGATCAGTCAAGATTTCGTTGTCGATTTCGTGAGCGATCTGAGCCGACAAAGCAGCAGTCAGTTCATTCTCGAGATCAAGACCGTGCTGAGCGGACAAGTCCTGAGCAGCTTCCATAGTCCAACGAGCTTGCAGCTTGCGCGAACCAGCAGTGATGGTTTGCTTCAAGACTTGCAGACGCATAGCCTTACCGCCGTAACCTTCATAGTCGCGTGTTGCAGCAGCCAGACCAGTGGAAGTATCAGCAGTCAGTGCTGGTGGATAACCAGTTGTACCTACGTCTGCTGTGGAATAGAAGCGCTTCATCTTCGAGTTGTTAGCGAAGACTTCATCACCAGCAGCGATGTCGTTAGATGCGTCGCCGTTACCATCCGCTGCTTGTGCGAAAGCAAAGCGCAGAGAGTAAACCAAACCGACTGGGCCGGACATTGGCTGAACACCAACCAGGTCAGACGAAATCGTGCCTGGAAGGATACGACGGATCATTGGGATAACGATCTTTTGGAAGTTTGCTACAGCGCTAGCGTCAACAGAAGTTGCGCCTGCTGTTTCAGTAAGGTACTTCGCTTGGTTTTCGAGCAAGCTCGAAACAATCTTACGCTTAGAACCTTGAAGGCCTTCCAAGAGGGCTTCTTTTGCCGCTGGGATCAGCGAACCATTTTCCATGAGTTGCATGTGTTTCTCCTTGATTTGGGGACAGGATTACTTGATACCTGCGAGGCGCTGCAGTTTTGCCATGCCCTCATCGAGCTTTGCTGGTGCTGCGGCAATTTCCACTGGTGCGTCACCTGTCACGACCGTGGTTTTCTTATCATCAGTTGTACTTTCAGTCAGAGCAACAGCTGGAGCTGCTGCATCTTCCTTCAAGATACGACCGATAAAGAACTTGTAGGACTCTTCCAATTTTTCAGTGTCGACGTTCTTAAGAACCATCTCCATCTGTTCACGCTTCTTGCCAGTCAGGTTTGACAAGAGCTTTTCGAGCTTAGATTCACGAACCATCGTGAGACGTTGCTCTTCAGAAGATGCGAGTGCACGTTCAATGTCGGCGAGCTTAGCTTCGGCGACCTTCAACTTGCTTGTTACAGAATTTTCATCAATATGGGCTGTAGCAAAAGTAGAAGCAAAAGCTTCGTAGATCTTGCGACCAAATTGATCTTGCTTAACGACTTCAAGATCTTCTTTCAGTTCATCCAGCTCTGCAGCCAGACGTACTTCAAAGAATGCATCGATCTTGTCGACCAGTTGGTCAAGTTCGGAAGCAACTTCTTCAGCCAACTTGTGCTTTTCTTCTACGAGCTTCTCAGCATATTCTGCTTCGAGATCGCGGAAGCGCTCAATGTCAGCCTTAAGTTCAGTCATTTCTTTAATGAGTGCTTCGGCAACGAAGGAATCTACCTTGGTGACAAGTTCATCACGTTCAGCAATCCACTGTTCTGCGAGTTCAGCACGAACAGCCATTGATGTTTCTTCACGAACTTGTGTCTTGAAGGCATCAACAGCAGCGTTCCACTGCTCGGAGATTTCAGTGCGTGTTTCTTCGCTGAGCAGCTCGGACTGAAGCAGCTTCTGCAGGATTTCGTCCATTAGCTTTCTCCTATTTTATAGTTAGTTTTTCAACTAACACGTTGGGCATCTGTGCGCTTGATATTTGAACTTTGTTCAGTATCAGATGTGGTTATTTAGCGCGCAGAACGGAAACCGCCTCAAAAACTGAGGTGTTTTGGTGCGCGGGTATATCAATCTTGTGAATAATCATCAACATCTGTTGATGCGTCATCAATTTCAGTATCTGAAGGCTGTGCAAGGCCAGCCATCTGCTGTGTTTTTGCAACGATGTAGTTATGGATTGTGACTTCAGCCTGTTCTGGGCGATCATTAATTAGATCTTGCAGCATGGACTTCAGTTGTTCGCGTGGATCGCTCATAGCGGTTCCTTTCGTCTAAGTTTATGGAAATACCGGAAGTATTTACTACTTCCGGTTGTGAGAAATTAACGTTGTGACAAACGGCTTGCAACAATTTGCGCAGCCATCTGAACACCAGCGTCAATGTCGATGTCACCGCGTTCAACAAGATTGAAGCACAAGTCATCACCATCGTCTAAACGGTATTTGCTCTTAACAAGCTTACCAACTTCAGCAGCAAATTTATGAGCTTGCTTGTAGTCAATTTGTTTAGGCGTCTTTTTTAAGAAAGATTGAGCTTCATCAGAACGATGGCGGTGCATTTTCTTATTGCTGTCAATCTCATGATTGTCAACGTCAAAAGACAACTTGCCCTTGCCGCGCTTAACTTCACGGCCCATCAGACCGTCGTACTGACCTGACAGATGCTCATCCTTCAATGCGGCCTTTGCGACAGCAACGATCTTGTCCTTATCTTTTACCCATTGACGTTTTGATGTCAAGTCATACGTGTCAACGGATACCAAGCCGTCTGGTGTAAAGATAACGTAGATGCCTTCGTAGTTGTCATTTGGATCTTTTGCGCGATCTCTCAATTCCACGTCATCACGAACTACGTGTACAGTGATAAAGTCAACTTCATCAGCAAATTCTAAGGCAATGTACTTTCCATTACCAAGTCCGCTTGAACCAAGCACTGAACGATCTGGGCGAGCACCGGTCTTTGGATTTACTTTGTCAAAAGCACGGGCCTTCTCTTGAGGAGCACCACGTGGTTTGATTTTGTCGTTCTTGATCGTGAAGGTGCGGCCTGCTTCATTGAGGCTATCATCATTCATCTGAAGTCCAGCCTGAGCCGCAACTTGTTTGATGTTGTTTCGAGTGCCAGTCAATTTGATGTTTATAAATTTTTCAACTTCAAAACGGTCAGCCTTTGGTTTTCCGTATGTGACAGTTACATCAAATTCTTTGCCTGCTTTTTCCAATTTTTTCTTTAGTGAAGCAGTAACAGCTGATTCACGGTAGTACGCGAACTTGGAAATTGTTTTTATGGGTTCAATACCTTCTACAAGTTTGAAACCACTAACATCGTGATTACCATGCTCAACAAGAGCTAACATTTCTTGAAGAAGCTTCATTCTTTGTCCTCTTCATCGTCATGATCGTCGAACTCAGACAGCGCTTCTTTCCACTCTTGAATTTTTTGGTCTCTGATCCATTCAAACATGGATTCAATTACACCAGGATTGTCTTCAAGGAATGAATCAATAGAGTGGTAACCAAGAACATGAATTAATTTCTCAAAGTTCTGAACACCATTTGGGCCTTCGGTACGCCAAGCATTGTTGTGTTCCATCCAAGCATCGACGAGTTCGTCGAGGTCTTTGCCTTCATTAATGCGCAAAGCATTTCGATCACCAAGATGATTCTCATTCTTCGCTTCAGACAGAAATAACAGCTCTTGAAGATGTTTCATGGTGCATCTGCTCCTGCTTCGTCTTCATAACACCATTGGATAGTCTTACCATCTGGATTGGCAGAGATGTACACCATGTCACCATTCTTGAGAATAATTTCAAGGTGTGGATCAAGATCTTCCCGTCCGCCGCGAAGATCCATCTTGACACTCTTAGCTTGACGCATCATCTCATTGAAGTTCCGAGTACGTTCCTCTTCCTTCAAAGGCAAGCCAGCAAGTTTTCGCATTTCATTAAGAATGCTCATGATTACTTCTTAGTGATTGCGGCAATCAGCGCTTCAATTTCTTTCTTGAAGTACGCTTGCGCCTTTGGATCAACAACAACAGCTTCAGCCAGAGTCATAACTTTCTTCGAACCCATAGCTTCAGCAACCACGTTCGGGAATGCTTCTGGGGCTGATGGAGTTGAAACAATATCCATTGTCACGAATGAGAAATCACCAACTTCACCGGATTCATTCACGTTCCCTGTACCACGTGACGAAACTCCAAGACGAACACCACCTTCAATGATTGCCTTAGCAATGTTGCCGGCTGGTGTGTTCAGCAATTTCATCTTTCCGACAGCGTTGTTTCCATCCATACGGATTTCAGTGATTGCATGTGAGACGTTTGCGAGGTTAATGCTCAATGAATCTGGGTGGTTCAATTCCCCCATGATGTATTGGCCCTTAGCAATCTTTGCTTGGCATTCTTCAACAGCACGGGCGATTTCATTTACAGGATAAACACGACCATTTCCGTTGCGCAAAGCTGCTTGCATCATGATGCCTGACAGGTAAAGATCGCCACCTTGGCGCTTCATCTCTGTCAAATTTGCAACTGTTGGTTCGAGATATTCTTTAAGCAGCAGCATTTAGCGCTCCTATGTTAAGGCCTATTGATCCCGTATTTATACGGCTTCTGGCGGATTTTCAGCTGGTGGAGGTGTTTCTTCACCTCCACCTTCGTCAGATGGAGTATCCGTAAATGGAGTATCCTCTTCGTCAGATCCTAAAAGACCCGCGCCGGGATCGTTACTAAATTCATCAGTTCCTCCACCACCTTCTTCAGCGTTATCAGAACTGACGGAAATTTCACCACGGTTTTTGTAAACGGCTGGATCATACATTTGTTGCATGATTGGAACTTCTGAGTTATCACTCATGTTCCGTTCTTCCTTCAGCATCACTTCGTTCATTTGAATTTCGTCATCGGTCAAACCAAGGTAACGTTTCAGAATAAAACGACGCGACAAGAAATCATTTTCTTGAATGTTCTGGAATGAAGAAATAAGATCTGCATCCAATGCTGCTTGTCGATACAGGGCAAAATTAGCTGGATCAGGAAGCTTGATTTGGAATACTTCATCATCGATTCGCAAACCGCAAACCTTCAAGTAAACCTTAAATTCCTGATCATAAATCTCATTTAATCGGTCTTGCAAACGGCTAATAAAGTTTGCAAAGCGGAGTTCTTCAATGTACGCGATACCTACCTTACCATCGTTATATTGCGGATCAGTTCCACCACTTCCACCCATATACGATGTCGGAATGCGCAAACCACGGAAAATCTTTTCTGTGAAGGTCTTTAACAGGTTTGTACCAAAATCCTCTGCACCACCTGGCAGAGTTTCAACACGAGAGCCTTTACCACCGGCTGTTACGGGGAAGAAGTAATCTTCTTGAATTGAAGCCGGGTCGAATTGGCCATCAACCACATCTTTCTGATTGTTCGACGTTCCTGGAATACGCTTTTGACGAATTTCATTTTTGATGGATTCCAAATACCGCTTTACTTGTTGTTGGTTCATATTCCCAACATCAATGTAGAATACGCGGCGTTCGGGCGCACGAACAATACGGTAAATGATCACAGAATCTTCGAGCATCGACAGTTGGCGATACACTCGGAAGATTGGCTTTAAGATTGATTGGCCAAATGGTGCGCTATCACCCATGTCATCAGACATAGTGAAATGAATCATAGCCGAAGCTGGAACAATATCAACTTGTTCCACGCGCTGCGCGCCAAATGCATTTGACTGCTGAGCATTCACCTTTTTAAGATGATATGCGATTTTGTTTCCGAGTTCATCAATTTCAATCCCAACAACTAAAGAAGGATCAACATAAGTCCACTTGCGTGTGTCGGATGATTTACGAAAGAAACAATCGCCATACTTAATCATGCAACGCGCTGTACTAAAAACGCGCTTCTTTAGATCTTGCAATTGCGCCCATTGACGAAGCGCAGCTCGAACAGTTACGACTGTAGTATCAGAGATGTCCTGATTATCTTCTTTTTGCCAGTGAATGAGAAAAGGCAATTCTGTCTTATCATCTTTACCTGACATTTCCTCAGCAATAATGTCAAGAGAGCGAGAAATATCGATATCGCCATCCATTACGTCATATTGCTTATAAGAAGCCATGCGTGAACCCGGTCCACGCATGACCTGTGAGTACCAAGAAACTGCCGCAACGGAGGTGCGATCAGTTGATCTTGGATCATATGCATCTGTGCTTAGCGTGGTGTAAAGCTGTTTACGTGTTTTAGGAGTAACAATACGCCACATGCCTGTCATGTGAGACATGAATTAACCTCTCTTAAGAAGTCTCTTTTGAACTTCTTCAGGTGACTGAAAACTTACCGGATTACGTGCCAGACGAACTAAAAGTTCACCTGTATTGTCGGCTTGACGTTGCTCTGCCAATAAGCTTTCACGAAGAACCTGTGCGATGTCTTGAAGAGCTTTCAAAATGTCAACGCTATTGTTAGTTGTTTCGGGTTTAGCTTCTGATTTTGGCTGCGGCTCTGCGGCTGCCGTATTAGGAGTATTTACGGGCGCCGGTTGAATAGGTTTTTGGACCTGAATTTCCGGCTGAGCAGCGAGTACTTTAGCATCACTAACAGCCTGCGCTGCCGAAACCTGGCTTGCATCTATTACGTTATTGAATTTCTTATCAGCTTCGTTTACTTTCTGTGTTGCTTGGTCTGTCGTTTTTGCACTTACTTCTGCACGTTTTTTATTCTCTTCTGAAACTGAAGCTAACGTTTTATTTTGATCGTTTAGTAGCTCTCCTGCAACTTTCCAGTTTTCTTGAGCTGCCGAAGATAATCCATCTGCCCAGCCCTGCATGTCTTTGACAAGTTTAGAATCGTCTGGCAATAACCAAGACAGAATATTTGCCCAACCTTGTATGACTTTAGCGAAGAAATACCTGAATCCAGCGTTAACAGCCGCAATAAGTGTATCAAAGCCGTTCTGCATTCTTTTCTTCATTTCGTCCCCGCCAAAAATATATGCGATGGTGTCAATCATCATCTGCGGAAGCGCACTAAAAAATGCAGTAATAACTCCACCAATACGATTAAACATTCCTCCATTTGGATTCAGCGCGTCTGAAATTTGTCCAGTGAATAACTCAACCGCGCTGTTTAACAATCCTGCAATTATTGGAAATCGACCTAAAGTATTAGAAATGCCAGCTAATAATCCTCTACTGCCAGCCAAAATGCCCCTTGAGCCATTTAGCAATGTGCTCCCAAACTCTTGAAAAGTAAATTTTATGGTGTTCAACGCACCAGAAATGCCGTCAGAAAGTACTACGGCATTAAAGGCATTTCTAAAAAATGCAGGAGTACCTCTAGCGAATTTGCCAATGAATTCCGTAGAGGCTTTGATAGATTCTGGAATTTTGCCAATTGATTTAACAAAAGAAGAGCCTGCGTCTTTAGCTTTCGTTAATGGTTCGGCAAGTTTACTTAGAACGCTTCCTGTTTCAGCTGCTGCTTTTGGACTTGCTGCGATTCCAACGGCCCTTCCAAGCATACTTAAAATAGGGCCTCTAAAAACTCCTAATAAACCAGCTCCAACTGCTGCAATGATAGGTGCAGCAATACTCTGTTTAATTCCACGAGTCCAAGCCGTGAGCTCACCTACAAACTTACCAAAGTCACTTACATGGTGTCCAAATGCTTCTTGATTTTGTGTTCCTGCGTCTTTAGCAAGGGTGGCACCGCGACCCTGTTTTATAACTTCACCAAGATTTCCCTTGTTTAACATTTCGTCAAAATGATCCAAGGCGTTTTGTATGCCAAGCGATCCTGTTTGATAAATTCCTTGAGATGCAGAATCTAATTGACGGACTATGTCAAACAATTCCTTGTCTTCATCCTTAGTCCTACGCCTGCCTTTCATATTCAATTCAAAGGCGCGTTGCCCCATAGCTCCATTTCCAGTAAATGCAGCAAGTTGCATTAACGCCGCGCCTTGGTCTATACGTTCTTTAACGGTAGCTTGACGTTGGCGAATTAAAGCATCGCCGAGTTGTTTAGAAGCATCTGCTGCCAAGCCCATTTGCAGGCCAATTGTCTGTAATTGCAGAAGCTCTTGTAATCTTGCTCCGCGCTGTTTTGGGCCCAATCCAACAAGTTCTCGTTGAACATCTGCATTTTTAGAAAGGGAAGATACCATTCCGGCAAACTCTTCCGCTGTCATTCCAGCCACTTTACGAAGGCGGTCAAATGTTTTAACTTGTGCTGCAGTTGCCTTCGTTAAATCATCGACATTGATACCCATTAAGGCAGTGCTTTGCGCGATACTTGCTTGAAACTGACGAGCTTCCTTACCAAAGATGCCCATTGATGCAAGAACATTATCTTGAGCGCTGATAATTTTGTTAAAGTTGTCTAGTGTGCCTGCTTTACCAGCAACCGTCATGCTAGTTTTAAGCATGGCGTTGTACTCTTCAAACGTCATGCCCGCTTGAGCGGCATGAATGTATAAGTCTTTTAAATTTTGAGTGGTGCCCATCCCGACGCGCGCCAATTCAAAATAATCAACTGCTACTTTACCTGCTACATCTACTAGCTTTTCAAAGGCGTATGAAAGACCCCCGGCCGTCGCCGCAGCTTTTCCAAAATTTTGAACCAATCGGCCAACAATACCTCGTATAGGTGCGTCACTCTGTTCAAATGATTTTGGAATTGGCGCCGTGCGTTTTTCCTGCTCAGTCTGTGTTTCCACAGGTTTGCCAAAAACGCGGGCAAAGAAAGATTTGCTTTCTGTTTGCGAAGGTTGGCTTTGCAGAACCTTTCCAAGATTTTCAATTGCCTTTACAGTGCTATTCCCCCACACGCCAATTGCTTTGATGACGGCGGCGTTATCAACAAATCCTCGTTCTTCTGTCTCTGGAACTTGAATTGGCTGCAGTGAAGTCATGAACTTCACCATCTGAGAGTTCAATGCTCCGAAGCTCTTAGTGGTGCTGCCAACCTCGTCGTTTAAACCAATAATTGATTTGTTTAAACCTAAGAATGAATCATTTAAGTTCTTTGCACTTGTTGCAACAGCTTTAAAAGTTTTGCGCATCTCCCTGTCCGCACGTTCTTTTTGAGACTGTTGAGTGCGTCCTGAAAAATTGCTCTTATTTGCAGAAAGTGCCGTTGCAGATTTTAGTAATTTCTCAATGTTCTGCAGGGTTCTGAGTGCGTCGTCTTCTGTTGCCATCCCGTTGTGCCCTCGAATTGCTCTTCTGAGGTCCTTAAATAGATCAGTTATTTAGAGACGGAGCAATAGGCTAATGTCCACACAAAACCCACTACTGCAAAAAATTAAACTTCCAGGTCGTACTTTTCAGTTGCCTTCAAGAGCAGCTCTTTACCATAACGGAGAGGTAGATGCTCCTAATGGTGAAGTACACGTGTTTCCAATGACGGCTCTCGCCGAAATTAACCTGAAGAATCCAGACTTGTTGTTCAATGGAAAAGCACTGGAGGCTGTGCTTGGTGAATGTGTGCCGGCAGTTAAGCAACCACTAGAACTATTTGGACGTGATATTGATGCACTGTTGTTTTTCTTGCGAATTGCAACTTATGGCTCGGAGTTCCGCGTAGAGGTTAAACATAGTTGCGAAAATGCTAAGCAGCACTCATATGTTGTCCAATTAGAAGAAATTGTGCAGCGTATGCAAATGCTCGATCCAACAATGGTTGAGCAAAAACGCGCTATTGTTTTGCCTGGGCTTGACCAAACTGTTTACACACGCCCTATGAAATTCAAGGACGTGATTGAACTGTTCCATAAATCAGGTAACAAAAAAGAATTGTCAGTTGATGACATCAAGGAACTTGCAATTTCAAATATGCTTAGCATGATTGAAAAAGTTGATGATGTTACTGATCGAGGATTCATTGAAGAGTGGTTGAAAACTCTCACATCACCACAAATGAATAGGATTCAGGACGCTGCTAACCAACTCAATGGATGGGGACCTGATCAAGTTGTTTCGTTAAAGTGTAAAGACTGCGGAGAGGAAATGAGCGTTGAACTTCCTCTGAATCCTGTAAGTTTTTTCACCGAATGATCCTGAGTGGCGATCACACCAGGATCGTAGGGATGATCGAACGGTTGGCTCTTGAAACAAAGAGCCTAATTCAGTCGTGTCAAGACATTGCTACTTATACACGTGGTGGCATCGATTATCCAACGGCTCTTATGATGTCCGCATTTGAACGTGATTTGGCAATTGAAGGAATTAACAAACGATTAGAAGCCGCTGCAAAAAATCCGTTTGGAGGAATGTTTTGATTCACCCCGGTTCACTTCATTCTTGCCGGATGTAGCGCATAACAAAACAGGGACCCTAGGGTCCCTGAATCATTTCTAGTGAGCTCAGAAGCACTTAGAGTAGAAAGTCTTCTGTCCAATAACTAGTTTGTCCTGGCAACCATCATGATTTGTTACCCAAACAAATCCAATTTTCTGACCAGGTTTCCATTCTTGTCGATGCATGTTTGCACACCCAGAAAGAATTAACGTTACGAACAGCGCAATTAGCAGCTTCATGGGCTACTCCAAGTAGGCTCCTTGTGGGAGCGTTTGTAGTATTTATTGCTCTACCCCCAAGGGTCAAGTTTGATTACGAATCGTCTCGATCCTCAAAGTGCATACCAAGCGCCATATGCAAATCAGACAGCTCATCATAAAGCTTACCAACCGCATCATAAGCAGCTTTTGCGGCTTCTTTGACCGCCTTGGACTCTGTCGCAGGAAACCCTTCCTGCTTTAGGAAATCAGCAAGCACGTCACTGTTCAATTTTTCCATGATGAACTTAACATTGTCATGTGCCACTTCAGCCTTATCGGTGAGTGGTTCCATGATCTTGTACGTCTTGGCTTTGCCAGCTTCTGCGGATGTACCTTCAGCGAGCTTTTGGAGTTTCGTGAGTTTCATCTATGTTCCTTTTGCGCGACGCGCTATCTGTCAACTAATGCCTCTATTTACGCGGTGAGTCGCAGATCTAACGATTCGATAAGTTCTGAAATCCTATCCAAGTACTCCTTCGGAATTCCATCTAACCCATCATGCACCATTATGCCATGTCGGCCACAGGCGTCCCAGAGAGCGTAACGAGCTTTACGTTCCCACGAAAAATATTCACCGAAAACCGCCTTCACGTTTTTTCTGTTTGGCGCTTTTTTCAAAGCGGTCATACAGGCGTGTTTTCGAGCAGATGAGAACTGATCTGAAATCCGTTTTAATCGCTTGCCAATCTTAGTTAGGTCACTTACCGTGGCGTCTGGGGCGGCGTGCACAATTAGTTCGGCGGTAAGACTGAATCCACTGCCATTGGTTAACAACGTTGGAGATATCCTGGAGCCGTTTGCGATGCTCATGAGGACTTGCTTGATTAGGCTTCTGTACTTATCATTGTATGGTCGCTGAAGAACCTCAGTGCAAAGTTCCTGCCTGAATGCTTCCTTGTCATGAAGCATTCTGATAAGATCAGGAAACAGCATTTCCATAAGGGATTCACGCCCTTTAAATGCCTTCTTAAGATGGTGCAACAGGAACTGCACGTACGCGGAATCTAGGTCGATTCCAGGACCGAATAGTTCTTCGCGCAACCACCCGGGCCAAGTTTCAATTGCACATATCGGCCATACTGATGTATCGCGCAGTCTAAGTTTTCCACTAGGTTTAAAGTGGAAATTGAATTCTGTCTTGCCCTGAGTTAACAGCCATGAAAGTTGTGGAACGATTTCCGGTCTTCCGTGCACAAGAACACGGGCGACCAAAGACTTCACATCAAGCCCAGGCTGCAAATACACCTTCGAGATCACCCCGTCCGGTGGCATGGCTGGTGGTTCGTACCGCAATGTCGCGGCAGCATCATCGATTAGATCTAATTCTTCCGCTTCAAGTTTCTTTGGGACGAGTGTGGTGAGCTCCATGTTATCATCATCATCAAAATGATAACCAAGCTGCTTGACCTCAAAGAAGTACTCTAGCGCCGGTTTGTAGTCACGCACCCATTCCCGTAAATCCATGAGACGGACATGGATCTCACAGAACCCAAGAGGTTTACCACCGCGAATTGCTCCATGGTATAAGTTTGCCAACCAAAGAACTAGGTCTTGGCGAGCCTCAGTTCTTCCTCTGTGAAGACGTTGAAGGTTCGGCCAGAACCTTGTCCAATGCAATGGATGGTTCGGTGGCAGAACCCTGTCTGTGGAGAGTTTGTATGGGCGAGTCATACTTGACTTGCACCAAGCTGACTCGCATGTCCGGTGAGAATATACTCCTCATACACCATTGCAGATAACACAACAAAATCCGTATATGTTCCTGACAATGACCTTTTAGAGTCATTAGCAATGGCTAAAGCCGTTTGCGTAGCGGCCTCAAGCGCCGCTATTCTCGCCTTAATTTGCGTGTCAGCGTGAACGCGGCTTCTTGCGGACGCAAGCACTTCGGACATTACAGCACTCCAAGTGCTGCAGTGCTAATTTTGCCGGTACGAACACCTTTCTTCAACGCTTTGTATGCACCCTTCCAGGAGTTAGAGGCAACATAGATCGTGCCAGGATGCAATGCTCCTTCAGGCGCCTTAGTCTTTGTTACATACGAAACTTGTTCGATCTTATTACCTTGTTGCTCTGCACCAACAACCATTGCATACGCAATTTTACGCAGTTTCTTCGCTGTACGTGAGTTCATTAGAGATCCTTAAAATGAAACAGAATAACACTGTGTCATTTTAACGTACCGGTTACAACTTACCGGACCACCTTGGGTTCAAGTTACTGTCAACCCAATAAGGAATATAACCATGGTTGTGCGTGAAGAGAAGTGCCTCCCAGTCCTTAACGGACGCGGTGCCTAACTTGCTAAGTTTTGGCCGGACTATCACGAATCGAATAGTTTCTGGGTTGCGAATACCATTAAGGTAGATTGGTTCTGCTCCGGGAAGTAGCAGCTGGTGGGAATAAGGTAGTGTTTTGTCCATCACCGGCGCTAATGAGAACGCAGGTTCAGGGACCTGAATTGAGTGAATAACACTTGGATGCGGCGTAGGCAGAGCGCGGTTGCCCCTTGTAGCTTCACAGAACTTAATCAGCGATGAGAGCAAAGCTGAGTAAGAGAAGTCATTCATACCACCTTGCTTAATTATGGTTTTCAAGTCTTCTCGTTGTGGAGGAGTGTAGAAGTCCGTTCCACGATGACGGGCGTTGTATGGTGAGATGTAATTCTCTGCATTACAGTAAACTCGGTAATGCTTAGCCACAAGTTCCAAGAGGTCTGTGTAATCTGCGAAAGGTCGCAGCACGTTAAGCCGAATGGCCCAGCGCGGTAGTTCAATCATAGAGTTAGTTTGAGGCTTCAGCCTTTAATTTCTTTTGTTTTTCACGTTCACGTTTAGCTTTCGCTTTACGTCGCTCAATTTTCTCTTCAGCAGTGAAGTGTGCAGGATGAATCAAACCTGTTTGATTCGTGGCGTGCGTTTGATGATACTGAACTAATCCTGTAAGGAAAGCGTATGGATCAGTAATGCCGTACCTGCGCATTGCGTTCACAACCTTACCTTCAACGGCATTGCACGTACGATGAAGAACGGCTCGGACATGACCCGCTTTATGATCATGGTCTAAGACAGCTTGATCTTCAGTGCACGGATGACCACAAATGCCGCACTTGAACTCCTGTGCTTCTAGGAGTTCAAGACGTATTTTCTTAACCTGAGTGGTTTTTAGTTTGATGGGATCAGTCATCCCATATTTAGCGCGTGTCGAATTAGGCCTTCTTCAGAGTACTTTCAAAATCACCACCGTCTTCAACATGGTACTCAAAGTTGTCACCCTTCACTGTTCTAACAAGGTAATCACCTTTGCTGATTTGCGAAGTCTCATTGCCTACATTGACATTAATAGGTTCGCTTGAATACTTAAATGCTTCAACTTTTGTTGGGTCGGTATATGTGATAAAACCTTCAGCATCAGGAGTTTGGTTCGCGCGAATAGGTTTCAGTGTCTGTTTCAGTTCAACCGCGTTAAATTTGCCAAATGGGGTGCGTTTATCACCTACAACCAAGAAGGCTTCGTATTGCGTGGGCGATGACCCCTTAATAGTACGCACTAGATACGTTGCATTACTAATATATGTGGATGAATCACCAGCGTTTTGATCCCAGAGCTCTTCAGCATCAATGGTTTCAAGTGTTTCTTCTTTGACTTTAACGCGTCTTGCAACGCCTATAAAGTCATTCTTGATGTCGTCAAAAGCCGTTCGATCTTTTCCGTTTCGGATATCATCCAGGTACTCTTTACGCGATCGCAATGCAAGTTCTTTCTTTACCCCACGCAGCGGCTTACCGTAGTAGTCACGTGGAATGTCCTTCTTGTCTTCGGACACTGAATGAAAGTGCTTGTTCAGCTCCTTGCCAGACATAACCTTCACGCCCTTAGGGAACTTCTTTGGGTTGTTCTTTATGGCGCGTGTTGCGGCCTCCATGCTCATGAAGCTCTCAATGGTCTTCATGTCACCATTAACGATGTATACGCGCCGTTCGTCGTAAAGATCCTTGCCGGCAATTGGATTACCGAAACGGTCTTGACCAGCGACAGTCTTCAGAGCTTTGATTTCTTTAAGAAGCATAGGTAATTTCCTCGTGATTGTTTGTATTTAAGAAGATGGTTGTAACAGTGGTGTACAAACTCAGGATGTTTGTTAAGATAGCAACATCGACAACGGAGGTTATATGGAACACATCATCACCACTTCTCTCCTTCACACCATCCCAACCACCATCTTCCAACAACCTTCCTTCCCCCATATCCAAACTCTCACCAATCATATCCTTCACACCCTTTCCCAACACAATCTTCAACAACTCAAACAAAAAGATCAAAAAATCAAATCTACACCATTAGAAAAACTCACAGAAGAAGAACTCATTTCTCCAAACATCATTATTTTCATCAAAAGAACACTAGAAGAACACATTCCAGACCAAATCTACAATCACCCACACTTCCCAGGTCTCTTCTATATTTCTTCCCATCTCCAAAACCAAATCTTCTCAAATATCTAAATCTCAAAAAGGACCAAAATTGGTCCTTTTAAATAAAGAGGGCCAATTGGCCCTCTTTTTATGCGTCAACAATTTGGCTAAATCCATGCTGTTTCTGAACTAGCATCACCTTATCAAGCCTACCTTGCACATTGGGGTGATGGCTAATTACATACACTCCGAGCTCTTCATCGCGACTCTTCTCCTTCAGAATTCGGATAATTGAGTCCACTCCTGAACCGTCTAACTGTCCATCCAATTCATCAATCAGAAGCAAGTTTGACTTGGCATGCAGGTGATGTAACACATCACGAAAAGCCAAAGCCAGTCCCACATTCACGCGCTTCTTCTCACCTGCAGACAGATTGCCAAAGTCCAATTCACGGCCAAACTCCGACACCGTGCAGCTCATATCAGCATCAAATCGAACAATGTGCGGCAGCCCAATTTGAGCAGTATAGTAGTTGATGCGATCGTTTAGGAATGGAATAGTCTTGTTGATGATACGGCGACGCAGGAATGAGTCCTTGTTCGTCAGGAGCTTCAACAGAAACGCCTGATGTTCTAATTTCCGGCGCAACGCATCCACTTTGCCATAGTCAGCTTCCTTGGCATCTTCAGACAGCAAACGTTCAAGCGCTTCCACGTGTGGGTTGTCAGCGTTTTTTAAGTCTTCAATCTTCGTACGAAGAACAGAGGCGTTCTCGCGTGCAGCTAAGAGTTCATTTAAGTTGCTGTGCTGAATCCCAGCCTCAACTTCTCTCAAACGATCTTGTTGTTCTTTAGCTTTCACGGTCAAGTCTTGAACATTAGCCTCAACCTCAATAAGCTTCGCCCCCTTAATGTCGATGTCTTGTTCGAGCTGGGCGAGCTTTGCCGGCGCATCAGCAAAATTCTGCGCACAATATGGACACTTCGCCTCTTGTAGATGCGCTTGTTCGTTGAGGAGCTTCTCTACGTCACGCGACAATGTTTGCATATCCTTCTTGGCTGGGGCCAATTTAGCGGCAAGGTATGCGCCTTCTTGGGTGAGTTTAGCGCGTTCATCGTGCAACGCCTGCTCGAGTTCGAAGTCGACTGTGCCGATCACTGCAAGTGTTTGCTCAATGTCACGAATGTCCTTTTCACGCTGTGTCTCCCAACGTTCAGCACGTTGTTCAGCTTCACGGATATGTTTCTTGTGTAGCTCAATAGCAACTTCTTGCTGCTTGACGATTGCTTCTTGGACCTTGATGTCGCCTTCTGTTTCACGAATCTGTTCCTTAAGAACCTTCGCCTTCTCAGACAGAAGCGTGATATTAAAAAGCTCTTCAATTTGTTGGCGTTGTAATGCAATTGGCAGTTGCAAGAACGCTGGTGAGTTCCCAGAGAAGATGATCGTCTTTGTGAACAGGTCGTAACTAATACCAATGATGTCTTCAATCAGCGCATCACATTCAGTCACACCTTTACCAGGAGTAATGTCTTCACCATTTCTAGTAATATGGATAGTGTAGTGTTCGCCGCGCGTGCGAGTAATTTCGTACTCTTCACCAGCCCGCTCGAACGCCAGACGAACTTCCATCAATGTATTCTTCATTGCATTCGTACTGTTAATCAAACGCTGCAATGAGATGTTGTCAAACGGCTTGTTGTACAACGCGTAGCAGATTGCGTTAATGATGGTCGTCTTGCCAGAACCATTTGACCCACCTTGGTCAAGGTTCTGCCCAACAACTTCAACGGTGCCCGGCTCGGACAGGTCAATGATCGTATCCTGATTTCCAAATGACATGAAGTTGCGCACTTGAAGTTCACGGAAATAAAGCGTCGATGACATTATGAGTTTCCCTCTAAATACATGAAATCACGGAGACCATGATGTTCATTACCTATGTTGTTCTTGATCCAAGAAAACCCGGAAAGTTCTCTTGCCCATTTGCTTCTTTCCTTTGTCAACCAGTCTACATTGGCAAAGGAAAACCAAATCGCCATCAAGGCATTTTAAACGTTCTGAAGGGTGACAAAGATGCTTATTCTGGTGAAATGATCAATCGATGGTTGAAAGGTATGCGCAAGAACGGTTTCACTGAGGTCCCAATCATCGTGTTCGATCATCACGATGAAGAGCTCGCCTTTTCCATGGAACGTATCTTAACTGAGCACTTTGGTTTGAAGAAGGAAGGCGGTATCCTTTACAACTCTCGCCATGGTGGAGAAGATGGTTGGAGCCTTTCAGAAGAAACTAAGAAGAAACTGTCGCAAATCAACTCTGGTAGTGGTAACCCAAATTGGGGTAAAAAGTGGTCTGAAGAGCAACGACAAAAATGGCATCAAACTTGGAAATCTAAGGATCGTAGCGCTCCGCGAAGTCAGATGGAGAAGGCTTGGGAGGCGAATAGTCGCAGATACAAGATCACAACGGCCGACGGAATAGAGTTCGTCGTTGGCGATTTGACAAAGTTCTGCAAAGACCATGGGTATCCACTTTCAACTTTGAGAAATGCGCTTAGAACAGACGGCGTCATCAAGAGCTCTAAGCGCAAATCTGTCATTGAAGGTTGGACCATCAGATATGTTTGAACGCTTCGAGGAGTTCTTCGACACTGATCATTTTGATAGTGAAGTTATTCTGTTCAGCCTGTTTTTCGAAAGATGCAAGCATGGAGCCAATCAACATTGAGACATGAATGTCCCTTCCCACAATGTAGATGGATCCACTGGCCTGCGGCATCGTGAGCGTTGAACCATCTTCGCTGACTGTAATGCTTTCAATGCCCGAGCTTAGCTTCCAATGGTCAGATCCGGTGTAACCGCCGTACCAGCTTGCAAGGACTTTATAGATTTTACCGTGCTCTTCAGATTCAATTAGAACAGGAACCCAGGAATCAGGTGTATAAGTGCTCATTATTCGACCTTCAATTCTTCGTACAAACACGCCAGATACTCTGGGTCGATGGTTGCAGTTGGTGTCACGCCTTCAGTGATCAACTGGCGAACTGTTCCGTCAAGTGATGACAAATCAAGATCACCTTCAATCTCAAGACCTGAACTCAGCGCGTCTTTCTTTGAAGCAATATCTTCTTCAACTGAGAACTCGCGAAGTTCAAATGTTTCCATCATCTCTTCACGAAGTGCTTGGACGTCCGAGTACGGAATATTAGCGTCAAGCAAACAACGCACACGTGCCCGAGGCTTGAAACTGACATCGCCTGCTAACACGTCGGTAAGACGTGTTTTGTAGAACAACGGTGCATTATCATAATTAAAGAAGCACAGTTCTTCGGAAGCGGTATCTAAGAACGCAGCACCTCTCTCGCTATCCCAGGCGTCGCCGAATGAAGTAGGGAATGTGTTCCCAATATACACAATGTTCTTTGAAACCTGACGCTTGTGGAAGTGGCCGCTCAGCAGGTACTTTGGACCAGTGAACAGGGAAGCGTCTGGGCCATGGTCAAGCGTACGATCATGTCCTGTCACCACAAAGTTCCTGAACTCGAAGTGCCCAAGCACGTACTTGTGTGCGTTGATTTGCTCGGCAAGCAGTGGGTATTCGTCTTTGAACAAGAATGGCGTCATGAACATTTCGCTGTTAATCTGCACAGGCTCGTTCACCATGATGAAGTTCTCGAGATCACCAAATGGGTCGGTTGAAAATACCTTACGATTAGAACGATGATACAGGTCATGATTCCCGACCATGAAGAAGATCGGCAAACCAAGCGCATTCAGGCGCCGAGCACCCTCTTGTGAGTACTTCAGCGTACGCACGTTGATCGCATTGCGATTTTCGTACCAATCACCAAGGAACGCAATATGCGTAGCCTTCTCAGTTTTGGCCAGGTCGCAGAACCAATCAACATAATCGAGACAATCCTGCAGATGCTGATCAGAGTTTGATCGAGCACCCCAATGAATGTCAGTAAACATTAGGAGCCTCATCGGCTCAGGTTTTAGTGTCGTCATTGAGTCACAAGGGAGATTAGACGACTTCACTTTAATTGTAACCAGGACTAGAAATAGTTAGTCCTGGTTACGGGGTCGGGATCACCAATTAGGTTTAGTGATCGAGGCCATTGCGGCCTCTAAAGTCATAGAGAATTCAGCTGGCAAATTTGCCGTATATTCTAAAATGTCTAACCGCATTTTATCACGAGCCGCAATGGCCTTCAAGGCGTCAGTCGACATTTCAGGATCTGTACTATCCTTATATGACAGTAGATCACTTAGATTGGTATAGTGCTTCTCTCGGGCCCAAGCATTTAGGATACTATTTCCAGCATGAAGCATTTGCGTTCGAAGAATCGTTAAGTCATTAATTAGAGGGTACCCTAAAGTGCCCTCTTTTAAGTCCATCCAAGTCATACCCTGGGTAAACTTCTGAACGTCCAAATCAGTTGCTTCTACCCATGTTTCATTTGGCGGGGTAGTCTCTGATATATGACTGTGCAGACCTGTAATTTTTCCAGTTTGCGTTTGAACTGTGAAATACATTATTTCTTCCAAATTCCAATGTAGTTAGCCCACGATTGCGCGCGCTGTTCAGAGTTGTACACCACAATTTCAATTCTATTCGAAAAATAATTTGCATAGCACTCAGTGGTGTCATTGTCATCCACGATGCCTGCGTAATCAATTCTTCGAACAGAAGGAATGAATCCAGCTAAATTGCTCATAGAAAAACCAGCTGGTGGATATAGTGTTGCCACAGACGCGGTTGTTTGAATGACTCCTGAGGTAACAATAAAATTACTCCAGAAGTATTCATCTAATTGTTGCTTAGGGACAGGGTTTAATCCAGTCCATGCATTCCCATTTAAAAATGTATTAGCGTTTAGTGTTAATCCATTACCGTCAATGGTGAAGATTGTCTGGGTGGGGGCACCGATAATTCCACGCTGCAGTCTTATTGAACCATCTGGAGTGCCTGGAACACTGAACAGAAAGTTGTTTGCATTTGTGACAGATGACCCTATCTGCAGATTTGATAAGGTCACTGATGGCATAATCAGGCTATTGGTGCCACTGATTTGTGTAGTCATAAGGTTAACTGAAAATGTAGTTTACCTAATATTTAGAGATCATCGTTGGTTCGAGACCACTCAAACTCTAACGGCCCTAAGTAAAGACGCGCGTAATTAGGTTTTCCAGGTGGCTTTGTGAATCGAAAATGCCATCTCACTCGAATTCCAAATGTGAAATGTGTACTGGAAGATGCCCAAGCGATAAACCATCCATCCCCATTCCAATGATCTTGCATGGCACCGTATCGCACCAATTTCATCAGACGTCCCCACCAGACCCCATAAATGCGTCATCTGATGTTTTGCCAGACATTCCGTGTTTAGATTGATAGTTGAAGGATGGGTTTGCGCCAGCCTCGATTAACAATTCATCCCGAATATTACGTTCATTCTTTTCTGCATCCAGATACGAAAGGAATGAACGATAGCAAGCGGTAGTGTAATAAGCAAATGGATTCGGAATTTCTTGCTTTTCAGGATTAAATTTGTGCCAGTTCGCACAAAGATTCACCACGGCAGTGTTAACCATGTCTTCTCTGAATGAGTATCCGGCAAACCAAGGATGGTACGAATACTTTTCAGCAATCATCATAAGATACTTACCTAGGCGATCGGTTAACTTTCCGAGTTCCTTCGCCTCATAAAAAGCCTCTAACAATTGAGCATTAGTAACATAGTGCCCTTTTGTTGACTTTGCTCGTTCTTTCTTTGCAGGTTTTACAGTGGTGGTTTTACGCTTTTCAGTCATTGCCGTCATAACTTAGTTGGAACGGCTTAATGAGATTTTAAACAAACTGCCGCGCGCACACCACAACACCCGGGTTAAACGTAAACCGACGCCAATTCATATTGTACGTATCCCGGGATTGAAAAGTGACCTGTGCCGCACAATCATTTCAGGTCTAAATATGGAGATGGATAACAAACAGCTTCATGGGTTTGTGTACCTCTGGTTTGACACGCTGAGAAAAATGTTTTACATTGGATCACATGCGGGTTCTGAAGATGACGGGTACATTGCGAGTTCAGCGCGTTGCAAGCGCGCCGTAAAGAAGCGCCCAGACACTTTTAAGCGAAAAATCCTTGCTAGGGTGAGTGGAAGTAGGAGTGATTTACTTGCTGAAGAAACACGCTGGTTGCAAATGATACGGGTCAATGAATTGGGCACAAAGTACTACAATCTTAAAAGGGTAGCAACTGGTGGAAACCTAATGGAAGCCAAAACACAATCTGAAATTCTGGCGTGGCGCGCGAAGGTGTCTGAGGGCGGCAAGAATAGCTGGGCTAGATCTGATCCTGAGCGCCGTGAAAATATTCGTAATTCTGCATTTGGTGGAAATATGTTCGATCGAGGATATTTGAAAACTGAAGAATACGCAAACACGATGCGAGCGGCATGCTTAGGTGAGAACAACGGATTTTTTGGAAAGAAACATACCGAGCAATCCCGTTTAAAAATGTCTGCATCTGCAACAAACAGAGCACCAAACAGAGTCAAAGAATTTATTTTCACTCGCCCTGATGGCACGGAGCTTAAAGTTAAAAATTTGACGGAATTCGTCAACAACAATGGTGGGTTTGTGAAGTTAACGCGTTTTTTGAAAAGTGGAGAACCAATTAAACTACGTGGTAAAGAAAATCACCCACTCACAGGATGGAGAGTTCGCTATGCTGATTGAAACTGTTGGTCAGCAAAAAAGACGTGCTGCGGTAGTAATAGGAAGATACCAACCTCCGACAATTGGGCACTATTCCGTTTTTGATGCGGTCAAGAAGTTTATCCGTGATAATGCTGACCTGCGCTTAGATGCCGTGCCAATTGTTGTTGTGGTCGCTGGTAAAGAAACCAGCAAAGACAAATCTAAAAACCCGCTCACTGCAAATGAACGAATCAGTTTTATGACGGGCTCAGGTAAAGCGAATGGCATTAAATTTTTAGTGGCATCGTCAGCCTTTGACGCGTTTGAAGAAGTTCGTAAAGCCGGATTTGAACCAGTTGCTATTGCTGCTGGTTCCGATCGAGCAGACGAATACTTAGAAATGCTTGATAAGTATTTCAAGACGAAAGAAGGAAAACAGATTAAGCATTATGCTATCACGTTACAACGTGTGACGGAGAATAAAGAGCACAAAAAGACAGCAGGATTGGATGACATCCTAAAGTATATGGGAGACGAAATCCCAACAGATATGGTTAGCGCATCTTTGGCAAGAAGAGCCGTTGAACTTGATGAATTCGAAAAGTTTGTCGTGATTACTGGTTTATCTGAGAAACCAGAGTTAGCACGTAAAATGTTTGATAAGATAAAACATTCCATGGAGACCAACGATGGGTCGACTTGATAAGGCGAAAGCACTTCCTAAAATTTCTACACCGGCATCTGATTCGCAAATAAACTATTCAATTGCAAATCAGAATACGCTAATTGATGAAAGTTTTGGTGCACTTGCAAAGAAGAACAATGGTCTAGGGCCATTTACAACTTTAAACGTTGGTGGGCCAAGTTTCTCTGAATTGGCGGCTATAGGTTCATTAGGGGCTTTAAAGCCAAACAACTCGTATTTCAAAACGGCCGCGGCGATTAAAGCAAAACCGACTGAAACTTCTGCCACAGCAAATCAAACTGCTGCTGAAATTGGGAATAGTCTTCAAGGAAATACTGACCACAAGGTTAAGTTAGTTTCAATAATTGATGGTCGAACTGTTATGTTCGACGTGATGCCAGAAGTGTCTGAAACAAGATCCGCAGAATATGAGGCTGTTTCAGCGGCCCAAATGCCTGGCGAGTTTCAAAAGTACAAGGGAACTAAATCCACCACCTGGCAAGTAAATGCAACTTTCATTTGTCGTAATAGCGTTGAAGCTACTCAACAGTATCTGTATTTGAATTTGCTGCGGGCTTGGGTGATGCCGTATTTTGGTAACTTGCCAGTACCAGAACGCGACCGCCTGGGTGCTCCCCCACCAGTACTAAATTTTTCCGGATGGCGGGGCGTTGTAGGTGAAGTGCCTGTTGTAGTTACATCTTTAAACTGGAGCTGGCCTAAAGACTGTGACTGGATTCCGACTGAAATTCTAGATGAAAATAAACGCAAGGTTCCATTTCCAACCGTTATGAATGTTCAGATTTCATTAGTTGAATCGTTCTCCGCTACTCAGTTTAATGCTTTTGATTTAGGTGCATTTAGAGATGGAAAAATGATTGGAGCATATGGAGGTAAAGTTAATGTAATTGAAAGCCCTGCTGAAGGTAAAATGACACCGAAGCCCGTTGTACCAACAGTAGTCCCATCAGCAACTACAGTGATTCCGCAACCTCCATCAGAAATGCCTAGAGTTTCAGTAGTTGCCGAAGCTCAAACGGCTAAACTTGAAGTGCCACCTACTTCAGCCGTACCAAAATGAGAGATGTTATGGAAACTAATTCAACACTTGTTCAAGATTCTAGGTATGTTGTTGGCGGGCAAACGGAAGTAAACAATACTGCCCTCGAGTGGTGGGAGCGCACAGTGTTTGCTCTTGACGAAAGCGACATCATTTACACAGTTCAAAAATCATCTGAAGGCCGTCTTGATAATATCGCGAAAGCATTCTTAAATGATTCCAGTTATTGGTGGGTAATTGCGCAGTACAATGCCATCCTCGATCCATTTACTGAAATCACTGAAGGTAGAATTTTACGTATTCCAACCCCAGCCAGACTGCAATCTATGCTCGGAGCCGGAAGACTTGGTGGATATGCATCATCAAGAGAAGTGCCACTCTCTAACATTACTCCAATTGTATGAATGTTAAAAACAGATTAGACGATTTCAGCTCGCATAGTGTTCATTACATTGTGCTTGCTGCTCGCTCCACGGAAGATCTTCGTCATTTTACAGATGATTCGCAATCTGCAACGAATTCACTTCAAGCAATTGATGCGTGCAATTCATTAGGTGACGCTGTTAAAACAAAATCTGGAAATGCGTATCTAGTGATGGACACGCGTAGATTTTCACAATTCACAATTGACAATTTCGAGATTGATACGAAGATCGCCGGATTTAATGTTAATGGGAGTACCAGCCCCAACGCCGTTGGTTTAGAAATGAACTTCACTGTACTTGATAGTACAGGAATTTCATTTATGAATTTTCTTCAGTACTTGATGGAGCAGCGTCTTCAAGTCAGTTATGACGGAATGATGCTACTAGTCAAGGTTTTATTTGTAGGACATACACCTTCCGGCGGTACGAAAGTGGTGCAGAGCGTCGCAATTCCTGCAATTTTTAAAAACATTGAGCTTGATTTGAATGAAGTGAAGGGTGTGTATACTTGCCAGTGCATACCACTTTTAGGAATGCAATCGAACTCAAATTACAACATTAAGTGGACATCTGTAGGCACGGCGAGTTCATATTTTACAGGCCCAGGTGCTAACACCCTCGGCGCTGTTGTTCAGGCGTTTGAGGATCGGTTGAATGAGTTGTCTCTTGATCTGTACGCCAAATCAAATGGCATTATCACCAATCCAGGTCAGTCTCAAAAAACAATTCCAAAGTTTGGTCGACCTGTCCAATACATGATCACCATTCCAGACACATGGAAATCTTTTAAGTTTTCAGGTCCAACTCAAGGTGGCGCCACTGAAATTAACTTCCAGGAGTTACTTAAGAAGGAAGAGCAAAGTCGCGCTGACAAAAACAAGGCTGTTAAGGAAGCGAGTGCCGCCGATAAGAAAACTGCTGAAGCAAAGGAAAGTTTTGTTTCTGTGGATCCAAACTTAACAATTACCGAAATTCTAGATACGATTTTTGCTCAAACAATTGAAGTTCAACAACTTGCCAATTTCACTGGATCTAAGAATAAAACTGACACTATTAAATTCTATAAGCATCTGATTACGGTTACGTCTAGCGATGAAAATTTCACCGTACACGTCGATGTTGTGGAATTTGTTGTCCCAAATGTTTTATTGGCTGAACAAAAGAAAGAAGCGATCACAGAGGATGATCAATTTTACACGGTTATTCCAGCAACTTCAACAAGTGCTGAAAAGAAAGTGCCAAAAAACTATTTGGAATTTGATTACATTTTTTCAGGTAAGAATATAGATGTACTGAGCTTAAATTTAAAGATTGAAAACCTTAATTTGCTGCTCATGCAAGGCACAAAGATTGGGCAAAATTCGCTCCAAGATCGTACAGTAGATGGTCAAAAACAAGATGATGGCAAACAAGCCGATGATTACAGCACGATGCCTGGCAGAGGCGCAAAGGATCCTTTGACGTTAAGGATGTTGACCGCAGAACAGCGAACAAACTTTAGCAATATTGCAGCAAACGCTAAGCTTGAAGGTAATCAAGCACCACAAGCAGTAGCGCAACAATACACCAAAAACCTAAGTGATTTTTATAACGCCGGCACTCAGGCAAAGATGACTATTAGAGGAAATCCTGACTTTTTGGCGGGCATTGTGCTTCATGGTATTCCATCACATAAGAACGCGGTTAGCTCAACTGCAAGTGGAGTTAGTAAAGCAAATGACAATGTAAAAAAGCAATGGCGTGATGAGTTATCGGAAAAATTAGGTCAGAAGGGTTTCACCAAAAATGGAGATGCTTTTGAAGTTAAGGTTATGACAGGACCTAGTTTTGTCACAACCCCAGTTTTCGTAAAAGTGAATGTGTTTACACAGGATGTTGATTTTCTGTCATTAGATCCTTCACAGGGACAGAAAAACTTCGCTAAACAACTATTCACGGATAATTACTATTTCTTAACTGGTGTTAAGAGCAAAATTGAGAACTCTAGATTTACCCAAGAGTGCGATATGCTACACTTTAGCATCTACGGCCACAAATCAACATCTGCGCAGGGACAAACAAAGAGTACAGTGGAGAATAAGAAATGACGTTGCCTGGGCTAATGGAAGGTGTGGTTGTTGACACGAATGATCCTCAACAAATGGGCCGAGTGAAGGTATGGATTCCTGCAATTGATGGTGACAATTACGACATTGTTAGTTTGCCATGGGCGACGTATCTGTCACCATTGGCTGGTCAAACTCGTGATTACCCATCTGGGCCTAATTCAACACAAACGCAGGGTTTCCATTCATACGGATTTTGGGCCGTACCAAAGTCAGGCGCTTTGGTAGTTGTCGGGTTACTGTACAATGATCCAAATCGCCGAGTTTATATGGGTTCCTATTTCCGCGATCATGGAAATCGCTCGCTACCTATTGGAAGAAATAAGCCGGAGATTGCTCAGGCGCCAGTGTCTGATACATTTAGTCCAGTTGAGCCGCAAACAACAAATCTGAACGCGCAATTTAGAAATCAATTGAGCGCTAGTGAAGCAAAAACACGTGGTGCTTATGAGCGTCAGGTAGCGCAAGATAAAACTGATAAGGACGGTACTGAGGGATATCAGTCAGATTTGGTAGTCCCAAAAGATGAGAAGGGCGTTCCGCAATTCGATCCGCAAACATACGTCCTTACCACACCAGGACGGCATTCTTTAATTTTCCAAGACAATCCAGAAAATGGACGTGTAAGAATAAAAACAGCAGCGGGTCATCAAATTATTCTTGATGACGCGAATGAACGCATTTATGTAAGTACGTGCCGTGGCAACTCGTGGTTTGAAATGGATCAGGATGGCCGAATTCATGTATATGGTGCTGATAGTATTAGCTTTAGCACTGGTGGAGACTTTAACGTGACAGCCGTTGGGAACTTTAATGTGTCTGCTGGCGGCGATGTGAACATTCAGGCAGCGGGTGTTGGGCGCATTGCCTCTTGCGGTTCAATGAATCTGAGTGGTTCTGGTGTGAATCTGGAATCTTCGGCGGAATTCAATATCCTTGCCGCTGGAACTTTGCTTCAGACAGCATCAGAAATTCATCTGAATGGTCCAAATGCCGGATCTGCTGAGTGCCCTGAAGCACCAACCACCATTCCAACTCATGAACCCTGGGCTCGCGCCGCCTCAAAAGGTGCGCGTAACAAAAACTGGAAACCATAATGGCAACAAAAATTTACCGCGGATTTTCCACTGCAAATTTCCTAATTGATAGACAGCAGGGGTTTAATCTAACAGATCAAGACCTTGTCAAACAAGATTTGTTGAATCATCTTTATACTGTTAGAGGAGAACGTGTTCATCAACCTAATTTTGGAACACGTATTCCACTGCTGGCGTTTGAACCCCTGGATGACACTACTCTGAACATAGTACGAGAAGACATTACCGCGGTGTTTGAATATGACCCACGCGTAAAGCTCGCGGGTCTGTCCGTAAACGCTATGCCAGATAACAATATGATCGTGGCGCTTGTGGATATTGAGTACATTGAGCTTAATACACAAGAAACCTTGAAACTTGAATTCAACACCAAATCATGAAAACTCTTCAGCACCTTCTGCATATTCACGAACAAGAAGACGATGAAATCGAGGACGATTATGATCCTGGAATCTATGAACGTGAAAGAAAAGTCAGTTTATTGATTCTTCGTGCTTTCAGAAAGTGCGGACTTCCAGTATCTGAGCATGAGAGTCGTCATGGTGGTGTGAAAGATAAGCACGACTACGCTGGGCATGATGTGCTTTATACTGAAGAAGATCATGAAGCAATGGTGACTCTTGAGGAAGCAACTCTAGAAGGTCTCGCTAAATTACATGAATCTGGGTTGATTGACGGTAATTGTGAAATTACTGCAACAAGAGAAGGTGGCATTCGTTTAACTTTTAAGGTTCATCCTAACCTGCACTCTGGTGAAGCAGAAATAAACTGAGTTTTCTGCTTATTCGGTTTGACGTAAATATGTCCTGACATCATATACAGGACAGCCATGGCCTTCCGTAATACCAATTCAGCAGAAACTTGGGATAAAGTTTACGAAGCATTTACGCAAGTAAACTTTACATCTTTTGACTACAAGACAATTAAGCAATCTCTTGTAGATTATTTGCGCATCTACTACTCTGAATTTTTTAATGACTTAATTGAGTCGTCAGAACTGATTGCGCTTTTAGAGATGTTCGCGTACGTTGCCGAGCAACTGGCTTACCGCGTGGACATGGTCTCTCATGAAAACTTCATTACCACCGCGCAGCGCAAACAAAGTATTCTTCGCCTTGCCAAGTTAATTTCGTACAAGGCAACGCGTAATATTCCTGTGCGTGGACTTGTAAAGATCACAAGCATCAATACGACTGAAAGAATAGTTGACAGCCGTGGAGTTGATCTTTCGAACTTGACAGTTGTCTGGAATGATCCTAATAACACGAACTGGAAAGAGCAATTTTTACTCGTTGCAAATCGAGTATTAAGCACTAGGTTTGGTCAACCACAGAAGTCATACCAAATCGGTGATGTGGTGATGGACTTGTATACGCTGAATGCATCAACTGATTCGTTCGTGAATGGTGTTTATCCGTTCTCAGCAGTGACAGGTCTTGACACGTATCCAATGGAAGTTGTTCCGGCGGATATTGATGAAAATGGTCCTCTTGAACGTGAACCAGATCTAAATTCTGCGATATCTGTCATCTATGCAAACGACGGAATTGGTGATGGCTCTGATTACACGGGCTTCTTAATGTACGTGAAGCAGGGTACACTGGCGCGGGTCGATTACAACATTGTTGATAAGCTTCCAAATCGCCGAATTGAATTCTTACCTGACAATGTGAACCACACAGACGTATGGGTTCAAAAGGTTGATGAAGACGGCAACATTATTGAGCGCTGGAAGCAGATAGAAACAATTAGCGAACAGAATCTGATTTTCAATGATGACCGCAGTACACGTAAAAAGTACGAAGTTGACACACTTGAAAATGACCAAATTGCTGTAATGTTTGGTGATGGTGATTTTAGCGATGTGCCGCAGGGTCTATTCAGATTTTGGATGCGTCAATCTGCGAACCGCTCAATTGTTATTCCAAAGAACAAGGTCGTTAACGAGTCAATGTCGTTCAACTATGTGTCGAATACTGGAAATACAGAAACTTGCAGCATCACCTTCAGCCTGACAACCACCCTACAAAACGGCGCTGCTTCTGAAACAATTGAACACGTGCGTCAATCTGCACCATCAACTTACTATGCGCAAAACCGCATGGTTAATGGTCAAGATTACAACACATATCCACTAAAAGATCCTTCTATTCTTCGCCTTAAAGCGATCAACAGAACATTTGCGGGCCAACCTAAGTACATCGACTGGAATGACGCCTCTGGGTCTTATGAAAATGTAAAGATTTTTGGCGATGATTTAACGATGCGGTATGAGTTGGGCTTGAACTCGCTGACTACCTCATTGTCTGGCCAAGCTCTAATTGATTCGGTGATTGAGCCGCTGTTGAACACCAATGGCGTCATTAATGCAATGCTGCACTTGACTGCGACCGATGATGCAACCAAGGGTGTTGTGACATCGCCACGCCGCTCATTCATTGAAGACAATAGAGCTGGGTTGTATCAAAGTTCCAAAGGAACTTATGTTAAGTTGATTAGCGGTACCACTGCTGATGGATCTTTGAAAGAAAAGACAGCAATGCAGGGTCTTATCGACCGTCATTGGTATGGCGAACCACTTGAGTATGTTGAAGGAACAAACAACCAAATTTGGGCAAAGATACCAGATCCAGACTTATACCCTGAAGATGATTCTCGAATTTATGCGTCGAACGTTCCACGCACAATTGATGGCGTGAATAAGTTCCCACCGGGTGATGTCGGTTCTGGTTTACAACCGATTGCTGAGCAAGAGTATTTTGCACTCAGATATCACACGTATATGACTGGTGTTGGTACTGGCACAATTAACGTTGTTGGTTTGCCGCCTGGGGCTGTTAGCGGTGAAGTTTGGACTATTGAAGTTGCAGCTGACGGTGAAACGCTGAACGTTCGTTCCAGTTTACGTGGCACCTTCCCTACTGGTTCAGTTGGATCAACTTACGACATTACACCACAGGGATACAATACAAGCACACCATTCTTTACAGTGAGTTCTGGCGCAGTTCCATTTGTGCCTGGAGACGCCTTCGTGTTGGATACCCCAACAGCTGGAGTTCCAATTGCGCGTTCTAATGCAACACACGGCGGTGGCTATAATTGGACCACCTCTCCTACTGATTTTGGGTGTATTAACTTAAACGGCTGGTGGGAAGTTCTAGGGTACTCTCAATTACCAGACTACTCTGGTGGTCAAATTGTAGATGGTGATGAACTATTATTCACACAATCTGAAGAGCAACACAGTTGGATCATCTTCATCCACAAACTTCGTGGGCCTACTAACAATGTGATTGGGTATGAAGTTCACCATCGTGACTTGAAGCTCACGGTTGAATCTCCAACTACAAAATTCTGGTTTAATGAAGTTGATCAACTGATTGACAGCGACACCAAAAAACGTGTATACGATAACATCAAAGTCTTACGTTCGAATTTCATGCCTGATGGTGTCACAACTTTAGGTAAGAGTCAAATGTATGACGTTGTTGGCGCGGTGAAGGATGGTGATGGTACAATTGATTTCCATAAATTGCAAGTAGTACCAACTGATTTGATGCAAGAAGACAGTTCTGGCGACTTAGTTCCAGATCGTCTACTGCAATTTGAAACGTTCTCAGCTGGAAAGTACGAGTACTTCACCGTAACACCGTTCCAAATTCTGACTGATAACATTGCGATTGCAACTGCTGAAGATGCATTCATGGGGGTCCCAGCAAGTGACTTTATTGAACCTACTGGAGTTTATGGGCGTCGCCAAATGGTGAACAACGATGGTGAAGGTTTAGACTTCATGTGGCAGCATTTTGCGCCATACACCAACATCATTGATCCTTCTCCAACGAATATCATTGATGCCTACGTTCTAACACAAGGTTATTATGATTCAACGATTAGCTATTTGCGCGGCTTGTCGAATTCCGCACCAGTTCCACCAACTCCGTTAGAACTTAGATCCGCTTACGGGTACTTGCTAAACAATAAGATGATGTCAGACACTGTTGTGTTGCACCCAGGTAAATTACGTTTATTGTTTGGATCGCTGGCTGAACCACAACTCCGTGCAAAGTTCAAAGTTGTTCGTAAGCCTGGTTCTACGATGACAAATGAACGAGTTAAAGAAGAACTGCTTGGTGTCATTAACACTTACTTCGAAATTGCGAACTGGGATTATGGTGAAACGTTCTATGCAACAGAATTGATTCACTTGATGCACCAGCGCTTGCCAACTGAAGTAGCTTCAGTTGTTCTTGTTCCGCTGTACAGCACGAACTCGTTCGGTGACATGTTCACCGTTGAATGCGGCTTCGATGAAATCCTCCAGAGCGCTGCTCAATTGAATGACATTGAAATTGTTGAAGCTTTGACTCCAACTGTTATCCGTCAGGTGAAGTAATGAAGGTTGCTGAACTGTTTGAAAATGACCAACCAAAACTCAAGAACTGGGAGAAAAAGTATGATGAATTGGTCGTCAAGCGAAATCGCACGCCTGAAGAGGATGAGACATTTAAAGCTATGAAGTTGGTGTTTTCAGCAACAGCAAAAATTGCTGGCGGTAAACCTGCTCATGGCCCCGCGCTTCACATTATGAGAGGAAATAAAGCTCTTCAACTCATATGTAGAACTTCTCGTCTAGCAGTAGAAATGACGCGGGGGTCTGGTGAAAGGAAAGTAGAATACTTCTTTCCAAACACTGGAAACGGATACATTGAGGCGGCCGAACAATTTTACAGAATGTCGAAAGATTTGTAAATGCTGTTGCAAGAAATCCTGAACTCCAAAATCAAGTACACAGTCACCAAAGAAACGGCAAAGTCCTTTGCTACCCAAGCCGAGGTTGGCGGGCGCATCATTCAGTTCACGGCGTATAATGACGGTGAACAGGGGTGGAGTGTTGACTTCGCCGAAGTGGTCACGAAGAGCAATCGAACAGGTCCTGTTTTCGGACGCACTGGAAGCGGCAGTGAACTACAGGTATTCTCGATGATTGTGGACTCGTTGAAAGAGTTAGAAGCCCGGTACCACCCAACAATGATCACTTTCACCGCCGATAAGGACGGTGATTCTGACACCCGCGCTAAATTGTACCGTCGATTAGCCGATAAATACTTCAAAGGTTGGAAGCGTGAAGAGTTCAATCATGGAAATACCACACACTTCACATACACGAAGGAAGAAGAATGAAACTGAACGAACTTTTTGAAGCCCGATACAAGCAGTGGAAGCCGGGCGATGTGGTGCTAGATCGCTCCAAAAAGTGCATATTGTTGATCAACACAAGGATGACGTGAAAGTCTTCATGAAGGGTGGAACGAGTCACTTTCACCCAAACAACCTGACAGCTGCGGATCCTGATATTGTGGATGCGGCAAAGGCTGTTGGTACTACCGCTGAACTGAATGATGTATATCACGATATCGTCAAACTCATGTCGAAGGTCAAGTCCATGAGTGAAGGCGACCTCAAGGCACTTCTGGATCGTTCGAAGGGGCAGGCAAAGTTTGCATTGCGCGTTGCAATGAAAGCTGCTGGAGTTCGAGAACCAAACTGACCTGTACACCAGTCAAACACGAGGGATCTTCGGATCCCTCGTTTGGTTAGCTCTGCATCCGCCTACACAAAATGCAACCGGCGTCGCCTCGTGTCGCCGCACGGGATGGTGATTTTTAGCATTTTGTCTCGGGTCTAAATATCCTACGCAAAATATACTGTGTAGATGAAATGACAAAAAAGGACTACAGCCTTCCGCACCTCGACATGATCAACTTGGTTCCACAAGAATTAAGGAATCCAATGTTGAAGTCGATGATTGACAACTTGTTCAATCGTTTCTTGACTAAAGATGAAGCCGTACCACTGTATGGTTATGTCGGGCGTAAGCCATCTTCTACTGACGACCATTCACCGAAGATTCCACAACCAACCGTAGAACGCGACGTCAATGAATTGGTGCCAGTTCTGTCATTCAAAGTCGGTTCTGAAACTGTTTCCTTCACTGTTCAAGACCTTATTCGTAAGGCTGAAGTTCTTGGGGTGTCTAAAGACCAAGCAACTTGGCTATATTCCCAAGGAAATAACTACGCCCCGCCAATTGATTTTGATCGTTTCACTAACTTCTTCAACTACTGTTGGGTGGCTAAGGCGTTGCCAAATACACCGGTTCTTGATTGGAATCCAACACTAGAACCAGAGTACTACGTCATTTCGAAACCTAAAGATTCTGACTTAGACAAACTTAATGTTGTTACGAGCACCAACGCGCCAATTGTTCTAACTGGCACTGGTTTTTATCCGCAAACATGGGTCATTGAGTTTCAATCGGATCTGAATTTTACGGTAACTGCAACGGGTGCAGGAATTGATGCACTTGAGGCTGTTCAGTCTTTTACTCTTCCACAAGTGCTCGTTGAAAGCACAAGCACTGTTCCAGTCAATTTTATTGTATCTGGAACAGTAGTATTGTTGACATTTAACGTTGTGCGTGATCCAATCTATGATGAACAGGGTAATTGGATTGGAAATGAGACATTTGGGGCAGGTGACACATTCACTATCAGCGCACCATTTCTGTCTAGCTCATACTCTGTTACACCAAATAGCCTGAGTTCTGGAATTAAAGGTAAGTTTGTATCAATTAATTCACGTGATGTTTACCAGACTGTAAATGGTGTAACCCTCAAGGAAAATGATCGTATCCTTGTTAAAGACCAAGGAATTAGTGCAGAGAATGGAATCTATATTGTCAAGGCTGGCGCCTTTGTAAGAGCTTCAGACTATAATGGAGCTAATATTGTTGCAGGTGCGCGTGTCTTTGATAAGACACACTATTTGACTTTTGTCAGCACAGCAGCAAATACCTGGTCTCTTGATCCAGTAACTGTTTCGAACACTAATGACTGGCAAGAAACTAATTTCTGGCTTCACCGTGATGAAGTTGCGGCGGCCGGTTTAGACATTACTAAAGTTGTTCAAGCGACACGCCCAATCATCGAGTATAAGGCTAACATCAAACTGAACACGCACTATGTCGTTAATTCAGAGTTCATTCCATTCTCTCTGACGCCAATGGCACCAAAGCTGCCAACTATGGTGCCTTGTGACGCTAGTGCTCAATATGCTGTTGAATACCGGCAAACAAAAACAGAGTTCAATCAGATGCCTTTATTTGACATATATCGGTACGATGGAACACATGCAGGTAAAACTTCAGCAATCTTCTTCTATGTCGAGGACCCAACTTCAGACATTGATCCTGCATTGCAACGTCGCGTCAAGTACGCCACGAACCAGTCATCAGATTTTATGTTTGCGCATGGATTGCTTGATGGACAAACTTCACTGTTCTATAAAACTGCAGATGATGAATTGCACTCCATCTGGCATCCAGGGTATAGTAGTGCTGTTGTAGTTGATCAAAAGTTTAATGGAACTGGAAATGGCACATTAAGCGTCACCGTAGTAGACCCTTACGCATCGCAACAGATTTGGACGCTCACTGCAATAAATTCTACACAGTTTGAAATTAAGGGTTCCAAGACAAATGTAATTCCGGATCCATTTAACATTGTCACTGTTGATTCACCATATTCTAACGGCGTGCTGCAAATCAACATCTCATCTGGCAGCACACCATTTGAGAGTGGTGATTCATTTACATTCCGCGTTGGAAACTTTGAAACCACAAGATATGTGTTCAGAGATGAATCTCAGAATCTGTATGACTTGTTTGGAGGCGCATCAGCGGACGTGAATAACGTCGGGGCATGGCAAATCCCACGAATGTTCTATAACAACGTGGCAGCAGAAAATGGAGAGGAAGTTCCTGAAGGTACGTTGTACTCACACTTCCGCGGTATTCTGTTGAACCAAATTGGGACTGCTGAAGATCGAGCATTTGGTGGTTCTATGAAATTGTGGTCTGAACAACAGAACCTGTTGGCTTCTCTGCTAATGCAACGTGATATGACGCCAGTCTCAATGATTGAGTTTGCGCAGCGTCAGTATGAGGGAGCATTAGCACAAGTCACTGACCTTGCTCTAACAGAGATGGTCGAGTACTTTACAACAAATTCAGTAATCATTAACTCAACAGATGTATCTGCATTTACCAATTACTTGTTATCTTTGAGAGCAAAAGATAACGACGTAAAAACAGTTCTTTATGATAGCACTGCAGGTGTTGTAGGGTTCCCTGCCACGTTGCCAATGTTGGGTGTAACTCCGCTGTCAATGCCATCTATTGAATTTGATAATGAACTTGGTTTAGATCTTATCACGCATCATGACGGTCATAAGTCGCCGCTATATGCCTTTACGCAAGAGTTTCGCGATAGGATGCTGGCACCAGGAATGACCGTGAAGCGTTCGGATGGGGCATATACACCTGCAATTGGTTCATACACTAGTACACCTCCTTCTAACCCTTACAAGGGTGAACTTTGGTTCTATCCTTCTAATGGCGTGCAAATCTTACGCGCCTTCAATGTTCTAGCAGATGGATCTATTGCGCCAACTGCGACATCTATCGGAGACTTCTGGTACAATAGAAATACACAAACCTTATATGCATGGGATGGTGCAGTTTGGAACATCGAACCTAACATGCTCAATGCTTGGGTTGATATAGATCCTGCTTCAATTATGAATGCGGTTCTTTTAGACATCGAGACCAGATTACATGATGCAATCAATGCTGAGCACCGTACGTATTTTTCTGAAGCTGATGTTCAAGCCGCTATCCAAGGTCCACTGGCTTCACAACTAGAACGTGAACTGACAAGTTGGGCTGCAACTAATGGGTATGATCCGTATGCCCCAGATTATATTAGCACTGATGCATTTACATGGAATTATAGTTCATTAGGTATGCCTGCGCGCTGGTACAATGCTTTACAGGCTCATCAAGAATCTGTAGGAGTGCTTAGTACTTCACGTCCTAATTTAGAGCCATGGAAATTAATGGGGCACGCTGAAAAGCCAGTTGGATGGGATGCTTCTTATGCAAGCAATCTGACTCCTGAAATGCTTAGCGATGCTTTGTACGCAAATACTACTAGTGCACGGGTTGTTGTTTATTCTAATGCTGGAACGAACACACCACTGAATGGCCTTCCAACTATAGACGGTCGTGTATTACTGTCAGGTGATGTAGTATTACTTACAAGTGAACTTGCTCAAGCAAACAATGGTTTATGGATTGCTGGTGCTGGTGCATGGACGCGGGCAAGTACTGCGCTTGTTGATAATTTAGTGGTGAATGTCACAGATGGGGATGGCTTCTCAGGAACGCAGTGGGTACTGCAAAACGCCCCTCTTGTTCTGAACATTAGCCCAGTAGTTTTCCAACAGGCTCGCTATTGGAACTACTCTATGTGGCAGGATATTATTGCCGCAAATCCATCTTTAAAATTATCGGTTGACATCAATCGTGCTGACTACTTACTTCCTCCTTATGTCAATGGTACCCTACCAAGTTCAGTACACGCTCTAACAAATACTATTCCGACATCGGCCAGCGCTCCTTATGAATTTGGAGAAGGATCACCTGTTGAAACGGTATGGCAAAAATCTATTGAGTACCGTTATTCTTTAGCGAAGGCGCTCTTCCGCGATAGCCCACTTCAGTTTTTAGGATTCTGTTGGGGGTTCCCTTGGGTGGAAGTCGATGGCATTTTGTATGATGGTTTTGATGTCACCGTTCCAGGGCACCCAAGGTTCCGGCTACACGGTGAAAACGTTATTCAAGTGCAACGTCAAAATCCATTCAGTTTAGATTTTAGTGGAATTATCACTGGCCCAACTAACGTAGATCTTTACATCACCTACAATGGGTACACTGCTGATCATAAACAATCATTTATGGTTAAGGCTGTAGATGGAACGATTGTTGGATATTTGCATGAAGGTGAACTTCAGACAGTTACTGGTTCTGGATACACACTCCAGATGGTGCGTATTGAGGACGAGGGCATTCCGTTCCGTATGGGTGATAGATTCCATGTGACTGCGAACGCAGATGGATCTGGACTTCTCGTAGTGTTTGAACCGGCTTCTTACTGCCAATTCTATGGCTTTGCGCAAATCTTCACGCAAGGTCTTCGTGCCGCTTCAATTGATACAAACCAGGGATATGCAATTCAAGCATATCGTGGATGGGATGTTAATCTTGGCTACCGTGCAGGCGGATTAGTATCAACTGATGATCTTCGTGTATTCACCGAAACGGAAACACTTCCAGAATCCTCTTATGAGTTGAGATTCAAACGCTCGCAGCACGCAAAAGATCTTTGGGTGCAAGGGTTGCGCGTATCTGTTGTACAAATGGGTGCTAACAAACCAGCCAAGACTTCAGGTTTTGTTCCAACTAACGACGCTTCAGATTGGGTATTCCGTGTTGAGGGATATAACAGTAGGTACTTGGGAATTGATTATTATTCACTGAATACCGCTGGTGAGTTTATGACGTTTAACGCTCTTGGAGGAGCGCATACAGATATTGAATTCAAACACTTCACTGAAATTCAATCAGAGGTTTCTGTTCAGTTGCCATTGACATTTGTTGGCCTTCAAGACCTTGTGACATTCCTGTATGGATATTCTGCTAAGTTAGAAGCGGATGGTTGGAGATTCCAAGATGAAAATGGTGGCAACATTGACGCTGAGACTGGTCGTGTCTTGAACTGGCAACTTGAAATAGAAAAAGTTATTGACCGAGTTTACGCTGGAATTGAAGTAGGTCAAGGTCATGTTGTCGTTCCATTCATGGATCGCATTTGGTTGTCGCAAGAAGAAGGTTTACTGAGTGAGTTCTTTGACAGCGCGTTATTTGACGTGACTGGACATCCAGGTGTATTTGACACGCTCGGTTCTAAGATCAACACTAATGATTTGACAGTGCTGCGATCACGCGGTGAATCGATGATTAGTTCTTCAATTCCAATGTTCAGTGTGCATGCGCAAGTAGACGAATACGAACATTTGTTCGTATTCAATAACTTGATGTCGCCAAGCACGGGGGAGGGATTGATTTACGATCCATTTAGTGGTGCTAGAATTGTCACTGTCAAAATGAAGGGTCGTCGTCAAGCCGCCCAAACTCTACGCCCAGAATTTGGTGGCCATTATCTTGTTGGAAATGAAGTAAAGCGGAACATGCAATCTAGCACAGATAAGATCGCGTTGTACTATGATCCTGATCACGTATATGAGGATGAACTGTCTACACGGCATGCAATGTCTTTACTTGGTTACACGCCGAAAGACTATATGACCGATTTGGATCTGAGTGATTACTCTCAGTTTAACTTCTGGCGCGGCCTTATTCAAATGAAGGGTACAAACTCTTCTATCAATTCATTCTTGAACAACGATCGTTTCCAAGATGCTAAGATAGATGAGTACTGGGCATATAAGGTAGCCGAGTACGGTGATAGCCGTTCTAAGATCTACCCAGAAATGAAGTTGACAGTTGATGACACGCTGCAACAATTCACGAAGCTGCAATTTGACGCAGGTATTGGGCAAGAGCTACCAGCCTTCACACAAGTTAAGTCTGACGATGAATCACGCTGGTTCTCTATTGATGATTTGAATACTAGTACTAGCTTTGAAGCGGTGGTTGTCGGAACTTACGAACGTGTGTTTACACGTACTGACATATTCCCATTCCAGATCAAATTAGATTTTATCTGTGATGAACTTGACTACGCGTTTAATGGGCTTTTAGGTGATGGCGCCAACTTAAAGCGTCTGAATGCTACCACTCTTGAGGTTTATGCACCAGGTACAGTAGAAGCAATTGGTTATGGTCCATCCACACCAAAATTTAACCCAGTCAAGCTCTTCAATTATGTAGACAGTGAACTGGTTGAGGAAATTCCTGCGTGGCATCCTGCTGCAGGCGCTCATACGCCCAATGCACTGGCCGCCATCAATGTCATTTCTGGAACAGATCCGGCCCGCTATAATGCGTCAACACAGGTCACAGGAAATGCAAACTATGACCCATTGCGTGCATGGGGCGCGAAGGAAATTGGACGTGTCTGGTGGGACACGACGAACCTGGGTTATGTGCCATACTTCGACTCGGTCATATACCCAACTGTTGACGAGCGTCTAAGTCGTTGGGGTACCCTCGCTGACTTCGCGACGGTTGACGTCGTTGAGTGGGTTGAGAGCGCAGTTCCTCCTTCTGAGTACGATGCGCAAGCCGCACTTGATGCGGGTGACGCAGACTTGGACGCAATCACGAAGGCCGATGGTCAAGCATACGGTGCCAAAACTTACTACCGTGATCGTCTTTGGGCGGCGCGTCCAATTGCATGGTCCAAGGCTGGGGTTCCAACCGAGGCTGCCCACCCGTCGTTTAATGCATCGTACAACAGCGCTTTGACTTTCCGCGCAGATGGCCTGATTACACTGGAGAACGGAACGTTCGCTGATCTTGGAATCGTAGAAAATATGTGCATCGGCGCGTGGCAAAGCGAACCTGTTATGCGCCCACTTTCCGAATACGTTTTGCAGTCTTTCACGAAATTTATGGATGGTGTGCCTTTGGTGCATACCGCGTACAATGGTTTTGATGGCTCTATCGAACTGTCTATTGAAAAGCACACAGACCGTGTAGGACAAATTTTATTTGCCGAAGCGCCAATCACCGAAGCTCCTTCTCAGTTTGATGAAAATGGAAACGCTTCTGCATGGGACGTGTCTTCTTTCTTACGTATCATTGAGACTGCAAGTGGTGACGAAGAAGTTATTCTAGTTCGTAGTGATAGTGGTACTGACACTGGTTCAGCAGCTGTCCCACCACTCCCATATCACGGCGCCCAATTTGAAACTTTTATTGGGCAAACGTTCATTTGGTCGATTCCTTCTTTTGGTATGACACTCAAATTGACAAGTTCAGTTGTTGGAACGTTCAGCACGGAGTCTATGCTGAAATTCATTGCCCAAAACTTGTCCGGAAACATTTCTCTATTTGATGCTGCTAAGGTCGAGATTGTTGTTCCGCTGTCTGATCCAGATGGGTTAGTGATTGATCCTTCTAAACTGTGCAACGATGATTCTGATCCACAATTCGCTGTAAACAATGGCGTTGGCTGGAGGGCATGGAACGTGCCAACGCAGGCTGCACTTGATGCTGATAGTCGAGTTCCAAACAGTTCCTGGTATCCTTACCTCGGTGAATTCACCAGCATCAACCCTTCTATTGAGGTAATTCAGGATGCTGCAAGCAATGGGGTCTTAGTGCTCAACAATGGGTCATCAATTGAGCGTTACCAGACCTCTTGGTCTGAATGGACAGAACTGAAGGGCGCAACCATTCGCACAACGGCCTCTAGCACTGGCGCACTGAACATTGCCGTTCCTAGCGCCACGATTGATCGTATCTCCGTTTACGTGAACGGTGTTGCGCAACTTTCTGGCACGTACAGTTTGGTTGACACAACCTTGACCCTGTCAATGGTGACCGTTGGTTCTGAAGTGACGGTAATTATCCGCGCATACTCACCATCGACCGAAGAATTGGAGTTTGACCCAAGTGTCGCTGACAACCTTCTGATTCAAAGACATTACAAGATCGACTACCAATACGTCGAAATTCCGGTACGTGGTGAAGATGGAACGATCGTTACCACGAAGTACTACTTCTGGGTTAAGAACCGGTCAGTTCCAGCAAGAAAGAAGAATCTGTCAGTTAAGGCAATCACACAACTGTTGACAACCGGCCCTTCTCAATACTTAACATTCCAACACATTCAGGAAGCGCAATGAATTTGACGCCACGAAAACTTAAGTATGACGCGATAACAATCTCAGGATTGTCTTATATTGTCTCAAAAGACGACACGTTCAAACTCAGGTTTACTCGCGACTTTACTCTTCGTGATGATCCTGAGCAATTGGATCTAAAAGATACTCACGCAGAATGGACGCTGATAAGACCGGGCCAACGAACTAAAATTCCAGAAGACCTTTGGAACAAGATGGTGAACAGCGCTTGCGGGCAGGATGCTGCTGGTAACGTGTTGCCTTCACCCCAGCGGCTTGCTTACGATGAAAGAAACGGTACTAGGACTCAATTTGGATTTAATCCTGATCAGGTTCTAGCACCATCGGAGTTGATCAAATCTACACTTCAGTTCACGATCCTAAATACTAAGTTAGTTGATGACACGGGCACTGTTCCAGTTCCGGACTACATGTTGTTTTTAGACTTTAATGAAAGCGACACGTGGTTCAGCACAGCAGATAGTACCCGGAGTACTTTGACGAGGATTTGGAACGAGGGGAAGGTTTCACAGATCAACGAACTGTTTTTTGCAGTGCTTGAGGATATTCTTGCATCGAATTACGAAATGACAGATCTGTTTAAGACTTCTCGTTTGTCTGCGTACTCTATCAAGGTGGTGCATCCATCTCCAATAGTGCCAACTTACGAATAATATGGCGAACAAAAATTCAAAATATGTACAATCACTAGTTTCGTTCATTCTTGATACGAAACCTTACCACAGTAAGTTGACGGATGTGGTCGAGGAATACCGTTTTTCAGACGAAATGACGGTGCATTTTGATGAGCGCTTATTCACAAACACCATGACAAAGGCAGCATGGTTGTATAGTCACTTTGCAGACGGTGTAAGTATTCCATCTCCAAAAACAAAAATCCATCGCCTAATCAGTCCTTTGTTCCGTCAATTCCCAATGAATAGCGACCCCGCAAATAATCGTGGGGCGTTTAAAGTTGATAGGGATGAGAATACTGATTTACCATTAGTCCCATCTGCATTTGACCCAAAGAGCATTCAGGGCACTGGGCTAGCAGATGCATTTGTGCAGAGAAATGGACTAGGAACAAAGAATGAGGCCTTACTAGAAGGCCATGATGTGTTCCTGTCTCATGGTGCCTATGTTTTTCAAATCAAACAAACAATAAGCACACAACCTGCAATAATTGGACGTTTTACTCAAGAATTCACTCAATACGCTGCGCCTGATTTTACTGAATTAGTAGTTTATCCACAGACTGTTACAATGCCATTCACAGCCAGCACTATGGTTGTGACTGGCCCTGCTGTTCAAATTTCTTCTACGACTATTCAAGTAAATGGCGCAGGTTTAGTGAACGTATTTGGCTTATCAGATGAGCCAAACTATGACCCACAATTTACTGAACGTTCTAATGAGAATTTACTTGCAACCGTTACAAGTGTTGCCCAAGTACAGGCGCTTGATAAGTCAAATCCGTCTTCTGCTATCAGTCTTGTTCAAGTAGTTCTTGACATTATTGCTGGCGTATTATTTGCGACACCGAACACTAATGCGCTTGCTGAGTTGGCAGTCGTTCAAAATGCATTAGATAATGATGTACTCCCTTCCTCTTATGAAGAACTGATTTCAGCTCTGTACTCTGCAGGCGTCAACGTTCCAGCCGGAACAGCGTTGAACATTGGTAGTGGTCGAACAAAACTCGTGTCAAACTGGGGCGAAGTTCATGATGTTTTGAACTCTTATTCTACAAGCCTTTATTTCAATGAGTATACTGATTTAAGCATTAGAGAATCTGGGGCGCTTGCGTACGATGACTTGTACCTGCCAAATTTAATTGTCAAAAACATTAAAGCAAATCCATTCAGACCTGACTATGAAGAATGGACACTTATTGCCGCATCGGAAACATCATTTTTTGTCAAAGGATCCATCTCAGGAGTAGTGGGGGCTGCCACTTTGCCTGGATCTTTTAGTAGTTCATACATTAGTTTTGATTTGGAAGCTACTAACGGCATTATTGTTGAAGGTGAAGAATTTATTCTAACACCAACAACAAAAGTAGTCGTACATGCAACAGCCCCATTAGAAGCATGGAGCGTCATTAAAGTTAATCCGCAAGCATACACCCGTCCAGTATTTTCAAGTACTAGGTATGGATATGTGATGGATGCGACTGGCGTTCATGACTATATCACCATTGTTGATCAATCAGTACCAACGTGCACGTTGGTACTCACTGCGCTAAGTTCTACGACTTTCTCGGTAACAGATACATCAGAGCCTGCGTACTATGCTGAAGCAAATGTTAATGAGTTCTTTGACGATGGTAGATTCCAATTCACCATCGTCAGCGGAACATACTACACATATCAAGCAGGTGATAAGTTCTTTATTGAGATAGTAAACAATGCTCCAGTTGCTGATGATTTAGATCTTTATTATGGTTTTGATTTGGACGCTTTTGATGGCAATGAGATCATTTACAACACAGTTAACTCTGCACTTGCTGACTATCAGACAGAACTTGGTTTTGCATTTGATTCACGTTTCGTAAATTTTGACTGGGTTGCATTCAATCTTCAGATTTCTCAAAGCGTAGTTTCAGGAAAGCAATGGCGGCTGCGAGCGGTGCCAAATCTAAGCAAACCACTTTTGCTTCAGAACAGCACACCTTCTAATCTTGTGAATGAAATTGCGGTTGATGATCCACTGAATCCAAACGCAGCATCTCAGTTTGATATGCCAAACAGTGTGACAGAGGGTGTACAGACTGCTTCTGATCCTGATAATGTCGCAGACATTCAACTATGGTACGCTGATTCATTTGCTCTTGAATACTTTGATGAATCATTAGGTATTTGGGTCACAGCAGATACTGTTCCAGTTGGAAGTACCTATAATGGCCATGGGTTCTCATTCAATTTGATTGAAGCCTCTAAGCCATATATTTCAGCTAGAGTTCGCTCAAGTTGGGCGGTGCCTGGTTCTGGTGTCGTGCAAAGTGAAACCGTTGAGGGTGGTGATTTATTCTACTGGGTCATAAGAAATGATCCACCAGTTCAGCAAGAACCTTCTTGCCTTGAATCTATTAGAATTCCACGATTAGTAATGCACGGTGATAGTTACCATTTCACTGTTCCTGCTAAATGGTACTTGAACTTTACCTCGGCAACTACGTACAGTCTTCAAGGGTATTACACAACTGGCGATCTAAATGGTTATCAGGTTTTAAGTGAACCTCTGCAGATTGATCTATCAGATGGGTATTCATACCACAATGAAAGTCTAAGTTTGCACTGGACTGTTATTGGTGCATCCGGTTTTGGCGTCGGTGATCAGTTCACTTTTGAAACTTTTGAGAAGAAACCTATTTTCTTAGTGCACGGTTCTGGTTCTGGTTGGCAAGAAAGTGCTGAAATTGACAAGTACTACTGGAACGGAAAAATTGGTTTTAAGATTAGAAGTCCAAAGGTAGAGCTATTTGAAAATGGTTTATTGGTACAAGATTGGGTTTCTTCACTTGGATTAGTGACAGTAACTAAACTTCGACCTGACACCACATCAGCGGTATATCGCGTTCACGCACACAATGATGGGTATTGGACACTTTATAGGGATGGTGCTATTGTTGGAGCAGGAGAAACTTTAGTCTCTGATAAATTCATTTCACTCAATCTCCCAACTGCAATTCAAGGTGCAGCATTGACCATCCATGTCACGGCTGATGAGATGGATTTTAGTATGGGTCAAGATCTAGCGATTGTTAGAACCACTCCAGGTCGTGCTCCAAGAACTGATGATTTTGTTCTGTTTAGCAGAACGCGCGAAGATTCAATTAGTATTTCTGTTAAGGCGAAAGATAGTAATCATGCTATCGATTTGTCTGTACTTGGTCCTACAAATATTGATCTGCGTTATGTTGATCACACTACTGGATCAGGTGTTCCATTATCAGCCACAAGTCCAGAAACTTCCGTATTGTCAGGATGGCTCCCGGCTCTCACCGTAAAGCGCGACAATGGAACTTCATTAGCAGACTTCAGTGATTCAGCCGTGACACACGAGGTGTACTCGGCAACCGTTGGTGAAAAGATCGGCTCAGTTCACCAACTTAGTGGATCGACAGATTACGTTTTTGAATGGGACTCCACATTCGCTGAAAATTACCTGCCAATCAACACTGAAGCGTCTATCGTGACGTATGGTTCTGGCATGAATGAATATGTACGCGTGAACATCACTGAAGGAATACAGTTCCTGTTAAGTGGTGGAGGCACATCAGATTCTGCAATGTTTAACGATCCAGTTAATGTTGCGATTAGCGAACAGTACGTATTGAAATTGAAATCATCTTACAACACTGACGTCACCGTTAATGTAGATGATTCTCCATTTGGCGGTTTCTTACCTGGTTTTGATACTGCAAGGTATGACTTAGAAGATGGTGTTGATGGATACTTTGACGCTGGTCAAGCATTTACGGGGGTGTTCGAGCGAGCTCGCGTTTTAGATCTACAAAATGTTTTGAGCCCTTCAGAGCAAGCTGAATATAACGATTTGATTGGCTTATTGGCGCCGTACTTAACAGATGACTCCGGTGTAATCACCTCTCCTGGACAAATGTCTCTGACACAATTTATAGATTTGTTAGAGCAAGATCCACCAATAAACTACACCCCTCAGTATTTTGGTTTTGGTATTCCTGCTATCGGTATGGCAATGGAAATTACTGATTACCACGGTGGTAAATCTTATGGCGGTGTTGATCCTGAAAACGTAGAAGGGGCTGGTGCTCTTATTGAAGAAGCACTAACCATTAGATCATATGACTTTGGATATGCTTATGACCAATCTGGTTTTGATGTTGGTGGCTTCGATGTACCATCAGATAGTACCGTTACTGTCTATTCTGCTTCTTTGCCGCCAGTTCCAAATACAGGAATTCCTTCAGGTGCATATGCAGACTTTGAAACACCATTGACAGTTCCTGCTCCTGGTGGCCGAGTGATTGAGATCACTTTCGCACATGCCGTGGGGAGCACACCACAATTCTACGTTTGGAAACCTACGGATCCCGCACCACAGGTTATTTCAGTGGTTGAACGTGTATCTGATACATTATTCAGGTTCAGTATGCCGTCTGTTACCGAGTTAAAACTGATTGTTGTCTAAACCGTATTCTTCTGCTAAATAAGCATAAGGAGAATACGGAATGAACATCAGTGAAATTGAAAATGTAAGTGAAGATCTGCGCAGATCTTCACTTCTTAATTTCATTAGCTCACACAAACATTCTTACTTCATAAGTATCAAAAAGTCAGCGGTAATTATGAGCTGGTTGCCGGACGGTGCTACAATTCAGGAGCGTCTTTACCTTTTTTGTCATTCGATGATGGCGCCGCCAAAGTGCGCGCACTGCGGCGTTGGTGTACTTCATCTTCGTGATAGGTCATTCTTTAAGGGCTTCACGTCGCTTTGTTCACACTCCTGCATTATGGCATCGACCAAACGGCAGCAAGCGTATATGAAAACATGTAAGCAGAAATATGGTGGGGGTTCACCTAGAGCCGCAAAACATATACAAGAAAAATACAACAAAACGTGGTGCAACAACCCTCAAAACCAAGAAAGCATTGGGCGTGCAAAAAAGACGCGCGAGAAAACATGTCTTGAGAAATATGGAGAAACCAACGTGTTCTCCGTGCCATTCATTCAAGAACAAGCTCATAAGAATTCTAGTAAATCCATGCATTCCTACAGGTCTTTCACCTCAGAATCTGGAGTGACCTACAACATTCGTGGGTATGAAGACAAAGCCATTACGATTCTTGAAAAGCTTTATGGAGTTGGTGGGTTTATTGCAGATGATTTTAAGACGCCCGGATTTACTTACCAACATCATGGAACACGGCGATACTATCCAGATTTTTTCATACCAACGAAAAATCTCATCATCGAAGTTAAAAGTTGGTACTGGCTCAAGAAACAACCAGAGAAAAATCTTGCCATTTTCCAAAGAGCTCTTGAACTAGGGTTCAATTTCGAATTCTGGGTGTTCTCGGGCAAACAACTGACTGTCATAAATACCTTACAATCTCTTCAAGAGGAACTCAAATGAATGAATTTCTTCCAATCCGCGTAGTAGGATCTGTTCTCATCAAGGACGATCTTAACAACGTACTTGTTGATAAGAAAAATGCGATCCATAGTGGTAATATGGCGATTGCCATTGCCAGAGGTTTGTCTAACACGGCGCACAATCAGATTTTCAAGATGAAACTTGGAAATCAGGGAACTTATGTTGATTCGTCTCAACAAATTGTTTTTCGTCCGCCTAATACGACAGACACTACAGCTGATCTGTACAACCCAACATATTACGAAGTTGTAGATGATAGTGATTCTGGCGTTGGTGTCGGAAACAGCGTGACGTTCACTAACATTCCAAATAGCACTTCAACACGTGTCATTATCACTTGTGTTGTTGCTGCTAATGAAGCCATTAATCGTGCTACTGATGAAGCTGACACAGATACTTCTTCAAATGGTGGATTGGATGGCGTTGACACTACTCCGACAGAAGGCACGTATTTCTTTGATGAGTTAGGTCTGTTTACTGCTGGAACTGGTTCGCCGAACCTGCTGAATGAGAACGAAGAACTAATGCTATCACATTTAGTTTTTTCACCTATCGAGCACACCGGCAATCGAGAACTCACCATCGTTTACACCCTAACAATCACCGTCACCTGATAGCAGGCGACAATTAGATTTTAGATCAGGTTCTAAATAGGACCTGACATAGACCAAGTAGGTAACCGTGAAGCTCACCTTCCGACAAGGCATCGCGCGCCATCAGACAGACGTAAATGGAAATCCTATTTTCCTACAGCGTTCTGCGGCGAATGGACAATTCGTCGATCTGATCATATCACCGACACCAACCATCATCGTCTTCGCGCACCGAGATGGTACATACCTCATTGAGGAACTGAAAACAGTTCCTCAAGCTTGGGGTCCCATTAGTTCTGCAACTGCATACCTGTATTGGGATGTGAATCTCCTTACGGGTGTGCTTACGCGTGGAATTACTCTTTTGCCACCACTGTATACATCATCTGCGCCCACGACTCCTCAAGTAGATCAACATTGGTTTGATACGGTTGAGAATGTGTTCCGTGTTTGGAACGGTACAAAGTGGGTAGAAAAAGTTCGCTGTTTTGCAGGTCATGTTACTTCTGGCGCCATCATTCACCCATATCCAGTTGGTACACAAGCTGGCTTAGCAGGTGATTTTGAAGCCGGTAACATCATTCTTGATTCATTCGGAATGCCACTTCGTCAAAGTAATGGTTGCTTTGTTACTACTGTTACCTGGCTTAATGTTGTCAATTTAGGTTCTGTTGCCGCAAGAATTGATACGGCAATCATGAACGGTATGGCTGCTGAAGAACTGCCTAAAATGTCTTTAGTGCAATTGCAGCACGGACGTCGTATGGTATTGGCACGTAGTACAGACTATCGGACACGCGTTTCAGGAATTGTCGCTGAAGATTTGTACGAAGGTGAAGTAAGTAGAATCATTAGTACAGGTGTAGTTCGTGATTCTGCGTTCTCGTTCCCTGATAATTTCATCAACAGAGCACTATTTTGTGGTCCAACCGGTCAAGTTACAACCGCACCGCCTACAACTGGTGTAGTCCAACAAATTGGTTTTGTTTATGATAAAGACGCGATCTTCATGAACATCCAACAACCTGTTATTCTTGATGATCCAAATAATATTGTTACGCCGCCGCCAACAACGCCGACTGGCGCACCAATTGCAAACTTCTCTATGAGTGTCACCAACGGTATTGCTCCGTTAAGTGTCACCTTCACAAATGAATCTATTGATGCTGACGCTGTCGAGTGGGACTTCACAAATGACGGTTATGTTGATACAACCACCGTTAACCCAACATACACTTTCGCATCACCTGGCCTTTACACCGTTCGTCTACGTGCAAGTAACGTGAACGGCTTTGACGAGGAGATAAAGGCAAATGTCATTGAAGTAAGTGCTCCGAACGTCGGACCGCTAAATACTAATCTAGGAATTAGCTTCGGCGCACCGGCTTATGTTCCAAGTGGATCTACGTTCGGTTTCCAAGTTATTGTAACTAACGACGGTCTAGCAGATGCCACAAATGTCCTTAGAGAACTAAAACTCAGATCTTCAGACGGTTCACCAGTAACTATCATTAATCCTCCAAGTGGAGTTTTGGTTACTAAAGCGGGACCCCTAACAAAAGTCACACTACCATTAGTCAATATTGCATCTGGAAATTATGCTACACTCAATCTGCAAGCTCAGGCTGCAGGAACAGCATCTGCAGTTCAACTTGAAGGTGTAGTAAGTAGCCCAGAAACAGATCCTGAGCAGGACGACAACAAGACCTCCCTCACAATTGGAGTTCGTCCATGACGTTTAAGGTAGTACACCTTTTTTCAGATTCAGGTGAGCTTGGGCGCTTACCTGATGGTGGCATCATCAATGCTGGTGGTGTTTCTGGTAATACATTTACTGTTGGTGGTAAAGGACTTCTGTTTTCAGATGGGACCTCTACTGATGGCAGTCCTGTAAACCTTAATTTAACTTTACAAGGCGCCTACAATTCCGGCAGTGGCACTATTGATTTAAGTGCAGGCAAGAATTTTGTAATCAGTGCGCTCAATCAAAAGATCTTCCAAGTTGACGCAGCCACGGGTCGTGTCACTATTACAGGTGATCTGACTGTTCTTGGTTCAAGTACGGTTGTTGAAGGTACTCTTGCAAACGTAGATCAGGTATCAATTAACCCTCCAGATGGAGTTACATCTGGCCTGTTAATTGAACCTATGGTCGGCATAACAATGTCGACAGACCTAGTTCGTATTAGAAATGTTAACAGCGGCCCTCCTGTCTTTACAATTGATGCCAGCGGTAACACATTCTTAAAACAACTTACCGTTGGTGGCACGATCAACGGAATTGACTTAGCACAGTTCTATTCTGATTTCCAAAACCATATAAACGGATCTGGCATCAAGCATGCTGCCACCGAAGTTTCAGTAGATGAAACCAACTTACAAAACGTAAGTGGATCAACAGTACAGGAAGTCGTTGAGTCTATTGACTCTGTTATTGGAGGGCTCTCAGGTAATTCTGGAGTTGTCCAAGCTTATGAACATTTTCAAAGTACTCCATCTCAGACGTGGACTGTTCTTCACGCAAAAAATAGTACCCGCCCGAATGTTTCTATCTTTGATGAAGTGAACGATCAAGTGCTTCCAGATGAGGTGAAAATATTGGATAACAACACCATTCAGGTGTTGTTTAACACACCCCAGGCGGGCCGTGCAATTATCCTGCTTTTCTAAGATGATTTTTCAACCTGGTCTAAATACAACCGATCTACAACAAAACTAACGAACGGACTCAAAACATGAAGCAACACGTCGAAACGAGTGATATCGTCCTGTCAGCAACGCTGAAGGTGAAAGGATTCCGGCTCGAAAAGATTGAGAAAGACGGGAAGCGTGGCATTTTCTGCTTTGCCGATGTCGAAACAGCGGCCTTAAATGAATACAACCTTGGTCAAGCTCTGGTGGAGCCTGTGTCACTGAATAACGCCATCAAGGCCCTGACCACCGCAACAAAGCGTATTGTTTAATCGATACGCATTCATTTTTAATTAAGGAGTTCTTCAATGAAGATCAATGGTTCCCTGATTTTTGATGCATCGTCATCGTCAGAAATTCACAACCTTCGCGTCCAGAAGGTTTCTTCCAATCCAACGCACGGCGCTGCCGACGTTGGTCGTCTGATTTACAACACCACTGACAACATCATCTACATCGGTGGCGCGTCTGCTTGGGTTGCTTTGGCTACTGGCGGTAATGCTGCTGCCCTGCAAATTGAAGTTGATGCGATTGAGACATCTTTGGGCACTATGGTTGACTCCAGTGGTGTGTTCCAAGGTTCTGTTTTTCAATCACTGAACAGCACAATTTGGCCAACGGCTCCAACATCTCTGACTAATGCTTTGGACATGTTGTCCGACTATGTGTCTGGTGCTGACACGTTGGCTGAACTGAAGGACGTCACAATCACCGGTCCACTTCAGTCTGGCGATGTGCTACAGTACAATGGCACAGCATGGGTCGATCGCACTTTGGCTGAAGCTGGTATTCAAGCTAAGGACGCCGGTCTAGACGCACTTGCTACTGGTGGTACCGGTATCGTCTCTATGAACGGTGACACCGTTGCATTCCGCACACTGACTGCACCTGTTGCTGGTATCACTATCACTGATGGTGACGGCGTTGCTGGCAACCCAAGATTTGCTTTGGCAAATGATTTGGCTGCAGTTGAAGGCTTGACTGGTGCAGGTTACATGGTCCGTACTGCTGACAACGCTGCAGCAGTTCGTTCTATTCAATCTGGTGTTTCCGGTACTATTGTCGTCACCAATGGTGACGGCGTTTCCGGTAATACTGCATTGAACATGCAGACATTGACCATCAGCGACACAGACGTTAATGCGGACTTCCTGAAGTTCACTTATGACACATTCGGTCGTGTGACAGGTACAGCCGCTGTTGCAACAGCAGATATCACAGGTTTGGTTAATAGCGTGTACGTCAACGTTTCCGGCGATACAATGACCGGTAGCTTGAACATGGGCGGTTCTTATACTGTCACAGGTTTGGCCGCTCCAACTGCTGCTTCTGATGCTGTTAACAAGGCTTATGCTGACGCATTGGTTGCTGGTTTGTCTTGGAAAGATGCAGTTCGTGTTGCTTCCACAGGTAATATCGATTTGTCATCTGCTCCAGCTACCATCGACGGTGTTACACTGACAAACGGTGATCGTGTTCTTGTTAAGGATCAAACCGCTTCCGAGGAAAACGGTATCTACGTTTTCAATGGCTCTGGTTCCGCAATGACTCGTGCTTCCGATATGGATGCTGGCGCTGAATTTGACGGCGCTGCAGTATTTGTGATGGAAGGTACCAAAGCCGGTTCTGGTTGGACAGAAACTGCTACTGTTGCTGTTGTTGACACTGATCCAGTTTCATTCTCGCAATTTACTGGTGGTGCTCTTTACACCTGGGGTACTGGTCTTGCCGCTTCTGGTAATACCATTAACGTGAACCTTGGTGCAGGTATTGCTCAGTTGCCATTCGATGAAGTCGGTATTGATTTGTACTCCGGTACAGCTCTGATCTTGACTGACGATGGTACTACTCCAAGCACGACAAGCTCCGCTCAATTGGCATTGCTGCTCAATGGTTCTACATTGACTCAATCGGCTTCCGGTCTGAAGATTGCAGCTGGTGGCGTGACTGAAGTTGAAATCAACAGCTCTGCACTTAACTCAAATGGCGGTCTAGTTGGTGGTTCCGGTACTAAGCTCGGTGTGAACGTTGACGGTTCAACATTGGAAATTGCTTCCAACGTTGTTCGCGTTAAGGATGACGGTATTGTTACCGCTAAGATTCTTGATGGTAACGTCACGAATGCTAAGTTGGCTAACAGCACAATCACCGTGTCTGATGGCACCGCAACTGACGCAGTGGCTCTTGGCGAAACCTTGGTGTTTGCCGGTGGCGATGGTATCACTACCGCTGTCACAGGTAACCAAGTTGCAATCTCGGTTGATTTCGCTGACATCCAATTGGATGACTTGCAAGATGTTGCAGCATCTCATGTTGACGGCAATGTCTTGGTTAGCGACGGAACAAATTGGGTCAACCAAAAGGTTTACCACTTGTATACCTCCGGCGCTCCAGCAACATCGCACACTGTGACTCACAACTTGGGTGCGCGGTTCTGTAACGTGACAGTGGTTGACTCGAATAACGAAGTTGTGATCCCACAATCTATCACATTCACTTCCACATCTGCGTTGACAGTCACTTTCAACACATCTATCGACTGCAAGGTCGTTGTGATGGGTATCGCCTAATCTCTGGTGATTAGAAATAAGGGCAGCTTCGGCTGCCCTTTCTGGTTTTTAACCTAAATAGAATTAGTTCACCTTAACCCTGAAGGACCACTCAAATGAAGTTCTATGGCAACGCCAACCTCCAACAGAATGAACTCCAGAATGCTGTGCTGCCAATTGAATCGGCATTCCCAGCATCACCGAAAGTCGGTCAAATTGCATTTGTTAATAGCATTGTCTATATTTGCGTTAGTTTAGCTGGTAATTTGCCTGTGTGGGTTCCAATGACACGCGAAATTACGGCATTTACTTTTAATCAAGCGTCTGAAGCTCTTGTTTGGAACATTAACCATGGGTTAAACACCACATCAGTTCAAGTACAAGTGTTTGATGCTAACAGCCGCGTGATCATCCCTGATGACATTGAAGTTGTTGATCCTGATAATGTGCAAATCACTTTCAACACGTTATTTGCCGGTAAAGCTGTGGTCTTGACTGGACACTTCGACGGCAACGTTAAGCCAACGTACTCGTACACACATTATCAATCTTCTGCTTCTACTTCGTGGGTCATTCCACATAATCTTGGATATAACCCAATCGTACGAGTGTTTATTGGTAATCAAGAAGTTCAACCGGCTTCTATTGTACATGATTCCACGAATCAAACTACGATTACTTTCAGCACTCCGCAAGTTGGGTATGCCCGTTTGATCTAAGGGGAGTGTTATGTCATATCGCGTAGCATCATTGTACAAGCACGAACAGACCGAAGCGTCTAGTACTTGGACAATCGCACATGGTATGGGCGTATATCCTGTTGTTGATGTGTACGTTACTTCAGGCAGTGATCTTGTTAAGGTCATGCCAGAAGAAGTAACGTATGTTGATGAACAGACATGCGTTCTTACTTTCTCTGAACCTTTAACTGGCTTTGCCACGGTGTGCTGATGCAAGTTAAAACCTTTGACTTTGTACAAGCTTCAGCTAGTACAGAATGGACAATTAGCCATAACTTGGGCGTGAAGCCTGTTATGGATGTTATGTCTATCGTTGATGGCAATCTTCAAAAATTGTTTCCACTAAATGTTATTCATGTGGATGACAATACTACTGTTGTTACTTTCAGCGAGGCACGAGCTGGTAAAGCTCGATTAGTTGGTTTAACAACCGACATTCTTCGTTCACCTACAGATTCATATATTGAAGCAGACGGTTCAGCTTAAGAACCTTCTGCATACTCAGAGGAGACAGAATATGTTCCCAATTTCTACTAAAATGAAATTAATTGTTGGTGGGTTAATCCTACTTGCAGTGTTTGGTGTGTTCAAGTACGTTAAAGGCTTGAACACCCAAATTTCTAACTTACGTGATGAAAAGACACAGTTAGAGACAAAGTTAAATATACAGAACACGGCAATCTTGCAGATGAAGAGAGAATCAGATGAGCGTGCTCTGTCATATAAGTCTGAACTTGAGCAAGCGCAGAAAGACGTTGAAGAAGCTAAAAAGAAAGCTACTGTGACGTACTATAGGGCGCAGCCAAGTACTCCAACTAACACTTGCAAATCAGCGTTGGATCTCATTAACATGGGTACGAAATGAAATTCTACGCGTATATCTATCGTGAGCCAAATGGAACGCCGTTCTATGTAGGTAAGGGTCACGGTGACAGGGCCTACTTTCATCTTACTAGGAAAGATGATTGTCACCTCTCTAAAAAGCTACGTAAAATGCAGATGAATGGAGAGACACCCATCATTGAAGTTATTCCTGCCTTAGATGAAGATCATGCATTCTTTTTAGAAGAGTGTTGTATTGCTGTCATTGGTAGGCGTGATTTAGGAACCGGGCCGCTTCTTAATCTTACTGATGGTGGGGATGGTGTTTCTGGATACCGCTGGACTGAGGAACAAAGAGCAGCTCAGCGAGTTAGATTGAGTGGTATCACTCCGTGGAATGTCGGCGTTCCAATGTCTGATGCTCAAAAAGCTAAGATTTCTAAGGCCCAAATCACACGAGACCCTCAGACACGACTTCATACGCAAGACACAAAGGCAAAGATCTCCAGTTCACTTTCCGGAAAAGTGAAAACACTAGAGCACTGTAAAGCAATTTCTGATGCAAAGAAGGGGAAGCCTGGTAAGAAAAACAGTCCTGAGACCATTGCCAAGCGGGTTGAAAGTATCAAAGAATTCCATCGTCTCAAGAAACTCAATGGAGGTCCCAAATGAAACACTTAATCGCTGCGTTGTTGGCGCTGTCTTTGGTCGCTTGCGGTCATAATCCTCCAAAGCCTGATCCACTAATTCCTATTGCAATCCCTTGCAAAACGGAAACTCCGAATAAACCTACATATCGCTACCAGCCACCATATGACAATGTATTCGATGGCGTCCGTGATTTGCTCGGTGATCGTGAAGTTTCTTTAGCGTACGAAAAACAATTAGAAACGGCTCTTAAGAGTTGTAAGTAACATATGTCATGCTGTCCTTCTGTACCGCCAAGTGCGGCAATAGGAGGGGCATTTGCTGATGCAAACGGCCCTGAATCCGATATCAGACCTGGTGAAACAGTTGAGTGCTACATGGCACGTGGTGGGAACACCACGGGTCTGCAAGATGATGCCACTGAGAATGCGCTGAACAAGATAGATAATACGTCTATTCCAATCAATCGAACTAAGACATCTGCCAGCACAGATACCACATTCAAACTCACGGTGCCACCTGCAAGTGCTAATCCGGCAGACATAAAAACTGCAGCATCTTGGGTAATGACGCCAGTTCCGCCTGGACTGTCTTTTACATCAAATGGACCGACGGCTAAACTAAGTGGAACATTTGCGCCATCAGCTTATGGAAACGTTTATCAAGTGCAAGTGACGGCAAAAGATAGCTCTAACAACATTATCGATACGCGTGGTTTCACGGTTGCTCCATCTAAGGGCGGTGAATCAGACGAAATTCGTCTAATCAGCCCATTGCCAGGCGCAATCGTGAATTCAAAGTTTGGCCCACGAATGCACCCAATTCATAAAGTTATGAAACCTCACACGGGAATTGATATGAAGTATCAAGACCGTTCCGTTAAAGACGTGGTGGCAGCGGCTGATGGTGAGGTAATTCTCTGTGGTGGTAATCCAAGCACAGGATATGGGTTACGTGTTTGGATCAAACACAACACTTCTTCTGGTACGCATCTTTGCACAACCACTTACAATCATCTTGCGAAGATCTACGTTGCGCAGGGTCAGAAGGTAATGGCTGGGCAAAAGGTTGGTTTAGAGGGAAGTACTGGCGGAAGCACTGGTAATCACCTGCACTTTGAATGCCGCTTACCAGATGGTAAGTTTATTGATCCAGTTCCATTGATTCAGGGACAGTTGTTTGTTGCGAATAGCACGGACGTTAATGGTGATGGGTTAAATGTTCAACAGCAGAACAGCAGTGCTTCTCTTTCTATTGAGGAAGTTCGTGCTCGTCAAGGTTCGTGCGCTGCTTTTGGTCTAGGGTATCCTCAAGCAGATCCTCCAGAGTCCAATGATTCCGTTCCATCTGTACCTGACACCGATCCATTTGAGCGCGCTTGGTTCTTTACTATGACCCATGAAGTAGGTCCGTTCTGGAATTCAAGTTATCCTAGTGATCCTGAAGTACAACAAGGTTTAATTGGAACTTCACAACAGCGTAAAAAATGCGGATATGTAAACACTGAGAATTATCCTGGTGGAGAAACTAAATTCGGTGTTGCGCAGAAACCTAATCCACGTGTTGACGTCACGACTATGGATTATGCAACAGCCAAGAAGACAGGTTTTAACAACTATTGGAAGAGTGCCAAGATGCCATGTTATAACAAGGCAGAACGCGTTGCCATTATGTTGTTTGATATGAATTATTTGCACGGTGATGGAAACGCTCGCAGAATATGGGAAATGGCGGCAATCACGTCAAATCCAAGTGATAGTGACGCTCAGCAAATTGCAGCATGCGAAGAACTTTACCAGGCTCGCGTAAAATTTATCAAATCAATTCCACGCCCAGAATTTCAAAAGGGGTGGCTTAAAAGAGCAACTGATTGTCTTGCGTATGTGAAAGCATTATGAAAATTCAAGATCTTTTTGAAGCCCCTGCAGCCGTGCGCATTTGGTACCATGGCTCAAATACAAAGTTCAACGCGTTCGATGAATCGCATCTTTCACGTGAAGAAGCCATTCATCAAGAGGGCCCTGGCTTTTATCTAACATCTTCAATTGAAGATGCAAAAATGTATGGGAAGTATGTGCATGTAGTAAAGGTAAAGCTTGCTAAGTCTAGAATAATGCCTGAAAAACGTAAGTTAAATCCTGCATTTATTCGTGCCACAATTTACAAATGCCCTGATAGAGAAGATGCTTTATCAAATTGGCATGAAAATCCAAATATTGCGCTTACAAAAGCTGCCGATGCAATTATGGATGCTTATGGTCCAGATCAATATCGCGAAGCCATGGAGCAACTTTGGTATGACTACTATAAAGGTCATGAAGGTAAATGGCTATCTCGTTTAAGAGGGCTTGGTTGGGATGGGTTTATCTTGAAAAGAACAGGTGGAATTGAGCATTTGATCTGTTTTAATCCTGAAATTCTAACCGTGCAAGAAGTTCTAACATTTGACAAATAATGGGAAACGTCGTTCGTGTGCCGCCCGCGTCGCGTTCATCAACTCGATTCCACGGCCAGAGTTCACCAAGGGTTGGTTGAAGCGCGCAAAAGACTGCCTGCAGTACATCAAGTCGCTGTGATCTCCAGGGCCCATAAATAGGCTCATGAAAATTTTACAAGTTCAACAGGATCGGGAAGACGTGGTAACATTCTATGTCTACATTTACCGTGACCCATCACGCAATGACGAACCGATTTACGTCGGGAAAGGTCATGGCAAAAGGGCGCTTTCCCATCTAAAACGGAAAGATCGACACCCATTTGTGCAGCGATTGCAGAAACTAGCGGAGAATTCTGTTGTTCCCACTGTGGAGATTATTGACGCCATTGATGAGGACCATGCCTACTTTCTTGAGGAATGTCTGGTGCAAATTATTGGGCGGAAGAACATAGGAACGGGGCCTTTGCTCAATCTCTCCGATGGTGGGCGCGGGATCAGTAAAGGTACGGTGCGGACAGCCGAAACGCGATCAAAAATTTCGCAAGCTCAAATTGGCAAGACCTTGAGTCCAGAACATAGAGCAAACATTGGGCGTGGATTGCTTGGGAAGCCTCAGTCCCAACAGAAGAGTGAGAGAATCTCGTCTTCAAAAAAGGGCGTCAAAAACTCAGCTGAACACAATGCAAATTTGTCAGCTGCGCTAAAGGGGAAGCCTTGGACAGCCGCTAGAAGGGCTGCGCAGGAGGCAAAGAAGAAATGAGTGGGAATGTTGTTCGTATCGGCGACTCAGTTTCTTGTGGTGACCACAGCGCACAAGGATCAAATAACGTGTTTTCAAATGGGTTGCCAATTACCCACGCTGGTATGCGCGCAACAACAGGGCATGGCTGTTATCCTCCTACCGTTTTTGCTGGAGGGTGGTCAAGTACGGTCTTCGTTAATAATCAACCAGTAGCTTTAAAGGGAATTACGGCTATTGCGCCTCATTGCTGTGGTATTCCATGCCATGGTGGTGTTGCTTCAACTGCTTCCCCAGATGTTTCAATAGAACAGTAATGCCATTAAACATTAAGAAAGACTACGCTTTCATGCCTTCACCTATAGGTGCGGTCAGAATGATTTCACGTTCGTCAAGGCGATCTAGGCTTTGGGCCGGTGGGTCTTTCTGGCGCTCAATTGCTAGGGGTGAAGGTGAAAACCGGATACAAATTTCTTGTGTTGAAGATTTTTCTGACACAGAAAATCCGCAAGGTCTCTTAGTCGTCCACCACACCGGGTTAAAGCAAGACGAGATGCTCTCTGTCCAGAACATGACTGCTCCCGGGTTCTCTTTGTTCGATGTGAAGCTTCTTTGGGATGAAGAAATAAGAGTTACCAAAGAAGGAGACCGCCTTGTTGCGCGAAAATACGGCATTAGGTGGCAAATAGACGGCGGCATAAAGTACACCGTTGAGTTGGGTCAAGTTTCACCGGGCCGTCTGTTTATTGCAGAAGGTGTAACTTTTAAGCTAGATACTAACGTTTTTGACTGGCCTGCTGACGGCACCCTGTTTTTGAAGCCTAGGCATCGCCGGTACCCCCTGGTGCTCACCGAAGTCACCAATCCGGAACAGGCAACAAGCACTAAAGGCTGGGACATCGATGCGCTCCGGGCCACCCTGAATGGTTCCGACCCATGGGTGACAATGCCAGCAAGGCCACAGGTCGAACTAGTGACGACTACGTCAACGTCTGGTGGCTCGAGCGGATCTGGGGATGGGGGGTCTTCAACCCCACCAACTACGACTACGACCACTCAGGTCGTTCACCACTATGATGGCCCGCATGAAGACGGCACAGACACAGGAGAAGATGATTTCTTCCTGAGTGCATTTGGCCCCACGAACATGGGCGGTGGTGATGGATTGCCAGCAAACCCGGTAGGCCTCAATACTGGACCTGACCGGGTTCTGGTGCACTTGAATTATTCTGAACTAGACGATGGGTCTCAGGGCGAACTTAATCAAGTGTTTGAGTGGGTTGGGGAGACGGCTGCGTCTGGATCTTGGCAGCGATATGCTTAGAAGTCATGAGCGCGTCATTCACCGTGATTCGACGCTCAACGTAAAAATTTGATGGAATGATATTGCAGATTGGAATTGTGCCACCACACACGGTTCGCATATGGTCTTTTTTAACAACTTTGATTGTATATGTCACAGAACGCGTTTGCCCGTGAACTGTGTATTTCACAATTTCACCGCACAACAGAAGAGCTTTGATTTTCTCAATGAATTCTACGTTCATTTTTTCACCAGTTAATGGTAATGGCTAGACAGAACGTGCCGTCAGTAACGCGCCGATCTTCAATTGAAGTGCTGAAACCAGCCTTTGTCAATCGCGCTGGAATGTCTTTACGAATTTGAGCGGCATGCTCGGCGCTGAATGTAATGTGTACCTTAGTCGATGATTGACCAAGCATTGCGGCGTTCCGAGTACCAGCATTAATTTCATCAAGCGCGGTCATAAGCACACGTTCGTAAGAAGTGCGGCCGCGAACAAATGTGCGAAGATCTTGAGCGGTGTACAGCATATCAGGCCTCGGTCAATGCTTTTTCAATCTCGGTTGCAGTGAACACGGACAGTGTAACGATTTTGTCACCTTTCTTGATCGTGTAATTCGAGACAGAACGACCAAGCAAGAAAATGCTGACGGCTCGCGCCGAATCAAACTTGACTGCACGAGCGAAACGCTTATTCTCTTTTACGGTGAACATAGATCTCTCCGTTGTTAGGCACTATCTTAACAACATCAAGAGATTTGTACATCACAAATCTGTAACGTTACAGGCTAAAGAACCAGTCTTTGTAAGTACCTGGGAAGTTCGAAGGATCGTATGTCCAATCCTTAAGTTTGATGTTGAACTTGATTTGTTCAAGTGATCCAAGCATCACGTGCGATATTGCAGTGACGAAGTGCGGTGTGGCTGGATAGATTACCAACGTTCCAGCGACAGGCGTCAAGCTAAAATCATATGTTGGAAATTCAATCTTACCACCGTAAACTTCGATTCGAGGATCCAAAGGAACTGCGTCATGATAAGACTTCAACCATAGAAAGCCGACCAGATCAACGTCTTTAACTTTAGTCCACTTCTTACGAGAGTACTTTGAATTCTCACAACCAAGTTCTTCAGCTGGTTTCTTAGCATTTTCAAAATACTGCTGGAATAACAGTGCAGGATCGCCAACAACAGAAGCACCAAAACGCTGCTCGATTAGAGGTGATGCAGCACCTAGCTCTGAAAGCAGTGAGCCACTGATGTCCGTTGGAACTAAGCGCTCATACTTCAGTGGGTCTCCCGCTTCATCATAGTTTGGCCTTGTTAACGCCAAACTCTTCACAATGCGTTCGCACTGCAAAGGACTAATAAAGTCTTCGATAATATGAAATGGTGAATGTGTCATCCGAGAAGTATGCGATTGTTATTTTGAGATTCCCAAGTCTTCTGTAAAGACTGAACTTCTCGTACTGAAAGGGTCAAACCTTCAAACTGCACGTAGGCAGACCCCTCCAGAATTCTGCCGCCAAGAAATGTCTTTAGACGGTCCTTCTGTTCTTCAGATAGTTCTGTGATATGAGTATATTGTACCAGCATAAATTATTTCTTCGCTTCGCGATAAACACCAACGCCACCCCATGCTGTTCCTGAAACAGTGCCAATGTATACTACACCGTCATTACACTTAATTGTTGCCCAATCACCTTGCTTGATAGTGGCGCCAATGTCATCACTGAGATGGTTAAAGAACTTCGTCATCATTTCTTTACGAACTGATGCGTCAACGGTAGTGCCAAGTTTCAAAAAGTGCTCATAGCGCCGAGTAAAGCCATAATAGCCGCCTGGTACAGTGAGTCCTGCTACGTGGTCAATCATGCCATATTTGATGGCCTTAAATTTGCTGGTGTCTGGCGCCGCTGGAACGCTGTCCTGTCCACCTTCATGTTTCTTGTAATCGTCAACGATTTCGCTCATAACATCCGCTGCATCATCAACTACATCGGCCATAGACTTATCGACGGTGACAGAAGAAGATTCACAAAGACGAATGTACGTGCCAAGGTTTAGCTTCAATAATGGTTTTTCAGCAGCTTCAGCAATTGTTACATCAGTGTAAGTAGCCCAATCACCCATTTGTACTTGAACATTGTGTGTCATGTCATATAGACCGTCTTCCATTGCTGGCCAGAATGCATAGTGTGATTCATTGATCATATACGCAGTTTTACCACCGATCATGCGACCATTTGGAATTAGCTCTGATTTTCCTTCAACAATCACAGTATCAAGTTCTTCACCATCAACAATGAGTTTCAAAGATTCCGAGGTAATGCCTGGATCCTCATCAACAGTATCAGACTCGTCATCAGAAGGTTGTGTATCTTCTGCAGTTTCCTCTGATGGTGGTGCATCATCACCAGCATGCTCTTCTTCATCGTCTTCACCAGCAAGAGCGCCAAGAAAATCTGCAAGCTTAGCGTGATTAGTATTCAGAACACGAACTTCAAGACCAGCTTCTTCAAGTGCTTCCACAGCCTTATTGATTGCTGGTGATTTGTCATACGACATAATTACTACTGGATGCATTATTCGACCTCTGTTACGCGAACAATCTTCGCGTTTTTGAACTTGTCCTTGTTGATCTTGACACCGAAGACGTGACGGGCATGGGCCTTATCAACAATCGCGTCGTACGTTACCTCAGAAGAAGCAACACCGTTGCCACTTGGATCATCGTACTTGAACAGGATCTTGAACTTCTTCTTGCCATTGGATTCGAAGATGCCAGCCATTTCTTGGATTCGGCGGCGTGCGTAGAACGCAGCCATTTCTTGTTCGACAACAAGCTGGTCTTCTTCAGGCTCTTCGGCCTCAACGACTTGAACGGGCGTCATGTGCTCAGCTTGACAAGCGAGCTTGACTTTGTCGAATGAGAGGCGCTTCACCATTTTGTATGTGCTGTTTGCGCTGTTGTCTGGATTAGAAATACACACTGATAGGACAACGTCCACGCACACGCAAGGGCTATTTGGATCAAAGTTAGTAACGCTTGCTTGATCGACGTACACGTTGATGTGATCAAACTTGGCAGTGTCAACTTCCTTTGGAACTTCGACAGCGGCCGTCACATCATAAGATACGGGTTCATCAGCAACTGAACCAATGCCGCCTATCGTTGCCATTGGCAGGTTGATTGCGAACTCATTAAGAGCGTCTGACATAAAAATCTCCAGATACAGTTTTGCACTACTATTTAGCCTTCGACGCCAGTACAAGATATGTTTGACGCTTGTGAGTGCTCTTGTTCCAGCCAAGATCAGGGTGCTTAGTCGAATACATTCCACTGTCTCGACTGCGAACAAGCAGACCTTCCTTTAGCAACCGTTGTAGATCGCGATCCTTGTTCGTGTTCGCCTGCCATTTACAGTTCACAGGCAGTTTATTCAAATAGATGCCTGGTTCTTCAGGATTTTGCATTGCATCAATAATAGCGCGCCTTCGTGCCCCGCCTTCTTTCATGTGAAACACTGCGTTATAAAGTTTAGATGGCATATTTTTGGTAAAAAGTATTGACACGGCTAATCAGCCCATCAATGTGGTCCTCAATATTCACGATGAACTCTTGCGGCATCCCGCCTGCTGAACTCATCAGGATGACTCCTTGGCGGATGTCAGTTCCAAATAATTCGTTGTGCGCGCACGCGTAGAAGCAAAGTTGGAGCTTGTAAGAGTAAATGTCAGCATCTGACTTGATGCGACTTGCCGTCTTGAAGTCGATGACTGAAGGAACTTTCTTGTACTCGCCTATGCAGTCAAACCGTCCAGCTACGGCTAATGTTGGAGAGTAAATCGATTGTTCTTGAGCCCAAGGAGAAACTTGTTTAAGTTTGAGTTTCAACGCATTAAATGCGTTGATGTCTCTCTGTGGGATTGGCGCTCCGTTTACCGGAGCCAATAGTTCTTCGCCCTTTAAAAACCGTTCAGCAAGCAAGTGTACAGCGGTGCCGTGATCAGTTGCTTCCTTAGACTTTTTGGCGGCCTGAACAGCTCCAAGAGAATCCTGCCAACGTTTTAGCGCAGCTTGTTTTTCTGGGGGTTCAGATAGACCGAGGACAGTAGTGATAGAAGGGAATGCGCCATGTGGAGTATGGTACCAGCGTAATCCTAATTCATTTGATGTTGAGTAGTCCTCGTACTTGAACTTCATCCCTGAGCCTTCAACCTTCGAACACGAATCGAAGATGGACTCTTATCCAACTGAGATTGTAGTGCCCGCATAAATTTTGATTTTTGTTTTGGCATCTTCTCAGGATCAGTTTCGCGAACTCCGTGAATGATTTTATTCTTTGATCGGAAAAACGTGAGGCGTTTTTCTTCACTCAGTTTTTTCTCCACGTCGCCTTCAAATTCTGAAAATGCCTTTACAGGAAGAATAATACCATCAGGATACACTTTGTCATCGACCCTTTTGAGGATCACGTACCTCATTTCTGGGGTCACAAAAACAGTATCACCATTCACGTCCTTGATCTTACCAGAACGCCCCATATTCAAAATCAGCAGGAATTTGTCAACCTCAGTCGCAGACAACTGAAGCATAAAATCAGTACTGCTAAGAAGTAGCCCACCTGCTAGATGGGCTACATTCCAGCCGTCAACCTTGACTGGATTCATTTTAGATCATCTAAGTCGTGCGCGAATGCCGCAAGTGCTTCATCAATCGCTTCAGCCATTGATGAAGCACTTTGGTACGGGAACGTACCAAGCGATAAAGAAATCATACCAGAAGTAGGGACAACGTAAACACCATCTGAACGCGCAGTCATACGAACAGTGCCCTTCCCTTCAGGGTTCTTCCATTTCATAGTGACAGAATTTTCTCCGTCGCTCTTCATATTGGAAAAAGTAACCTGAAAAGCATGCTTTTTTAGGGCAGCAAAAAGGTCATCAAAGGAAACAACTGATGCTTTCTTAGCCTCAAAAAGTTCTTGCAGATTCATTTTACATCCTTTCTATGATTACTCGAAGTCCTTGGCGCTCTGACCACGACCCATTTCAGCAGCATTGCGACCTCGTTGCATTGGATCTTCCTTCCAACCCTTTGGACGGCCGCCCTTCTTGAGGTTGCAAGTGCGGAGCATGTTTGCGTAGTCTACAGCGGCCTTGTAGCCTTCCTTGTTGTTCGCAAAGTACTTCGCGTGAATACCACCATCCCATGGAGAGTCGATACCAACGCGTAGGCTCTTGTTATCATCATCGGCGTCTGGGTCAACCGCAAGAACAAGAACTGTCTCTTCGTGAGCACCGGAACCTTCATAACCAGCCATCAATGCTGGTCCAGCGGCCGGCTCTTCAGCGTTAAACATTTCTAGCGACTTGCCGACAACTGCTTCAAGCGGACCGAATGCTTCAAACAACGCACTTTCAGTCAATGATTGACGAGCGTCCTTCAGCGATTCTTCAACCGTTCCTGTAGACGGCTGAACTTTAGTGCCCTTCTGAATTAGGCCGATAAGTTGCTGCATACGTTGCTGCAACATGCCACGATTGGTTAGGGTTTGCTTCTTGTCTCGAAGAGCCTTGATGATCATAGCACGCCGAGGTTGCAGGATCGCTTCTGGAATACCCAGCGCAATAACCAACGCCATCACTGATTCCATGAAGTCGTCTTGACCGACGTCAACGTCTTCTCCAAGAACTCGCTGTTTGAAGCGTGAACCAAGTGTGCTTTCATTAGCGCGCTTAATGTCATAGTCAGAGAAATACACGGCATCGAAGGCAGACATATCGCCCTTGCCATGCTTTGCGGCGTACTCCTTGCTCATTTCCTTGGCTTCCTTCTTAGCGTTCCCTTCGCTGTATGGGCCATCAACAGGTTTGTCCATGTGGTCAACGACGTACCAACCTGGCTCACGAACCTTGAACGCTTTGCCTTCATTCAGATCAGCAGAAGTCAAGCCCATTGCCTTAGAAAGTGCAATCAGAGCGGCTTCCATATCAGCATTGGCTTCCATCTTAGCGGCTGCTTTACGCAGCATGCTGTTCAGAGGGCCTGGCATATCGCCAGCGCTTACCAAAGATTCAGGGAAACCAAGTTTTACCATTACAGTTTCAAGAATCTTTTGGAGACGCGAACCCTTCTTAGCCTCTGAAACAACAGAACTTCCACCCTTCAACAGATCAAACAATTTATTAAATGCTGTTTGCTTGCGACCAGCACGACGGATAATGTCACCACCAGCACGAATTGCGTCTTCAAGACCTTCTTCACCACGAACATAGCGTCCTGGAATATCAAGCAAACTGAAGAACTCAACAATCTTCTTGTCATAAGGGCGCTTCATGCGATTGTGAATACCATTCCATACGGTATCCTTGATCACATTGGTTTCTTCGGCTTCAGTGACACGTTGAAGGAACTTTGATCCAATCATATCTTCTTCCTGATCTGTAAGGTCGATATCTTCGACCATTCGTGGTGTAAATGTGTAGTGCGCGCGGGCCATTGCGTGGTTCCGCTTAGTTGTAAGAGACTTAGCAATAGACTCAGCCTCTTCCATGGTATCGAAGTACATGACATCGCCTTCCTCTTGGTAGAGATATTGACGACGACCAAGTGTACCGCCTGTCATAAGACAATCAATAACGAACTTTCCTGATTTGTTTGCCCGCTTTGCAAGCTCATTGTCAATGTGTGCATTCACATCATCACGAAGGCTTTCAACTAAATTCGAAAGGTTCTTTAAAAGTAAGCCCTCTTCAGTGACTTCTTTCTCGCCTTCCTTCTTCTTGGCCTTTTTTTCCTTCTTTATAGGGTTGCCGTCAGCATCAAGTTCTGGTTCCTCTTCATTAGAACCTTCTTCATCAGATAGCTCTTCAGTCGAATCTTCTGAAGATTCCTCTTCATCACTTTCAGCGCTGGCCTTAGGCTCTTTCTTTTTCTTATTTTCATCATCTTCAGTACCCTCTTCAGAATCTTCATCTTCTGAAGATTTCTCTGAACCACCAGCGATGTCCTTCATCAAGGATTTCTTGGGCTTAGGCTGATTGTCGTCTGAATCATCATCTGCAGGAAGTACATTCTCAAGATCAGAATTATCATCTGAAGCCTGAGTATCATCCGTGTCAGTGATTTCGTCATCCATAAATCCAGACAGATCGTCGTCAATCGAAACTGAATCATAAGGATCTTCAACAGATCCCTCTTCTTCCGCTCCAGCATTTGGATCTTGCGGCCAAACAACGTCGATAATGTCAAACTTTTGCGCAAGCATGTTAATGGCAGATTCAGAATCATCGTCTAAGCCAAGAAACTTAGAGCATTCCTCTTCAAATTCATCTGCTTGCTGCGCATTAACATAGACTTTGATTAGATCACCATTGTCTGTCTCAATGGCAAAACCAACGGTGTCGACATCATCATTAAGGTCATGTGCGCGTTCAAGATAATCATTGACTGACGAACCTGTCACGGCCCCGTTAGTATTGATCATGTTGCGCATAAGGTTGAACTTAACATCGACTGGTTTTGCTGTCAAGTCGTTCTTACCAGCTGCACTTGTATCAGCATTCTTTAAATCCTGCTGAAAATCACCTACTGCAAATTCTTTAAGTAAACTCATTCTTGGTCCTTACGGGGATCCGGAAACTTCATAGTGAGTCTCTTAACAGACTCAGGATTACGTTTACGTTTGATAATTTGGCGATTACCAACTCTTACTGGAAGAGACGCAACATTTGCAGAAGTAGTAGCGACGCTGACAGGATGACCCTGTTGGGTGTCTGCTCCAACATCTCCGCCTTCACCTTCTTCAGTGAGAGAAGAAATTGTTTTTAACAGAGAACCTTCTGTAACCATTTGATCATTCATTCCTGTTGCATTAAGTAAGAGGTTCTGTTGGATAATCCTCAACCTTACAAAAAGCACGGACTTTGGAACGAAGCGCATTGAGAACAAATACAATCCGTTCAACGCTTTTACTTTATCGTCGTATGCTAATGTTGGCCAGTTGAATATCCAATCAAGCAACCTATTTAGACGATCTGACCGAAGGCCGGCTAAGTTCACTAACCTTAAGAGCATTTTGTGATGCTCTTCCCAATGAATTTTTACGTCCTTAGAATATGATAGTTCACGGTGTAAATTTTTCCAAGCAATAGGTAAAATTGCTTTTGTTACTTGATGAACTTCCGCCTGAGTTTTCTTATCCAGAATTTTCTTAACATCAGGTTTGGTATTTCGCCAAATGGCATATCCCCAGTGGTTAAGAGGGCTCATACGGTCTGACCAAGATTTCAACATCATGTGCGCTCTGTCACGCAAAAACCTAAGTCCTTGCACATCATTTTCATAATGAACTAGTGTGCTCAGAAGAACGACGGCAAGATATGAGTTTAGCAAATGATAAGTGTCTTTCTTGTATTCATCTTTGCTAATGTCGCCGAATAATGGCGCGCTCTTTTCAAACACCAAAGACTCCTCTAGATTTTGAGTTTGGTGCAGTATTTTTGCTTGAGAACCATAAAGTACAGCAATCAATTGAGCCAAAGATTTTGTAGCTTTTATTTTGTCAAATAATGAAGTTAGGTTCTTTTTAGCTTCAGCAAATGTTAGCAAAGTACGCTTAACTACGTCATCACTAAGACCGATTTCTTTACCGTTTTTCAACTTAAGTAAGTATGCATCGCGATTATCTTTGAACTCTTGCAATTTAGTTTTTAGATCCTGTGCCGTTTGCGCGGTCATTGCCAAGATCTTTTTCTTTACTGCTTGATAATCGTCAATTCCCTTCATTGAGTCGACAAAGTTCTTAATTGTTTGTTCAGGTGAATCTCCTTTAAACGGCTCCATAGCTTTACGTGCGTTTGAAGCCTTTGCAAGTTCGCGATTGCCAAGCAATTCAGCAATGTTGATTCTAAGCTGACCAAGTAAACCACCGCGGCTTTCGACTGGAGAGTCAGGATCTACAGTGTTCAATGCGCTTTGAATGATTTGCCGCGGGTGCTGATTAAATTTGTTGATGGTGGTGAAAACATCCTTGTCAACGATTTTGATTTGATCACCAGTTTCAGGGTCGCGTAGCACGATTCCTTCAATACCAATTCCATCTTCGCTATCATCCGCAAGCTTAGATTTAGTAGTCACCTTATCAAGTAAAACTTGTTTGATAGGAAGTTTATACTTTGTTTGAACTTCCGCCATCAACTCGGCCCGCGCCTGTTTTACGCTGGCTCTATTCTCTTTAGGAACTTGCTGTAAGTTCACTGACATTAATTGCCAGTTCGTCATTGAATTGATCTGGCTCTTGCCTTGTAGAAACTTTTCAAGGCTGTCGAGTTTAGATTGAACTTGAGTTTCAGCAGCAAGTTTCGCGCTGTCAATTGTATGAGGTGATACGAATTGGAATGGAAAGGATCCACTAACCTCATCAATCTGCTCACCGTCCTGCGTGTCAACAATTTTAACCTTAGCCTCAGCTTCCTTATTGTCTAAGGCTTTAGCGAGTTCTAATGCTTTATCATCACTAGTCTCATTTACACCACGCAGGAATGCGACGTATGACTTGCCGCTAGCACCGTAAGTGACGCTATTAGGCTGGCGGCCGAACAACACCTCGACCTCAACCGTGTCGCCAGGCTGCAGTACTTGCTTAATTTGTCCAGTGTATTGTTGGAGAGCAGCGTGCGCGGCTCTGAACTGATTATTTGCTGAAACTAAAGACCAATCATCAGGACTGTATTTTCGGTCTGCGTTTGCACGCTTACCTTCACGGGATGTGTACATCCGTCCATCCTCATCAACCCCAACCCAAACGTTCGCGCCGTCAAGCTTTTCTTGAGCGGTCATTGAGGACAAATTCTTAAGCACATCGATAAACCGATCTACTGGAAGATCTTCAATATGTGTTATCGATTCTGAGAGTAAGCGGTGTATTTTCATAGGAGTATTTAGACCCAGAAACACAAAGAGGACCCGAAGGTCCTCTTTTCAAGAAACAGATTTTACTCTGCAGATACAGCTTCTGCAACAGCTTTAGCATCGGCAGCCTTCTTCTCAAGTTCAGCCTTAACAGCACCGCTGATTTGTTGGCCTACATTTTGAAGTGCAGCTTGGCACTTGATAACATCAAGTTGCGCCTTTTGCAAGTCAGCTGCGAAGGTGTTGTAGATAGTAACAGCTTGCTGAACTTCAGCGCTGAACTGCGCAACGTCATAGCTGATTCCGTCAACTGTAATGCTACGTGCTTGATCCATGTGGATTCTCCTATAGGTATGTGAAAAGTTGGTTGGTACCGGTTGTATTTACTTTGGCCGGCGGCGATGAAATTATGCTCTAACCCGGGGTAAATTATTTCTTTACCCCGCGTATTAGATCATCAAGACCATCTCCACCAGCACCTGGAATAACATCCTGCATTTTAACTCGGTTAGGTCTTTGTTCCTTCTTAGGCAGGGTTGAAAGAGTTACCAAACCGCTGCCATCGGTAATCCTAAGTGATTCAGCATCCCACTTCATTTCGAGCTTCTTGTTCACCGCGTTAGAGTTCCGAGATTTCAAGAACTCAAAGCGATAGATACCTTGTGCGTCCATTGCTTCGTCTTTCACCAGCGCAATAACTAAGTCAGAAGTGTTGATCTTTGAGATACCACCTTGAATGTGATCTTGACCAAGGCTCTTCTGTTCTCGTGTTGCTTCAATAGCACCACGCCCAAGCTGAGAAGCACTGATCATTAAACAATCAAAGTCGAAGCCGATGGCGCGAACTTCTTCAGTTACGAACTTGTCCTTGGTAAACATGTTGTCACCACCGTGCTTTTGCACGGACGCCATCAAATCAATGTAGTCAACAATTACAAAGTCTGGTTTGAAACCGTGAACAGCTTCCAGCTCGCGCAAGTAGCTAATGATATGGTCGGCGGTGGTAGATCCTTCGCGCATGCGTTTGATGAAGAATCGACCATACCCTTCATTCTTAGCCGCTTCGACGGATTCGCCAACCTTAAGCTTGTTCGCGTAAATGTTCTTACCGCTGATACGTGAAATCATAGAGTCAAGGCGCTTAGCCACAACCTTGTCACGCATTTCAAGTGAAATATACACACCGTTCAAGCCACGCTTCAGGAGGTTATACCCCATGTTCAGCATTGCAACGGATTTACCGCCGCCCGAGTTTGCAGTGAAGAGCACTAGTTCTTGACGACCAACACCACCGCCAATTAGCTCATCAACGTCATTCCAGCCGGTACTAATCAGAACTTCAGCCGCTTCACTTTCCATCAGACGAGCTGTAGGATCAGCAAAATAGTCAACGCCCAAATCAGAATGCAGGGCTACTTGCGACGCAAGCTTAATCTGATTCACCATCTTCCCGAAGTCGCCCTTTTCAATTAGGGCTGGCGCTTGAAGCACTGCTTCAGTTACAGCACGAATCTGACAGAATGAAGCAATCTGCTCAGCAACAAACTGCAGATCTTGCGCGGGCAAAGTGGTTGGTTCAATATTCAGTTTCGTACCAGCTTGGAACACCGGCTGAGACGGAACTCCACGGTGTTTCTGGTAAAAATCCTGCATAAATGTTACACCATCTTGCAGGTGCGCGTCGAAGTATGATGGCTTCAAAAGGTGCTGCACCCGTGCAAAAAGCGCAGGGTTACCCAGCATTGAAGCTACATACAGTTTCTGCGCTACATCATCAATTAAAATGTCACTCATTCTCTCTCCCATTATCTGCGGGATTACATTTTGTACTAATTGTTAGAACCCCGCCGTCTTTTAACATTTCTACTAAATCACTTAAAGCTTTACCTGCTTCGTCCATAGGTTGAACACTAACCAACTCATTGGCTATTTGATTTGGAATTTCCTTGCGGATCAAGTTAATGATTTGTTGTTTTTGCATCGTTCTCTCTTGTCTAGCCAAGCCTCGAACACTGGCCAGATAGGATCGTCCTCATCTTCAGGCTCGTAAATGTTCTCCATATCACGATCAGTGAAGAATGTTGGGCCGCAGTATCGATGGTGCGAGACCCAAAAGTATTTGTTTCCAACGTGTAATCGGCCTTCACAGTCGTCCATGCATACAATACCAACTATGCCGTGTGCGCCGAGTTCATCACAAGTAAATGGAATGCAGGTCATTCTTCTTCAACTTCACCGTCAAGAAGTTCAACATCAATTTCACTGCCAGATAACGCCAAATCGGTATCTACGGCATGGTTAATTAAGTCTGTCATAATGCGTCGCGCATCAGCATACGAATCAGCTTCAATCTCAAATGAAACACTTACTGCAAACATTGCCATTTATTTTCTCCCTGTCATTTTTGCAAGAGCCATCTGCATTCCGAGCTCAAGTTTTGATTGTACTGCTATGCCATCCGCCGTTTTCAATGCTCTTGGGACGGTTGCATTCTTCAGCAAGTCCCAGATCGTCAGAAGACGACCACGAGTTTGCACGGATTTGTTCACGTCGCCAGCACCAAGAGCCGTGAACGTGATCTCCCAACCGTGCTCCAAAGCCATCTCGGCTAAAGCACTGCCATTGTCATCTCGGTCTACAACCACAATCTTGCGACGCTTCGAACGGTTCAGGATTTCCAACTTTGCTTCATTCAGTTTCGACCCAAGCAATGCTATTCCATCAAGTGGTTCAGCATCAAAGATCCCTTCGGTGATGAACAGCGGCTGATCATAGTTCTTGAAGATGTTGTCGTATCCCCACAACACGGCGTCCTTCACAACACTTGGCGACATATACCGCGGCTTGACGCCTGGTAAAATTGTTCGTGCTTGCCAGAAGATAATCTTACCTTCGCGTGTACATGGGATAATGACTCGATTCAAGAACTTTGGATCGGTGCTGAAGTGCGCGTTCAGACGGAGCGGATCGATGCTCCGACTCATGAGGTACTCGATGATCGGTGCCTGTAACTCGTCACAGAAGTCTGAACCGAGCGGGTGAGAGTTCGGGGGCAACTTCACCTCAGGCGTGTAAAGGCTGATCTGTGGCTTCATGGACGTAAGAGTGATCTCCTTGGTCTCAGCCTTCTTGAGCAGGAACGAACTGCCCGTGACCTCGTTGAGCTCCTCACGTGAAATGCCGTAGCACTCCAGAATTCGACGAGCATTTCCATTCAGCTTCCCAGAACCCTCTTCATACCTGAATTTTGATCCGCAGTTAAAACATTGCCCGCCCGTATAAATACTGTCATGCTTGAAACCCGCTCGTTCGCTGTGGTCGTTACAGACCTGACAGCGAACGGCGTACCACCCGTTAGCGTTCTGCCGCCCCAACGCAACCTTTTCTCTTATCACATCCCAGAGGAGTTTAATCTTGACCATTTTCCTAGACAACAAATACACTAAGTGGTATATGTCAATTGTAACAAAAGCGCAAACCCGAAATAAATCTTCTGAAGGATACAAAGAGCGACATCACATTATCCCGAGAGGAATGGGAGGAACAAATGATGCAACGAACTTAGTGGATTTGGCTGCCAGAGAACACTTTGTATGTCATTTGCTTCTACGAAAAATGGTAGAAGGTGTCAATAAGCGAAAAGCTTGGATGGCATTACAGGCGATGACAATGCAAGCACCGTGGCAAATTAGAGAATACAAAATTACGGCCAGACTATTTGAGGATCTTCGCAGTAAAATGCCGCCCGAAAGTGATGAAACTCGGCAAAAGAAACGTCAATCGGCAATGGGAAGAAAGCACTCTGAAGAAACAAAGAAGAAAATGTCAGAGACCCGAGCGCGAGTTTTTAGGGAAAATACCGATTACAAACAAGCCTGTTTAGCGGCCTTAGCTAAGGGAAACAAAGATCGTAAAGTCAGCTCTGAAACTCGCGCCAAAATTGCCAAAGCAGGTAAAGAACGGATTGACAATGTCTGGATTCTCACCTCGCCATCAGGGGAGATTTACAAAACGCATAGGCTACTTGAGTTTTGTAAAGCGTATGAGTTGCAGTACGGGGCTTTGCAACAAAGTCTTAAGAGCGGATACCCAGCCCCGCCCGAGCAAAAAACTGGACGCCGCTTCAAGTCAGATAGGCGGAATACCATTGGCTGGAAACTAGATCGCGAAAAACCCTGAGCGACGACGTGCACCCCGATCGCGGGCCCGGGATCAATGTGTATGCTCCACAAACAAAAAGGCCCGGAATGAACCGGGCCTTGTCTGATCATTCTACTCGTCGCCAGAGGTCAATCTCTCGAAGACCACTTGAAGCACCATACTGCTTCTGCGAAGGACCGGGTTCTCCTAGTCCAGTTTTACCCTTCGCCTTCAGTGACGCATTTACACGATCATAGAGAGCGTCGTGATCACATTCCCAGAATGAACCGTCGTACGGAGACTTGCAACGAATGACATGATTCGTGCCATACCATTCTGGCTTGATCTGCCAACCACCACCCTTGGTGCCAGACGCCGTCTTGAACTGCTCAGCCTTGGTCACCGATTTGTATTCCGCGATCTCAGCAAGGACTTTTCGCCCCAGAACAGAAACCTGAAGTTCTGTTCGCGTAACGTATGTCGTCGCTGTCATCATGCCCCCGACAAAAGAACGGCAAGCGTTTGATACTTGTCGTTGAGAAGTTCCTGCTCGTGACGCATCATCTTGGTCAGTCGCTCCGGCGTCAGACGTTCTGCCCAACTGATGTCGCAGTGAAATCCATCGTCCACACCACCATACACACGGTTGGCGATGATCAAAGGCGGGTACTCATCGAACCCTCGAACATCTCGCTCAATGATGTCGATGATCTTGTACACGCCTGGCCTGATCCCTAGTGTGACGATGTCGCCGCACTTCAAGGTTCGATCCCAGTTCACTCGGCATCCTCCAGCAGTGTCAGCAACCCATCAAAATCTTCATTCGGACCGAGCGTATCAGCGAACACCATGATGGTTTCCAAAGGCAGACCGTAATCTTCAGCAATACCCTTCAGATAATCAGTTCGTGAAGAGTACCCATTCGCCTTGTACGCGAGACAGTGCTCACACGTAACAGCACTCCAATCAGCTGAACTGATATTCCCAGGTTCACCGCAGACGTGCGGGCCTCGCACCCAATGTTCACCAACAAAATGGCCAGTGCTTTTATGAATGACGCTCATCTTCCAACTCCATGGTGTCAGCAAGATGATCAGCCATCGCATGCAAAAGCTGACGAACCGAATCTCGGCTCATGTATTCATTGTTGCACGTAATGACGCCAGTTTCACGGTTCATAGAGAATGAGAGCTGACCAAAGCCCTTACCCGCCCATGCCCAATCAAAATACACATTAGCGTTATGAATACCACCAATTTCAATTGGCTTAAACGGTCCTTCAATTTCCAGCACGTCACATTTTGCGTTGTGATTCATTTGACTGCCTGTAACATATGTGTTACCACAGTCATTGCACACCCAGTGTTTTACACCGATACGAACTTTTCCAAAAGAAGCGCTATCATACACTTCTTCAACAACAATACCGGATTCACAGGCATAACACATTTCCGTACGGCCTGTTAGATGTTTTTCCATGTTACTTCAGAAAAGTCAAGATGCCTGCAATAATTCCGCATGTGACGCAGCCAACCGATATTACTAAACCAAGAACATCAGTGAAATGAATTCCATGTTCTTTACGTTGCGCATGTTCTTGAACAGTTGCTCCCAGAACCAGCAGCCCCATTACTACCAGAACAATGGCTTCGACAAAGTTATATGGATGATTCATGATTTATCTTTCTGCTGTTTCCATTGCGCTAATTTTTGCTCCGCGCCTTTTGCGTAATGGAAGTTTGAGTCTACCCGTTTAACACCGCTGGGGCCTCGATTGTACGCGTTTAGCAGCGTTCGACCAGTGTACCCATATCGCTCATTTAGCAATTTTAGATACTTTGATGCAATCTCAATATTAAATGTCGGGTTTAAAATCAAATTGGCTTTGAGTTCATCATCAGTTCGCGTATGAAACTTGTATCGATCCCAAAGGTCAGGATAAATGCGCATGATGTCTTTAGCAGGTCCAAGTTTGATTTGACCAAGACCAAAGTACTCATCACCGGTGTTCCCAGCGACCTTATACCTTTTCATCTGTCCGGCGTGAGTTTCTTGCAGCAACAAACTTTGCAAAACTTCCGGATTCTTGTGCCCATCAGCCTTAGCAATTTTATATGCGGTGTTTAGAATCGCACTTTGCTCGGTGGATAGATTTTCTGGCAAAAGCACAGCGGCTTGACCACCGATGGCTTTTTCTGGTTTTTCAGCAATAACAGCAGTTGGAACTGCTGTTGGAAAAATGACTTCGAGCTTATAAAGCCCTGAAAAAACAAGAGTTAAAACGACGCCAAGCGCCGCAAGGGTCTGGTACATGTGGTACTCCTTTAGTACTCTGGCAGTGAAAACCCACCACCAACGATTGGTCAGGGGTGACTCATTATACGAGCCATTGTGTTTGCCTGGCAATCTCCTTAAAATAAGATGGTTTGATTATAGACCAAAAAGGGTCGCAATTGCGACCCTTTTAACCTAAATTCAGGTTCATTAATCTGGTGAAACGGTTTCAGCTTCATTTTCTCGAATCCATGCAGTAAGCTCTTGAGCTTCTGCTACGGATGTCGCCAGTTGTTCCTCTGCTTTTGAAAACGCAAATTTAGCATTTTCAACAGAAACGCGTTGCGATTGTATAATCGACTGCAATGAATCTAAACGCGTTTTCGCCAACAAGATCACACTCTTTGGAGACATTTTCACCCCCTTAGATATTCATCTGTGGTGCTTCATTTGAAATCACTGCGCCGCGAGGGTCAGAGAAAGATGAACCGATCATAGTACCATCATCAACGTCCAGTTGAATAGATGCTAAACCACCACCGATTACGGCGCCCATTGGACGCTTAATCTTAACGTAATTCGCATGGAAGAAATCAAGTGCGTTCATACCGTTGTTCAAACGGCTTTGCGACAGCAGTTCCCACAGAGGGTACTTATCAGCATGAACGGAGGTAACGACCTTCTTGAGACGAGACTTATCGATAGGATGAAGCTTTTCGACTTCGATACCAAAAATGCTGCCATCATCAGTTTCCATCACGACCGCAATTTCACGGAGGATACCATCATCGTTCCAATCCACGAGGTACACATGGCGAAGGTCCGTAGCGCGCTTTTCAATCTTAGTTGCCATTTTCATTCTCCTGTAAAATAGCATGGGGAATCACGTTATACGTTTTGCGATATCAGCACGTGCTTCAATCAACCCTTTATGAATGCAATCTGCATTCATTTCTATTTACAGGGTCCGGCGCATTTATTCTTTTTCTTTGATAACTAGTTCAACTGGCACCATCTCATAAGGTCCATCTTGTGGATGTCCTGGAAACACTGCATTTTTCAGTACGGTTTTTGCACCACGTTCTGTATACAACAGAGGTGTTACTTGACCTGATGACGTCTTCACATAATGTGATTTTGACGTACGAATAATGTACAATTGAGGAAGGTCTTTTTGATATGCCATCACTTGTCCTTGTAAACTTTCACCAAGTACCCGCGTTCGCGAGATAGTTCTTGAACGTCAAAGTAGAACCCGGTGTGCTTGCGCTTCTTGAACTCCTTCAAGATCTGCGAAACCTTGTCCCAAGCTTTGTGCATGCCCCCATATCGCCATGGCGGTGCGTGAAGTACATACACTAGGTTAGTTCGGTCTTCGTCGACAGCGCGTACCAGATCAACTTCATCCTCGCGAATGCAGAATTTGTGATACGTGTCGGGCGGTAATGCTTTTCGATAAACCTCGTAGAGCCCGCCGCGAATATGTTGGAACACCACAAGATTCTCACCTGCTTTAGCGCAAAGCTCTACCCAATATTCATTATCGCTCAAGATGTCTTTGTGAGCCGCGACGATGTCGCCTACATTCAGCGTCATCTGCGTTCACCAACTCTTTTCATTCATACACATCTAAACCGCCAATTCCGATGTCAACCGCAAACTTACCTTCACCTTCATTAAACAGTTCGATTTCGAATGTCCCAGTGTACAGTGTTCCATTATGTCCATCGGTGATAGTCACCTCTAGATCGTCTGGAAATTGTTGCAGGATCGTAACCAGTTCTTTTACATTCATTCGTTCATATCCTTGCAGCTTTGAGGTTGGCCTACACTACCGATGACGGCCCAACATTTATCACAACGATAACTCATGCCAGACTCTCTATCAAATACGGGTACGCCACCGCAATTCATTTTGTCCAGAACTGCTGGCACCAGTGAACCATCAAAAGCTCGTGCGCACCCCGGCTTCTTTGACGATTGTTCATCAATAATCCAAAGATCACTCATGGTGTTTCCTCCTTGAAGGCCTCAAGGCATAAGAATTTGTCAAGCTCTTTGAGAGAATCGATAAAGCCATGCCAATATTCCGTAGTCTCTTGGTCTATTGCCGTTTCAAGCTTACCTTCAGCATCACGAACCATTCCACGCAAAACAGAGCAAATTTGCCTGTTAGATGTGTGTCCATTCATCGTGCCCACCTCAACTCAAAAGCAAGATTTCCAACATTTGCATTATAGAGCCCACTGCAGTTAATGCAGTTGTACTCCACAATTTTTATTTGAAGATCACCAGTCATGGCCAGATCCATAGTGAAGCATTTTGCAGGCTTGTAAATTCCAGCCATTCTTTTTGCTTCTTCGTATACGTAAGATGGAATGTCGGATGTCCAGTGCATCTTGCCAAACTTACGGTACTGAGAACCAGCGGCTACTTTACCGCTGACCACAAAGAACCGCCATTCTGCTAAAATTTCGACAGGATCTGCAACGATCACATTTTCATCTAGACTATGTTGAAAATGTTGGTCGTATTGAATCGTCTCGAGGTACTCCTCAAAAGTAGTACCACCTTGCACAATGCCACCCGTAAAAAGCTTCAGATCACGACCAGGTTTGATGAACTTATCGGTTTTAAACGACGTTGTCATAATATCGCGAAGCTTCACGACTTCACCACGCCCGTTCAATAAATGTCGCCTTAAGTCTTTCAGGTATACTGACATGTCAAATCTAGCGGGATCATAGAAAATTCCACGCCTACAGGCAGCTAGTAGTTCATTCGCATGATTCTCTTCTGCGCCAACAAAAATCTCAGTGCTTTTAAATTTATTTTCAGTTAAGAGTCGAAGGGCCTTTGTGCTACAGTGTACAAAGTATGAATCTGCTTTTGGAAAGTTTTCCCAATTAGTGATTTCTGGTGTGAATGGAATTACGCCAAAATCAGACCATGTGCCACCAGATTGCTCTAAGCCATTTAGTAGTTTTGTGGTCATATCATCCGTGCGGCGAAGGCCACTCGATTGGATTAGCCAGTGCTTCATACTTTGTTTTTTGGGAAAATCTTGTACCAGACTACAATGCCGATGAACACAATGTTCGCTGAATAATTCACCACAAGCGGCCAATTCCAGTTGTCATACGGTTGCGCCAAAAGATAGATAAGTGTAAAGATCTCGCCAAGGCTCCATAACCAAAGGAGCCCTTTTGAAATTCCATCAGAGTGACCCTGACGCACTGAGAGTATTGCTTGCGGCACGGCACAGCATGCAAGGCAAATAGCGCCAATCCAACCACTGATGTCGAATATCGACATCTTTTGCACGTGCGAAATAGCCTCGAGAATTAATTGCTCAATCATACCGCTTTCTCCTAATACGAGGACCGGCGTAATGAACATAACAAAGTAGGCTTACTGCTACAATGTTAACAAATGGACAGCTCAGTAACAAAATAATAAGCCAATGCAGCAGTCGATTTGCGTAGTTGTACCCAAATTTTAGATCTGGGCCCTTAGTTAGATCTTCAAATGCTGACCAGAGAACTAAAAGAATGAAGATCACAGCACACAAAATCAAATAAGCACTTATCATATTGTTACTGTAACATTAGAACTGTAACCCATTAATTTGCTTATGGGATGCATGTGATGTTGGCTCATTATGTGCCGCATTTGCAAAACCTTTACCACTAAACAAACCAACAAAGTCAGATGCTCTTTCTGCAATCTGTTGAAGTTGGTATTTGCCAATGAACTGATTGAACTTGAAGAAGTTGAATTGTCCGTGGTTATCTGCTTGTGTCACAATAGTTTCACGAATCAATGCTCGAATATTGTCAGGCTGCCACTTCAAATTCATCAGCAAATTGTTCTCTTCAAACATCTTTTCAACGTGCAATTGCCGTTTATCGCCAGACTCAGGGTCTGTGTATTCCCATTGAGTATCCAGTAGATTGCTTAATTCAAAAGCATCCGCCCACTCTGGGTTAGCAACACCGTCTCGAACACCATACGCTTTCTGCAATCTGGTCTTTCTAACGCGTGGCAGCGCTGGCAAAACATTGTCTCCAGCGTCTCCACGGAACGCCTTCTCAAACATGAAGTACCCAGCATCATCTACACCGCAAAGATCAATGAGTTGACGAGGCTTACCATCGTCCGGATTAATCAGTGATACATTTGGGTTATCTAACTCTTGTGCAAAGTCTTTGTCACCAGACAAGATCACGATCTCATCGCCTTCGTCATTACCCGGGTGAGGATTGCCATAATATTGCGCGTACCCAGAGATAAGGTCATCACCTTCAAGCATTGGGTGCTGTAAAGTTACGATGTTAGTGTGTTCGCGTACCAACTCTTCAAAGTTCTTGATTACGTCAAACAGAACTGCCATATTCGGATCAAGAACCCGATTGCCCTTGTACAAGCGCTTACTGTAACATTGCTCAGATTTTGTGTACTCTTTACGCCAGTTCTGCTTGCCTTCAAATGCAACGGCAATTTTCTGAGGCTTAATGCTATTATAGTGCTTTCTTAAAGACATCAAACACATATGCAACCCCAGTCCAGCAGAGTCGGCTGCGTTTGCTGGACCGTACTTCTGTTGAGCAGAGACAGCTCTCCAGAATAAATTTGAGCAATCTACTACAAGGCGTTTTTGCTTCATGCTTTTACCTTACAGTTCTTAAAATGATATCGCGTCATATTCGCTCCAGATCCAATTTTACCGCAGTGGCACTGTTTGGTTGACATAATCTTTGGTTTTCGCAAGGCTTGTTTATGGGATTCAGACTTCGGTATACCACGCATAGCATCCCCAATTTTCTTCCCAATATCGTTTGGTCTTTCCCAGCATCGTAGACTCTCAGAAATACGTGTTCTCGTTTCTGCAGAAGCTTTCGTGCCACCAAGTCCTCCAGTTCGAAGGTTGTAGCATTGAGGATCCTTCACTAACTCTTCAGTGACGACCTCGGCTTCTCTGCAGTACGCGCTTTCGTAATCATCAAAGACTTCAAGCACTTCAAGCACTTCGCGCTTGAAATTCTCTTTGCCGTACTTCTTGACTGCAGCGGTTAGGGCATTACCTGACCCAATATACAGACGCCCCAATGTTTCTTCTAACGGCCCCGTATGGATGCCGTAATAGAACTTACCATTAATTAGGTTCGTTGTTTTGTAAAGAAAAATTGGCATAGCGTTATCGCATTAGCCTATTAGAATTGTCGCTCAGCAATGGCAAATCGTCATTGATTGGTAAGTCCATTTCATTTTCTGGATCATTTACCAACGATGAAGGCCGCATTTGGCTAGTGAAGAAAAACAGTTGAACGGCATCCTCTTCATTTTCAGCGACAAAGCCTAGCTTTGTGATGTGACTAATGAATGCATCATTCCAGTTGAACTCAACTTTAATCTGCCCATCATTCTCAAACCCAACAACCTCAAACATCGCCCAAGGCGTGCTAAGAATTTGTTGATCCTCAATGAACTTATGGCGCTCATTAAAGAGGCCATTATCCTCAGCCGCCTTAGGCTTGAATAGATTCTTTAAAAACTGAAACATTACCACTTACCTGCAGTTGAAATGCTTTTTGCAGCACGTTGCGCTTTATCAACTTCTGGCGCCACGATCTTACGTAGCTCAGATACTACCAAGCTTTCAACAAGTGCATCCACAATAGATGTAGTCGCTGATGTTTCATCAACTTGAAGTAACCATTGTTGAGTTACAGATGCGTGTACGAATTTACCTCCAAACTGAAGGCCGAAGGTGACATTACCACTCTTAACATCAGTCTTCATTGTGAGTTTTGGTTCCCACTTATCTGCAATTGCCTTGTATTTTTCACACTCGTTTTGCAGGTGGCTGATCTTTGTTTCGATCTGCTGAACGTAGGTTGCGCGGTTCTTTTCAATGTCGTCCATGTTATATCCTTAAATGTCAATGCAAGGAATTGCGAGGATGTGAAATCCATTAATCAACATGTCAATGTTGCCAGATTGATTCATAGTTACTACGGTTTTATCGTTCTCACGCACCGCGTGAGACAGCAAGTTTAAAAGCACCCCAGTATTTGTTGTGTCATACTGATTAGCGTACCCCGTAGGTTCATCAAGAAATTCAGCTGAAGTTGACAGATTAAATTCAAATCTATCATTGGAACTGTCTACGCTTTCAATATGCACTTGACCGTCGCGTTTTACTTGAATAGTCACTTTATCAGCGCCTAATGTCTTCACACCACGGTTCAGCATACTGACATCTTCACGTGTTAGTGTGATTTGCACCGCACCTAGTTCATTATGAGATTTTGGATATTTGCGATCAAGCAACGCAATATCTGTGCAGCGGAAATCAATTTTGCTGCTGGCGTTTTCACCGCGAATAGAAATCTTTTTTACTTTCTTATCGTTGTTCAATTCACCTTCAATCTGAATTCTCTCGCCAAACAGTTCAAGACGCTTGTAGAGCTCGCTTAATCGAGTAATACCCCATTTAATATCTTGGTCAATGGAAAGTTCAATGTCGGAGAAAATGACAGCAGTTTTACTTTCAGACATACCACGAATCTTACCATCAGTGATAACGGCAAGATCGATGTTTGCAAGTTTACAGGCATTTAAAGCCGCTCTGAGTTTCAGATTATCTGATTGAGATAGTTTCATAAGTCAAATTATAACGTAAATGATTAAAATTCAAAAACAGAATTCAGGAACGATTGTTGCGGTGTAGGTAGCTCCATGTCCAATGCTTCAAAAATCCCATCAAGTTTTGAATCAATCATCTTTTCTTCAGTGATCTTCAAATCAACCTGGAAATTTTCATTGAACCAATCTGGTAAATGCATCATATCGGCTGGGAAAGCCATCGACGTCATTTTTAAGTAGTTTGGCTTCAAGTACAAGATCGCGATCTTGTCACCCGCTTTGATTGGCTTTGCACCCGCATCCATGGCTAAGATCATTTCGTTATAGTTCACAGCTGCCCGCACGTGCCCCGGCAACTTAGCGCGACCACGACCTACCTTCTCAGTGCGTTGGTACTCTGCATAGTATGCATCAAGATCGTTCACTTGCTTAGCGGGCGCTAAATCCAGCACATTTTTTACTTCACGAATTAGTGTGCCACGGTGACTATTCACGAACTTTTCAAGTACACCGTACTCAGCGCCATCAAGCACATGGTTCATCAGGCCCTTTAAGAAGTCTTGAATAACCTTTGGGGTGTCAGCTTTCTTAATTTCTGAGCCCATCGATTTTAGCTTCGGCTTATCGCGAAGATCTATACCATCCAAGTTCACAACCTTGATCGTGTACTTCTTCTTTGCGCGCAAGAACAATCCACGTTCACCAACAATTTCACGAGCTGCAGCGATGAGCTTCTCGTTGCCACTGTGACAGTTGAACGCTGTCGCCATGAATTCTGGGAACGAGTTGTTCGTGAACTCGGCAATGGTATCAGCCCGCTGCACTGCATCTTCATACCCCGTTCCAAGTGTCTTGAAGTAGCAAGAGTCGGTGTCTCCGTAAATGATTACGTCGCAGTGCTCATTGGTGTCCGTGAACATTGGCCAGTAGATGGCGTTTTCAGGGACAAGCACGTGCTCACCACTCTCTGGATCCTTCTTGAAGGAATATTCAGGGCGAGTTGGCAGATCGAGCAGCATTTCCATGTCACCAGTTTGCAGCGCAACCGCATATGGTTCAGAGACCTTGCGACCCTGATTGCGCCCTCGGCGGGCCATCAAGAGCGCCTTGATGCTTTCCTTCGTGCGGATCACCATGCCGTCTTCATTGAACTCACCAGGCTGGTATCGTTTCATGAGCTTGACGGGCCGCCCGGTGATCTTGGTTGCAATTGTTTGTGCCATGTGAGTGGTAATTTGCCGACCAGTTCCAGTGACCGAGGCACCAATCTCGCGACGCCCGAATTTGAAATTTTCATTCAAAAGTGCGCCATACGTTGAATTCAGTTGAATTTTTTTAGTCAATTGCAAAAGATCATAATGAGCCTCTTGTTGCTCTGCCTTGGAAATCGCATCCCATTCTTCTTTAGTATACAACTTACCGTTGCTTAAAAAAGCATCACCTGATTCAATTCTTTTTAAGACTTCTACAGTTTCCAAAATGATACCTCGTCATTGCCCCGCCGGTTCCAGTAAACCCACACCTATCGCATACACGAACCCGCATATTAAACTTCTTGCCTCTAGAAAGAGCTCCCATATCTTTATCTTTTGCAAGAGCCTTATGACTTTCGCTCTTGCGTTTTCTTGTTTCCTCAGACTCTGGCCCAGTTTTCAATCCCTTATTCCATGCCGAAATTCCACTTCTATTTTGGCTCATGAGCGCTTTAGATTCTTCAGAATGCTTATGACCTGCGTGCGGTTGGACTTCACATTCTGCTCTCATAATTTTCATTCTATCAGATCTTGTTTTACGCTCATCTTCAGTTATGGACAACTTAAGCGCGTCACTTACTTTCTTTGCAACTTCAGGTCTACGCATGGGGTTTTTGTCACCGCGCAAGTCTATATGGCTCCAGCCGCCTTCACCACCTTTTGTTAAATTCATGCAAAGAGAATCTTTCAGAATCTCCTCATTCACTAACTCTCGCTCCCGTATCCTCAGTTCCTGGCGAGATGGAAGGAACTCAAGAATTTCCTTGGTGTGCTTCTCTTTGCCGTGCTTCTTGATCGACTTCCACAGCAATTGTCCAGAACCAAAGTACCCATCTTCAAGATCATCGGTCGAGTGCATACCAATGTAGTACTTGCCGTCAAAGCGGGTGATCTTGTAGATGTAATGAAATTTGCGCTTATCTGCACGCATTGGCCGCTCCTTAGAACATTTCTGCTCTATTTATCGAAACCTTTCGATTTGAGCAACGCAACGGTTTCAGGATCGAGTTTAATTCCAGTTTCTTCACGCAACTGTTTTGCAAGCTTTGCGTACTTCTTCTTCTCAGCTTGGAGGCGCTTACGCTCACTGAACCAGAAAGTTAACGTATCGGCAACCATGCCAGGCTTAGACTGATCGAACAATGTCCCAAACGCAGAGATTGCAAAACCCATCTCTCGAATGAACTCGTGCCACTGAGCACCAGTCATCGTTACTGGACCTTCAACTGTCAGCGCAGACCAGTCATTATTGTCCTTGGCGTTGATGCCGTTCCACGCCATTTCACCGTATAGCGGGTCATCATCTTTTTCTGGGTTAGTGAACTGCCCAACGAACGTTTCAATTGACATGTTCAAGGCGCGAATGACTGAAGGATACAGAGATGTAATGTCAACTGAACCCAGCCACTCGTGCAGGCCGGCGTACGGCGTCATCACAATTGCGCCTTCAACCTTCTTGTTCTTCTTTTCTGCGCGTTGCTTATCCAAGCAAATTAGGTTATGCTTGTTATGCGCGCGGTTCATAATCCCAGTTTCAACGTACCGTACTGTTCCAAGAATAGCATCAAACGGCACAGTGTTTTCATGTGCCATCTGATTCACGAGCTGCATGAACTTGAACTTCACATCTAACTTAACAAGAACTTCAACGTCTCGTGCGTTGTACGTGACGAAGTGCACAAAATCTCGGTGGTACAGCTGCTCCAATGTTCCTTCGTACTCCAATTTAGGAACATCAAGTTCTTCAGCCGCGATGTTCGCCAATGAATACGAAGTTCTACCTTCAAACGTGAACTTCTTAAACAAGTCCAAATAGTCTAAGTGGCTTCGACCATGTAGTGTATATGTAATTGCAGGTGAGCCGAAACGATTTACAATACGTTCTTTTGGCGGCTTCGCTCCCTTAAAGCACATATGCGCTGGTGCCTTAGCACCTAATATTCTCTCAAGACGCTTGATGATGTAGGGAATGTCGAAGAATTCGGAGTTCCATCCGCTCACAATGTCGGCGTCTTCAATGTCGCCGAGCATATGAAGCAAAAGCTCACGCTCATCTTGACACAACACGATGTTTGGTTTGAAATCAAGCTTATGCTCTTCCCACATGCGAGCAATGTCTGCTTCAAACGTCAAGTGCGCAGAAAAACCCTTTGGTGGAACTGCGTACGTGCGGTACTCACGAGTCCAGGACTGATAGATCGTGATTGCGTTAATCGGAGCGTACGGGTTTTCTGGAGAACTAAAGCCGATCTTGGATGAGTAATCTACTTCAATGTCCAAGAACGCATAATTGATGACGGGTGTTGGCACGTCATAGTAAAGATCCATTAGCACGCGAGCTAATGGTTTTACATCACTTTCAAAGCGCTTTTTATGCTGTTTAATAGCATTACTGTACTCTTCATCTGTGTCGAAAACTAGCTTGCGGAGCGTTACACCATTGATTGCTGTAAATTCTCCATTCGCGTCAGGCACATAAAAATACCGTGGTGGATCGACTAATCGAACCACTCGATCTCCACCTTCAACTGGACGCTCCCATACCATGATTTTGTCTGAATCATAATCATGTATAGCGGAGATATAGTTATTCTTCGTCATCGTCTTTAATGTACTCACCACGAATGGTGTAATCGACAGCATCGAAAAATCCTTGTTCCCATTCTTCGTAGTGTTTACTGCCCTGTGGGAATGGATTTTCCGGTCTTGATGGAGGCGTGCCTATTCCAACGTCTCCTGTGTTCAAGTTAATTCGCAAAGAATTATGCCAGGTCTCAAAAGATTCTGATCCCTGGTTATAGGGATCATTCATCATCGTCGTCCAGTTCCAATCTGTTTGAATTGTCTGGTGGCAATAGAGCCATAACAGTGTCAATCAAGGTACTAAGTTCATCTACATTTTGCTTACGCATAGCATAATCATTGTTGTAGACCATACCAACATAGTAGTTGAAGATTTTGGGGTCGACCCCAACACTTTCCTTAGCTGCATCGCGAATGGACTTGATCGCTTCTTGTTGTTGTTGAATCTTCAATTTACAACGAACTGCTTCATCAACACAGTTCGTCAATTTCGCCTTCAGATTTGGATCCTTTAGGATGTCCTTAATTGCGCGAAATTTTGTTGTCTTCCCATCAAGTGCAACCAATTTGTTAGCCAAAATAAACTCCTACACAGTTACAAAATGCTATACTAATATTGTAACGTGAGAAGATATTTCGACAACCCAGAATGTGGGTCTTAGTTCAAATGTACGGGATCACCCTTGAACTCTAAAATTTGCGTTAATCCTACAGCTTTTATTGGACCTGGGTTTTGCGCACGGTGTATTTTATCAATTACCCAGATTTTTGCAATTTCATTCTCAGTCCAGTCTTTAGAAATGGTTTCTTGTTTAGAGTGAGAGGGATTCAGTTCACTAACGATTCCATATCTGTCTTCGCCAACTGACATGTTAAGTGACATGGTTATTTCAGTCACCAAATCTGTTGCCGACTTAACTGCGCCTTCAAGCATATCAAATGACTTTGACGACGTAATTAAATCTTCAACATTTGGAAAAACGCAATTTACAAGCGTCTTGCTTATTTGACTCAATTTAACATTTGTGGTGTGTCTAAAGAACTTAGGCTGTATCATCATGATAACAACGGCTCCATATTTGTTTCAAGAGTCATGTGCGCTGGCGGTAAGTTAAATTGACGATAAATCACTTTCCCTTCAATAATGTTTGCCATTTCGTCAGTGCTAACAGCTAAACTCATAGTAATATATGGTGATGCAAAGCCATCTATAGCAATCACATCACCCTCATCATTTAAGTCAACTACGTCATAAAGATCAGATTCTTTTGGAAGGAATATTGGATTAAATCTGGTGATTATCTCAATTTCGTCATCGTCAAGAACAATATTAGCGCTAACATCTTCTACGGCATTTTTTAATTCGTTGATGCATTCAATATCAGAAGAAAAATCTTTAGAAGTAATTAAGGCTTGTTCGATATCATTGTTTCGTGAAAATGATTCAGCTAAAAGCCCAACCACAAATTGTGCAGCGGTCTTTTCAAAAAACGCTGTATAGAAACAAGATGTTGATTCAGGTGGCGTGATCATACGTCTGGGCCATTGATTGTCTGATTGTCAAGTTCAGCAGAATCGTCATTTCCTATTAGATTTGTGGTTTGTAATTTGTGTACTCCAAATCTGTGTAGATCTAAAATTGGGAACACATCGACGGCTGAACTTTCTGTAATAAGCAAAGCTCTCTCTCCTTCTATCATTTTAATGACAAGATACCCAGTATCAGCATCTAAATTATAGAGTGGAACCCACTTCGCCCGCTGTCTATCGACTGGCGTATAAACTTTAGTGCGTGAGAGCAAAATGCAAGCAAAGTTAATGACCGAGTATTCGTCAGTCGGCGTGTTTTTGATTGACACTTCCTTAAAGCGAAGTTTCACATCAATGGGAAGAGTCGTGCTGATTTCAGAAAAATCACAATAGAATAGAGACCAATCCCCAAGTTCTTTATGCTTGACGTAATCGATTCCTTCCCAAGCACCAGAATTGGCCCTGGACTCATCGTCAATTGACCTAGTAAGTTCTATAGTGGTGATTGTTGAAGGTGTCGCCTGGGTCACGATAATATCTACCTGGTTTGAAGTACCAGTGATCGTACTAGTGAACGTGACAGTATTTGGTGGAACGGCTGAAGTTGTAGTGCCGTCATAGAGCAGATAATCTGCACCTAAATCCCTCTTAACCCCGTTCAGATAAACTTGTACTTCGTCTGAAGTTGAATACCGAAGGACCTTCTTTGCCTGTCCATCTTCAACTCCATTGATAGAAGTGAATGGCACGCTTTTTCGATAAGTGTATTGGCGATAATCTTTGGCTGTTTGCTGCTCAGTGTCTAGATCAAGCTTGATGGTGCTTAATGATCCTGGAGCAAAACCTAATTGATCGTTTTGTACAGCAATGACGAATTGACGCTTTTTACCAGTGCTGGTATCATAAAGTGCTTCACTTTTTAATGCTGCTGTAGATGTTACAGTCGACCCACGAGGGTACCAGTTTGACGCTCCTGTTGGTGGAGCACTCAGGATGGTCTTGCCATCACTAGTAAATCCTATTGGAGACAGGCGCCCTTCACAACCAAGCGTAATGGTACAACGATCTGGCTTATAGTGAACTGAATCAATTAACTGGTCTTTTTGACGTTCACAGACGCTGCACTTGAGTTTGACGTATTTCTTCAGAATCGCCTCACGATGTAAATAAGTTATGAAAACTATTTACGTCGTGTATTTCACCACTTATTCGGGTACACTTTTGCCTCCATTTTATATTGGCTCTACTTCTGCAGGCAGGATAGCCAAAGGCTATCACGGCTCTGTTACTAGCCTAAAATATGGAGCTCTTTGGAAAAGTGAAATAAAATGTCATCCTGAGCTGTTTCAGACTCGAATTATAAGTGAGCATGAATCTAGAAGTGAAGCACTCTTAGAAGAACAGCGCTTGCATTTGGAATTAGACGTTGTCAATCACCCGCTTTTCATCAATCAGGCAATTGCAGGACTACATCCGCGCAATAGCGGAAAGGGCAGGAAAATGTCTGATAAAACGAAAGATGCCCTTTGCGCGTCGAGACATGGCAGCCATCACTCCGAAGAGACAAAAGCTAAAATGCGAGAATCTCACAAAAATAGACCACCAGTTAGCGATGTAACTCGCGAAAAGCTGAGTGTTGCAGCAAAGAATTCGCATGCCGCTAATCCGCGTTCGCATAGTCAAGAGACTAAAGAGAAGATTCGGGCTTCAGCCAAGTCTCGCCCACCAATTAGTGATGAGACAAGACTAAAAAGATCTGAGTCAATCAAAGAGACACTTAGACGAAAACGGCAAGAGTGATTAATGGCCTTTGAAGAACTGTACGAAACTTTCCCAAGTGCCGTACAAATTCTGTCTGCCCACAGGGTTGGCAGAATGGACATACATCTTTATCCTGGTAACGCCTGAAATTCTATCGTCAAGAAACTCGTTAATCAAGTACGAGACAAAAGCGGGTGCGTCTCGTCCATCACCTAAATCATGATCTAGGCTCATTTCAAGCGGGACGCCATAAGTCTGAACGTACTCGATAGCCGACGCCACAGATCGAGCAACGATCCAGGTTTGATCAGGTGGAGCCCGGAGATCGTCAAGAAAGAGTTTATAAGTCATTTCACGTATTCTTTCCGATAACGTCTGAGCAACACGTCGACATCTTGGCATGCGAATGCGTGTCCATTTTCAAAGTTCGTCACTTTGACACATTGTCCGCCTGGTGTCAAGGTAACAACTGGCAGCAGCTTAAGTTGCTCAAATTTGTTGCACGCTATTACTAGTCCACCTGAAATCAGGCCCACGACAGTTGCAAAGATGAAAAGTTGAATCTGTGAAAGCGTAACGAATCGCATTTGTTAAGACAGAGTCGATTGAATCTCAAACAGTACAGACATAGGAACCCACTTTTTCCAAGTCCCGTTATCTTCATCAGACGGAGTGATCTCCACTAATTCCTGTTCTTTGCCGCCTGGCCCTTTACGCTTTGCGGTTCTACCAGTCAATCGAACTTCCGTATCTGTATAAACATAGGTCTTCATTGTAGTTATGCTTTGCTAATTCGTAAACCACCATTATCGGGATGACAAAAAACGCCTTGACGTGTCGCGTAAAATTTGCGAAGGTTGTACTACAAACACGCCATCTTGCGTGACGCGTACTTTGACGTACACTCCGCTCACCTTATGTGTATTAAAAAAGCCACCTAAAATTCGGGCATAAGTACATGAAAAATCCTCATTCATTCCATTACTTTGTAGTGAATCGGTCTCAGCACCCCACATCTTTTCCATTTCTTCAAGAGAAAGTGAAGGTTGTTCTTCTTGGGCTTCATTCAAATCGTAGGTCATGCTGCAAATACCGCATCAAAGGTTTGACGAACAGTGCGCAGGACGGCAAGCGTCGCACGCGCATCTTCCAGAGCGTTGTGGCCATCGCGCTGCCCTAGACCACCGAGGATGTTGAACACTGCGTCTGACTTGTATTCACCAATGCAGACAAATCCAATGCCACTCGTGTCAATAACAACGTGGTGAAACTTGATCGCGTCTTCAAGGCCGTGATCACGGAAGAGTTGTACGGTGAAGTCGTTGTCAAAAGAGACATTATGCCCGGCAACGAGAATCTTTGAGCCAGGTATCCAGTACTTCAGGATCAGCTCCATCAGATCAGCAAGCGCTTCTTCGCGAGGAACACCATGCTCAGCCAAGTACTCGCGCGACTTACCATGAATCTTTTCGGCGCCTTCAGTCCACTTGTACTTCTTGTCGTCAAAATGCAACTCTCTATACAAAGAGTCAATCTCTTGGAACGTAGTGGTGTCAAAGACGACGGCGCCAAATGTGACGCCCTGGTATTCAATGGAACTATCGCCACCAAAATCTGAACCAGATGTCTCCCAATCAATAAGAAGTCCGTATTTTCCAGGGTGCGCTTTACTGTATCCCTTTTGCCAAGCCATCTATACTTCCTTACTTAATGAAATTAGAAACAATCCAAGCTAAGCCGTACAACACTGTGCTAAAACACGAGTACACGACGGCGCCAGCCAAGAATTTACTACCATGGTTCCATTCTTCAGCAACCGCACCATAGATCCTGGCACCCATCAGAAATTTCAACAAGTTCATACAGGCCTTTTCATTTTAAGGGCGTTTAATTGAGTAGTGAGTTCAATCAAGCGATTTTCTGTTTCTTGAATTTGAACTGCATCGCGATTTAATTTGGCGATAGTCCACTCTTCAGTAGCTTCTTCAACCTTCTGCTGACACTCTGCAATATCAGCTTCAATTTGTTCACGGCGAGACAAGGTCTTCATGCTGGTGCTACCAATTTTAGCAATCCTTCTACTTCGTTCGCGCGGTGTTCAACCGTCATTTGAGTAATGGCGAAACTCTTGTGACCCTTGTACTTTGCCAGATCACAGAATCGTTGAACCTCTTCATATACCCGTTGCACATCTTCCCTCTTAGCACGATGCGGGTCATCTTCAAATTTCACATGATTCATTAGAGGTAGAAGCAATGTTCCAGCGTAACATTTAACTTGAGCTTCTGCGCACTTCCGATAGTATTCATTTACCCAGCGTAGTCCTTCCATTTCTGGAACATCTCCACGGTACATAAGCTTGTATGCCCAAAGCTGAGCATATGCGAATACATCAGCAAATGTGCGTTCAGTTAGGATAAGACCTGGACGTCCGTTTGTACTGAAGCTCAAATCATTTTCAAGCTTCTGATTGTATACTTCATCCTGGAAGGTCACCATGGTACTGAAATTGTCCATAACGCTGTCTAGAGATTTCCACCCAAGTTGCGCTTGAACTGCTCTTGACACTTTAAATTCATCTACCTCATAACCACGAAGCTTCAACTCATTCAGAAGACTTGTTTTGCCACCGCCCTGAGCGCCACTGATTCCGACAATTCTCATAATTTCAACCCTTCCAATGGTTGGAGTTCCTTCAAGTCGCGGAGAAGTTCTTGTCTAGTTAAATGTGACACAGCAAGCTTAATGTCTGAATCTTTGTACTCAGTGAAACTCCACATGTACACTTGGTTCGGGGTCCGATAGATCAACGTGTACGTGCCATTTCTTTCCAAAATGTGAGCATCTTCATTGTGAAGAATGGATTCACTATCTTGATCTGCAATTTTACACGCAAAATCATGAATGAAGTCTTGGATTGTCAGACCACGTTTCAACTTACGAATGCCGGCGCCATGTAGGTCAGACTTGCCGGCTTCAGACTTCGCAGCTGTGACTAGAATAAATTTTCTCATATCAAAATTGTAACGAAAATGATGTTTAAACTCATCCGGATCTTGGGTTCCCCTTACAAAAACGTAAATAAACAGACACAAATATTCAGGTTGTAATATGACTATTTCTTTCAAAAAGTTCATTGAATTCGTAGAGTTTAATGGCGATGTATCTGATGAACAGATTAACGAAATCTTCGGGTTGTTTAGGAACAACCAAAAGATCGATAAGCTGCGCAAAGAACGCGAAAAGCTTAAGGGAATGAGCGCTGCAAAGAAGGCAGAACTTGACCAAGCGCTGAAGGACTTTGCCGCGGGACGTAAAACCGCTGTAACTGATCGTGTTAAGGGCGCTCTTAAAGATGTTGATTGGGATGACGTGCTGGGCGCCGATGATCGCAAATACCTTGCTAAGCGCGACCGTATGACAACTGAATCAAAGGATGACGTTAGTTATGCCTTGAAAATGGTTAAGGCAGCCGGCTTCCCATACAAAGGTAAGACTTTAGACGCGCTGCGAAAAGAACACGCTAAAGAATTGCTAGACAATGAGTATCATGATCAATGGCACATGCGTGTTTCTGATGCGCTTGACATGTCTCGCATGAATAAGGATGCTCTTAAAAAGATTGCCGAAGGATTAACTGAATCAGTGGGAAAAGTTAAGGCGTTCAAGATTGAAATCCCAAAGGGGTTATCTGACAGAGCAATCCATGGCTTCATTGAAGATCAATCAGTTGTCACAATTGAGGATTTTGAGCGCAAAGGAAATGTGGTGTATTTGTACCCACACTTTGAGCATGATTACGATCCACATATGACAGGTGCAATGCAGTCTGCATTCAACCGGTACCTGAATGACAATGGTTTAAATTGATTCTGGATTCACCAGAAACAACCGAGGGACCCTAGGGTCCCTCGGTTGTTATGCGCTTAGTTAGTAGTTAAAAACCCCATTCTGAAGTGTTCCAGATGAACTCTCGCTTGTAGAACAAAGGAAAATCTTTCAAAGCTTCAAAGATTTCATGAATGTTGTGAATCTGCATAAGTTTTCCTTACGTCCAAATACGGTTCATTTGACGGTAATCCAAATTCGCTTGGTCATGGAATTCCATGATCAAAGCCTCTGCAAATTGACGATGCATCTTCAAACATGGCACCGCAGCACTTATGAAGAATTCCAAGAACGGAATAATTGCTTTTTCAATCTTGATGGTCAACGAATTTAACCATTCCAAGAATGGGACAATCTTTCGTTTGTTTGCAGAAATCTTAATGGACATTTTGCTTTGCTGCTTTCGCATGGCGCGTTTTGCCAGATGGTCAACACGCATGTTTAGCACAGACCCTGAGTGTCCCTTAACCCAAGCAATGTGTGAATGTTCCAAGTACTGCATCACAATTTCCAGTGTGCCTTCTGGATATTCGCACAAAACATCGTCCAACGCTGTCTGCAAGCTCGGTGATACGATGAAGTGATCAGACCACGCTTCGACATTGTGGTACCGAACGCCATTTACCGTTGCCATATCGTCAGTATAGAACGATACGTCCTTTGGTGACACTTTTTGCTTATGTGCGTACAAAATCGCTTCCACGAAAGCAAAAGTCTCGTGCCGATGGAATTGGCTTTTATTCAGAACATTGATACTACCAATGATTTCGGTGATGTTTCCATTTTGTACGATCATGCCCCAACCGATGTTACCATTGTTATCAGATGAGCCGTCGCAATGAATAATCATACTGCTACCCGTTCTGTTGTAAATTGATGATTGGGCTTTACAGGAACATGTCCAAAGCAAAGAGCATGAGTGCTCCAGAACTTGATACAGCGCATGAGTTCTTCAGATGAAGAAATTGATGGGTCATCAACTTCACGGTCTGCTGGCAGACCGATGTAGCCAGTAATCAAGCGATAACCTTGTTCCGTTTTGACAATGATCAGTGTGACTTTTGAGCAGGTTCAGGTGAACGCCCGATCACAAATCGTGTCTTCGTTTGTCGACCAACTCGAGATGCAAACACAATTTCATCATCTTCTGTAGTTGGGACGCAAATAGTGCTACCAATCACGCGACCAAAATCCACCGTGGTCTTGATGAAAGTTTCATTCATGACATCGATCTTACCGATTGCCTGAACCACCATCGGCATGTCGGCTTCGTGCAGACGCATGTGCTTCTTCGGAATGAAAACACTGGCGCCATCACGTGAAGTTGCAAATTTCATGGCTTCACCCATTCAGCACCTACATCATCGGCTGCATCGTGATCACGACGGAATTGGATGTCAACCAGTTCACCATCTTCGTACAGGAAGACTTCAAAGCCAGCGGCTGCTTCAGACAAGCATGGCTGTACTTCAAATGTTCGCATCCCTTTGGTAGTTTGTGTCACCGCAGGATCATCCCAGTACGCGGTTTCACAAATCACTTGGGAAACGCAACCATCAAAATCTGCATCAATTTCATCATCTGATGGAAAATTATCAATTGCAATTCCACGAAACCATGTCTTACCTTTTAAGATAGATCTTACCTTATCAGCAACTGCGTTTTGTTTAGTTGACAACATCATGAGTACCAGAAGAGTTGAACGGCGTTCCAAGCGAGCTTGGCTTCAAGAACAATGACTTCAAATGACAATTCAATGATCTTTGTCATACCAGCTCCAGTTCAAGATAACTAGATTCAAAAGACAGCATGAAGGCGTACAACGACATGACTGCAAGTCGTTCTTGGTAATCAGGGTATTGAGAAGACCAGTTCATATCGTTCTCCTTACAAAAATGGGATGGTGGTCTATGATTTGCATCATATCACCATCCCGCAGGATGTACACTACTAATCTGTAACGGTTTCGTTACACGTCCCAATCTTGTGACAGTAACTTATCAGCTTGCGCTCTCCAACCTTTAGCAATCTCACCTTCAGGAATTGGTGGGTTTGCAGCTTCAACAATCGGCGCTCCATAGAACAACGCAGCGACTGGGTCAGGTTGTTTAGTAAGCCAAATATCAACAGTGTCAACGAATGAACGAAGCACGGGTCCTGTGGGGCGACGACCTTCTGGGATCTTAGCGAGTTGTTCTTCTGTCAACATCCGCTCTTCCTTGACACGCCGAGCAAATGTTCCACGTTTGAAGAAAGGAGGGTAGTCGTTAAAGTTCACACCCTTTTCTTTCCACATCAGCTCTTGCATCTCTGATCCACTTCGACCTTGAAGGTACTTGTGCGAGAACATTGATTGAGCTGCCATGCTGATTGCGTTCTTCGTGCAGTCTTGCTGACGCCAAAGAACTGCATGATAAGCTTCTTGAACAGTTGGCACTACGAACGCGCGGCAGTCGAAGTACGGTACTTGATCTGCCTTTTCTGGCAGATGAAAATCAAGTTGCTTGTTGAAGTACGCCGAGCAGAAACCTGCGAGCAATGACTCAAGCTTCTGAAAACGGCCGCTGAACGGAAGTTCAACAGTGGAATCAGGAGTTGTGAGCCACACCAATGTGATTTCGTCAGACTGTACGTACCCGACGTTTGCGTTGAAGCGATCAACGAGAGCCTTCATAGTGTCAACCATGAGGTCAGACAGGCGCTTGTCGTACGGACGTTTCAGTCCTTTGGTGAAGGTATGAAACGCTTTCCCATCCAATCTCGCCACTAGTGGCTGTCCCTTGAACGCTTTTCTAGCAGTAGATGGCTCCTCATAAGCCTTCATGCGGTCGCCAATGGTCGTGCGATCAGTCATAGTCTCGTACTCCGAGTCAGTGAATGTGGCCCTCTCATCAAGGGGCTTCAATAGATGCCTCATCAGCATCACATTGATATTTAATCACGACTAAAGTACGAATGCCTGCTCGGTCCAGGTTGAATGGACAGGTAAGGTTCATTACTTTGGAAATCTTTGTGGGGCAGGGCCAGGACCCCAAGAGTTTGGATCAGGTGGTGTCAGCATTTTTACGCTAAGAACAGCTTTCTGCCCAATCACGTAGTTCATAGCATCTTCAATTGGCTTGTAATGCCAATGGACTGAAGATGGTAGAACTCCATAGGTTAGCTTTGGTTTATCGTTTAGCTTATCGCAGATTTTCTTTGCCTGCGTTTCAGAGTAGAGCTTTGGGTTCTCGGTGTTGGGGTAGAGAGCGCTCGGCATACTTCTACCGGGATTTCCGATAACGATGAACTTTTTCTCTACTTTAGCTTCAAATAATTCTGAGACTTTCATTATCAACCATTCTTAGTGTTGGTGCTATACTTACCGTAAAACTTTCCTTGCAACAGATCAGCAGCCGAGATCTTAATGTTGCTACCACCGCCCTCTGGTATGTAGTATGGATCTGTAATCACAAGCGTCTTACCACGTAACATTACATTTCCTGTGTGGAAATCACTTACTGAAATAACTGCGCTTTGTAGCACATCAAGCACAGTCTCAATAAAGCTTGTCGGTGGCGGCTTAACGAACTCCTTCTCATAAATCCACTCTTGGATTTGAGGAATATCATCTTTCGTGAGCTTGTGAACATTGTGCTTACGTAAGAACAGCATCAGACCCCTGACTTGACCATACGCTTCATGGTCTGTTTCAAGCTCAGCGAGCTTCTCAAGCTTCACTACATGTAGATCAGTATCAAAATCTTGTGGACGCTTGAATGTGAACTTAATCTTCTTGATCCTGCTCTTGACCTTCAAGAGGTGCTCATTATTTGAGTGATCACCAATGTACTCTAGGTACTCCCACCAGCCATCATCGTGCGTCCAGACCTTGTACACATAATCAGCGTCAGTTGGAATAACAACAAAAGCAAAGCTACCATTCCGGACCTTGATTTTGCCGTCACGAACAAGCCCATTCAAGAACGCGGTGATGGTGTCACCTGTGTATTTCTTAATGCCAACCAACTCTTGCAAAATCATTTTATGAACCTGTTAACTTGACGAAGAGTAGTGAACGCTTTAGCGATTTCTTGATGATCAATATCGACATCAATCTGTTTTCTACGAAGAAATGTAGCGAGAGAAAACATGTGAATCGAGAACTCATTCAACACATGTACTTCAAACCCTTCTTGCGAGAGTTCTGGTGTCTTATCACGTGACCAATCATCCAACCTATTCGCTACATGAAGTGGTGCAACACCAAGCTCTTGAATTGATGGTTGTAAATCCTTCAGATCAAATTCTTCTGAAGGTGTCATCGAACTGCTCTCAACGTACCTCTTCAAATAGAAGTCGTACTCATCTAAGAGCTTGGTTAGTGCTTTATCAAGTAAAACCGCCGCATCAGCGGCGTTTTTAATAAGCGCAAGGCGGGTCTCTACATGCATCAATAGGCTCCTTTATAAAGCCTATTTAGATCACAAGAGTTTAGAAGATCACATCATCATTAGGGTCTAGATCATAGCCGCCGTCTAAAGAACCAAAATGCGTGTCAGGATCAGTGTCGATCACGATTTCATTAAACCTAAAAACACCATCCTCAACACTAACCTCTAAACCATGGGGCGCATTCATAACTGCACCCAAACTTTCACGTTCAGGGTTTTCAACCAAATCGATAGGAACTGCGCCGAGAACCCCAGAATCAACGGGATATTTGTTCCCGTTCTGATCTTCATATTCACCATCACCGTTCGCGGTATGCGCGGCCCACACTAAACTAGCATTAACTTCAAAAGGAGCGCTGTTGAAGTTATTCACCGCTACAATTTCATCCCAACTGCGATTATTGAATATGTAGCTTATGTCGCCAATAAAGTATTTTCCAGATGGAAGCGTGTAAAAAGACATGAAAATTACCCCTTTGTCACACCTTCATGATAAAACCGGCCAGTTGAAACCAATAAAATGCGCCGCCACAACCCATGCCAAAGAAAAACATCTTGATCACAAAGTTCAGCCAATTAGATTTGGACCAAATAAAAACAGCAGGAAGAACACGAAGGTGGCGATGGCGATGAATTCTGTCATGTGAGTATCCTATTAGATGAAAAGTTTGATGTGAACCGGCGACGCCAGGCGTCGCCTCATTTGCGCTTCCGCTCATTTGTTCCTAACTATTTGCCATACTGTAGAGACCCAGACGCTTCCAAGAATCTGGTTTTGCAGCTCGAGCCTTGACCACGTTTACCAAAGACCGTAGATTCAATTGCTGCACCAGCGGATGATACGCATGTTCTGCAACAAACTGCAAGGCTTCCAGTTTGTGTGATTGCTCAAATTCAGGCAAGAACTCATCAGAGCGAACGATTGTCTCCATACGTTCGATGATTTCGGCCCGGGTCATACCAACGTCTGCGCACATGGCACGAGACCGAAGAGCCTGTGGAATCTTGCTCATTGGCAGGTTCGAGATGAAGATCACGCCACCAGTGAATTCGAATGACCGAGGCAAATCATCATCACCACCCCAACCACCTTCGGAATTCCAGGTCACCCAGCGAGTTTCGTACGAGTCCAAAGCAGCTTTCAGCAAGTTCACCGCAGTGGGGTCCTTCAGAACGCTGTCGCAATCATCAAACACAATGATTTGATTTCGATTTTCATACAGCGTGCGGAACAGGCCTTTAGGAGTGCTATACCCCTTGACCACCACGTATCCACGAGCGAACATCTTGGCACCAATTTCCATTGACGCGATGTCCTTCAAACCACTTGTCAGCAACTGACGCATCACAGTGAACGACTTGCCAAGACCACCTTCACCAGTCACCAGAGTAGATGCCAGTTGACCTTGAGCTACCATGTCAACATAATCTTCCATCATTTGGAAGCGTTCACCGATGCTGAACTCTTTTTCAATCGTTTGAGTTTCAACAACTTCACCACCTTCAACAGTGACTTCATCGTCAAACGTGATCTGTGTGACGTTCAACTTCTTAGCTTTTTGACTCAGACCGCCTTCAATCACGCGACGCAGATAATCAGGACCGCCAACGCGATCACGATTGCTTGCCAAAACAACTTTGACACCAGCGTTATCGAAAACAGCTTCCCAACGATCAAGTTGGTTGTTAAAGATGCCTTTGCAGATTTTCATTTTGAAGTTTTCGTATGGTTAAGCGGTAAGTGAAACTATACCACGAAAATCTCGAGAAAGACACGATTTTTGCACGAAAAAGTGTAACAGTCTGTAACCTGATCTTAAAAATTGTAACGATGACAAAAGCGTGGGGGCTAAAATATCACCTGTTAGCCGTCCAACACAGTGAGGACGGCAATGAAAAAGAAAGTTTTAGATTTACCTGTTTGTCTTGATGAAGTCGCCGCTTCTTGGCGGTCATATATCGAAAACAACGTAGAGATAATCACAACGAGTGATTTATCAAAACATTCTATAGACACGCATAGTGTCTATAGAATGAAAATCACCTTCATAAAACCTGAAGGTGACAAGGTTATGTGGTACGCTGGGATGACTGGTAATCCTAAGGCTAGGGTGTCTCAGCATAAATCTGAGCTTAAGAACTGTAAGACCACGACTTTTACCGGTAAGAGCGTGTTGTACTCAAAAGAGTATTTCGAAAATGTACAACAAGTTCTTATCGACTTTGAAGTCGTTCATAGCGGGCTAACAGCTGCAGAAGCCAAAGCCGGAGAGACAATTCTCTCCGAAACCTTAGCTATGCTTTTCGGGAAAGAGTCTGTTCTTACTAGCCCAAAGAAGAAACTCAAATGATCAGCTTTGAGATGCGTTCGTACAAATAAGTGTCGATCGCATCTTTTAACCCTTCGTCTAATGCGTCAACCTCAAATACGTATTCCAGTTTTTGTGTATTTGGATTATTTCGTACTGAACATGAATGTCGGACCAAATCAATCAATGATTTGTTCACTTCTGTTTGATGACCTTGTGACGAATTAGAGAGATCAATAAGCGCGCTACGCAGCTTGTCATTCTCATGTTCAAGAATTGAATTAGAAATGGTGTGTGCGGTAAGATCTCCTATCAGCCTTCCATTTTCACGTTCACGTTCTTCAAGCTCTAAAGCTACTTCAACGGCAGAACTTCCTATTTCATTTAGGAGAATTTCTTCGTCATTTGGAAAATCTTGATGGTTTTTGTCTAAGACATCTCTCAAAAAATAGAGGATGTCAAATAGCTTTGTAAGTCTAATGTCAAGATCTGGCTCACGCGATGAAATGACACGACGTGTGTTCATTCTTGCTCCTCATAGTCGTCGTTTTCTTCGTCATCACTGCAAACCCATCCAACAGAAAGCGGCATAGGCTTATCAAGAAGTGACGTCAAAGTTGCAACTTCTTCTTTTGTAAGATCGGCTGGATCAACTGGTCCGAATCGTTCCAAAAACACTTCGGCTTCATTGAGACCACCAAATACTTGCCCAGAATCAGTCTTACCACGATATTGAATCTGTTGACGGGTCGATTTGACGACAACAGCATATTCATTTAGATCATTGTGCAAATATACTTGCCCAACAACAATAATCGGGGTGCGCTTCATAAAGTTATGTCTCCAACTAATAGGGTTGAGGCCATTTTAAAATGAACCCCAACCAATAGTACAACCCGTATTTTGGGTTAAGAGAACAAACTCAACCCGGCAGCGTTTCCAAGCTCATCACTAGCAGTATATGCAAGTGGAGTTGGAAATACTCTAGTTGAACCCGCGTACAATTCGTCGTCTGTAATAACGTTCCATGTAGTAAACACGGTTCCAGTAGTCGCACCGCCAGCTAGAATATCGATGTAAACACGAATAATCCGTGGGTGCTCCGACCCTAAATCATTTACAAGTTGAGCACGTAAAGTCAGAGTCGCTCCACCTACGGTAGCAGTTGCTAAGGTCTGTGAAACTGTTGTTAAACTACCCACTCCAATAGATCCAGGCACCTGAGAAAGGCCAGGTGTGACCGAATTATTCATCACGTAAACAGCATCTTGGGTGATACGGAATCGACCAAACTGACTGCATAAGTTTGACAAATTCGTATCAGCTGTTGTTGGTGATGCACTAGGCTGAGTGCGCACCAAAAGTTCAATTGCTTGGCCAGCGTAAAAGAAACGTTGTAAATCAGTATCAAGATTACTGAAGTTGAATTGCAAACCATGCGTCACAGTAGTCGCAAAAGAAGAACCTGCGGCGCTGGCAGAAAAAGCAGCGTGCTGATGAACTGCCACATTTGGATCAAACGTGGTATTAGTTCCAGAAGTTCCCTGGATTCCCTTTAACATGTACTTGTTAGCTATCGCAGCTTGTAATACGTTGATAGTCTCTTGATACAGGCGTGCAAGTGTAATTGATCCAACACGTGCGTTCGCTTTGCGTCTGTTAGATGGATGTTGAACATTGTTGGATGGGAAATTCAGCAAGACACTCGGCGCAGGCCTACCATCTAATACGAATGGTAAATCACTGACGTCAGAGACTGCGTCTGGTAACTCTAGACGATTCACGGCATATTTTACTGCCGCTAAAAGCTTATCCCAATCTTGAGAGTTCGGCTGAACGCGCAACTCACCAAGTAATGTTGAATCTGAAAGAGTGTTCGCATCTTGCGGTAGGGTGCTTGCCCACTTACTACGCAAGCTTGCATCCAGTGTATTGAACTCTGTAAGATACGAGATTGAGCGACCAAATGCTCCACACCCACCAAGCCCAAATGTATCTCCAATCAATTGCCCTAACAAATTAACCATGTAGTCGTATTCTTCACGGCCAGCTGCGAAAATCGTTTCAGGGTACACCTGATCCCAACCACCAATAGCACCAGCAGTCTTCGTCAGTGGAACTTGGTTGATAGATTTTAGATCACGTGCTTCAGACCACATTGTGGCTGATGTAATTCCTGGTGATGTTTGATCATCTTGTTCTGCAACCGTCAGTAAGCCAATAACATACATTCCAGTAACAGGTGTAAAAGAGATCCATGTACCGTTGTTGTCGTACTGGAACGTTCCATCTGTTAATTGACGAACAGAAAAGAAAGTATTTGGACCAAATACTAAAGTTTGAGGTACTGTGCGATCCCAAACGATAAATCCATTGGTGACTGGGTGTGAAGTCGCAAGTTGTCCGCGGGGCACTACCGTTGTGACGCTGTTGATTAAAATTGTCCCATCAACATCTGCCGGCACTCCACTAGAAAAACCGCAAATGTACAACTCACTGTAATTCTGATTTGACCAGTCGGCGTAATTCAGTTTTGCAAACAGCGAGGTAGAAGTTGATGGATAGTAGTTGAAGTCATTCTCATCCCAGTCAACTTGAGGATAGCGACCGAGACCTGTGTATACGTACTGAAAGCCAGATGCGCTTCCATCACGTTGGAACCATTGGTCTCCAAGGACTGCTGGAGTTGGAGACGGTTCACCTATATCTGTGACTTGAACGCCGTTTAATGAACGCCACACAGTGCTTGATGGCGGTGTGGAAATACAAACCTTTAGCGTACCTTCGCTTGTGTCAAACCATGTCTGGCCAACAGTAGGATAGTCTGGAACTGTCGGTCCTGCAAAATTTTCAAGAAGACGCATTTGGTTTTCTTGTTGAATTTTGCCGTAGTTTGCTGCGCCCTTACCGGTAAAACGCAATGAAGATGCATTAGAAACCACTGAACCAGAAGGAACCGTAATTGGTGCTTGTTTCTGGGAATATGGAAGAGAAGGGTCTCTCCAAAAAAGACTGTACGTCATGTTGAATCTCCCGTCGACTGGTGTTTTGCAAATTTCTTGTCAGGTCGACTGTCTTTGACAAGATCACTTATTTAGTCATGACGAGCCTCTTGGGTCGTTCATTTTGTGCGCAATTAATACTTCTACCTTTTGTAATGCCGCATTTAATGGATTCAAATACATAGGCTTCCCCCTAGCCATATAGATCTTGTCAAGAAGCATGTTCTTGACTTCCAACAATTGCGACATGCTCATGGTGCTCCAAGTTTCTGGCGATGGTATTTCGGCTCTTGGTGTGTCAACCCAATAATCAGACATTTTATTCTCCAATAGATGGTACAAAGATACTTATAGCCGGTAGCCGATGGCTAAATAAGTCATCGCAAATATGAAAGCCGAATGGTTATGTCGCTATCTCTGATCAAACAAGTCGTATTTGAAAACGAAGTATGCTTTGGAGCTCCAAAGCATTCAACGCAGCTCGTTGATTTGACTCTGAAAGAAATTGTCGATGCTGGTAAGGTGACAAATCCGTATCAACTTTTTGTATTAGGTCATTTATCTCAGTTTTTTAAGAACGGGCTGAAGTCTGTTGACCTTCATCTAGAAAATCCAATTTCATTTAACACCGACGCAACGTCAACTAAGGTGAAGGACGCAATGTCTTCTCTCTCCGACGCAGAGCATGTTAAATTAGCTTCATACTTACTTGATTGCATCGCCGCTGGTGAATGCATGGTTTACGACAAAGATATGGATCTTCAGTCGTGGATTCATTTTGTCTTGCAAAAGCAAGCGTGAAACAATCAAGTGTCTTCTCTCCAATGTTGTTCTTGAACGGCATTGTTCTTGAGTGCATCAAGGGCGATTTCCTACTTAAGGCGTCTTGCCATTGCGCGGCGCAGCACATAACAAACGCCCCTCTGATGCTAAACGGTGGGGAGGTAAACTCCCCGTAATGCAACAACACCCAGTCCTGTAGGAGGATTCAATGGGTCGTAAGCTCGCCAATACTCGTCAAAAATACCCACAACCAATCAAAGAAGAAGGAAGCAAAGTTATTCGTCTAAAATTCTCACCACAACCAAAGAGCACTGCGCAAGCGTTGTATCTTGAATCGCTACGTGAGGCTGATCTCACGATTGGAACGGGTCCTGCCGGTTCAGGCAAATCCTTTTTGGCGATGGCCGTCGCTGTAGAGCAACTTCTTTCAAATGAAGTCTCTAAAATCGTGCTGACACGCCCAGTCTGCGAAGCTGGTGAAAACCTTGGCTTCTTGCCTGGTACTTTTGAAGAGAAGATCAGTCCATATCTTCGCCCACTCCTTGATGCTCTTGAAGAACTTGTTGGCGTTACTATGGCCAAAAAGCTTCTTGAATCTGGCAAGGTAGAGTTCGCTCCACTCGCTTACATGCGAGGCCGAACATTCAACAACTGCTTCGTCATTCTCGATGAAGCCCAAAATACTACACCGACACAGATGAAGTTGTTTGTTACCCGAGCTGGTAACTACAGTACTTTTGTAGTGAACGGCGACCCATCTCAATGTGACCTTGAGTCGCGTGATTTGGCAGATTTTGGCGGTGAGAACGGACTGGAATGGTTGACACGTCGCATTCGTGGTCGCACAAATAAAGTGAACGTTATCGAATTCGGACACCGTGATATTCAACGTTCTGAACTTGTTGCTGAACTGCTTACGTTCTTGGATGCTCCTGACGATCGTAAAACATATCGTCGTAACACCTGATGGTGGCCGGTTCACTTGAACCGGTTTTATGTAGAGCACAAAACAAACGAGGGCCAAATGGCCCTCGTATCATTTCTGATGGTCTATTGACCTTGAGCTTGAACTTCATCAAGAATATCTCGAATTGCTTGTTTACGCGTTTCCAGATCATTCAAATCTGCATTGATTTTGCACAGCGCTCGATTTAACAGTGAAATATCAAGCTCGATCAAAGACAGTTGCCTCGCAGAATCCATAAAGACCCATTCATTGTTAGCGTTACGGCTAACAAAGATACCGCGATTTTGCGACTGTATTTTTTTGGTTTGCGCAAACTTAACGTTTGCTTTTGCGCGAGGTAAATGAAACTCTAATGCAACGTACCCGCGCTCCCAACCATGTTCTGGCGTACACACTACTTTACATGGCTGCCATGTGATGTCCTTTGAGTTTGCATATGCTCTGGCCATATACCATTTATCAGGAACAATGTCGAGCAATCGGATAGGCTGTTGTTTCATTTATCCTCCTTAGATGACGCAAGTTACCCATGAATCATGGAACATCCAACCATTCGACCCATCAGTTGCTTCGAATATATGAGTACACCCATGAGGACGTCGAGTGACCAATAAGGCTTTACCAATTATCGCATCCATATCATCACGCCAGAATGGCGCTTCATTCTTGACCGGACGCTGAACAATCACTCGCATTCCTGGTACGATTGTTGGAGTTTGGACTTGCGGAGTAATTGGCGTGAGACCTTGAGCCGTCCTTGGTTCCTTTTCTTTAGCCTCGGCGATCAAACGAGCGCGAAGATGAGGCTTGACCCATGGTTTGATTTCCATATTACTCTCCAACGCGTGTGTTTAGTAATTTGGCCTTTAGACCTTGCAAGTACTTCACATCATTCTGATATGCTTCTTGCAACTGATCATCTTTTTGTACAATTGCTTTTCTAAGCTGATTGCTCGACATCAGTATGCGTGTGTTGATACACTCAAACAGATTTTCTGCATCAGCGTCTTCAAGGGTGAATTCAAATTTCACGGCCATGACAAAACTCCGTAAGTGTTGATATAAATCATAACACTTACGGAGTTTTTGTACACTACAAATCTGTAACTAGTGTTACGTCCAGAGTCTGCCTCTATGTTTTATGGCGTAACAGAGCATTTCTGTCATACGTTCTTCATAATCTTTTTCTGCCTGTATTGCATCTTCAAAATTACCGGTAGTACGAAACACTGCAATGAAAACGTCCTTGGCATCAACTGGCTGGGTAGTGAAAACGATGAACCATTCAGCAATATCCAGAAGCTTGCTCCATACTTCATGGTCTTCTGCGTCAAATTCAGCAAGATCTAGAAGTTCACGGTGTCTAGCAATAGTTAGCGTTTTATCATCTTCATAGGGCGTTCCAGATGCAAGATGAAATGGTTGTTGTTGATTGAAAAAATTAACAAGCAGCTGGAACACTGCTGTTTCCATTAGGACATCAGTTTCTTGCCACTTCTTACTCAGCGATGGCAGCTTAATGACATTATGCGGAAATAGGAAGTCTCTGACAGAATAAACCCAATCCGGAATGCCAATTGGAATATTATGCAAGTGAAATTTTACCATTTTAGTTTCTTTACTAACACAAAATGTTCATGCATTTCCGATTTGAATTCGGCGCATGTTTGATAAAGGCCATGATCACAAGATGGATCTGCTTCGAACAACAAGTAAGATGTGTGCCTGAAGCCAACGGCTTGCAAAGATAGGCTTCTCAGCCATAGTAAGTAACCGTGGCTGATTATTGACCGTCGACTTCACGCAATCACCTCCAAGCCCCAGTCATTTTCGAGATAGTGCTTCTCATAGTACTCCATATATTTGATCTCCTGACCACGAAATGCGCGCATGATCAGCCCAAATAGATTGTGATCCTTCCACTTGAGAGCCATTTGTTTGGCATCTAAACCACCATCTTTACCCATAGCAACCACACCATTGACCTCGTCTTCAGTTGCCTGAATCTTAGCCTTGATCTTTCGTTCCACGATCAAGATCGGCTCAATGTCACGCCCGACCATGCGGAATGCCGCCTTCAAGTCATCAGACTGATCAGCACAAACTGTGCGCGCCACATCACGCCAACGTGTGAACGTCACGGAATGGTGTAGATCGCAGTACCACTTGGTCTTAATCTTGAACATCTCGCCAGATGCAAGTTGCACAACCCAGCCCTCGATGCCTTCTACTGTTTTGGCAGCATGCTCAAAGCGCTTCCAATCCACAAAGCTGAAGCCGCCATCAGGCCATCGCAAACCACCAGACTTGAACTCATTAATGATGTTTGGCGCAATTGGAAATGGGCACGACAAGGACTGCAACTCGCGATCAGATAGGTAATGGCCCGTGATGTTCTCACGAACATGCAGCAGTGTAAGCTCGTCCTTCTCATATCGAACTACGATCGGGTACTTCGGCGAAGTGACCTCAAAGGTCGGTGTGAATCCGTCCAACAGAAGCTTCTTAACCCAATTATAGCGGTCATTAGACTGATAAATCAACTCATCAGCCAACGCTGCTTCTTTAGTTTCAAAAGACTTCTTGGTCTTACAGCGAATAGCGCCGTTCACTAGAACAGGCGTCACCATGGAACCATCACGCTTCTCCATGACACGAACCACTTGCGTCCAGTCAATGTTCTCCGGCAGCGTTTCATCACGCTCACCGACGTTGAAGAACTTTGTCAGACACCGAGCAGCAATTGTTTTATCAGGGTGAAACGTAATTCCGCGACATTCGCGAGCATATTCTTCCTTGTCCCCAGTAAAAGTTTCCTCGTCCTGGACCATGTAACAGACCACTATCATCCCGTTTGTTTCGGTTTTAACACGAATTTGCGTATTTCCTTCAATATGAGGAAGCAGATCGTCGAGGGTGTTGATGGTTGGAAACATGGAATGACCTTCATAAGTTCTTTAAATAGATTATACATCAATTCTTCAATCATCTATGAAATCTTCAAACTGTTACAACTACGTTTACCTAGACCTTTCTGCGCCCTCCAAGATTGAAGCCCCAGGTATTTGTTTTCTCTTTAAGCCTCTTTATATTGGCAAGGGGAAAAATAATAGGTGTCTCCATGGTAAGATCGCTCTTGAGGAAGGTAAACAAATTTTGACAAATCGTCTCCTTTACGTAGAGTTGAAGCGCCTTCAGAGAAGGGGCTTCGATCCTGAAATTTTGAAATTCAATGATGACGTATCGAGCCACAATGCCCTTGATCTTGAAAGGGACCTAATAGATGCTCTTGGTAGAAAAGGAATTGAAGACGGAGGAATCTTATGCAACCGTGCATTAGGCGGGGAGATTCCTGATACCACGGGTCTGCCATCACCAATCAAGGGCCGCAAAATGCAGGACATACTATCTCCAGAACGCTATGAGGCGTTTATAACTGCATGCTCAAAGCCGAAAGCTGCCGAGACTAAGGAGAAAATGGTTCAAACTCGTAAGAAGAATGGATCTTATACCACAGGGAGTGCACATCCTCGCGCCAGAACTTTCTTCTTGATTTCTCCAACTAAGGAACGATTTGAAATCACGGGTGGACTTAAAAAGTTCTGTGAAGCCAAGAATCTGAGTTGGCAGATGCTGTTTAGCAATCAAAACGCCGGTGTCATTCAACTTGATCGTTCAAAGCACAAAAATCTAAAGCGGCTAAGTGAGAGATTTTGGAACACCCTTGGATGGGAATGCATTGCACCTTGAATGCAGTCGAGGGACCCTAAAGTCCCTCGCTATCTGTCAACTAATGCCTGTATTCTCGTGCGTCAGAAGAACTTCATTCCAACGGTGAATACAATGTTCAATACAAAAGATAAAGCTAATGCAATTCGCAATTGCTTAATCTGACGATCTTGCTTTGCGTCAATTGCATGTAAATCTGACTTTGATACTGCGTTGTCACTTAAGATCTTCATATTCAGTTCACTTAAAAATGATTTCACCTTTGGTTAAGGTGAGTGGAATAGACACAACATGTTCAACTGCAATTGTTGGGCGTTGCACAGCTGCGGACGGAACTTCACGATCTGCGGCCTCGTTAGCGATGTCCGCGATTTTAATTTTAGATTCAGAAACTTTTGCGCTCGCGCTTGTCTTATGAGGTTTTAATTTTTCTACAGGTTGCTGCACAACTTTTTCTAAGCGAGTGAGTTTTTTCTGCTTTATATTTTTCGATACTTGTTTATTTTCAACAACTGAATCTATGTTCTTAATTTGTTCAAATGAAGTTTTGTTAACATCAGGAACAGGTTCAGCGGTTTTTTGAACTTCGATTGTTTTTTGAACAACATTCACAGACGTTTGAATTGGTGTAAAAATTCTACCATTCAGCAGCACTTCAATTTTGAATGGATGAGATCCCTCTCCAAGGCTGGATGGGAGATCCATTAACGATTCATACTTTCCGTTTTGCAGTTCTTTAGCGGCAAAGGTTAATGCTGGCGATTCGCCAATAACACACCTTACAGTTGGATCTGAAGACGTGCCTTGAATATTCACCGTGAAAGTTACTCTGTTGGAGGTGTTAAGTGTCAACATACTATTCGTTGAATTTTATCGCAGAAATATTTACGCTAACCTCTGCACCTGCAAATTCAAGGTCGGTAACATAAACAAGATCAAGACGCCCATCAATATCCTGTTGAGAGCTCCCTAATAACCCATTAAACTCCGCCGTGACGACAATTTTGTCTAACTCGATTGGCGTAATAGTCGGCTGCTCCCACCGCTCATCGCGTCTGACAGCTGGAATTGGGTATTTTACGTGCGCAGGATTTCCGCTCTTACGTGAAACAGGAATAGGTGGATGAAGTTCAGCAATTAAACGATTAAGCACGATCTGACGCCGATTGCCGCAAAAGGCATCTAGTGACGTATTAGAAATCGTACAGTAATTGATTGACACTTAGTATCTTTCTACAGCGCTAAACAAGCTGTTCGGCGTAAAACGCCAACCGTCCTTCATTCCAAGAGAATCAGCGAGCGCTTCACTACAGAAATATCGATTTTTCTTGCCTGAAATAATTCTGATTAAAAACCCAACCAGTCCAAGAACATCATATTTGCAGCCAAGATGCGATTCAAACCAGTGTTTTGCAAAAGCTTCGTCTGCGTCAATCTCGATTATGTCCCATTTCTTTGGATCTAAATCAATTACTTTCTTGCGGACACCGCCGTCCATAAATGAACTAGAGTAGCATACGTAAGTATTTCCACTTACGTGTTCTGAAAGCAGTTCACAGTGGCTGTACGGCCCACGATCCCACCAAGAAACTAGCCTGTTGAATAAGTGGTCTTTCGCCTTGTAAAATGCAACTTTCATGACTACTCCCTAGAAGTTGTTACGCTGGTGGCGCTTGATTTGCAAGAATTTGAGCTGCGCGGCCAGGGCTAATCAATCCAAGCTGTTCAAGCATATTTAGACCGGCGGCGACATCTGGGTTTGCGGTTAAATAAACCTCACCGGATAAGTTTAAGTCATTCGTCATTGTCACGATCATTGAGCGGTACTGTGCCGGAATTGCTGTATTATTTGGCGCATTATCAATCGCAACACGTTCATTCAGCGTGAACAACTTACGGAACTGATACTTAGTAAGCACAATTCCATTCTCTGTTGTGGATGGATTCGCGGCCATCCATGCATCAAGGGTTTCTTTAGACGGAAGTGCTGCGCCACCATCCCAAATAATATCCTCATAAACTGAACCGTTGCCAGGAGCATGGCATTGAACCAGTGGAAAACCAATACTGATAGCTTCAAGATAAGTCATTTTATTGAACCTCTGCAATTATAAAGTCTGAAACATACGCGCCACCAAGTGTTGCAGCAGCAGTTTGATTCACATACGCGGTTCCAGCACCGTTAGTACCAGTTCTTGCACTGAAAGTAATAGTAGCCGTAGAGCCTGGTGAATACACAATACTTATGTTTTGGCTGACAGATGATACTGGTGTTGAAAAAGCTGAAGAGCCTATTGCAACACTATTAGAGCCAATATTAGTTGTACCGGCAAATACTGACGTAGTAAAAGTTCTAGCGACAGTTCCGTGCGCTAATGTTAGCATGAACTGGATAATAATTCGTGATGTGCTAGATAATGGCGTAAAGGATTGACTCCAAATTTCAAATCCTTCAGTATTTGTTGGGATGGTGTTGTCAAGAGGAACTTGTGTGTTACCAGATACTGCTGGAATAGTTCCTGTTACTACTTGCAAAACGGTTCCTGGAACCACCCAATTACTACCATTATAGGTTTCCATTGCGCTAGTTGTGGAATTGACGCGTATATCACCTAGCGCTGGTAATCCACCACCGGCACCACCACGTTCAGCTGTAGTTCCAACTGGTATTCTAAAAGCTGCAGCACCAGGAATAATTGGATTATCTGCGATCCCAATCACGAGCTCACCAGTACCATTAACGTGTGATGTCGAAATCTGATTAGTTACGCCAGTGCCAGTAACTATAATTTCATTCCCGTTTACATCTGGGAAATCTAAAAAACTAATTTTACCAAGGTGTGTTGACATTTATTGCACCTGTCTAAGATTGGTACTGGCAACAGCGCCAGTATATGAATAAGTAATAGGTGTTGTTCCTGCACCTGAAGAAGTTAAGTTTGCTGAATTCCCTGATAAATCAACAACAGATGTTACAGTAGACCCATCAGCTCCTTCATCAAATTCGTAAGCAGCTAGAATGCCGTTATAAATCCCGTGTGACAGTCCCTTACAACTTGCCATGGTTAAAATTTCATTTGCGTCAAGCACGCGATTGTAAAAAGCATATGAGTCGACCTTGTGGGTATTGGTCTCATTAGCTAAACCAGTAGGATATCCATTGATATAAATCTGGTTCAACTGTGCAGATATCACCGCAGCAGTACTGGTATTTATCAGCACTCCGTTCACGTATAATGAATGTGTAGTTCCATTGTAAGTATATGCCACATGATACCACACATTAGTTTGCAATGTAATAAGAGCATTTGTGGAAACCAAAATACCACCACCCCACGTCCACGCAACTAAATTACCAGCTCGTGCGCCCAGCTGCACCGCAGCAGCTGGGGTGCTTGGACCATATACACCCACCATACTAACTGTTGTTGCCCAGGTCGAAGCATTCACCCATGCTGTGATTGACATAGGTGAAGTTGTTGCTGGAAGCACTGAAGTAGTGACATTCAAATGGATATCGCCAACGGCGCATTGGATAGCCATTAGCTAATCTCCACAGTCATTTCAGCTAACAAGAAGTTTGCCGGCAAATTACTTGCAACACCAGTATTTCGCGTAAACTCAATTTGGTACGTGTTTCCTGCTGTTAAGCCAAGCACTGCCAAAGTTGTACTAATGGTGTAATATTGGTAGAACGCATTTGCAGGCACTGTCTGTGACGCTAAGTTCTGTGCAGCTGACCAAGCGCCAATTGCCGCGTTATTAGGAACAAGGCGCGCGTAAATGCGTGGCTGATACTGTGATGCAGAACCCTGAGCAACTTGTGACCGGCCACGCAATTTAAATGATATCGTTGTCGCCCCAGAAGGCACAGATAGTAAGAACCCAACACCTTGCTCTGCGGTGTTGCTAAATTGACGAACCGTCAATGACAGATTAGAAGGATCTGCAATTGCCGGTGCCAGCGCGTTAATCGCCCAATCTGAACTATTTGGCGAATCTAATGATCCAGCAAAGAACGTAAACCGTGAGCCAACTGAAATATTTGTTGTGCCGCCACCTGCATCAACAACGTTCACCGCGGATCCAGTAAAGTTCAAGCGAGAAGCAGCAGTACTGACATTCACGCTGTCCTTCGCTGTGGTGACGGTGCCGGCAGACATAGTGCCTGCGTTGATAGCTAAACCATTAGCTACCACCACAATGCGAAGAGTGCGTGTATTTCCAATTACTGTAACACGGACAGTATTCGTGTTTGTGAGTATGATGGAATCTGCGCCAACCACGGAGTTATCGTTTGTGTCATATAATGTAATGACTACGTTGTTGGTTCCGAGATTGTGAGCAAAATCTGCATAGTACCGTGACCCTGTCACGAGTGTCCATGTTGACAACAATCCTGTTGCAGAGCTTGCATTTCCTTGTAGGTTAATTGTTGGATTGCCAGCCACCCCATCGGCATTTGAAATTGTGAGACCGCTACCGACTCCGATTGAGCGCTGCACCCATGTGTCAGCAGCTGTTCGCACAGCAAAACCTGTACCGGATAACCCTTCAAGGGCTGCTAAGTCATTTGATAAAGCAAATGTAGGGTTGCCAGCAACCCCAGCCGGGTTCGTGATTGTGAAACCGGCAGCAGGAGCCGTCAATGAGCGAGTTGCAGATGTTCCAGATCCTGTGATTGCATATAAACCAGTACTTGCAGTATTAGCTAATGCCGTAAGATCTGAATCAAGTGGTTGGGCATCAGTAATACCATATCCAGCAAGTGTCGTTGGGTTCTGACCGCTGGTCACACGTCCTTCAGGATTGACTGTGACTTTTGTATACGTGCCCCCGCTAACACCTGTTTCAGATAGCTTAGCATCAGTAACTGCTCGGTCCTTAATGTCATTAGTTTCGACACCTTGATCGAGAATCTGTTGTCCTGGGATTTGCGTACGCACGTTTATTTGCCTTTATGTTTTATGAGAAAGGTAGGGCCGAAGCCCTACCAAATTTCAATTACTTGAAGTAAGAAACGCGGACTTTGTCCGAAGCTTGTAACGTCCAAGTGAAAGTAATTACACCACCAGAGATAGTGTAGTCATTACCTGCTCCAGCATCCATCAACAGACCGTTCACGTAAACATGTTCCGTGCCATTTTTTGGAGTATTTGCCAAAGTATATGAGATGTTATCTGAAGTAGATGGAACTTCACGTGTGACAACATCAGCAACCTTGACAACAACATCAGCGTCGATAGTCACAACGCCAGCGCTGTTCATTGTAGCATCACCAGACATTGCAACTTGTGCGTTGCCTGAAGCAGTACCAATGATGAACTTCGCAGTGTCAAGAGTTTGAATCTTGGCAAGCGTTACGGCAGCATCCGCAATCTTTGCTGTAGAAACAGCATTATTGGAGATTGTGATGGCTCCGCCGGCAGCAACAGTAGCGTCACCCGTCATTGTGACGTACGTTGGAACTCCAGAACCGTCGGCAACGATGATTTGACCTGAAGCACCAGATGCCAGCTTAGACAGATCGATCGTACCTGTGGCAATCTTGCTGTTGGTAACTGCGCCGTTTGCAATGGTGAAGACACCTGCGTTGGTCATAGTTACGTCGCCAGACACGATTTGTGCTGTAGCAACGTTAGAACTATTACCAATCAAGATCTTACCATCGGCAAGATCAGCCAACTTGAGACCATTAGAAGTAATAGCAAGAGTGCTACCATCCAATGTCAAAGCAATGTCATTTGCATTAACGACAATACCGCCATTAGCAGATACTACATCGATTGTATTACCAGACTTTGTCAGACCTGCGCCAGCTTGGATAACGCCGGCCTGCGAGAACTGCGCAAAAGCTAGGTTCGTTGTGCCAAGAACGATCGGATTTTCAGTTGTCAGAACCCAACCAGTACCGGCAAATGTCGTACCTTCTTCAATGAAGGTGAACATACCGCCAGTTACTTCACCAGCAGGAGTGTTGTCTGCGTCAGATGAGCGAGCCCATGCGCCAGCGGAGACAACATAGATACCGTTTTCAGCAGCATTAGTTTGGCCAACAACCAAAATACGATCGCCAGCGACTAACGAAACGCCGTCTACAGTTTGTGTGCCAGACAGGGTAATGTCAGAAGTAGAGATTGCGCGAACTGAAAGCTTGACATCAAGACCTGTTGCAACGCTGTCAACATATTCCTTAGTTGTCAAATGCGATGGCAAAGTTGGAGTAACACCAGCTTGTGGAGCAGTGAAACCAACAGAACCGTCTGATTTTACAAGAAGTAGGCCATCTTGAATCTTTTGAAGTTCGATACCTGCACTATTGGCAATTTGATCATTACCAATCGTCAAGTCCATAATTTGCGTATTACCGCGAATCTTTGTAAGTGCCATGTTAAATCCTTAATGAATTGAACGTTAAGCCGACAAGAAGTCGACTGTAATGTGTTGGCCCTCGTCTACCATCGCCTGCGTTAGAGCATAATTTAGCGTTAGTTCGTCTGGCGCTGTCTCTGTATAATCGACACCAAGTTTTTGCCTTAGCCCGCCGGCATATAGTTGTGTTGAGCCAGTTTGATACTGGCTTTCTAATTGAATTTTTGTATGTCCTCCAACCACCCCTTGTAATGTAAAAGGCTGATTAAAGCACATAACTCCAGGCGTTGCAGAAGCTTGAGGTTTCTGCATTGCCCTAGTAAGGGTTTCAGCTGTTATCCGATGATCTACAAGAGTATCACTGCCCAATGTTGCAGACCATGCTCTAGGCGTGGTGCCTTCTAAACCACGATCAGACAAACTGAAATAAAGGGTATCGCCTACTCGAGCAGTAACCTTAATGATTTCACGAACTGTAGCAGACTGATCTTCTAATGTGATTAGAAAGAAATCAGATCCATCACCAGTTGGTTGTGGATATAATGCACCGTGTCCGGGAATGACACTAAGCTCTGTGGATGTTTCTGATATTGGCGCAGTTAAAAGGCTGACTGCGTTATTAGAAAACAATTGCGTAAGGTGCAATGGTACCGGCATCGCGTCCTCTTACTTCTTTAGTTCGCCACCATGTTCAGTCACGAACTGCAGGACGGCTTGTTTTGTTGCCAGCTTTTGCTTAGCAATCTGGTTTTCGAACACCGCTGCATTCTTCAACGGCACTAATACTTCAAATGTCTCGATACCATGACGGATTTTGTATGTTTGATACGCCGTCTTACCTGCTGTTTTATCGAGTTCAGAAAGAAGCCCTTTCATTCTGCCTCCAAGTGACCAATGTAGTCGCTATAAAGTTTCATGAAAGTTTTGCGGCTGAAGTCATTGTCTCCATTCGCTCGAATAATTTGTTCTATGTTCACCATACGGACCGTAGTGGATTCATTAGATTCTCGATCTATAGCAACAACCAACGCGCCATCGGTAAGCTTTGAATGCTCTCGTAGTTTAATCGTCTTGACTTTTAGTGTCTTACCGTCAACAACGATTTTGTCGTTCTTTTGCGGAAGGTGAACTTTTCGCTTCACGAGCGAATCTGCCCTGAATACCTTAGCAGGCATCAGGGCAACAGGCGTACCATTAATCGTTTTTATAGAGTCAAAAGAGACGCTCTCTTGAGAGAGGCCTGGCTCCACATAAACAGCAGGTTGATTTTTATATGCAGCATAACCGATAACAGTGTGCTTGGCACCATTATTTGTTTCTACAACATCACCTGAAATTGGCAAAACGAACATCGGTTAGATCCATGGTTGACTTTCTATTTAGCCACTCGGATCTAACTATCAGATCTTATTTCAGGTCATTTGAATCAAAGTCATCTTCGTCATCATACATATCGTCTTCAAGAAGTTCTTCTTCAAGATTACGAAGATATTGCTTAAAGGAAGTACGACGACGACGAGCCATTTCGTCATGCTCCTTAACCTTCTTGCGCTTCGAACTACGGTTATCGATGTGATCGCCCATAATAAACCCCAGTCGGGGATAGTGAGATTATTAGTATTTAAGCGGTTATGCTGTGGATTCTTCGGGTTTGTCACTCTCTTTTAGAACCCAAAGATTCTTTTTAAACCCGTGCAATTGTGTCTCGATGATACGGCTAACAATACGCCAATCACCGCCGCCAAGCCCACAACCAATCAACGGGAGATGGATAGTTGGTCGGTGAATCCAGAAATCTTCTTCAAGAATGAAGGTCTCAAGCGCGAAGGTACTGACCTTCGCCAGCCCATTTGCTAAAGCGTCGTAAGATGTGTATCTACCACCAGGCTGTTTATTAGGTTCACGACCGTAGTATTGTTGACCGACCACATTGCACACCCAGAGGTTTGTATCAACCTGCGCTGGAATCATCATTCCCATGACAGAAGCACCTCTGTCGCCAGGGTATGGCACCACAATCCTAGAGTACTCTTCCCAGACAACTGACCACTTGTCGCGAATGTCCTTTGCAACACCAGATCCCATCACTCCTTGGGCATTGACTTGCTGGACAATGATGCCTTCTTTGACTTCGTTGACGATGTTGCCGATGCTAACTGAGATTGTCATACATGTCGGTATAGTTCGCCGCTGCAAGACTGTTCTTCCAGTCGTTTGCAAGCCGTTCTTGCTGGTTGTTTGAGAAGTGAATAAGCTTCAACGTTGCAGCTAGTTGCTTAAGCTCGTACGCATGGTACAAAACACTGGCCTCTTTCACATCAGGCACCCATACATCAGCCCAATCAATCACGTTCTGAATGAGCTCGCCGGTTTTCTTAGTGATAGGCAATGCCCCGCAGTACCCAAGTTCATGATAACGTATCTTTTTAGCGTCAGCGGCTCGAACGTCTACACACTGCTTTGCCACATCTTTAGAGAAGTACTCGTCTACATTGCAACGAGCATGAGTAAACCACAGATGATCGCTAAGAACTTCAAATCGAAGACATACGCCGCCTTGTGGATTAGTAACCAGTTCAGTTCGTTTAGTGTCAAACTGAACTGGTCTGATGTACCTATAGAAGACAGAACGCATTTGCTAAATAATAAGGAGGAGGTTTTATGGCACGAGCAGATCAACGCAAATTTCACTACATCTACAAGATAACTCGTAACGACGGGTCTGGAAAGTACTACATTGGGTTACATTCTACCGACGATCTCAATGATGGCTACTTTGGTTCTGGTCAACTTCTGTGGAAGTCAATCAAGAAGTATGGCAAGGAAGCACACACCAAGGAGATTCTTGAGTTCTTACCATCCAGATCTGCCCTTCGGGAAAGGGAACGAGAGCTTGTAAACGAAAACACTTTGCTTGATCATAAATGTCTTAATCTTTGTGTTGGTGGTGGATTCGCAGACGCCCACAGTGAGGAGACAAAAACGAAACTGAGTAGAGCCTTGAAGGGCAAACCAAAATCAGAAATCACCAAAGCAAAAATATCCGAAGCGAAGCGCGGAGTTCCGCGCTCAGAAGAAACGAAAATGAAGATGAGTCTCAAACAAAAGGGAATCCCACGCCCTCATTCTCCAGAACATGAAGCCGCAAGATTAGAGGGCATCAGAAAGTATTGGGACGCACAAAGAGCCGCCAAGAATAGATAGTCACTTCTTTTCCCAAGGACGCACCGTCTTAAGAAGGTGCAGCGAAGGTTACCACACTTGTTGCACATCATTTCAGCGGCGTAGTGACCCATCAATAGTCTCCATTTGCGAATCGATCCAGACAAGGAATGCAAACACGATAGTTGCCCCAGAACTCTCGATCAATCAATGCGCTCTCATCAAGGTACTGCTCACCGATTTTAATCGTGTGAGGAGGATCACTTGCGCAGAGGCCCATACACTTGTGCTCCTTACGAGCCGTGCGCATGACCTTACGATGACAGGTCAGTTCAGCTTCATCGCCGTAGAAAAGATCGAGAGTCGTGTAGTCCATTAGACCGCCATTGGCGCTTTTAGCGCGCTGTGTGATTGATATCCCTCAAGGACGAAATCTTCCATCCTAAAGTCGTCAATGTCACGAACAGAACGCGCAAATGACAAGGTTGGGAGCTCAAAGCGTTCGCGCCCCAATTGTTCCTTTACTTGGTCTATATGGTTCAAGTAAACATGCGTGTCGCCCATGACGATGATCAACTCTCCAAGTCCGTAACCAGTTACTTCAGCAATCATTTGAGTCAACGCGGCGTATGATGCGATGTTGTATGGCAGGCCAAGAAATGTATCAACAGATCGCATGTACATTTGACATGAGAGTTCTTGCTTTTCGATGTTTACATAGAACTGTGCGAACATATGGCAAGGAGGCAGTGCCATCTTATGCAGTTCACCCGGGTTCCAAGCAGACAGGACCATCCGGCGGTCGGTGGGGTTCTTTTTAAGAACGTCAATTAGACGTTTGACTTGGTCAAATTCATGGACCGCGACTTTAGCGTCAAACAGCAAGGCACCCTCCGGCTCACCAGGGTGCCCCAGGTAATCACCGTGTATTTGGACTGTATGACTCTGCCACTTTCTCCATTGCACACCATAGACACGACCTAGGTCACCCGGTCGAATAGGTTTGTACGAGCTTCCAGTTGTGGATTCTGCGTTTGGAGACCAAATGGTCTTCTTTTCAGGATCGCGAGTTCCATAGAGAATTTCAGCAAGGCGCCGCTCATCTCCAGAACCTTCCAAGAACCATAGCAATTCTGAGATGATAGACTTTAGGCCCATTTTCTTAGTGGTCATCAGCGGAAAACCACGCTTCAGGTCAATTTGCAATCGTTGACCAAACACCGATAACGTTCCAACGCCAGTGCGATCTACCCGGGTTTCACCACGCTTCAAGATGTAATCATATAGGTCTAAGACCTCATCTTCAAAAGTATACATGTCAGTCATAAGAGTGCTTGATGAAAATACTTAGCGTCTACAGAGTTCACCAACCAGACGCCGTTCTCTGACCTGAAAAATTTAATGCCGTCATTCAACATTGCTTCAGCATCAACTTGTAACAGAACCAATGATCCATTTTTGTGATGGCGTGCACCTACAATCTTTGCAGTTTCAATATCATCAGAAAGATGAACGTACTGACGGTTCATAGCCTTGATGGCGCCTGTGTTTATGATTTCGCAGAGCGCACCTTCACTTGTTCCATGATACAGAACGTTAGGTGGGGTTGCAGCCTGAAATGTGATGTCCACAGCAGCAACACTATGGCCTTGATTAGCGCGAATACATTGAGCGTATTGCGGTGGAATATGGTCGAAAGAGTATCGACCCTTCGAGTCTAATTCAACAATTTGACAGAGTTCATTGAATGTGAAATCTGTGTTGCTCAGAAGTTGAGCAAGATCACACCAACCCTCTTTATCTAGAGTTAAATTTGCGGATTGAGGTTTATGTCGAAGCAAGAAGGAAAGGTACTTGCTTCGCTCAGTGAGGTTCTTTTTAGACATGTGGACATTGTAGCCCACATGTAACGATCATGAAAACTTTGATCAGGATAGATCAATCCTCATCGCTGTCTTCATCTTCATCATAATCTCCAAGATTATGCATGAACGATCCAACCCACTCGCCAATATCATCGGCGACGAATTTTGGTGGCTGCATTGGGAATGTGGCTTCATCCTCTTCGTCTGAATCACCACGATTTTGTTCTGAATGTGTGATCTTGCACTTTACACCATTCTTTTTGACTTCAATGTAAAGCAAAGCATCCCAACCAGAGTAGGAGACAAAGACTTCAGTCTTTTTACCATCGTGTTTTTTGGAATCAGAAATGTCAAAGTTTGGCCCAGCCGCGCTTTGATCCAGCCCCTTGAGCACATCATCCAGAAATGATTCTGGTTTGCTGTCTACCTTCGCCTTCGCTTCCACAAGTTCTGCAATTTTCATTTTGTCTCCAAGGAATTTTCCTGGTATTTAGTCCCCCGGTATTTAGAATCCGGTCTCAATGTCATCTGCCTTTACCCTTACAAAGGCCTCCATCAAGATCGCTTGAACCAGATGCGTGGTAGAGAAGTGCTTCGTGTCCTTCTCACGATTGCCAGCAACGTTCAAGATTTGAACCTGATTTTCCAAAATCCAATTTTGAATTTTGGTTGCCAAGGCTTTGCGAGCTGCGGTGTAGTTCAGAAAATCATCAGAACCAGCTGACAATTCCATCAACTCAGAGATGTCATATTCGAAGAATGGTTTGCCTTGACGCCTCGCTTCATTTCGAGTCAACTTAGAACCTGGTGAATTCAGTGTCAATGACAGCAAAATGGTTCCGTCTGAATTGCGAACGTTTGCTATCGTACGGCTACGGTAATCACCTTCAGCTGACAGACCAAATGATTTCAGAAGAATGTTAGGTCCTGTGTCAGTGTACCACCCAGACGGAGCAGTGCCGCCTGTTCGTAGTCCAATGGACTTGGCGGCCAACAGACCCGCTTGATCTGCACCGGTTTGACCACCGCTGATGACGGTGGTGAGGCCTTTGTATTCCATGTCAATCTGGTGTATTGCCTTCGTCAGAAGGATGGTAAGAGACGCGGATTGGTTGTGCGGGCAATTTCCCAGATGCAATCACATCAGCATGATGCGTGTACCTAACTTGGAAATTCCAAATGTCCTTGTGCGCCTTTGAACCGTCACTTTGAGTATAGTGCACGGTGTAAGACCATTTGTCATCGCAAATCGGCCAAGGCCTTACCTCATCGATAATGATTTTGGAGCCGCTAGATCCAACCCACAGTTCTCCTGTGTTGAATGCTGGGCTTGCAGCCTTGTGGAATTTAACGATCTTGTTCATAGGAATGAAGCAACGTGATCATATTCACACTGCAGATCAGCCCATTCCTGATTCAATTTCGCGTGCGAGGAGGTATCAGAAATCGGAATCAGATCCTGTTTTGCAGTGATCATGTTCTGCCGCATTTCAATTTCTTGCAGCATATCAAACAAATCCATTTTTGAAAATGCACTCATGACTACTCCTCAGCACACCGCGATGACTGTGCAGATCAAAATAAACAACACCCCAAGTACTGTGCCCATTGAGCTTATGATTACTCCACATCAATGAATGCGGCTTTCTCATCAGCAGAAACGATTCGTGCTTCTGCTTCTTTTTTGGTCGAAAACGGACCTGCACCGATGTGAAAGCTACCGTCAATGACATACCAACCGACTGGAAGATTCTCGACGCCACGAATTTCCATTGCGGCAATGACGCGATCTTTGATCATACCCATGATGTTTCCTCAGTACACTTGTTGGCCAGAATATTCATTGAAGAACGCCATGAACTGACAGGCGAATTCTTCACCGCTGTTGTTCACCAGCAGATTGTGCTGTCGAGCGAATTCGTACGGGCCAAACAGATCGAAGTGCCGCTTGATTCCGGCAATCACATGGTCAGAAGTAGGAGTAACGCCGGTGGCATGACCCAGGGCACGGAGATCTTCTACTAGGGCTTCAACCATCGGGTATTTGTTGATTTCAACCATCGTAAACTCCGTTTTGCTTGACGATGGTTGAATTATAGCACACTCAGGATTTTTGTGTTGATGAATCCGTAACGTCTGTAACAGCTTGGATTTCTGCCTTTAGACGTTCTAGTTGATCAGTAGGAAGATCTTTGAGTGACTTGAATTTTGGAACGACCGCTAGGTACAAATCACCTCGTGTTGAAGGCGAATCACCTCGCCAATTCGAGTACCCATGCTTAGCAACTTTTAGTCTTGTCTTCACATCAAATCCTGCAGGAATTCGAACTTGAAGCTTCTTTCCTAGAAAATCTTCAACCACTACAAACCCGCCCAGAAATAGATCTACCGCATCTACCTCAATTTCAGTTATCAAATCTCCACTGAAATTTATTCCATCATCTGTCCCGGTCCTCACAAATTGAAATGGCGCACTATCAATCACGATGGTGATGTGCAGTTGACGGGTCTCGTCACCAACTGGAACATGATCTGAATACGATACGCCTTGCGGCAAACCAGGCTTTAGTTTGTACGCGATAGAATGCCCGGCCACATATAACGGAATAGTGCACCCTTCAAACGCTTGTTTCATGTTCACACGAATAGTGATTGGAATAGGCATCCTACGCATGTGTTGGCGCATCATTTCATGGATGTCATTGATGTTATCAGTATGATATGACCATGAATTTTGTTGCGGCCGTTGAGATTGTGGGTTCGTGAGTTCTTCGTACGCTGTTTTGATTTCTTTAAACTTCGCCTCATCACCACCTTTGTCAGGATGGTGCTTTTGAGCCATCTTACGATAAGCCTTTTTAATCTCTTCTTGAGAAGCATCTGGCTGAAGACCAAGTGTTTCATAGTGCTTTTTCATTTTAGTAGTTCTCCAACACGCCTAAACATCTTGCGTTCGTTTTCAGAAAATTCAGATGGTGCTTTAAACACCGGCTCAATCTTAATTATCAACTTTCCGCGGTGTCCTTCATTTCCATAACCGCGGCCTTCAACAATAATAGGGTTTCGTGGATTAAACCCTGGCTGCAGGGAAATGGAAACTGGATCACCGTACGCGTCTTTCGTTTCTATCTTACCACCACTGAATAACCCCATGGCGCAAACGGCGTGAACGACTTCGAAATCACCAGTTTGTTTTGGTGATTCAGGTTTTGGTTCCACTTTCGGGTCTTCAACCTTATCTTTAATGACAAGATTGACTTTGATGGATGTGTACCCTGTTTTTCTAAAAACACCTATAACTTCGTCTTCTTCAGATAAGAAGGACTCAATCGAAGAGCGACTTTGGAGAGTTCCTGGCCGAACTTCATAGTTGAATTTTGAGCGTTGATGAATGAATGGAATAATGCATCCCTCAAACGCCTGTTTTGGTGTTATCTCAAATGTGATTTCACCATCATGTTTTAATCGTCCAAAGGTTTCCTGTGGAGGGTTCGTCCGCTGCATTTTAAGCGGACCTTTACTTTCATAACCCGGTGCTGGACGCGGTTTTGGTTGCTTTGAAGATGGTTGTTTTGGCTGCGAGCTTTGTGCGGGCTTTGGATCACTGAACGATGATTTGTATGGTTCAACACGCTTGTACCCACCTTCGATAAATTCCCAAGCTTTCTTTACTTCCTTGAACTTCGTTTCATCACCACCTTTATCAGGGTGATACTTCTGCGCAAGCCGCCTGAACGCGACCTTGGCCTCTTCTTTAGAGGCCGTTGGCGCAATACCTAAGACGTTGAACGGATCCCAATCTTGAGTCATTAGAGGTCCAGCTTTGAGTACCATGAAATGGCACGAGTGACTAAATTAATGACACAAACAGCAATGTACGCTAGAAGTGTCGTTGGAAATCCAGCATGAATTAAAGCGTGAACCGTCAACAGCATAATCGCAATAGACAAGAGAAGCTCTTGTTTAGACGGAACCGATCTAACCTTACTGATGTGCACCGTTACAACACTCAACGGCTCATTCACCAGACGAGTAATCCCAGTTGCAAGGATCACAGTTGCGAATGAAATCCAAATTGCTCCAGCGAGAAGCCACATTGGCCATTCCCAACCAAACAGCCAGAATAGGCCGATCAAGATTGGTGGCGGCAGGTAAAAACTTAGTCTGCGGTGATGGCCTCGCATGACTGCTCCTTAACGTACTTCGTAGTAATCTACATGAAAACCTAATTGATCCAAAACATTCATCAGATCGAATAGCGTAATTTGGTGAGTGCCAGCCTTCAACATCAACGGTGTCTCTTTTCCATTTTGATTTAAGGTCAAAGAGAACATTTGAGGATCTACAACAGTGTTGTCGATGATGGCAATCTTTGCACCTGTACCTTCAATAATCTTTCTCACATCAGTATCTATTTGCACTGGACGAGAGGTAAGCGTGCTCATTTCTGACCTTTCTAATTATGTGTAATTTTATGCTTACTTTGATAGCCACTCATAACATTTGTACACACCACCAGCAATAAAGAAGATCATCAGTGTTGGGAAAAACATCACCAGATCTAACCATTCATGCACGGTGGATTTATAGGTTTTATGGCCAAGATTGTAAGTTGAGTACCATACGCTAACAATGACCCACACAAGTAATAGAACCCAAATCATACACGCTTCCTGTACTGTGATGCAATGCCTGGAGGAACAAGACCTGGTGAGTAATCACGCATGCCAGCCACGTCGACTTTAGTGCACCAGACTTTAACAAGACCTAATGATTCTCCAAGCGCATCAAGAACATCAGGATCTTCATCTAAGAAATCTGCGTCGATACTCATGTCATATGAGGCCCAAATTCTAAGGTGCGCGATCTTTTCTTGTTCAGTAAACGTCCGCCACAATTCAGCTACTTCGCCTCTCACAGCTTCAGTTCCTTCAATTCACGCTTGAACATTTCTACAGCAGTATCACCCTTTAACGATGCCAGATCAAGTTTCAGGTCTTCAACATCCTTTTCAAGTTCTTTGATTTTGTCGTGTGTCAAATTACGCATTGGCATTGCTAGAAGTTCATCATGCCTATCAAAACCTTCTGCGATCAGACGCGCAACGAGTTCCTTATTTGGTGTGTCACGGAAGAACTTGTAATTCGTCAAATAGAATTTAATAAAACGAATTTTCAAACTTGCCCAAACAATGTCAGCATTCACTTTGTCGATCATCGCCAAGCGACGGTCCTCATACCGAGCGGTACGCCACTCTGTCCAGTGTTCAAGTAAAGCTTCGACGTTCTCGAATCTAGTCAGAATGCCTTCTCCGTTCCAAACGGTGAGGTTCTCGGACTCACGTGCCACAAGTTTGAATGTCTTCTTAATCTCCTCGTCGGAGAGCATCGTTGCCACCCTGGGGACCCGCACAACAAACTCAAAACCTTTCTTATCTGAAAGGTTGTCATAATCTGTAATGATGCCCTTGTCTTCGAGCTTCTGCAGGTGCGCTTCATATTGATCACTCTGCATACCAATTGGAAGCTCCGTAATCGTGATCGTTGGTGAGCGACCATCTTTAACGGTGTATGCACCTTCAATCACAATCTGCCCGCTGTCTGGGTCACGCGACACGGTGCCATTGAAGCCGCGCCACCAAGGCAGTAGCGAGTTTGGCTTGAGCTTCTTGCCGTCAAGCAGCTTGAGAATAGCTTGCTTCAGATCCTCTGGGTTGTACGACATAATGTACGTACTGTGACCTGTACCCATACCTTCTGCGCCGTTCACCAATACAAGAGGCAAGATTGGTGTGAAGAACTTTGGCTCAACTGCCATGCCTTGAGACATGACATGATCGAAGATCAAGTCATCGTCCTTGCGGAACAATTGTCGGAAAATCGGACTGAGCTTCGTCTTAATGTAGCGCGACGCTGATGGCTGACGGTTCAAACGCGAACCGAATTGGCCATGCGCTTCAAAGAGCGGCAGATTGTTTGACCCTGCGAAGTCTTGAGCAAGGCCAACGATCGTTCCCTCAAGGGACCCCGTGCCATGGTGATAATCGGTCGTGGCGGCGGACGCGGCGGCGATGCGCTCAACAGTATCTTTGTCTGCACCTTCACCACGCTTGAGCATACCCCACACCGCTTTGCGGTGTGCCTGTTTGAAGCCGTCTCCAATGAATGGAATACCGCGCACATTCGAGTGCGCTGAATACAAGCGGAGTTTCGTGTCGATGAAATCCGTAGCTGAGATTTTAGTTTTGATCATAAGCCTACACCGTGACAATAAATAGATTGTAACTTGAGAGGGTGAAAACATGCCATGTTTCGTATACGAATATCGGGATCCAAGAACCAATCTGCCGTGTTATATCGGGAAAGGCCAGAGATCTCGAGACAAGGTTCATCTCAAAGAGAGCCACAATAAGCGACTCAATCGCCTTATTCGAGAAATCAGGAAAGAAGGATTGGAACCTATTCTTACAAGGATTGCTGATGATCTGACATGTGCTCAAGCTCGCAATTTAGAGATTGAACTGATCGCAAAATACGGCAGGAAGGGTTATGAGCCTGGAGGTATTTTGATGAATCACACTCTCGGAGGGGAAGGAGCAAGTGGACGCAAAGTTTCGTTAGAAACTAAACGTAAGCTCCGCGACTCTAACCTTGGACAAAAGCGAAGCGAAGAAGCCTGTGAGAACATTAGGCGTGCGACTCAACATTATTTCGACACTCATCCAGAAGCTGGTAAAGAGCATTCAAAGCGAATCAAGGGAATTCCATGTAAAGAACATGTGAAGAAACACCTTAGCATTCATTTCAGTGAAGTTCGAAAAGGGGCTGGTAATCCAGTAGCAAAGACGTGGGAGGTCAGAAGCCCAGAAGGTCAGGTGTTCGTCACAAACGAGTTAGTTCAATTTTGCAATCGACTTGGGGTAAGCTACGTCGGGCTAAAGGCATCACTAAAAGCAAAGAGGCCCATTTTGAAAGGGGCCTCTAGGGGATGGCAGTTATTCAGCTGCCCGTATGATGAACAGATTGATTAGTTCACTTCAATCTGGCTGGGGCAAGAACTACCCACGAACACCATTATGAAATTGCGGCCAGCATAATTATAGCCGCATTCAACACCAGATTGATAAGTGAAAGTGGTGATGTAGCGAACATGACCGGTCCAAAAGGCTGTAGCAGCGAAAGCTTGAGAGCTGATCGAAAGCAAAGCAATGGTGAGGAATTTCTTCATGATGTTTCTCCAAGTAAAAGAGTTGACGTTCTTCAGCGCTTAATCATTTTAGAAGCGGTCCTGGTCAGCGAATTCGCAGTTCTCAGCGCTTGAGAATGCGTAATGCTATGCGTTCGGTGTTCCTGGCGTTGTGCACGCAATTCCCTACGTGCTTCAGCAGCAGTCATACCTTCTTCCATCAGTTGATCAAGAGTCATGACCGGCGGGGCTGGCTTTGTGTCTTTGGTGAGAAACCAATACACTGCGCAGAAAAACACAAGTCCGAGGATGATATGCATGATGCTGATGTTGATCTGTGAAGATGATGTAATCATAACCACTCAGCGATGGAAATGTTAACTGTTACATTTTTCATGCGCTTAAATCTGAAGCGTTCTTCAAGCATGGTTTGAAAAGTTGCGTTCATTCTTCAACCTCAAAGTACCGAATGTCTTGCAACCATTCCTTACGCGCATCTTGCTCTGAATTGGAGAATGCTAACTCAAACTTTGCTAAGTCTTTGGCTTCCAAAGCAGTAATCTGAACCAAATACTTCTCACGATTCTGAAGGAATCGCTCAAACGTTTCGGTGTCAAAGCCACCAAGACCCTTGTAATAATCAGCCTTATGTTTCGGAGCAGTCTGCGCCCAAGTATGGTACTCTTCTTCAGTGAAGAATTCGTGAACTTCGCCTTTGACTGTTTTAGCAATGTAGAGCGGAGTGTTCATACGATATACCACACCAAGACTGAAGAGTTCTGGCCAATATTTCGCCCAGAAACTCAGGAGCAATGACGTAATATGAAATCCATCCAAGTCTTGGTCAGATAATACCACTAACTTGCCGAAACGCAGTTGATTAATGTTGTTAACCTTGACACCGAATTGCAGCCCAGTTACTACCATGATATTAGCCAGTTCTGGTAGATCGCCGTTCTTACGTGGCTCGATGATTTCTTTCGTCTCACAGTCATAAACATTCAGAGGCTTACCTCTCAAGCTGAAGGAGCCAATCAGTTGGTTCTTGCCACGTGCGTTCTGAATGGATGAGCGGGCACTATCACCTTCGGTGAAATAACACTCACACAAATGGCGATCTTTCTTCTCAACCGCATCTGTGAACTTGTCTACACGTTTAGCGCTTGCCTTTGATAGATTCTTTGAATTCTTGCGGAGCTCAGCAAGTTCTTCAGCTCGGTTCTTTGCCTCCACCCAGTCCAGAACAGACTGAATGATAGGACTTTTGAGAAGCTTGTTGATGAACTTGTCAGGTACAGTCCATGAAGTTTTGTACGTGCCTGGCAAGCTGATCATGTTCTCTTTCGTCTGTGACGAGAACTTTGGTCGGTTCACATTCGCTGAAATGTACACGCGCATGTGATTCCGAATATCTGCTGGCTTTACCTCGACCTTGTACTTCTTTTTGAAGTGCTCACGCAGACGGTCGGTGATTTGATCCATTACGTACCAAACGTGAGTGCCGCCTTGGTAGGTTTCGACCGAGTTCACGAAACTGACAGCTTCAAAGCCGTCACCGTGGCTGATACCAACTTTCCAATCATCGGTATCATCATACACGTACTCATCAGCGTACAGTGCGATGTAGTCGCCGAAATCGCGGACCATGATCCGATCACCGTTCACATAGAACTTCACGTTCGGATTACATGCTGCAGCGTCAACGACTTTCTTGGTCATCTTTAAGGCGTGATCTGCACTTAGACCTTCAAGCTTGAAGAACTCGTAATCTGGAACAAACGTGATCTTTGTACGATTCTGCGTATCTGCGGTGACTTTTGGTTCCCCACGCGTGCGCATGCCATCACGAAATTCTTGACGGAAGAGCTTCTTGCCATCGCAAGACTCGATCTTGAAAGACGTTGACAGAATATTCGTCAGCGTACTACCAACACCATTCGTACCAATCAGTTGTTGGTCTTCAGAGTCGTTGAAGTTCGAACCAGCCCGCAAGTTCGAGAACACTGTTTCTGCAACATACTTGCCAGTTTGAGAGTGCACCTCAACTGGAATACCACGGCCATTGTCCTTTACAGAAATTGTTCCGTCGGGGTCGAACTCAACACGAATGCTGTCAAGAACGTCTGGGGCACGCCGAGCTTCGTCAATTGCGTTATCCAAGATTTCAGAGAAGATCTTGACAAGCGCTGGGATATAAGAGATGGTCTTCTTTACCATCTTTTTAGTCATTGGGTCATAAACCCATTCAGTAGAAGTTTGAAGTTCGGTGCTACCCGCATACATTCCAGTACGTTTGCGGACATGAGTGATTTCATCGAGAACCTGGAACTCTTGTTCGATTTGCTTTTTAGTCATAGGTTTAGGAATAGTGATTTGGTCCGTATTATACGGCACTCAAGGACCATGCGGTCCTTGTGTTGGGGTTCAATTAAGCTCTTCTGTACTTGTTTTTTCGACGCTCCGCCGACCAAAACAGTTCTTCACATGAGTCAACATACAAAAAGCCATTCTTTGACGACATCACCGCGAGCTGGAAATCAAGAGAACACGGCTTTTCACCCACGTGCTCATAATTTACATAATAATCCGGTGCTGGCCCCGTTCGATCTTTTGTTTGTGACTGGATATAATCTTCAGCCGATTTCTGACTCAGAAAAGCCAAGTACCCGTCTGGCTTTGATCCCCAACCGCGCTCGTACTCAATCGTCAGCACCACATAAACCATATTCATAACGTCACACACCACCCAACATTAGACAAAAGGAATGCACCAGCTTTGGTTAACTTTTTACCAAGTGTGCTATCTTCAGGAATGTCTGGGCCGAGTACAACCGCCATGTAGTTGTAGCAATCAAGTCGCCGGTCTCCGTATCCATTTGCGGATAGAACTTTTAAGACCTTCGCTAATTGATTGACAGTGCTCATGTCTGTTCAGTTGGGGAGTACCAGACAGTTCGATCATTTGAATCGCTGAATGATTCAATTTTACAGCCTGTTGGCGAAAGCTCTTTACTGTAAACCAGGTTCTGAAACTTCCCCTCTCCAATTACAGCCTTGTCAGTGTATGAAGCTTTTGCAACTTCGTGCATGCACTTCCAAATTAGCTGCAACTGAGCATCATCCATCTCGGTAATGTACAAGTTCGGATTCAGCTTTGCCAAGTACATTGCGTCTGCGCGAATATAATTCCCACAACCAGACGCAATTCGCTGGTCAATTATCGCTTCTGCCAGTGTCAAGTGCCTGCCGAACCGCTTGATGCGTGAGACGAACTCGGGGTGCGTAATAGCAGCCCACAAGCTAGGTGACGTTAGAATGTCTGGGCCAAGCTCTGCCTGCTTTCGCTTCGCCTCAAATGAAGACACGACGCGGAAGGTGCCAAAGTTCCGAGGATCAAAAAATGCCGCAACGGTGCCATCATCGAATTCAATTTCAATTCGACGGTACTTGTCCCACTCATGATCTTTCTGCGTCAGGACAACCCACCATCCAGTCATTCCCATCGTACTAAGAACCGCGAACGGTTCACTAGTGTTTTGCAAATTGAAGGTGATGAGTTTTCCCTTCACAAGGACGCGTGAAATTTTGGATGCTTGCAGCTTTTCAAGATCATGGATCGCTCCACGCTTGTACCGCCCGCTTACCACTTTGGCTCGAGCGATGTACTTTCCCTCGAGCTGTTCGAGGGATTCGGCCATTTTTCTAACCTCGGGTCCTTCAGGCATATCAGTCCTTTTTGTTCTTGATGAACCGTTCCAGGAACTCAATTTCCTGAGTGAGCTCAGCCAAACGGTGCTGAGTCATCAGATTTTTAGCCGGTGATGTGCTGTAGTTGTTGATGTATCGGGCAGCATTGCGGTGGTTTTCTTGCAAGGTCTGCAAGGCAATTTCAAGCGTTGTGCTATGTTCGCCGTCATCGAGAGCGGAAAGCAATTGCTTGACGATTGCATCACGAGCCGCAAGGCTATAAACGTGATCGCTCCATTCCATGGTGTGCGATGGATTTTCCAGGAGATCCTTGGTGTGCTTGGCGAGCAGTGTGACGACTGATTCTTGCATGCCGCGCAGGCGCTTAACGTACATGGCGTGAGCGTTCATTTAGAACTCCAAAGGTTGGGTATAGATCTCTTCGAGGACCTGATCGAGAAAACGATGAGGTTAACGCTGTGGAACAAAGAATTGGACGCGCTCACTGGAGATGTTCGCCAGCTTCAGGGCGTCAGTGATCCCCATGCCAGTGATTGTCTTGGCACTTCCATCTTTCAGGTACACTCGGTATTTCATGATGTTCTCCAACTTCACAACATGGAGTAATCATATCATGATCCTGAAGAATAGGTAAACTAATCTGTAACGGATTCGATACGTAAATATCGCATGATTACATTCAAGCAATTTTTATTCGAGTCATCACCTTCACCAGGAAACGTTGATGGTTCGTTCGTTGTCGGTGAGACAAAGTTTGACAATCAAAGCGGTCTTGGTGCGACACCGATGGGCGCTAACATCATGTACATGGGCGCGGTGGCTTGGATTAAACCATCCACCTTCCGTAAGCTCGCGCTTGCAGCTGACCGAACTGATGACGCCAAAAACATCGAGAAGCTTTTGCGTGATGGTAAACCAATGGCGGCACCATTTCTCATCATAGATGTAATTGGTGAACCAGAAGCACCAAAGAAGATCAAGGTCACAAGTCATGAAGGGCGCGCTAGGGCAGATGCTTTTAAGGCCATCAACGGTGATATACCCATGCCAATTCAACTGCATCCATCTGGACTTCGAGCCCGTCACCTGTCACCAGACTTTTTCAAGTGGATCGAGGAGAACGGACTCGTTGCTGAGAAGTCAGACTCGGTCGTTGCGTTGAATGCAACTGAGTACTTCTGGAATGGTCAAAGGGTGAACTGACCTATCGTTTTTGATGTACCTAATGTTTCTGCTAAATAGGTCTCAACAAGGAGACCTTATGACTCGTGCAGACCAACGAAAGTTCCACTACATCTACAAGATCACCCGTAATGACGGATCTGGTAAGTACTACATCGGTATGCACTCGACCGATGATCTTGAAGACGGGTATTTTGGGAGTGGCTCATATCTCTGGCACTCCATTAAGAAGCATGGCAAGGAGAAGCACTCAATGGAAATCCTCGAGTTTCTTCCGTCTCGACAGGAACTAAGAGTGCGTGAAAGTCAGATAGTTGACGAGAAGCGCTTAAAAGATCCGCTCTGTATGAACCTCAAAACCGGTGGTGAAGGCGGTGCACAATCAGATCCTGCAGTGCTGCAAATCATTTCAGAGAAGGCAAAACTTCGTGTTGGCGAAAAGAATAGTTTCTATGGAAAGAGGCACACAGAAGCAACGAAGCAGAAGATCGCTACTTCGAGGATTGGCAAGCCGCTTTCAGAGGAACACAAGCAAGTGTTAAGCCAACATTTGGCTGGGAGAAGTGGAGAGTGGTCTCACACTGAGGATACTAAGGCTCGTCTTAAGAAGGCTTGGGAACATCGCCGCCTTACACCTATCTCTGAAGAAACAAGAAAGAAAATGTCTGAAGCAGGTAAGGGATCAAAGTACTCTTACATTCTTGTCTCACCAGATGGTGAGACATTTACTACTTCTGATTTGGTCTCTTTTTGTAAAGAGCAACATCTCGTGTATTCCAGCATTACTGCATGCCTTAGGGATAATAAACCACTGAGCGGCAGAAACACCGGATGGCGCATCAGTCGGGCATGAAGATACTCTTTCCAGACAAAACCTTCTCCGCCAAAGAGAGTCCATAGTAGTGCGCCACGAGGCATTTCACAGGATCACAGCGGATATATCCCGCAAGCCCGCACCAGATCACTGCCAACCACAGTTGGTGACGATACTGGCAACGGTCCTTGATCAGTTCCTCACATCCACCCAACTCAGGACGTGGAATGTCAAAACACAGTTCACCATCCTTGAGCGACCGAATGTGAAAGTCGTGACTATAGTTGAAGAGGTCGTATCCTGACAGGCTGTACAGCATCTTCGCCACATCGTAGTCCGCCAGACCATAGACTTCGGACCTGCCAAAGTATCCGCGTGGATCGATGATCGAGACTTCCATGGTGTCTTGATTGATCATGGTGTTCGACATCTGCATATCGCCATGGATCAAGCAGTACTGTGTACCCTGATCGTATTGTGCAACCAATTCTTTGTACACCGCCTCAATCGTCTTGCGTGGATCCAGTTCCAGCAACTGTTGGCCATTGACGCGGTCAATGTTCCCGAATGATGCGATCACGTGCTGGATTTCATCGTAGCGAGCAAGCAGTTTGTCGTACGCTTCTGCCTTGATATCCCCTTCATAATCCGTCAACAGATTGTCAAGCGGGCTCTTGATGGAATGTAACGCATCCATCTGCTCGAACAGGCGCTCAAGCACCAGACCACGGTTTTCATTGTCAAGTGTTTTCCAGAACTGAAACGCGGGGACACCGTCCACCTTCGACATCACGAAACTCTTCTGATCGGAGGCTGGCCAAAAATCTGGACGCTTCACGTCCGCATTCACCCTGCGCAGTTCCTCATACCAAGCAATCTCACGCTTGATTAGGCGCTCTCCTTGAGGGTTCAACGCCTTCTTGAGGACGAGGTCACCGTGGAACTCAACTTTGTTGAACTCACGTGCAGCATCAGCCGTGTCGCGGGTGCGCTCGAGCTTTGGTTTATCACCCCAATCCACGATGGAAGAGAGGCGATGCTCGCGCATTTCTCCGTATTGTTCGAGTACGTCAACAAAATCCTGACCATCCACATACATGACATTGGTCGTGAAGTTGTTCACGTAGTACAGACCAAAAATACCACCACGACCATCTTCACGAAGTTCAGGTTTCACATCTGCCCAGCCAGTGCCTTTCTTGACGAGACCGTAGCGATTCGGGTGGTCATAGTTCGTGAACACCACGTTCTTACCATGATAGTGTTCAACCATCTCACCAGCAGGAATGTCCTCACCTGGCATAACATCGCACCATTGGAAGAACACTGGCTTGCCGTTCAAATGGTCGCATGTGCTGAGAATGGCGTGAGCAGATCCGTTCGCTTCATCCACCGTCTTCACGATCAACGGAATCTTTGGGAAGTACATCGCATGGTACGCCCGAATGAGGTCTTCGTAGTTGCTGTGGACAATGACAGTCAACGACCCAGGGTCAATGTTATTGTAGGCATCGTCTCCATGATCTTCAACAACATCTTCTGGAATGCGAAACTCGGTGTACTGCTGCCAATACCGCACTTGCTCCACATACCCAGTGTTCTTACCTATGTTCACAAGGAATTTTGGAACGTGATTGGTAAGTGGTGCCAGACGCGAACCGAGGCCACCAGCAACAATTACAACATTGATCATTCTTTAATCCTAACTAATACTGGAGCTGTCTTAGGCGCAAATTGATAGTCTTCCTTATGGCAGAAGAACACATGGTCTTCAATATCGAGAGCACCTGTATTATGAGCCGCAATCATTCCTGCCAGTGAAGAGACAGTGTAGGTGTCATCACACGAACACCATTCATCTTCACGAACTTCAGACAATGTTTTAATGACGTATTTCATTGTGCTTCACATCCTGGCTCTGGTTTGTCTAAAACACCCTTCACGTGAAGTACTGGTTGAGGACAACCAACTTTGGAAGCACTAGGATCAATTGAAATCTCGCATCCTTGCTCCGACGCGTTATCTAACATCAAACGGCTCCATCCTTTGCGGGGTCCCTTGGCCAATAAGTTTTTAACATCTACACCTGTCTGTCGTTTGGCTTCAGCAAAACTAACATAAACAGTTCCGTCTGGACCTTTTACTTTAACCTTGTTGGGGCGGTTAATGCTCATTTTTTGGCGTGATTCTTCTTTGTGTTTAGCACCAAGCATCCCATTTTGCTTAACATGCGACCATCCTCCAGTTCCTCCATCTTGAATATTGTATCCAAGGCGTTTTGCGTCGAGCCGCTCGATCCAAATTCGTTCCATGTCATCAAGATCTTCCTGAGCGCAGTACTGCAAAATTTCTCGCCTAAAGTTCTGTTCACCATATTTTTGAATTGCTTGTTTAAGCAATTTACCAGATCCAAGATACTTATCTCGTGGGTCATTCATGCACTTGCCTACATAGAACTTACCATTCACGAGATTAGTAGTCTTATAAATGAAACCAACTTTTGAAAATGAAGCCCCAAGAGATCCACCTGGGTGGAACTTGAAAAAATCTAACGCCGCAAATGATATTCTGTGTGACAACTCTACCGCAATAGTGTCCAAAATGCATAACAGGGCCGTAGTGCTTGCTGTAGGAGCTAGTGAAAACTTATCGCCCTCAATAACATCCCCGCAAAATAACTCAAAATCAGCCTCAGACGGAGGTTTCTTCGAGTTGCAGTGAATAAGAATCTGTGTCACACGCGGGAAGATGTTAGAGATGTAATGAATAGCATCCAGCATTTCCTTAGTTCTACCTGATCTAGAAATATGAATCACTGTGTCATTCACACCAATAGCGCCAAAATCCCCATGCGAACAGTGCGTAGTATTCAATGGCATCGCGGGAATGCCAAGTGATGCCATTGTTGCGGTTGCTTTTTCTGCAATGAATGAATTTTTTCCAACACCCGTTACAATAATCCTGCGTGTAAAATCAGTGTGGCTGCTTAGATGCTCGATGATCTTTTCATACTCAGGGGTCTGTACCACATTCTTTAACGCTTCAAGTGCATCAATTTCCCGCTGAATACACGTATTAACCAGAGTTAGGTTCATATACAATTGGCTCCATAATTAGTGAGTCAATTGTAACCGAGAACGCTACAACAAATGACCAGATTTTAGGATGATTGTTTTGTTGCGTATTGTTCGATCATTTCAAGATCATCACCATCTAAAATGACGATTAACCCATTCTGTATAGATGACAAAGTGCTCAAGCATATTCTACGATGTTCACGCAAATTTCGCAACGCATAATGTATTTTCAAATATGCAAATTCTGAATGAGAACACTGAAACCATGATTTATACCATGGTAGAGCCTTTATTCTTTCATCTTCTTCAAGCATTTCACTTTTTTGTTTTTCATACGCGCCTGTGATTCGTTCAATTTGCGTAAAGGCTTGTTCAACCAAATCTTTCAGTAATTGCCTATTATCGGCTGTAGAGTAAACAATTTTCATTTTTCAAACTCCAAAATACTGCTTGATACTTTCAATGTGACGCATAGACTGTTGGTAATGTGAGGTGTTATGACCATCTCGTGCCATTCCCATTTTTATGAGGTCAATGCATGTACTGGCCGCAGCACCCACACCATCATCGCGATCCCATAAGCCTCGATTCCGTAACACGTCTGTGTGTGTCGGGAAGCACAGGGTGTCAAATTCGTGAACAACACATAGTTCATCACACTCGTTTGACGGTGCGAACTGGGACAATTCTGGTGTCGTCAGAAGCACGTTCGCTAAACAGAAGATCAGAATGCGATTGTGCTTCGTCATTCTGGTAGATACTGGATGAAATAGATTTGCAGCGATGGTGATCCCAGTTTCTTCGAAAAGTTCTCTTGAGGCAGCTTGTTCAGCAGTCTCAAACTCCTCGATATACCCTCCAGGAAAACCAAATAGGCCCTTACAGGGGTCGATAGTTCGACGACCTGCCAGAAGGCCTATTTCAGAATTTGGGTCGATAGTTCGACGACCTGCCAGAAGGCCTATTTCAGAATTTGGTCTTGTTACACGAATCAGTGCAACTGCGACTGGGGTTGGGTTGTTGTACATATAGGTTGACGAATGTTCATGTACTCATGATCATACCCCGATTCGTCAAAAAACTTACCAGCTTTATCAGGAAGAACAATTTGCAGAACCCTGACTTTTTGCTGATAGTATTGATCTGCCTGCACAGTATACCCGTGTACAGATTCATCGGCTTCCATGAACTTCACTGGTAGATTAGCCCACCTGTCGTCTGGAGCGTTCAAATTCAATGTTTCACCAGCGGCCAATTTAGCCGCGATATCATTCAACATCATTCCAGCATATTGGTTTGGAAGTCCAAACACGACAAGTTCAAAGCCGTACTTTTCCGAAAGACCGATACTGTACGTGAATGGAGGGCCTGGATCTTCTTCAGTCCCAAAGACTCCAATTACCGCTAGGCCGTACTCCTTGATCTTTTTCTGAACATCGTTGTACCACAGGTCGCTCAGCATTTCGTCCATCGCTTCATCTGTCATGATGACTCCTTAATTCGCCAGTCTGGCGATTTTCACGATTGATAGGAACTCTTGTTCAATATCGCTGAACAAATAGTACTTAGGGTCTTCTGGGTTTGTCTCGCCATCTGGAACAGGACGTTTGAAGACCGGCGTTCTTGTTGCGCGGTCGTACTCGACAATTTGGCAATTGAAAAGATAGTCTGGAACAAGCACCGCAACAGACGTGATCACGCCGCCAAGAGAGCGATCATCCTCATGGAATTTCACTAATGGCAATCCAAGTGCATCAGTAAGTACCTTCAAGCGATCGTACAGATCAGTTAACATCGCGACATTTCCGCCTTCGCACATGATGATTGTGGGTTCATTAAGTGCCCAGTCATGGAACATTCCGTGCTGTGGTGTATTCTGCTTGTACAAGCTCATAGTACTAACACAATGCGCAGTTTGAATGCCCCACTGTTTTTGGTTCATGTACAAGTGGTTAACAAACGAATACAGACGATAGGACATTACGTTTCCTCTTTAAATGGAATAAATGGATAACCCCAGGGAGCAATTTCCAAGCCATTTGCTTTGCGTAGGTTATCCACGAAAGATTGGTAATCACAAGCTCCAGCTTCAACGGCCTCAAGAAGTTTCATTGCCAATTCAGCACGATCCTCTTGAGTGCGAACCTGAAGGTGTTCAGCTTGTATCTCAATTGTGAATCCTACCTTAACAGGCATAGATGGATTCCATGTTAACGGGTTGAACTTTACAGAAATAGTCATTGTGCGCACCGAATACAGGCATTAGTTGACAAATAGTGTTCAGACGTCTTCATCATAGTCTTCAATCGTATCAGTTTCTACGATGAGCCACGCTTCATCATTTTCATTCTGGTTCAACGGGTTTCCGGGGTGAGTGCAAAAACTGCACGGAGCACAACCGGTAAAACAGATGCAGCCGCGATCGGCGAGGCTGATACCAGATTCATGGTTATGCGCTTCAAAGTCAGCACGATCATAGCGTGCCTCCTGAGTTAGCCGTTTTACAGTGCGCGTTTCACGCTGAACATGCGGTTTCTGTTTAGCGAACCAACGGTCAAAATCCATGTTACTCTCCGAGATCCATTGCTTTTGCAATGATGCTCACTTCTTCATCTCCGAAGCGATGTCAATCAGAACAAGCTCTTCCTTGGCGCGAGTAGCCGCGACGTAGCAGAGGTTGTCTTCTTGCTCAATCTCCCAAGCTTGGCGAGCCCAGCCGGAAGGACCAGTTTGCAACCAAACGACACGCTTCCATTCACGACCCTTGGACTTGTGAATGCTGCTGAAGAGCACGACCTTTGTCTTGTCGACGGACTCACCGTCTTTCTTGGCGAAGATTGCTTCGATTTCTTGGCAGACGCGCGCAACGACCTTCTTGGCATCAGGGTCGATGCGTTGAGTGCGATCGATGATGACGCGTAGGCAGCCGACCTTGTCTTCGACGGCTGCGGCCTTGGATTCTTGCTCCTTGATGCGATACTTGTTCGACTCGCGCTCTTGATACCCGTCCAACTTTTCAAGAAGCTTCGAGTAACTGGAGATGCGCTTCCAACGGCGAGCCAGAGTGAGTAGACCTTCGGCGATGTCGCGACCTTCAATCAGCGCGGGAATGCCAGCTGCGATGAAGCTGTACACGTACTTGACGAGCGGGGCGTTGAAGCGGCAGAGAATCGCATCGCCGACCTTGGCGATGTTCGCGAGCTGATCGTGCGTGCTGTTCAGAACCGAACCTTCAGGGGCGGTGTCAGCAGCTTCGATGTGGTTCACCCACGTCTTGGCGTAGGCGACCACACTCTTCGGGCAGCGGTACGTCACAGTGAGCGGCAGACGCTTCGCGTTCAGACTTGTGGCGATCAGATCGAGGCTGTTCGCGTCAGCACCAGTGAAACCAAAGATCGCTTGGTGGCGATCACCAACTGCGACCAAGCGACCACCGCGCTTGAGGATGGCCAAGGCCAACAAACGGCGAGTCTCGTTCGTGTCTTGGGCCTCGTCGATCAGCACCAAGTCATACTGGAAGAACTTGACCTTGTGGAACAGCGGAGCGTAGATCATGTCATCGAAGTCAACGACTTCGTGACTCATGGTGTTCGAGTGCTCGAGGACCTTGCGCGCGAGCTTGATGATCAGCTCAGTGTTGTCGGTACCCTTGTCTTCATCAAAGACTTCCAGATCGTAATGATCAATCAGGGCGAGCCACGGGTCGCGGCTCTTCATGTCCTTGTTAATCCCGATGCCAGCTTGTTTTGCGAGTGACGTGAGCTTCAGCACCATTGACTCGAATGGCTTGTACTCGGGGTACTTGTCGCTAGCGGCACGGAAGATGTTGCGACACTTGTCATTGTCGACGCGCACGTCGCGGAAGGCGCGACGCAGAGCACCGAAACCTTCAGCGTGCATCGTGTTCACGGTGCACTTGTCAATGCCTGCCTTGATGATCTTCTCACGGATTTCAGTGACGATGTCCTTACTGAAGGCGCCGAAGAATTTGAATCCGGCCCCCATCAGGCCAAGGCCGTTGATCAGCGTAGTAGTTTTACCGGCGCCTGCGACGGCTTCAAGCACACACGAGCCAGAACCATTCGTAATCCAGTCAAAGTACGCCGCTTGCTGCTGGCTTGGCTGGAAGACTGCTGCGATTGGGGTAGGATTGGTGTTCATGAGTGCATTGTATGTCAGCACTCATAAAATGTACACTACCAATCTGTAACAAACGTAACGTTAACGAGTTCTATCAACAGCGCAAGAAAATGCGGAGTATTTCGATGCGCATTGCGCAAAAGACTCCATTCCAGAAGTCACGAGGAACACAAATAGACAGATAACTAGAAATGTCCAGACGTGTAGTTTCATTCATCGCTCCTACACTGGCTTATGGCGTAGTCAATTGCCTCTCGCAGTTTAGGCCATTCATTTGGACTAATTTGAATTTTACCAGACTCACCTTGTTCTACTTCAATGAACTCTCCAGCTGCGTGATCGTTGATCCTGATTGTGGTGGCTATTTCTCAGAACAGAGGCTCATTATCTGGCGCCACTAACCAGGCAATTGTTCGAATCTGAAATTGCTGGTCCATTCACGCTCCTCATTTAGTTGGTGGGTGCGCCAAATGAACTTGGCTAGAGTGAACTGTGAGTTCAACCTCACCTTTGTCATATGGATCAGGCACGCGAATCACCAACTGCTCACCGATTTCTCGCTGAACATTACAAGGAACGTCACCATGTTCAGCAGTATGCCAAATGTACTTATACATTATTCATCTCCTTTTGCCACAGTTTCAAAGCAGCACTGACAATGTTTTTGTTGTGCCCTAAATCAATTAGGCGTTTACGAAGCCGACGAACAGATGAGATCTGTTCTACACGTGACAAAGTAATTGCCCGTCGAACCAAATCAAGTACTTTGTCAGAATCACTCATAGCACATCAAGATGATAAGGGTGATACGTGCGCTCAACACCATCGCTGCATTGCACTTTGACGATCACATCTCCGCAAGGATTCCGGTCAAAACCTTGCACATGCCCAACGTCAATAACGCCACGGCCTTCGTCTGGAGTGCTTATCGAATACACTTCAACAACAGCACCAAGTTTGAACTTTCGGATTTGCTCACGGTTGTACATCAATTTCATGATACCTCCATGATTAATCGCGCAGTTCGCGCGCGAGCTTTTCAGCGGCCTCGATTGTAGCTGCATTGCGAGTTCCAGGACCGAAGGCCACGCCGTCTGCCGTTACCAAGACAGCGTTCTCTGGCACTTTGATCAAATCCACCAGATTCAAAGCGCAGTTATAGACCTCTGCAAAACCGTTCGCATGCCCATCATCCCAGGCCTTACTGAAAAGCTTGTTGCGCAGGGGATGATTTTCAATTCCCAAATCTGCAAACAAATCTTGTTTGAATTGCGTATGGATGCGTTGAGTTTCTGCGTTGTACGCAGCACGTGCTGCTTTCAGCCCTTCTTCATCGCAGCAAACTTCCTTCGCACACTTACTGGTATCGAATCCGCTGGCAAGACTTTCACCGGGTTTTTGCGTACACACTACTTGACCTGCGCGATACCAGTAAGTAGTACTGAAGTCTTGCGGACGTGGGTACTTCAAATTGTTCACGTACTTGGCGAAATCCATGTTTACCTCGTTGATAATTTGTTGCCGTTTGTTGTACTGTAATCCAGTTGCATGAAAAAGTGTCAACAAATCTGTAACGGTTAAAAACCGTTACAGATTTTTTCTTCAACAAATAAATCGAGTGCGTAAATTCCGTCACTTAAATTTTCGTACAAACGAAAATCACCATGCTGGGCCATGATGTCTACATTTCCTTTACGCCAAAAGCCTTTAGGGCATACAACAAATACTTCTTGAGTTTTAGCGTGTAGGTTACGCCCAAGCACAAATCCAAGTTCAGCAAGTGAGATTGGTGATTGTGTACTTGGTTGAAAATAAAAGAACACAATATCAGCGTTTTCTATTCTATTAAGCTCCCAATTCACCTGATCTACAAAGTCTGAATTTGCAACACATTGTTCAAGTGAACTATTCCACGTGCGTCTGCGTGGGTTAAACACCGCTACTCGAAGATGGCTAAGCCGCCCAATTACTTCTTGCTGCCATTGCTGTGCTTTGTCTTGTTCAATAGAACCGGCCAAAAACACTGACACCTTCTCATGAATTGGAAAGCCTAAAACTTCAGGTGCGGTGTAAACTCTCATTAGCGTTCTGCTCGCTTAGAAGCAAGATCTACAACAGCCTGTAGACCTGCCTTGTACTGCTTGTATTCAGTATCACCAGTGACGCGGCGTGCAACGAACTCATTGCTCAGAACTGCTCCAGTTGCGGTGACTTTGTAGCTTACAGGTTGCTTACGAATCTTGCCAGCCAAAGCAATCGTTCCGTTTTCAAACTGACGATCAGTAGAAACAACTTTCAAACCGACCGCTTGAAGAGCCTTCATTTCTGGTGATTGTAGTGCTTTTGACAAAGTTTTATTCATAAAATCTCCTTGAGTTTAATCAGCGGCAAAAAATCTCCGCCGGAATTTGGTTCGGTAGTTACCAAGAAAAATTGACGTATGACGCTTCCGGCGCCGCAATCAGGAAATGCTCCTGAAGAGGTGCGTTACCATATTTCTCAACAGCCGCGAAGTGCCAAGCATCTGCTTTCACAGAGTACTTTCTTGGAAGCTGCTCATCGCCGAACTTTGCGAAGAAGAATGTGGAGCCTTCGCCTGTGTCATCCACAACGATAGCAAAACCTGTGTCTTCATCAACGCCCAAGATTTTCACCTTAATAACGCTTCCAGGCAGATATTCACCAAAATCATTCTCATCTGGCCCAAGCTTATAAAAACCTTTCATTTTGAACATCATGCCCTCACACTAATCTTGTTGTTGAACAAAGTGATACCTTGCCGGATTTGGTCCAATGCCTTATTGATATCAGTGCCATCTACTTGAACGTTCCAAACGTTAGTATTCAACCAACCGCGTTCTTGCTCAAGAATGGCCTGAAGGCGCTTGTTATTGGATGCAATCGTCTTACGAATTGCAGTAGTTAAATCGCTTGCAGTGAAACAGCCGACAATATCACTGGTAGTGCGCTCAATCAAACGTTCTAAACGAACCGATTCCGGTGTTTGAACATAAATGGAAAACACGTCCCATGCACGGGAAGCGCAGTATTGTCTGTAAATGGAAAGACCAGATGGTTCTAAAATCACCATTGGCGGCTTTGGCCCAGACATTTTGCGGTTCATTTCAGCGTGCGTCACGCCGTACCGAGTACCGTTGTAGGTCACAAGCTCAGCGAACATATTGTTCACTTCAAGAAGCTTTGATTGTTCTGTACTGATGAAATTATAATGAACACCCTCGATTTCACCAGCGCGTGCAGCACGATCAGTAGTACTCACGATTCGCTCAAAGCCTGTGTTTACAAGAGCTTCAAGTAGAAAGTTTTTGCCTGCGCAAGTTGGCGCAGTTAAAGTGACAAGCGTTGGCCGAGTAAAAAGATTCATAGTAACTCCATTGATACAGGCCATTGTTACACGCATAAAATAATGTACGTCCCTACTTTTGGATCAGGATCGATGAGGTGGAATGAAGTCTGAAGGATAAGGACCGTCATTGTACTTTTGAGTCCAACCAGGCATTGGCGCGATGATCGGCATTCGCACACCCAACTTCGCCAATCCCTTGGCGATTTCATTAAAAGGCAGAAAAGACATGACCGTTAACAGATCAAATCCATTTTTCTGGATTCGTGCGTAGATCCTAGCTCCAGCATTTGGATAACAAGAATAGTCCATCAGGTATTCAATGAACTCATCTTTATCGCGTGGAAGTCCATCAAAACGAAGACCAACACCGTCACTTAAATGGTATGGCCATTCGCCAGAGTACAGTTCATCGAAATTAGGACGCATTTATTGCCATCTCATTCATCACTATTTGGACAGCATCACGATCAAAACCATCAGATTGGAGTAGTGCTTCTAATGAGTCCTGGCTTTTACGCCAATCTTTTCCAAACGCATTTTCTAATATTGTGCGAATTTTTGCAGCTTGAACGTGACTTAATGAAAATTCAGATGGACCAATGTGTTTGTCTCGTGCAATTTTTTGTTCTAATTTCTGTTCTAATTTCTGTTCACGGGCTGTTTGAGCGTCGCTCATTTCATGCGTTCTGATAAATTCTATAGAAACAACAAACTCGTGAACTTCATAATCACCGTACTTGGAAGTGTACTCACCACGGGCATGCGCGCCATCTAGTGTTTGATACACATTTGCTTTTTCTTTGTCAGACGTAAAGCACCATTCATACGTAGGTTGGTGCTTAGCGTAGTAACCATGATCTTTAAACCAAACACAATAGATTGTTGTCATAAATGTGTCTTTAAAAACTCAAACAAAGGATATGGTTTCTTGCCATGGAACCGCTTGTGGTACGCCGGGTGGTCGAACTTAACGCACTTCTTACCAGCCTTCTTGACCCATCGTTCAGCGGCACCACCAAGGGCAACAATCAGGGGCCACGGGTGCTCAAGAATTGCCGTGTCTGTAGGGCGCTTATGGAAGTCCGCCGCGTTCACCCAAGCCAAATCTGATTCGCTGATACCATGTTCATGAAGACCAATGTTCAGGAACAACGAAGAGTTCCACAACGCAGCGAATGGTGTGTAATGGAAGTCAGGATCATCAGGAGCAGATGGCGCTGGACAGTCGCCAACAATCAGGATCTTTGCTTGCGGCACGATTCCAAGCTTGGTAAAAGCAAGGAAGCGATTCTTGCGAACGTCACAGCGGGATGTCATGGCACGCCGCGTTTCAACAGCAAGCTTCTCGAATTGATTGAGGGATGGCATTATTTGCTCATTGCATCATCGATTGCCAGTCGAAGAGTTCGTCCTTCACCGTACTGTGAGTCACCATGGACAGCTATGTTACCATCTCCTGGAGCATCAATGATCAAGTACATCGATAGTTCAGAAAGGTATTGTCGAGACAACCAATTCAATCTAGCAGTATCACCAAAGTCTGTACCATTGATTGCGCTTGCCAATTCAAGCGCTTCCTTCTCCGTCATGCCGGGGTAACGAAGATGATACTCTTCCTTACCATTGTGAATGCATTTGCAGATGTGAATGCTCATGCCAGAACCCTTATCGCTGCAACTAATGACTTGCAGAACTCGTCTGCATTGAAGTTCGTAGCGATGCGCTGATCTTCAATGATCTGGGCCCGCATTTGAGGATCTTCCTTAATGGCGCGTAGTCGGTCAATCAACTCTTCTTGGTTCACCACGTACAGGAAATCATGTGCCATTGTGCCTTTTGGATAGATACGACGGCTCTTGTCAATATTTGCATCAACAAAGACTACATTGCCTGCAGCAATACATTCGGCAACGCGCTGAGGTATCAAATCGAGCGTCTCATATGATGGATCTCCAGTGACAAGATGTGCTAAAGCGTTGTTCATCTTTGGCAACACATCACAGTACTTAACCATGCCAGTAAAGTGCGGGGCACGATGAGATGCCTCATATTTTAGTTTTGGATGAGTTGCAAAGTCTTCACGATCAATCTTACCGAAAATTTCGACGCCGATATCTTCAGGCAAGTTCCAGTACCACTTGAACAGGTTTGGAATTCGACGCCCGCCTCGCGCCGTCCCACCGTACAACAGATCAACAATTGGTGCAGGTACTGGTTCCAGCCACTCATTTAGTAGCGGAAAACGTTCCATTGGGAAGTGGAACATTGTACCAAGTGGCACTGTTCCCTTCTTCTTGGTCCAGACCTTCTTCATCTCGTCAACGTTGAATGGCTGACACAGTACGTGGATTGGCTTGGTAACGAGGATGTCCTTCTCCTCGTACTTGTTTTCCCAACCGTACTTAGGATCAACTTGCTTCTTCGCAACGTTGTCCCAGATTTGCAGCAATGGCAGTTCTGGGTCACACATCACATAAACCACTGGACCATCAAAGTTGTTGATGATTTCGTAGTTAAGAATCTGGGCACGATCTTCTTGCCCACCGTAAAAATTGACATTCCCATTGATCACGAGCAAAGCATCCAACCCAGTTGTATCGCGATCATTCAAAATGGGTCGCCAAATAAATGATGGTGACGCTGGATCTTTGTCCGAAATGTCGGTGAAAATATGAACTTCACCGCCACCATGCTTCAGGGCTTTACAGATAGACACTGCTTCACCAGGGCCGACAGCAGATCGAGAACCACCATCAACAATGCGGGCTCCAAGTTTGATCACACCAAATTTCATCAGTAACCTTCAATGAAAGCAATACACAAATCTAGAACTTCTTCCGGGTCTTCTTTGAAGTCAGTTTCCCAGATCACTAGAACATCAACCCCAGCGTTTCTGATTGCCTGCAACCGTTCTCTATCATGTTCCCAAATAGATTGAACTATTTTACCTTTTATGACGTCATTAGCATCATACATTTTGGGATTAGCATGCCAATAATCACCAAAGAACTCGATTGCTTTGCATCCCGTTTCGTGCTCGACGTAAAAATCGAGTTTGAACACTCCTAATGGTGTACTGACGCGCTGTTCATCGACACCGTATTTGCCATTTACCGTTAGGTGTGGTTTGAGGTGGTCAAACAAATCTTCAGATACACGTGAAAACTTGCCGTGCGCTGCAAGCGCCCACGTATTTGGAGTTCCGTATCGTGCTAGATTCGTCTCTTTGATCTTTGATTTTATGTCGCTGTTCTGGAATACGTTGCCGCACCCGTACTTTTCTATTGTCGTTTGGGCGCACTTTACCCGCGTAGTGCCTGCATTAGCGGAACATCTCTGTGAGCAGAAGCGTCTGTAGTGTCCATTTGCAAATTTTACAGGTCGCTCGCACCGTTCACATTTTGGTTTTGCCGTTACACCATTTAGAACACAGTGTATGCGTTCGCTAATCTTGGCACTACGATCTAGGAAAGATGTAGCAGACAAGATTTGTGTGACCGTATCGGGATTCTTGCGCAACCGCAAAGAAATAGTTGACATCGCCTGTGGTTTACCTAAACTAGATTCACCAGCAAGTGATGTCAACTTTTCAATAAGCGCACTTTTCATACGTAATTTTCTTTGAAGAATGTAACGTATTTAGTGATTTCTCCCAAAACCACGGCGCACCCGCTTGATGACAGCGATTTTCATTTCGTATTCCTGTTCCTGGCGATTTCTAGTTCGATCTTAGCCTTAGTAAGATCCATTTCAAGAACGTTAATTCGGTGCTTCAACTCTTTGATTTTCATCGAATCACACGCCTTCATCATTTTGTCAAAGAACTTCATTTGTCCTTTGGCAATACGCCTGGCTTCGTCCTTTGACTTCACACCAGTTCCTTCGCAATCTTAGACACTAATACCCCGTCGTACAGGCCTTCGTAGTTTGTCTTCATGTACTTCATGATTTCACCCATGTTAGGGCGCTTTTCACCCGCGTCAAGGAAATCGCTGATTAGTACACGAATCTCAGCTTCAGACAATTGTTTTGGTAGGAACTGTTCCAAGATTGTCTTTTCTGCCCAAGCCTTATCAGCCGCGTCAGCGTCACGATAATCCCCAGCATAGCGGATTGTCTCATCTAAGTTCTTAATGAACTTCTTGATCACCGCAATTACCTCCTGCTCCGTCACTTCGCGTCCCGCGTTCTTGCCGACCATTTCTGCTTCACCAATCAGCGTGGTCAGAAGGGAAGCAGATGGATCACGTGCTTTACGCGCAGTAATTTGAGCAGCTTTGATTGTTTGAATAAGTGACATATATTTTCTAACCTTTACGTATATTGTACCAGAAATGAACTCGTCGGCCAAGTTCAAGTCTGGGACGAGGACGAAAGTCAGTTACATTTCGATGCGTTGTTGACGCCATGCTTCCATTTCATCACGATGCGCAGTCAACGCTGGAATTAGCACATTAAGTTGATGAATGGACAAGTAATCGCAGAAGTGCTCGATGAAGTCTTTTGCGAATTCCTCAGCATCTCGATCCGAGCAACTTTTGCCGTGTTGGTCCCAAGTCTCGTGGATCGCTTCCATACGATCTAATCCAAAGCCGGGCTCTGAGTGTTGCTCATGCGTGATTCGAATGCGTGAGCCACAATGCAGATAGATTACCGCACTTTCACGGCGTTTAAAGGATCCCCATTCAGGATGGACCGTCTCCGCATATTCACGGCACGACATGTCAGCGATGTTCTTCACGCCAACACCTCTTGTAGGATCACGTCCTTTGGCTTGAACCCGCCAAGTGCTGAATCGGTGACGCAAATGATGCGCTTATCTGAAATCACAGAACGCTCAAATGCCGCAATAAACATTTCTTGTTCTTGTTCGCGTTTTGTAATATCGAAGGATTCACCATCATCTACAAAGTGCTTAGATATACTGAAATCTTCAGTCAACAGAATTAGACGAGTGCTGTGATTCTGGTGCATGGCAAATGCCTTTTCAAGCTCAAACACGTAATCGCCAAAATAGGAACGATATAGGGGAGCGTACACACACTCGCCTAAGTGCGCACGGTCACAAATAAGCGATGTATATTTTGCGTCACGCAGAATTGAAAACATTGTTCTAAATGAACGTTCTTGATATTCTCTCAATGAACTGTTATAGCAATCTAGCGCGATTGGTTTTGAAAAATGGAGCACGGCGTGGTGACCACGTTTTTGCTGAATTCCAGAGACCAACGAGGATTTGCCCAAAAAATCTAGCCCCTCTATTAGATATTTGTTAATGTATGCAGTCATTGAAGTCTCCACAATTTACTGTCATCAATCTTAACAATTTCTGATTCAATCATTTTTATAAGTTCAGGTTTTGTTGGTCGTTGTAATTCATCTTCAGTCACCAATCTGACACCGGTTGCAGCTTGAAGTTTAGTTTGAACCAATTTAGATTTCGCTAATGAAGATGGTTTAATTTCATACAAAAATCCATCTTCGTCAACAAAGTCAGGAGTATATGTTCGTTGAACACCTTCAAGAATGTACGGAAATCGATATTCTTTTCGCTCAGCACTTTGTAATTTCTTTCCGTTAGCTTCACATTTCAAAATGAACGCTAATTCAAGAAGACTACGAAAATAAAGCTGATTGCGATACCATCCGCTAATTCCATTACCGGCTTTGGATGGGGTGGGTTTACCATACATCGGATTGTTAGAACCAGAACTTCGCTCACTAAAGCGCTTTCGCATTTCACGTGCTCGGTCGACACCGTAATTTTCTTCTAATGAACCAGTAATAGGTCTATCTGCAAATCCTTTACTATACTTTCCACCATAATTTGGATTGTTCTCGCCACTATTTCTTGCAGATTGTGCTTGACGTTCTAGTTCGCGTCTGTGGGTTCCAATAACCTCTTCACGCTTCTTCCCACGCCAAACATTAGCGGCCGCGGCGATCATCTTTGCATTGATCGCCGGATCACGGTTAAGATTGTGATGCGTAGTTGCACATGACTTACAGTGATCTGCTGATTTTAACGCATCTTTTAGAACACGCCTAAATTCTAAACCGCAGTCTTCACATTTACAAAGAATCTTGTATGATGTTTTAATGCGGCCTGAACGCATTGTTGGAATTTCTTCTATAATCATGACTCCTCCAAATTAGTTGTATTTAGAGGGATTTGATCGTATTGATCAGACTAAATTCAGGTCATACAAGAATTTCGTAATGCGAACCTGGAAAGGTCATGATTGGCCATCCAGAATTGTCAAGAACTTCTACATGAGGATTTACTGTCAAGCTCGCATTATGACAAAAATCGTCACCTAAAGTTGACTCAATTTTATCCATAATGTCGTTAGCGGCTTGCTTGTACTTGGACCCGAAACCAAGTCGTGTTTGGTACATTAGCGCAGCGATCAACTGAAGTTCATCATTGGTGAACTTCGCAAGACTTAGATCTAAACTCAGATCCGGGCGTGATGTAAGTTTTCCCATTAGATGAATCCAACTTTTCTTGTTACTACGTTGTCAGAAGAGGGCTGCTCATTGAACAGTTCAGCTAATGTGAACTTAGCACCATCTGGTAATTCAATATTGAGTTCATCTGCTACCACTTGAGCTTCTACGCGCTCAAGAGCCCTGAACTCTACAACATCGAAACAGCGTCCAGGTCGCATAAGAGCGCTGTCAACATCACGAACAGATGGCAAGTTCGTGCTGAACACGAGCTTCTTATCTTTTGCTGAAATCAAACCATCAGATACGTTCAAGAACCGGTGCATCATTGTGTTCCCGTCTTCACGTGAACGAAGAAATGCGTCGGCGTCTTCCATGATTAAGAATTTTTCATCACCTTCAATGAAGCCTGCGAACAATGAGTCGTCACTCATGACTTTCTCATCATAAGTGATTTTAGCGTTCGCGCCGGAGCGGTGAATCAAGTTCTTAATGAACGTTGTTTTACCTGTTCCAGGAGGACCAAGCAGAATCAGGACGCTGGCGTCACTGTTCATGTACTCGTCCATGTACTCGTCAAGGCTTTTTGGAAGCCATGGGTACGCGCCCTTAATTGCCGGACGATAGTTCAGAGGTACTGAAATACTTTCGCCACGAGAGCCGTACACCCATTCAATCAAGTTCTCAGCGCGCTTGAAAGTGCCGTCAAGAGTGTTCATGAACTCCAGCACAGATTCAGGGATACCGTTGATTTCAATTGAGAGCTTGCTTCGGCTGAGTGACGCCTCAATGATCCCCCAATCCATGAACATGATTGCACGATGAGTGCTCATGAAGTTGTACCGTTTAGCGGTACCCATGACCCATTTGTGAATGTTCCAGTTCGTTGGAACAATCCAAGTCCCATCCATGGTTAACGTGTTCTTACCACTATCGACCATGCTTCTCATGAAAGAATTGGTCACCCAATCGTCAATACCGTAAACGCCAAAAATAACACCGTCTTGCGGTTCTTGAGAGTGTTTCATTTGTGCGATCTCGTCTTTGTCGATTGCTGTTGGCGCAGGCTGCGCAAAATTTTTATTGTTTGACGCGTACCGTCTTGTTCGACGTTTGCGTATATCTCTGTAGCGGGCTGATAAGATTGAGCTCATATGCTAATTCTAAGGCGTTAAGACCTTAGAATTATTTGAAACTTGGGTTAATCGTCTTGTAACATAGAGGTGAACTTTGTTTCGAATTCATCAGCCCATTCCATATTTTTCGCAGTCCACAACCGTTGGATGTTGCTGTCCAACATGTACGTTGTGGCATAATCGTCAGGTCCACGAACTGAGCGGCCTGCACCCTGTACAAGTTTCATGGTGCACAATAGCGAATAAATGTCCGGCCATGACGCCAAAATCTTTTTCATTCGCGCTTCGCCAAGTGAACCAAAAGGTGCTTTCAGAATGATCTGATAACGGCTCAAGTCCCCAGCCAAGTCAAGACCTTCAAAACCAGACGGGGTTAGCAGCACTGCAGGACCTTTATGACGTTTGAACCTGTCAAGGACATCAACTAGCTTTTCGCCGCGCCGATGTTCAAAGATTCTCGTGTTTAGATTCATTGCCCCTAGAGCAGCAGCAATTCCTTCAGATAGTGCAAAACTTGGCGCTAACACTATACCGCGCTCGTTTTTATCAGTATGATGCTTTACGATTTCATAACAAGTTGCTTGCAACTGTTTGACGGTCTTTGCTTCCTTGAGCGTGTTAAAGTTCAAGTTCTGTGGCTTATAGAACACAATTTTCTTGTTCTCACGTGGGAACGTGGGCGCAAGTCGAATATGTTTTGCGTTCTCCAAAGTTAGTGTGCGCCTCGCATACTGTTCGCTGAACGTGGCGCTCATTAGCAAGTTGTAATCAGCGTTAATCAACTGTTCAAACATGTCACCAACAAAGATTGGCTTAACGCTTACTTCGTCCTCAGAGTCCTTGTACTTTGGATCCCGTTCCTTGTATTCAAATGCGTGCGGGTACGAATACTCCATCAAATCGCCAATCTTGCAACCAAGACCAAAGTATTTCTTTGACAACTTCTGAAGTTGCAGATACTTCTTTGGGTTCCGTATTTCGCGCTCGGCGGCGGCTTCAGCAGCATCCTTCACGTCATAGTATATGGTCGCCAACAGTTCCAAGTACTTCATGTACGTTTGGTCATTGATCTTACCGGCGTTCAGATCCTCTTTGATGCGCTTGATAGTCTTGAAGATGTCCGTGTGCCCAAGTGACAAGGCCTCGTTGATTTCTTGCGCCATTTTCTGCAGGCGTGAGTCGCTGAAGTAGATTGCATTGTGTTCGGTGAAGAGATCATTAATCAAGTGCGCTTCATCGAAGACACATACGGTGCGCTTCGCCAAGAAGTTCGTATACATCCGATCAATGAAGTAGTATGCGTAGTTCGTGATCAAGTGTCGAGAGCGATCACGCATCCGCTTCTGGTGCTGGTACTCACAGCCATTACAGAACGTGTTGATCATCGAATCCATCTGTTCTTTCTGGAACAAACGAATCGAGCACACCTCGGCAGTTTGTGGTTCAGTCGGCGTTGACAATGCTGCGCACTCAAAATTCGCAGCGCCTTTGATCATACGGAAACGAGTATCGTTTGGATCGCGACCTTCTTGGAAGGTCTTGTGATACTGCTCCGACAGCACGTTCGTTGGTGTCAACAAGAAACTGGCGCCAACGTGAGCATCAGGGTGAGTGATCATGTGCAGTGTGTCTGCCACAACTGCGCCAATGATGGACTTACCAGTTCCGGTTGGCGCAGACAGAATGACGGTCTTGAAGCCTTCATCAAGAAAGGCGGTCAAGATTGTGTTGATGTCTTCAACCTGTCGGCCTCGAGGTTTGAAGCCGAGGCGTTCATACGCCTCGAGGATCTGGAGTTCGTATTTCATTTGCACCCAACGTTGATTGCGGCAATGACAAGACACGCCGCGCACCACAAAGCGGCACAGATGCCGTACATCACACTTGCCTCTTGGTTGTTCCTGTCAGACAGCGAAAACAACCACCAACCACCAATTATTGCAACGATCACCATGAAAACTGGAAACATCACTTGGTTCCTTTGATTTTCTTTTGAGGTGGTGTAACCATGCACTCCACCCGATCTTCTGGAAGGGCAAAATAGTTGTGCACTTCCTTCATCGCGTTCAGCAACACAAGGTCTTGCTGAAGGTCCATTTCTTCGAACGACTCAAGGCGCTTCTTGGCTGAGAGCTCTTTGATACTCCTCTTCAAGAGCTTCATGTGCTCTTTGAGCGATGACCTGACAATGGCGTCGCTGATGGCATCATCGATATCCAGCTTCATTAGTGCTCCTTGATTCCAAATACATCATGCATTGCTTCTTCATCTTCAGCAAAGCACATCTTGACCAAAGCCTGCCAGTACGGTGACAGCAACTTCCAAGCGCCAACGGCTTCAAAGTCAAAGTCCGTCTTCATCCCAGCATCCCGCCAGGCAGCCTCAACACCGATCAGACCAAGCCTGATGTGCTCGTCAAAGCGATCCATAGCAACCATCGGCATCTCCAATGATCGCTCGTCTTTGATGATGGCTTCTGCCATCTCGAAATGACGCGAATACACGTGCATGGAACCCGCGTTGTGGTAGTAGTGCCCCATCTCTAGGTTCGGGTAAGTAGCACGCAACTCGAGCATCAGTGCCTCTTGCAGCATCGTAAACTGAAACACATCGTTCGTGAACCCGAGAATAACATCATTCGATCGCATGTTTGTGATCATGAACAAACGATCTTCCCGAATGAAAAACTGCAGAGTCAACGTGCAGGCAACATCCTTGTTCCCTACATGACGGTCAGCAGGACGATGAATGTTGATAATAGCCTGACGACTGTCCTTATCACGAACAAGAATATCACGGACGGCCGTCCATTGGTCCACATCGGCCACGTAGTCGCCGTCTTCATCAAGTACCGGCACAGACATTTCTTCGTCATGACCAAACATACGGTATCCGTAGTTTGAGTTCACAGTATCCTTGTCGTATCCAGCAACAATACCAGGATTACGAATATTGTCCCAGAACTTACTATACGGGATGATGTCATCTGGGTTGTTGGACCCGCTGATGTACCAAATGAATTCGCCAAGCAAGTACTTCAGGTTTGTCTTGCGATCTGGGAAATTGATAATGCGATTACGAGGATCAATCAACGTAATGTTGTAATTCAAAAGTTCGCGTGTAGTGGTTCCACGTGGGTGCGCAACCAGCCCATGTGACATGAGATGGTGCAGACATGTACGAAAATCATTATTGAGTTGACCAACCTGAGTGTATTCCATAAACCCTCTGAATTACAAATAATTGTGTAATTGTAACGACATTTGTAACGATCATCAACCTAGAAAAGGGACCAGATAGATGTTAATGCTAGATCCAGGCTAAATAGGTCTACGAATCTACCCAGCACTTCTGGAGCACAAATGTCTAAGACGCTTAACGGTAGCGCCATTATTTCCTACGGCACAACGTTGCCATCAACGGCATCAACACCTGCAGGTGCCTTGTTCTATAAGACCGACAGTAGTGGAGGATCCCCTCAGGGCCTCTATATGTTTGGGTTTGTGAAGGACATTAACCCAAGCGCGCTGGGTTTGCAGGTTGCACAATCATGGGTTCAGGTTGTATCACCTGATTTATTCGTCTTAAAGGGCGGAGACACGATGACTGGGCCTCTTACGGTTCCAGATTTTATCAAAGTCACAAATACCGGCGTTCAACGTTTTTTAATTGGGAACAGCGGCAGTAATCCTGTCGTTCTTGAAAGTAATGCTTCTGTACTGAGCATCGGCGTTGGAACAAACTGGAGCACAGGCGGAACTTTAGGATCAGGTTTAACCATTAATCCTGGGGCAAGCTCTTCCGGTTTAACTTGGAAGGGATTCAAAGTATTCTATGCTGATGTTGCCAGTGGTGGCATGGGTACTGGATCCGGTCTTGACGCTGACAAATTAGACGGACAAGACGGCGCGTACTACCTAAATGTAGGTAATATGAATGCGGGTGTGCTGCCAATTTCCCGCGGTGGTACCGGAAATAGTGGAGCACCGAATCCTGGCGGAATCATTTATGGAAATGTCTCAGCATATTCTTCAAGTGCGCAAGGAACGGCGGGTCAAGTGCTGTTATCTGGCGGTTCTGGTGCTCCTACTTGGGTGAACCAATCTTCGCTCTCTGTTGGCTCTGCGACAACTGCTAATACTGCCAATTCAGCCACGACAGCGACAACAGCCACGACAGCGACAACAGCAAATGCTGTTGCTTGGACTGGTATTACTGGTCTTAATCCTGCACTCCCAGCTGGTACATCTTCTTTAACCACGTTCTCTAATTATCCAGCTTCTGGATATACTGCTTACGTACGTCCATCATATTTCTTTGATATGGGCGGGAGCGGATTAGCGTCAATGACGCCAAATCAATTCCCTAATGGATCTATCACGGGTTTTGATGCATATTCGACAAGTGATATGGGGCAATATCAAGTTGGTATTACTGTCGCCGGAACTACTGGTAACGGTGCGCGCTCCGTTCAAATTGCAGCAAACTGGAATTTTGAAGAAGCCGCTCCAACAGGTTTACGGTACCGTGTAAATGATGATACGGGAGTCCCTGGAGCATGGGGCGCCTTTAGAACACTTTGGGATCAAGGTAATTTGACTAATGTTAGTCAGCTGGCTAACAACATGAACTATACCGTTGCCGGCTCTAACATCAGCCAGTTCAACAATGATGCTGGTTATTTGACACAGGCTGGTGCTACAGGCGGTGGTTCTGATAAAGTGTTCTGGGAAAATGATACGGTAGTCACAACAAACTACACTATCACTTCTGGTAAAAATGCCATGTCAGCAGGCCCAATTTCCATCAATAACGGTGTGACAGTAACTGTGCCTAACGGCTCTGTATGGACGATCGTGTAATATGTCTTTATCTATTGTTTCAGATCCATTAGGAAATGGTGCATATGTCAAAATTGGTAATAACACAGTTTTGACATTGGACACCAATACAGGTTATGTATCAACTCCAGGAACTGGAGATCGTTCTGGAAAAATTGCAACAACACAAATGTTTGCAAATGAGTTCGCAGCGTCTTTATCGGGAACTGGATGGCAAAAATTACCTAGTGGTCTGATTATCCAATGGGGTACTGGGCTTATGAGCGGTTCTGGTGCTAGGTATGCAGAAATTGTTCTACCAATAACTTATCCTAACTCACATATTGGTGTTTGGGGTGTTGACGGCGGTGCTGGATGTTTCACATATGCATTTAGTGTTGTTTCTAATTCCAAGTTAGGTTGGTATGTTCCTGCTGGTCAGATTGGTTCTAGTACCACGGTTTATACGACCGGATCATGCGGAACACGTTGGATTTCGATTGGGTATTAAAAATGAAAATCTATTTCAAAGATGGTGGATTTCTTGTTGAGGGAATTAATGAAATTCCAGAATCTGCAGTTGAAGTACCGCAAGATCTTTACGCTGAGGTTTTGGCAGGACAGGAAAATGGTGAGGCGATTGATATTGATGAAAATGGTTTGCCTTGCCTAATACCTCAAGTTCATATTCAGACTATTTTGCACCAACGTGAAGAAATTTTGTTTGAATTGAAACAGATTGACGATAAAAAAATTCGCGCAATTACAGACGTTGTTCTGACTGGTGACAAAACCTTCTTAGAAAAACTTGAAGAAGATGCAGTTAACCTTCGCGCTAAACTTAAAAGTTTAGAGTTCTGATAACTAATTTACAAGCGGGCTCAAATGGCACTTCAACTTAATGGAACAACTGGCATTTCACCATCTGCATTACCATACTTGGTGGGTCAAGTATGCTTTTTTGCAACGCAATCTGCACCAGCTGGTTTCTTAGTGTGCGACGGATCTGAAGTATCTCGCGTCGCGTATGCAGATGCGTACGCAGTTATGGGAACTTTATATGGTGCTGGAAACGGTTCTACTACGTTTAATTTGCCAGATCTTCGCGGTGAATTTATCCGAGGCGCAGATATAGGGCGGGGGGTGGACCCCGGGCGAACTGTCGGCAGCGTCCAAGGGCATCAGTCAAACAATCTTGCGCAAGTGCAAATGTCAGTGCGAAGCGACCTTAGTGCAGATCTCACCTTAACTGACGACGGGGCATGGACGGCATGGCTCAACAGCGGCGAAGAAGGCGCATTTGAAAACTTCGCTGCACGGTTTCGACTGCATGGTCGAGAAACGCGCCCGCGCAATGTCGCGCTCCTTCCATGTGTTTTTGTTGGGGTCTAGTTTAGAAGAACTAAATATTAACAGAATCTAACACTAGGAATATCTATATGTCTACAGTAAAAGTAGTTAACGTTCAACTCGGGCAATCTGCAACTGCCTCAAATAATTTTACTTTAGCAGTTCCAAGCGTACCAAATGGCACCATTAAGTTATCTCGTGGAAATGCTGGTGTCACCACATCCGATGTCATTAGCATTGACACGTTGGGAAATATGGTTGTGTCTGGAAATGTAACGGCATTCTCAGATATTAGAATTAAAACAGACGTGCAACCCATCAGCAATGCGTTAATGAAGGTGCTTGCGATTAACGGTGTAACCTACACCAGAACAGACACCGGTAGTCGTGAAACCGGTATGATTGCACAAAATCTGATCGAAGTACTTCCAGAAGCTGTCATTAAGGATGCTGAAACAGGAATGTTGTCGATTGCTTATGGAAATGTTGTTGGATTGTTGGTTGAAGCAATTAAAGAACAACAAAAGCAAATTGATGAATTGAAATCAAAACTCAATTAAAAAGAGGACCAGTGGTCCTCTTTATTCATACTGTTGCAGCTCATCTGGCACTTCAAATTTAAGACGCTTAATCCCTCTTACAGCATCTTTGAAAATTGCCTCAGCATCATTTGATTTGTACTTCTTAATTATACGGATTAATTGTTCGACGCTCATCAGATCTTTTCCTTTCACCGCTGGTCCGAACAAAAGTTTAGCAAAAACATCAGGATCCCTGATCATATCCGAATCTGAACTGAATTTGCCTTTATGACCTATGTCATTTAGAGTGCTCTGGACCTCGTCTGGCGTCGCGTCAATAACTGATTTGACTCTGCCCTTGCCGTCCTTACGCTTTGGCGCAACCTTAAAGATGCGTTCAACACCTTTGTCTAACTTATATGCGCGACTTGCCCGAACAATATCATTTCCAGCCAAGTCCTTAACACGAAGATCCTTATCAGGTTCCATACTAAATTTCAACGCTGAATGAAGTAATTCATTTCTAACGCCAGACTTATGAGCACTGTGTTCAGATGCGTAATGAGAAAATTTAGCCCATTCAACATCGGGTACAAACATCAAATCAACTTGAACTTTACGATTGTTTTGAACAGGTACTGCGAATGAGTATGTGCTACCACCGGTAACGTGTGGTTTATTCCCAGTTGCAAATGTCATTTTGCCAATGACATCTTCACGGTCAATTTCTTTTTCATTCATGGCAATATCAACGTCACCAGAATCTTTCTGAACACCCTTATAAGTTAAACGTGCAGATCCTAATAATCGATCTTCTAATGTAGAGATCGGAACGCCAGTTTGTTTAGCAACAAACTTTAATGCATTTTTCATATCTTCCTGATTGGCTCGTACTGTACCAAGTGCAGCAGTTGCTTTTCCACCTTCAAGTAGAAATTGTTTAAACGTTATCACAGGAAATCCCCTTTGAGGAGGCTAATAGGATCTTTATTTTTAGATGGGTGGTTCTCGTAATATGAGAATATCTTAGATCTAGCCTGTGTAGATAAATCTTCCCAATCCTTGATGCCTAGTAAAAAAGACGCAACCGCGTCGGCGTCATTAGAAGCAAGACGGAACTGCAAAACGATTTTCTTTCGAAGATCATCTTGTTTAGTTTCAGGGTGTATAAGTTTAAGTTCAGTGAGTTTCATTTGCTTATGTAGAACGTCTACGATATTTATGTAATGTGAGAGCACCAGTTCACATAAATACAGAGTTAAATCAAACCTCTGAGTACAAATGAAGTTCCACGGTATTACACTCCAAGAAGGCTCTACAGTCGCAAACATGACGCTTGCCTCTGGCACGTCATTCCCTTCTAATCCTAATGAAGGCGAGCTGTTTTTTAGATCTGATTCAGATACGTCTGTGCGTGGAATGTACGCATATATAGGCGGTAATTGGGATCGCCTTGCATCAGCAGATGCACTTACAGTTCCGTCTGCTGCGAATTTCCCAAGCACTGCAAATGTAGGTGACTTGTTCTATAAGGATTCAAATGACGTCAATGAAGCATTGTATGTGTTCAATGGAAGTTCATGGGTCGCAACTGGAAATTCTGGTGGAACATCAACTGTCGACGGCGACTTGTCTGGTACTATTTCTATTGGTGGAACATCAACACTGACATTAGACAATGTTGCTAGCGCAGGCACTTCAGGCTCTGCTAGCAAAACGGTGACTATTACAATCGATGCTAAAGGTCGCGTTACATCATTAACAGAACAAGACGTTGCAATCGCAGCATCTCAGGTAACTTCAGGAACTTTCGCTGATGCACGAATTGCGCAATCAAATGTCACACAACATCAGGCAGCCATCAGCGTTGCAGCATCTCAGGTAACTTCAGGAACTTTCGCTGATGCACGAATTGCGCAATCAAATGTCACACAACATCAGGCAGCATTGACGATAGCTGAAACTCAGATCACTAATGGATCTGTGCTAGCGCGTGTAGCGGATAATGAAAATATTTCAGGAAATTGGGCATTTAACGGAACGGTGTCAGGGCAGACACCAACGAATGGCGCCCATTTAGTAACCAAAGATTATGCTGACGCTTTAGCGACAGGATTAGATTTTAAACAATCCGTTAAGGCAGCAACAACGACTAACATCACACTGTCTGGATCACAGACAATTGATGGTGTTGCGATTAGTGCTGGTATGCGAGTACTGGTCAAAGACCAGACCGATGGCACACAAAATGGCATCTATGTTGCAGCATCTGGGGCCTGGACACGAGCAGCAGATGCTGACAATACACCGTCAAATGAAGTCACCTCAGGCATGTTCTGTTATGTTGAAGAGGGAACAGTAAACGCAGATAGTGGTTGGGTCCTTGCCACAAATGATGTGATTACGCTAGGTAGCACGAACTTGGTGTTTACACAGTTCACCGGTCTTGGGCAAATAACTGCTGGCAACGGCCTTACAAAGAGTGGTAACACCATAAATGTAGGTGGAACTGCTGGCAGGATCGTAGTGAATGTTGATGATATTGATCTTGCAACTGTTACCGATTCCGGTACAGGTTCATTCAAAAAGATCTCTGTTGACTCCTATGGTCGTGTAACCGGTACAACTGATGTTGTTTCCTCAGATATTACGAGCTTAGTCGATTCAACTTACGTGAATGTTGCCGGCGATACAATGACGGGATTATTGACCATCTCACACACTGGTAATGGTCTTGTTGTTGCATCTACAGACTCAACTCCTGCAAACAACTCAGGTATCATTCTGAATACCACAGCAAATGCAACGGCTTCTTCTCGCGTTGCAACCATCGTTCTTGATGCTAATGGCGCTGATGTCGTCGGCCTCGATTACGTTACTCTGGACGCGTTTGGTTCTGGTGATTTCACAATCAATAATCGCAGCGCGGCAGCAATTACATTCCAAACAAACACTACGGAGCGTATGCGTATCGATTCCAGTGGTAACATTGGGATTGGCACCACACCTACTTTTTTCGTACATGCGAAGCAAGACGCCAATGCTTCAGCTGTTGGGCAAATTGAAAACGCAAGCGCTGGAGCTGCTGCAAATGCTCGGTGGATTGCGTCAAATGGAACTAATTCAATCGGTATTCAGATTACTGGAACTGGAAACACAACGCCCAACATTGCGTCTCTATACGCCTCGGGCGCGACCACTCCACTTACATTCGCTACTAATGGTGCTGAAAGGGTGCGTATTGATTCTAGTGGTAACGTGAGCATTGGGGCATCAAGTGCTTCAGGTAAACTAGATGTGTCAGCTACAGATCCATCCACGTATATAACACGTTATGTTGCTGGCGCTGGTGGTGCTAACATTTATCTACGTCATTCACGTAGCGGTACCGTTGGTACTAACGCAATCCTAAATTCGGGTGACACGATTGGAACGTTGGTATTTGCTGGTGCAAACGGAACAGCGTATGGCGATTCTGCCTACATTCAAGTGCAAGTTGATGGCACCCCAAGCGCAACAGCAATGCCGGGTAGGCTTATATTCTCTACCTCAACGACAGCATCTTCTACGCCTACTGAACGCATGCGCATTGATTCAGCAGGTAACGTTGGTATTGGTACCTTATCCCCAGGCAAGCCATTAGACGTTGTCGGTGAAGCAGTCAACGCAGTAGCTGTGCGGATTCGTGGACGCTTGGCAGACAACATCGGCAACTTGGAGTTCACATCAAACGATGGAGCTACCTCCTACGGTGTTCTTCAAGGCCGTGCAGGCTCAGAGCTTCGTCTCGTCAGCAACGGCGCAACGTTCATCAGCGCCTACACAAACGGTCTTGAGCGCATGCGCATCGACGCATCGGGCAACGTTGGTATTGGCGGAGCCCCTAGTGGGTGGAGCGCGTACAAGGCATTGCAGCTTGTCTTAGGCAACCTCGCGTACAACGGCGGGTTCACCGTCCTAGGGACCAACTCCTTCTACAACGGAACAGCCTGGACTTACCAGAGCACTAACCGCGCTTTGGACTACTACCAAGACATTGTAGGTGGTAACCACGTCTGGCGCACGGCAGCATCAGGTACATCAGGGAACACCATCACATGGAACACCTCGATGACGCTGAACGCAAACGGTAACCTCGGTCTTGGCGCCACCCCAAGCTCTTGGGTTTCTGGTAGGGCCTTGGAGCTTGGCACGGCAGGCAACGCGTTGTGGGGGTTCTCGGGCAGTGTCGTCCTCTCGCAGAACACAGCAGGGTACTCTACCAATTTCCTCTACGCAACCACAGCCGCCGCCACCCGGTACCAGCAGACAGCGGGTCAACATCAGTGGCACACCGCCCCATCCGGAACTGCAGGCACGGCTATCACGTTCACGCAGGCGATGACCCTGGACGCCAGTGGCAACCTGCTGCGCGGCACCACCACATCGCCATTTGGCGGCGACCAGACCGGGTACGTCAACAGCAACGGCACGCAGACTGCCACCTGGGGTGTTTCGGCGACCTACGGTGGCGCGTTCATTGGTTCGTATAGCAACCACTCCTTCGGCGTTCTGACCAACAACACGACAAGAATTTTTGTCGACTCAAGCGGTTGGTCGCGCTTCACGATGGGCGGCAGCCAGGTCTACATCGGTTCCGGCCTGGTTTCTGACGGCACAACGAACGATTCAGTCATCCGTTGGGACGCAAGCGGTGCGCTTAAGATCACCAAGGTAACTGCAACGATTGCGGAGTTCGACCAGTCCAACAACTTCCTGCTGAAAGGCGGCGGCGGCCTGGGATACGGCAGCGGCAGCGGCGGCACCGTCACGCAGGCCACCAGCAAGTCCACGTCCGTGACTCTGAACAAGCCGTCAGGTCAGATCACAATGAATAATGCGGCGCTTGCATCAAACGCTGTAGTTGCATTCCCGCTATCGTGCTCGCAGATCGCTGCTGGAGACATCGTTGCTGTCAGTTTGAGGAGTGGACACGCTACCGCAGGTACTTACCAAGTTTGGTCCGAGGCTTCGACAGCAGGAACTGTGACAATCTGCGTTAGAAACATTTCTGGGTCATCTCTTTCTGAGGCATTGGTGTTGAACTACAGCATCATCAAGGGTGCAACTTCATAACGACTAAATTCTTGGGCGGTTCTGGTAAATAGCCTATCTTAACATGAGATAGTGCTATGCTTCTAGACCGCCCACAGATCGTTGAAGGCTCCGTAATTGTAAATGCTACCGTTCCTTACGGTACATCAGATCCAGTTAATCCTAATGTAGGCGAACTTTTTTATCGCTCAGACTTAGGACAACTACGTGCATATGGAAATAGTGGTTGGGAAACGATTGCCACGGGTTCTAGTCTTGGCGCTCACGCAACTGACACAGCATTGCACTTATCGACTTTCCAGAATACACTTCTGGATGGATTGAATACTTCTTTGACCTCATCAGAAGTCAATCAACTTGTTGGTGTAACATCGCCAATTCAGTCACAGATCAATTCAGTGAACTCTTCATTGAGTACACATATCAGTGACGCGTCAGTTCACCTAACAAGCACTCAGAATACTTTCCTTGATGGTATCAACTTACCAACAGTAACTGCTGCTCACATTAATGCATTGCCTAATCACTTGTCTGATTACACAATGCACTTGACCAGTACTCAGAATACTTTCCTTGATGGTATTACTGTTACTGCGACAGATGTGAATAGTATTCCCACTATTTCTTCGAATCTGTCTTCTCTGACAACAAGTTTTAACACTCATGCTGCAGACGCAAGTTTGCACCTAACAAGTGCGCAAAACACGCTCTTGGATGGGATTACCGTAGCATTTGCAGATGTCAATCGACTTGTTGGAATTGACACATATTTGACTGGAATTGGTTCTTCATCAATTGCTTCATCTCTAGCGACACTGTTCAGTTCTAAGTTGGATAAAACTGGTGGAACTATGACTGGCAACATTGTCATGTCTAGCGGTTCGAAGATCACTGGGTTGCCAACTCCTACGCTTGCCACTGATGCTGCAAATAAGGCATATGTTGATGCCTTAGCTGGTGGTATTGACTGGAAACAGGCTGTCAAAGCCGCAACTACAGGTCCTATTACACTGTCTGGCATTCAAACAATTGACGGTGTTTCACTTGTAGCAAATGATCGTGTCTTAGTAAAAGATCAATCCAATGCTTCTACGAATGGCATCTACTTAGTTGCCTCTGGTGCGTGGTCACGTGCAACTGATTATGATGAAGCGCTTGAAATAAGCCAATCAGCAGTTTATGTTCTGGCTGGTGGTTCTGTTAATGGTCGCGGGTCATTTGTTCAAACAGCAATTATCAACACTTTCCCAGGCGACGCAATTTCATTCACACCATTCTCCGGTCCTGTCATCAACTCTGCTGGTAATGGTATCTCTCTCGCTGTAGGTGGAACAGTATCTGTTAAAGAATCAAGCGGTCTGACCTTTGACGGTTCAGGCAATTTGATGGTTGATTTGTCAGCCACAGGTGGCTTGTCATTCACTGCTGATTCGCAACAGCAACTACAGTTGACCAATGTTGGAACTGCCGGTACATATCGCTCAGTTACTACGGACGCAAAGGGTCGAGTGATTTCTGGCACTAACCCTACAACATTGTCAGGATATGGTATTACTGACGCCGTCTTAAAGACCGGCGATACTATGACTGGCACCTTGAACTTGCCAACTGATGGTCTGACAATCGGCAGCACTCAGTTCGTAATGAGTAACGGCAACATTGGTGTTGGTGTAACACCAAGCGCTTGGGGTGCTTCGCAAAAGGCGATTGAACTACAGAGCGGTCAATCTTTAATGACATCTGGATCACAGTTCCTTGGTCTTGCGCAGAATGCGTATTTTACTGGCACTAACTGGATTTACAAGAACTCGAATTACGCGGCGGTGTATAGTTTACAGTCTGGTGCGCACGCCTGGTTTAATGCGGCTGTGGGAACCGCTGGAAATACAGTAACATTTACGCAATCGATGTCACTTGATGTAAATGGTACCCTAATGCTTGGTCGTGCCAGCAACCCTTCTGGTACGCGCTTGTACGTCGCCCACTCGGCTGGTGAAGGCGATCCATCACAAATTAGCGGTGAAGTTGCTCGTTTTCAACGCAATAGTCTTGCCGCTTCTGATGCTGGAGTCGCCGTAGTCGCTGGCTCTGCTGGGATTGCTAATATCAGTTTTGGCGATTCTGTTAATGCTGGTTCTGGGTCCATTAGGTACTTCAACAACGTCGATGCTATGGCGTTTGTGACAAATGGAGTTGAGCGCGCGCGCATTGATGCTAATGGAAATTTTGTCACGGGTCCTACTTCTGCATTGACTACCAATGCTACCAATGGTTTCCTGTACATTTCAACGATGGCAGGTGCTCCAACTGGCACTCCAACATTGTACACTGGCAGAGTGCCAATGGTGTTCAATACAGCTTCTAATCTGTTATACTTCTACAACGGAAGTTCTTGGGTTGCCACAGGAGCCTCATCTGTACCATTCACTAGCATTACCGGTTTACCAACACGCACGACTTGGAATTCTACAACTGGTGCATACGACATGACTGTTGGCCAACTGGCTTGGAAACAGTTTGGAAATAACCACACAATCTTCGATGCCTCGGCCGGTACAGCCCCAGATGGAACAGCTGTAAACAATACAAACGCAACGAACACCTGGTCCGCTACATATCCAACTTTAATGGGTTGGAATGGTTCTCAAACATATGGCGTTCGCGTTGATAGCGCACGTTTAGCAGATAACTCAAGTTCTATTTCGTCTGCAGTTGGTGGAACATATACCTGGACAGGTACAAACTCGTTCAAGTCTAACTCAAATACTGGGGCACAAGGCGTCAATACCAACCCAACCGGAATGCGTGCGTACTCAGACAATAACAGTCTAGGCGCTATCATGTCATTCCAGCGCTCCACTACAGGAGTGAATATGGGTCTGGATTCTGACAACGTGTTCAGAATCGGCGGCTGGTCTGCCCCAACCATGTTGTCACTGACAATGTCAGGTCAATTGACCGTTCCATCTTTAACGACATCTGGAGCGGTTTACAACGGCGCATTTTACAGAAATGGCTTGAACAATTATTTGTCTAATGCAGATGCGGTTGCTGGTAAACGCTTGTTGCTTACCCTTCCCGCAGGCTTTTATTCTGGTGAAATCACGGTTATCACAAATAGAGAAATTAATGATTCTTCGAGCAACAGCCGTGCGCAATGGAAATTTAAGATTACCCGTGGCGGTGGTGCTACAGGAACTTTTGCGTACTTTACCGTGGACTGCGCTGAAGAAGATTTCGTTATTGGCGCGTATCAATGGTACTTTGATAGTACCACGGGTAACGCTTACTTACGTTTTGGTCAGACTGGAAACTCATTCTATTGGTATGCTGAGACAAACCTTGCTGGTTTTTCCGCGAATATCACCCCAACTTTAACATTAGATTCGGGCATAGTTCCAGCCGGCACCACGGTTACACCGCAACGCGTCATTTCTAATCGCCAGACGGCTAATACTTTTGCTGTTGCGACGGGCGGAACTGAACGGATGCGTATCGATGCGTCTGGTAGAATTGGTATTGGATTTACGCCACTAGCAAGCACTGGAGGTACAGGTAATACTTTACAAATAGGTGATCCTTCTAGCGCTAGTGGAACTGGTATTACCATTGGGTCAACCGCAACTGGTGACATTCAGTTCTCACGCGCAACTTCTGGCGCGAACCAATATGCTGGTTTGATTAGATACAGCCATACAAGCGACTTTATGTCGTTCTGGACATCTAGTACAGAACGCGCACGCTTTGACATAAATGGTAATTTTGGAATTAACACTACTACGATAAGCAATCGCTTGCATATTGGCAATATTGGTGCTAACCCAAATACTTCAGCAAATGGTATTACTATTAGCACGGTTGATTTAGGAACATCTACAGGTAATGCTGGCATTTTGTTATCCGCGCCATATGCATCAGGCACCGTTAATCAAGCGTTCTTTAGAGTAAAACGCGGCGCCGGTGATGCTTTCAACGGCGCCGAAATTGCGTTTAACAGATCGTTCAGATTCTTAGGCAGTCTGACAGAAGACGCATCTGAATTTATGCGGATTGATAACGTGGGCAACATAGGCGTTGGCACTTCTTCACCCGCATATACACTTGACATTCAGCGTTCTACAACGGCAAATATTGGATTAACTTCCTCTGGTAATGCCGTTGCAGGTGAAATGTTGTTTAGAAGGTCTAGGGGAACATTAGCATCGCCGTTAGTTGCTGATGGTAATGCTGTTCTTGGTTCCATCAATTTCTTTGGGTATGATGGTTCAAGTTATATTTCCTCTGCAAACATAAGAGTTTCTCAGGAAGGTGCAGTATCTACTGGCATTCTGCAGTCTAAATTCTCATTCATTAGTCAAAATTCAAGTGGCACGATGGTGGATAGAGTCATAATTGACTCTTCTGGTAACGTTGGTGTCAATACAACACCGACATACAAGTTAGATGTTGGCGGCGTTACTCGCTCAACACAAGTGTTAGAAACTCGTGTTGCAATGGCGGCCAACAACATTGATTTGAGCGCAGGTGGGTACTTTACTAAAACAATTTCTGCAGCAACAACACTAACCGTGTCAAACGTCCCTTCAAGCGGAACTGGAGTAAGTTTCATTCTAGACTTAACTAATGGTGGTTCTTCAGCAATCACTTGGTGGTCAGGTGTTAAGTGGGCTGGTGGCGCATCACCTACTCTAACAGCTTCAGGTCGTGACGTTCTTGGATTCTTCACGCATGATGGTGGTACCACATGGACAGGTTTAGTGTTAGGTAAAGACGTCAAATAATATGAGCATGAAAAAATTAACGTTGATGGGAGCTGCTGGTGCAGCTCCAATTCAAGCAACGACATATATTGAAAAGTTGCTTGCAGCAGATGGTGCCAATAGTGATTATTTTGGGTGGTCTGTTACGTTAAGTGAAAACGGAAACACCTTAGCGGTTGGTGCATATTCTGATGATAATTCTGGAGGCATCAGCGCAGGATCTGTTTACGTCTTTACGAGATCTGGATCTACTTGGACTCAACAGGCTAGATTACAAGCTAATGATGCTGCTGCATCTGATCAGTTTGGATATTCGGTTTCGTTAAGCGCAGATGGGAACACTTTAGCTGTTGGGTGCCCGTTTGATGATAACTCAAATGGAACTAATGCAGGATCTGTTTACATCTTTACGAGATCTGGATCTACTTGGTCACAATACACACGAATCCAATCTAGTGACACACCAAGTGATACTTTTGGGATGACAGTGTGTTTAACGCAACGTGGAAACTATTTGGCAATCGGGTGTCCAGCCAATGACACGAATGCTAGCAATGCTGGCGCTGTTTACATATTTTTTATTTTAAACAGCGTCTGGACGCAAAGGGCAAAAATACAAGCAAGTGATCGTGCAACGGCAGATGCTTTTGGACAAAGCGTTTATTTTTTAGATCCAATAACCTCATTGATTGGTGATAGTGGGTCTGTAACTTCGCAACCTTTTTATTTGGCAGTTGGCGCCCCAAGAGCCGGTGTATCTGACGCAGGCGCAGTATATGTGTTTACGAGTGCCGCTAATGATGCTGCCACGTGGGCGCAACAGGCCCGCGTGCAAGCCAATGACGCCGGATCGTATGGTGATTCTTTTGGTAATTCAGTTGCTCTAAGTCAAGATGCGTTGACGCTACTTGTAGGGCAGCCGGCAAGAAATGGTAATATTGGAGGCGCATATGTCTTTACAAGAGATGGTACTTCTGGATCTACTTGGACTCAACAAGCGTTATTGCTAGCTAGTGATGGCGTAGCTAATGATAATTTTGGTCATTGTGTGGCGATTAGCAGCACTGGCAATTCCGCAGTTATCGGGGCGCCGTATGTTGATCGCCCGTCTGATATTAATTCTGGCGCGGTTTATTTGTTCACGCGTGCCAATAATTCAATTTGGAACCAACAAGAAAAATTTATTGCGCCAGACGCTTCATTAGTACAAAATGATTGGTTTGGGTATTCTGTGTCTACAATGTCTGATGCAAATATCATTGCTACAGGCGCACCCCGCCATCGCCCAAATGGTGTGGATGAAAACGGGGCTGCATATGTAATTTCTACAACACCAGCTGGGTTATTTCCACCACCTTCGACGTGGGCAAATCAAGATGACCTAGCAAAATCAGCAATTTATTGGGGTGCATCATATAACAATGAAGCAAATTTTGTACATCAAATTGCATACGATAGCGTGAATTCAAAAATAGTTGCAGTTGGTGGGAATGGTGTTGACACACGGTTTCTATGCTCTATTTCTACAGATCAGGGCGCAACATGGTCAAACTCAGTCTTAAATTTGAGTTCGTTAACTGCAGGATTCAATTATGTGCAATGCATGGCGTATGGCGCAGGCCGATTTGTAATTGCAATAATCGATACTACAGATGTTAATACCAGCACAAGGTGTTATACGTCAACTGATGGTGTGACTTGGACTAGAAACAGCAATTTTGAAACTGCTTTAGGTGGTAGAGTGCCCCAAACCATGACGTTTGGAAATTCAAGATTTGTGGTTGGTTTACATGACGGATATTTGTTAACGTCAACAACAGGAACAACATGGTCTTTAAGTAGCAACGCGCTCACACCATCGGGCGGAATGCCAATTTCATCTCTAAGTTGGACCAATAATCGTTTTGTTGGGTGTGCAACTAATAGAGTGTTTACCTCTACAGATGGAGTGACTTGGGCATTTGCATTTGATTTATCCACAAATACCTCTTGGGCAAATCAAGGAAATCAACAATCACAGTATGTTGGTATTTTGTGGACCGGGTCTCGATACGTTGCAATTGGATCCCAAGGTGGGGTAATGAGTTCAACATCATTATCATCTGGATGGTCGTACACTAATATTTCAAACATTGGGAATTGGGGTAATGATCAGGCTTGTGGGTTATTCCTAAATGGTTCGAAACTTGTTGCAATTAGTACTGCTGGCTCGATTATTGTAAGTACAAACGGCGGCACATCTTGGTTCACGGAGAGTGGAACAAAACCCGATTCTACCTATTGGGCTGAAGCTAATCCTAACAATTGGTGTAGTAGTGTGTTGTGGACTGGAAGTTCTGCTATCTTGTGTGGCCAAGAGGGCGCAGCATTAGCAACATCTAGTGATGGCAATTCATGGCAGTATAACGACGGACTTGCTGGTGCTTTTTCTTCTTGGGGACAAGACTACGTTTTGGACGCCGGATTTAGTATGGCAGATAACGGGTCTGTAATAGTGGCAGTTGGCACAAAAGGTAAATGTGCAACTAGTACTGATGGTGTTGCATGGACCATACAAAATGGTATTAAAAACTTACCAGCGACGGGTAATTATACGTTATTTGATGTTAAGTGGTTTAATTCTAAATTTATCGCAGTTGGCGAGGGTGGTGCAGTTTTCTCATCACCAGATGGAAGCACGTGGAGTGGACCAAACAATATTCCAGAAGCATATACAGCAGTAGAACTTGCCACAAATGGCACGTTATTGGTTGCAGGCTGTCAAAAACTTTCCAGTACTGGCGTTATGGGCTATTCTTATGACGGCATAACATGGTTTTCCACCGCAATATCAAAACGGTGTTATTCAGTTGTGTATGGCGGTGGAAAATTCATTGCGGGACTAGCAGATGGAACAGTTGCAGTTAGTACAGATGGTATAAACTGGATTGAATATAACACCTTAGCTGGTACTATATGGGGCGCTAACCCTATATATAAAATCGCATACGACGGCATTAAATATATTGCATTAGGTTACGATGGAAAGAGCGCAACTAGTTCTGATGGTATTACCTGGACATTCCAAACTGGGCTAATTGATATCGACGTGAAATTTGTATATAGCGATATTATTTGGAATGGGAAAATGTTTTTAGCTGTTGGGTATAACGTTGCGTATTCATATGATGGTATTACATGGGTTGATGTGTCAGGGGGTTTAGAGTCCGTGTGGCCAACACAGAGACGAGCCTCTGCAGTTCATTGGTTCAACAATAAATTCATATTACTAGGATATGCCTCAAAAGCAGCAACATTCGAATAAAGGGTAAGTTATGTACGCTCGAATTTTAAATGGTCAAATTGTTGAGTACCCAATATTAGACATTAGATCAAGATTCCCAAATACCAGTTTTCCACAACAAATCAAGGAATCAGATTTACCATCTGGATTTGTTGTTGTGCACAACGCAAAGGATTTGCCATTTGCCGCACCTGGAAAACAGATTGTTGAAACTAGTCCAGTTTTAGTTGACGGAAAATATTTTAGAAATTACACGTTAGTAGACAAAGACGATGAACAGAAAATCGCTGAAGCATCAATCAAGGCTGATGAAATAAGAAAAAGAAGGAACGAGTTGTTAGCTAAGTGTGATTGGACACAGTTTAAAGATGTAGATGAAGTGATTTCGTCTAAATGGTTAGTGTATCGTCAGGCATTGCGTGATATCACAGATCAACCAGGCTTTCCGTTTTCTGTTAAATGGCCACGATCTCCAAATGACTAACTTTTTGGTTCATAGATTATTTTTAACACCTATATTCTCTTACATTGGCGCAATTAGCTTACTATGGTCGCTGTACACATTGGCCGTCAGTTTTAATCTGGTGTGGGCGATTACACTAATCTTAGGAATAGTTGCGTTATTGATTGGGAATACTGTCGGACTACATAGATTATTTTGTCATCAAGCATTTGAAACCAACAAAATATGGCATATTGTGTTGGCGTATTTTGGCACCCTTTGCATTTACGGAAGCACTGTTCAATGGGCCGGAATGCACATGACACATCACCAATTCTCTGACACTGATAAAGATCCGCACTTTACAGGATGGACGTATTTGTTTTGGAAAAAACATAATCCAATCTTAATGAATAAGAGGGCGATCATAAGACTTTATAAATCGCAATTACACCGTTTCTTGCACGATTATTATGTTCTTGTTGTCGGATTAACCATAGGATTCTTATGGTGGGTGGGTGGCTTTTATACCCTTGTATTTTGCTATCTTGCCCCTTTAGGTTGGCTGCACTTTGTCGAATCTATTCACAAAGTTTTTTCGCACGGCCGAGCAGGGCCCTTAGATCAAGGTTGGTTAGAGATTCCACTGTGTACAGGTGGCGAATGGAATCATAAATATCACCACGAAAACCCAAAAGACATTAGATTTGGAAAACTAGATCTAGGGTATTGGTTCATAAAACTTATCAGGCGTTAATGTCCGTTTGCACCAGGGTGACACCGGTTCACTTAAAGTCATTGTTGAATAGCGCATAACAGAAGAGGGACCCTAGGG